GTTACCATTGCGGATACAGGAGAAGAGAGGAATCTGGGAACCGATATAATTAAGGCTGTTTGCGTAAGCCCCGATACCAACTGCGCCTGCAATAACTTCTTCGGCATTCTCACCGTTTATCTTATCTACCCACAGAGTATCCCATTTCTTTTTCTCTGTGCCGAGATTGCCCTCTAGGTCTTTACGTGGGACTACATCATTATTTGTCATAAAATCGTTTCCTTACCTATTTTGATGAATCTGTCTTGTCTGGAACCGAGCGAACCGGAACGAGCGCACCGTTTTCATCTTCTATCCAATAGCTTTCTCCTTTTCCGGTTGATGGTACGCCGCCACCGCTGCTTGTTCCATCTGATGGCATCAGGGCGCCGTTTTCATCTCGCTCCCATAAACATCCGCCGCCAGTACCAGATGAAATTCCATTTTTTTCAAGATTTCTTACTTTCTTAGCAAGAGATATAAACATGGACAGTAAGCTCTTGTTTGGCATATTCAAACTACCCTTTCTTCGTATCTTTATAGGCGGTATATTAATAACCGCCGTTTATCTACCTGTGTTTGGAATATTACTTTTATTTTTCTCCACCTTCACATTTCGCCTTATTCAACCGACTGTTATATAGTGAAAAATGGCAAAACAATTTTGAATATGGTGCAAACAAAAAGAACCCAACCAAAATAGAAGGCCACTGAAAAAGTCCACCTATAGTTTCATCTACTTAGGTGGACTTTTATAATGGACAATAAGTTTTTGACTTTCGGGCGTTTTATTGGTATTCTATATGAGGAAGGCAATCTACCGTATTTTGCTACGGTCGCATAATGATGGTCGAAGTAAGTCTAGTCGAGCTTCCTGGTGCTTTACTCCGAAGCTTGAGGGAGTGATGTTTCTATCGCTCCTAAATCTACATAACCAAATCGATGAGCGTTTTTACAGCTATTGGCTCCTTTATGGGAGCTGCTATTGGGAAGAGTTTTTTCTCTGAGATGGGAAAAGATTTATACCACTGGGCAAAACCTCGTATTCTCCGGTGCCTCCGGGGATACTAAGAATTATTGTTCTTTCTTTTTGGTGAGTATCTAGCCTTGGCTCTCAGCAAGCACATGAAGAAAAAGCCGCCCCGGCAAGGGCGGCTCCTCCATGTTGAGTCTCGTTCCATCAGACGGCAATCTGATGATGTTGGGTTCTTACCTAATCTCTCTCAGAAAGCACCAGGCGACCATCATTGTGTAGGTTGCCTTCTGCTCTTATAGTTATAGTAGCAGAATTAACAAATAAAATCAAGGATATAATTATATATTACCATTTGATTTGCTTATAATGATTAAAGCATAATTATCTATTATAAGAATATATGTCTTTTTAGAGGTGGCATTTATGCTTGTCAACGCTCAGCAACTTGAGTTTAGTTCCTATGAAGGGTTATACCACAATCTCATACCTAAAGACCATTTTCTCAGAAAATTCAACAAACTCGTTGACTTCTCTTTTATATATGACGAGCTAAGGGAGAAGTATTGCTTGGATAATGGGCGCATGGCAGTATCGCCTATCCTATTGTTCAAGTATCTTCTCCTTAAAGTATTGTACAATATGTCTGATGCCGATTTGGTAGAGCGCAGCCGTTATGATATGTCATTCAAATATTTTCTTGGCCTGCGCCCGGAGGATGATGTTATACACTCTACCACTCTGACCAAATTCCGCAAACTGAGACTGGCAGATGAGAACCTTCTGGATATGCTCATCGCTAAAAGTGTGCAAATAGCTATAGATAAGGGCGTACTCAAGAGCAATCGCATAATCGTAGATGCCACCCACACCAAGGCAAGATATAACCAGAAGTCTGCTTATGCCCAACTGCTGGAACAGGCCAAGCTTTTGCGTAAGACAGTATATAAGACCGCTTCCCCGGACTGGAAAAAGAAGTTCCCCAAGAAGGTAGAGAACGACAATATTGAAGATGCTCTTCAATATTGTCGTGATTTAACACATGTTATTGAAGAAGATTCTATTGTATCATCTATTCCTGCAGTCAAAGAAAAATTGAACATGCTCAGTGAAGTTGTAAATGACAATGCTGAGCATCTACAGCAGTCAAAAGATACTGACGCTAGAACTGGTCACAAAACTGCTGATACGTCCTTCTTTGGCTACAAAACGCACATTGCTATGACAGATGAGAGAATTATTACTGCTGCCGTAATCACCAGTGGGGAGCGCAGCGATGGCGAACAACTCGAAATGTTGGTAAATAAAACGAAAGCTGCAGGAGTGGATGTCGATACGGTTATAGGTGATACCGCATATTCAGGAAAGAAAAATCTTGAGCTGGCAGAGTCAGCGGGGTCGCCAGAGAAATCTTTTGAACTTATATCTAAGCTGAACCCTGTTATATCTGATAGCACTCACGCAGAAGGAGACGGCGGCTTCCACTATAACAAGGACGCCGATATGTTTGTGTGCCCCGAAGGCCATATGGCTATCCGGAAAGCCCGTACTGGCCGTAAGAACGTAAATAAGAATCAAATAACTACCTACTATTTCGATATTGAAAAATGTAAAAATTGCCCGCAGTGCGGCGCCTGCTACAAGCCAGGTGCCAAATCTAAAACTTATTCTGTCAGAATCATATGCGATCAGCATAAACGACAGAAAGATTTCCAAGAAACAGCGCATTTCAAAGAACTGGCATCTCTGAGATATATGATAGAAGCTAAGAATAGCGAAATTAAGCACAGGCATGGTTACGATATAGCATCGTCATCAGGCCTGAAAGGCATGGAATTACAAGGAGCAACTACGCTCTTTGTAACAAATATAAAGAGGATAATCAAGCTTATGGAGGAATGACAGCAATAAATATGCCGTCTGTAAGCGGATATATCAAAAGAACCGTACCACCTGATAATGCCTATCAAGTAGTACGGTTCTTTTTTGTGGATAACTTTCAGATTTTCATAAATGAAAGTTTTTCAGTGGCCTCCCAAAATAGCGGGTTCTTTATAGAGGTGTTATTGAACAATGACATATTGGTCTTTACGGAGGCCGGCAGGATTAAGACCGGTCTTTGCATCATGTGTAGTAAAGCCTTCTGGCGGATTCTTGATTTGTACGCCGGTGAGTTTGGTACAGTATCTAAACATATCCGCGTATCCTTTTCGTCCCCAATTATCCACTCCTGCCGCCGACTTCAAGTCGAATACGCCTTTTATTGAAACAAGGCTTTTGCAGAGCTCGAACGCCCTTTTCATATTTGTACAGTTACTTGTGTCAAGATTTGAAAAATCCAATTCCGTTAAGCTCTGGCAGAAGTTAAACGCACAAAACATTGTTGTGATGGTTACTTTGTCGCGACACATAAGGGTGAGTTTTTCGAGCTTTGAGCAGTATGAGAACATATCATCCATCTCTAATGTTGCCATTTGCAATGGTATTTTAACAGATGTTAATTCTCCACATTCACTAAACATCTCATTCATGTTGGTAACATTTTCCGTTTGAAAATTTGACGCATCAAGCGTTTTCAACTCGCTACAATACTCAAACATTCCACACATGCTTGTAACATTATTTGTCCGCAATCCTGTTACGTCTATTGAGCTGTATTGTTTGTAGGGGTACACGCTGAACAAGTGCCCCATATATGTTACATTTTTAAAGTCTAATGCGCTAAATGGGTATGTTCGCATTTTTAGGTTTGGATAGGGAGCCCAGTATTCATCGCCCCCGTTTTTTATTTCGTCGTCAGTTATTGGTATAAAAGTTATGTCTGTTTTTGGCAACGCAACGTCTTTCAGTACTACACCGTTATATTTTACCGACATAACCGCCTTATTATTGCAGTATAGATTTATCCCCTCGCGTCCATTATAACGATATGTGATTCCGTCATACTTATATATACCCCGTACAAGCTCGTCATAAATTATTGGCGTTGACGCGGGGTCCCATTCTTCAAGCTCGTTGAATTCGGCTTGGAGTTCTTCCTTTCTGGTTTCATCCTCACTTGTCCATTCTTTATCGTCACAGTATTCTTCGTATGTAAGCCCAATTGTCTCTATATATTCAGCGAGCATATTTTCTGCAACCGAGTAATGTCTTCCAGTTTTTTCTCCTGTCCGGTTTACCTCACTATCAAACTCTCCAGCTTGCCCATCTGTTGCCCACTTTAATATTCCGCCCCATGTATTATATTCCGGCAAGTGGGCAGGGGAAATATAATAGATTTCATACATTTTTTCTTGGCTGTTTGTTTCGATTAAATACAGCCAATTTATATTGCATGTTTTAGGGATGGTTTCCTCTATTGAATAGCGCCCGTTTGTAAAATAGGTCTTCCATTGCGTTTCGCCTTGCGTTGCAGTGACAACTTTATTTTCTTTGTTGCCAGCTCGAAATGTATCCATGTCAACCACGCCGATATTGCCAGCTTTTATGCACTGTGCTATGTAGATTTTGTCTACAATCACAATGTCTCCGACACTATAATCTGCGCCATCCTCCAGCTTCCTTAAGTGCTGTGTACCATAACAGCACCCCACTGTCGTCCCGGCTTCGTGAAGCTTCACTCTTGTTGCGGTCGGGTCTTTTGAGCATATTTCTTTTAATCTTTTAAACTCATCTAGCGTTGGGGCACTTTTTATCTCGTAAATATCTGTACATATTGCATACCACCCGCTTCTTTCGCTTTGCAAAAACCTATCTCCCGTACCAACACCTTTTGCCATTATAGCCCCTCTTTCTCGATATGTCTGTAAACTCTCGGATATTTTGCTTTAATCATACTGCTTACTCGTTTCATCAATATGCTTGTATGCTGTGCAAGTTTATCACTTTGTGAGTTACGGATACTGTCCGCCCGCTCAAACACAAAGTTGTAAGCAATATAGGTGGATAATAAAACAAGCCTTGCTTTGTCGAAGAGCTGGAATGTAATTTCGCAGCATTCTCCGATAAGCCCCTCCGGGAAGCGCAAATTGTCGAACAGGCTCTTGCGGAAACATTTGTTCCAGACATCAATACTGATTATTTGATCGATTGTCATTTCGATTGCTTTTTCTGGTTCAACCTTTCGGCTATTAAAGAATGTGCAGTACGGAAAAGCTTTCCCGCTTTTATATATTCTGTTATAGCTAAAGCATACGATATCCACATCGGTATTTTGCTCAAGCTCTTCTACACCCGTTTTCACCATATCTTTTTCAATCCAGTCGTCGCTGTCGATAAAAAAGAAAACCTCGCCGGTTGCGAGGTTCAAACCTGTATTGCGGGCGGCTGATAATCCGCGGTTTTCGGGATGGTGAACCAGGGTAATTCTCTCGTCTTTTGCTGCGTACTCGTCGCAAATCTTGCCGCTGCTGTCTGTAGAGCAGTCGTCAACAATAACGATTTCCATATCTTTATAAGACTGGGCCAGTATACTATCCAGACATTTTCTCAAATAACCTCCAACATTATATACCGGCACGATTACACTGGCTTTCATTTTATGCATCCTCCAGCTCAAGCGTCATGGTTTCCGGGTCATAGCTTTTTACTTTGAGGCCCTTCCCGCCGGCACTAAAATTCGGACAGTTAATATTTTCGACATTCAGCGTGCCTGTGATTGTTACGTTTCCATCAACCTTACCGCCGTGCTTGTCAAATTTTGCATTGAGTTTTTCATAAACGTTCTTTATCATCTTTGCGAGCGTCATAAATCGTTGTCCCCTTCTGTTTTTTCTGAATATTTCTGTTGTGGTGACCTTACAAGCATGATGCCCAACAAGCCACCTTTATCTGCAATGCTTTAGCCTTTTCTGTGAGCCCCTATATAATCATCCAGTTTCCAAACGACTTCCCCATCTGTAAGCGTGTCGCCATTTTTTGCATCGTCTGAAATTTTAACTGCAATACTGCCAGTAGTGCCGGGGGTTACACATTCAAGCAGCCAGCTAAAATCTATATCTTCATCTGCGTTAAACACAACTGCACCTTTGTCATATTTTTTGTTGCGTTCAACTGCCCCCATGTTTGCCATCGCAATGCCATTTTGTTTTTTTGCCAGTTGTTCTTCCAAACTAGCCAGTCGTTCGAGAAGTTCTTTGCCCTCTCTCAACTGCAATAGACTAGCCATTGACATGTTTATACCCTCGTCCCTTTTGTTTATTGATTAAGCTTATGCGCATTTTATGATTCTCATTACAACCGTTAATTACGGGGCAAGTCTCCAAATTTACAAGGTTACGGACAAAAAAAGAAAGCCCCGAAAAGGGCTTTTGCGTCTTATAAAACATATGGATAATTCCAGCGCCCCAAATAGGGGCGCTAACCTTTTCAGAGCGGTGGAAGTTTTCCGAACTGTTTATACATAGCTTCAATCATACCGTTGCCGCCGAGGGCTTTGTAAGCAACATACATATGCTCAACATTTTCACGGGTATGGTCATCTGCTACGCCATGTTTCAGGCATGGCTCCATATTTTTCAGCAGCTGCTCACGGAGTACGCACTGCAGCCCTTCGGATTGTACGGCATCTGATTCCCGTATCTTGATAACTTCTTCTCGGAGACCAGTCATAACACGTTTCATGTCAGCGGACTCTTCCTCCATTCGCTCATGAAAAGTTTTTTGTGTGTTCAGATAGTCGCGGATCTTCCCGTATGTCTTAAAAAGAAAGCCAAATACGGTGCCCAAGAATCCCAGTACGCCAACCACCTGACCAACAACTTCAAGCTCCATATTCACACATCCTTACCTTTGTGTTATTTTGGAGTGCTTTGATAAGGCGTCTCTTCTCCTTATACTAGGGTTAGCAAAATAATAATATATCTACTGGATAGTTTATTATTTTTCTATGGGCAATATTACCGCGAAAAACACCTTTCCATACATATTAATCCAGACGAATGTTGTATGTACATTCTCGCCCTTGTTCGTTTATAACCAAAAACTTCTGTACGGGATGGCTCGTTCTGCGCAAATTAAATGCGTAGGAGTCTGTACCGCATAAAGAACCGTTCACAATCACTTCGGCGCCCTGGACCTCACGCTCCGCAGCGCTATGGAAGTGGCCAAGAAGCACCATATCTGGAAACTTCTTCAGAAGAAGCGAAAGGGACTCCACGGCCTTTGTCGGTTTATCTTTATGGCCATGGGCAGCGAATACAGTGTTGCCCATAATGTCTGCCACGATAATCTCATCGTCTACCTCATTTTCGTGGAACGCAATTCCTTTTGCGCCCTCCATACGTGCTTTGATATACCAAAGAATCATATCGGCAAAGCTCTCTGCACAAATAGACTCTTTTTTATTTGCCGTAACCCGGTCATGATTTCCCCGGCTCCAATAAAGCTCAACGTCTGCCACTTCCGATACATCGTGGATAATCTGGCAGATGAGTTCGGCTACCAGCATGGACTGTTTTACGACATCTTCTTCGTTGTTAATGCGTGTGGTTACATGGATAAGTCCGTTTACCATATCCCCCAGACAGAATATATGAACTTTGCCAATGTCGTGGCAAAGGCAAGCTTCAATCGTCTTTTCCGTCAAACGCTTCACGCGTTCCTGTAGAATACGGGTATTGAATACGTTACAGGCGTTGCTGGATACCATGCCGGCATGCCAGTCAGAAAGCATCAAAATGCCCTCTTTATCACCATCGACTTTGTGAATCGGATTTACCGGGGGAAGCTTCGGCAGTTCTTTAATAGCCTTGACGAATTCTTCCTGGATATGTTCTGCCCGCGCCCATTCGCGCAGCTTTTTGTTTAACTCGCGCTTTTGGTCCTGCATCCGCATCTTCTGACGGCGGAGCTGGAACTCTTTATCGTCAATAGCGTCAATGGCAGACTGTGGAGCGTTTTCAAGTGTTTCCTCATTACGCGTCCGCAGATAGTCACGATATTCGCCGATACCTGTGGACAGCTTGCGCAGGTAGTCACGGGAATAGGTCAGGCCGAGCATCTTAATGATTTCATCCCAACTCATATCCACATGGCCATCTTTCTTGCCAAGGATTATTCGATATTTCCAATCATCGTAAGTCTCACCAAGAGACTGGTTATACTCATTTTTGATTTCCAAAAGTCTTTTCCTCCAAAGGCTTTCAGCCTTACTACTTTTTACTCTACAGTCGGGTATTACGCCTTATTTTTCGTTTTCCCCAACACCTTCGAGCAGAGGAGAAATAAATTTGATTCCAAAATGAGTTTTTTTTCGCCGTTTTTTGGCATGGGTATTTTCCAGTGCGGCATTGCGCCATCTACATACACTGCGTCCGCCGCAATATGCAGCAGGTCTTTTTCGGAAAAGTTCTCGTTGTTTACGAAAAGTTTATATTCAAAATCACGAACGACAAAGACATTTAGGACGCCGTCATTTTCTGTTGATAATTCCTGGGCAAGTTTTATGAAGTCAGTCATCAAACTCTTCTCCTTCCTTACTAAAGCCTGCGATTACAGTAACCGTATCCGAGTCTCCATATACTGATACGATATGCCCCTGAGAGAACACGTTACACATGCCGCGGCTGAACCGCAAAATGTTATACAGTCCATCGGAAATGGTTTCCCGCTGCATATTGATGTACTCATCCCGCCGCATAAGGAATGAAACAGCGATAGGATAATCGTTAAAATACTTGCCGTCGATATATTCGTCCAGCACTTTCTTGGGCAGCTTGTCTTTTATGACGCAGGAATTAATACTGCTTATATCAAATCTTAAACCATTCTGCTCGATAAAATGTCTGTTTATCGGCAGGTAGGCAAGGTTGCTTTCTGATTTAGCGTAGCGGGACATAATGTCGTCGTCCATGTCATCCATAAAGGAGCTGAACATTTCCATACCTTCCACGCTATCCTGCGGAGGCCTTACCGCCTCCAGTAATTCCTTGTAAATGCTTTTTAAAGCCATCGTTAAAACCTCAAAAACTAAAATTTATTCAATCGTGTACTGGGAGCATAGAGCAAAAAACGGGTAATATAGGGGTGCGAGTGTCTTTAAGACAAGCGTTTATTTCCTCCTTAAACTACTTAGCTCTACACAAAAAGAGTGGCACCTTAATCGGGTTGCCGCTCTTTTTGTTTTGCTCTCAAATCTCGATATAGGCTTTGTAGCCAATGCCGGTGCCGATTGTAATTACACCGTCATAAAACCCGGTGACTCCATCAATGGAGTTTTTCAGAGATTCGTATTCACATTTGGATTCTACCAGGATGTCCTGGATTTTCGACATCTCTACGGAGCTGACAGGGCGATCACTGGCTACTTCAATTGTTTGTAATGCCATTTGGGTATCCTCCGCTTTATTCAAAACCATTTTCCAGATACCACTCTGCACTTGTCATAACATCATCTGCAGGTAGGCAATCCGGAAGAAAAATGTGTTCATCGTCGAATTCAATATCGAGCACGTCAACCAATACGGCCAATGCTCCGGCCAATGTCTGCACCTGGTCTTCGTTAATTTCGCCACGGTCGGAAATTACCGCTACGCGAATATCTGCACCACTGTATTTGAAATTTTCATCGATAGTTATAAGTTTTCCCGACTCGTCGATGACAATATGGTAGTCTTCGAAAATTGTGGCTTGGCGGAAGACGCTGATGGTAATATCGACGTCTTCCACTTCAGCCTGACACCAGAGAGCTTCCTTGGCTTCGAGCGCGATTTCTTCGAGCTCATTCCAAAATTCAGTTCTCATACTTAAAATCCTCACGGTTACTTCCGTTCGACTTGGTTTGCTTCAAAGCCGCCCGGAACCGAATTGTATTTGCTGTTAATAAACTTATGCGAAACCTGTGCTACAGCGCCACCACCGCCGGCAAAGGCTGAGAAAATCTCATAGCTCTGCCAATGAATGCCATACGCTACGAGATAGATGCTTACCCCTGCAAACAGCAAAAAATACAGAGCAGTAAGCACCTTGGATAAACTGGCTTCTCCATTTTCATAGAAAAGCGCTTTAAGAAGTTGCTTAAACAAAACCTTGCCACCTCTTTCCTTTAAGTGAAGATGCGCGGAAAGAAAAAAGTATACTGTTTTGCTCAATCCCACCCCGACATTACAGATAGTGTTCGTCATATAAACATTTCCAAAAAAGTTTTTTTCAAAAATAAAAAGCCCCAAAGTAGGGACCTTTTACTGCCGTTTATCAAATTTTGTCTTAATTGATTCGCTTTCGGTGTCTTTTCTTACCATTCCGGGATTGCCCATCCGTAAAAGCCATCTTTAACAGGTTTCAGGTAAATCCATTCTCCGTTTGGCCCTTCACTGTGTTCAAACTCTGGTATCTGCTCATAGAGTGCTCTGCCTGTATCTCCGCCCGCATGACAGATGTTGCGGATTTTTTCAATAAGCTCCCGCTTTTCTCCAATATACGGGTCATCACTAAGTATTGTTGGCCGCATCTTACCGACTCCTTTTTAAGAATAAGAAAAAGGCCGGATTGCTCCAGCCTTTTTTCTTTTGGCAAATTACCCCAGATAGAAGGTCTTTACTGCCAGCGCTACGAGGATAACGCCCTCGATGACGCGGGCAACCTTCATGCCGTACTTGGCAACCAAACCCTGGTCAAAAGCTTTCAGCTCTGCAGCGTAAGCTTCAACCATGGGACGGTTAATCTGAACCATCTTGCCTACATTTTCTTCAATCTTTTTGGCTTCATTGACTACGGTCGGGTCACCAATGGTTTCCAGCACCTTCAGGGAAGCCTCAATAGATTTCTGAATCGTTACCTGATCGGGTTTTTCCATCATGCATTCTTTCCTTTCTGCTCGATAGTTAACTTGACTGGTACGATTCCTATATTACCTGCCTTTTAGGTTATTACGCAGCGCTGAAGCCAAACGGGTCAAAGTTAAATTCCGGCATGCCAGCCGTATTCACTGCTTTTTCCGGCTCTTCATTTTCAATCTGCGGTGCGCTGATGCTGTTTATGATAAGTTTCTTGCCTTCCTTGTCCATGACTCCCTTAATGTAAACCAACTGGCCATCTTCATAGCTTTTCAGGAGGTTCATGTATTTAGGATACTCGCGCGGGAAGAGAAGTGCTTCAATAGCGTAAGTTTCATTTACGACCGTAAGCATGGCCATGCGTTTACCGCTGGTTTTTGCAATGTGGTGTTTGATTCCCTTAAGCGTGCAATTGCCTTCAAGCGGTTCGCCTGCAAGGGCACCTTTCCATGCCGGTTCGTAAGTAATGGAGCGGCCAAGGGTTTCCACTTCCATCTGCATGCATTCCAGACGGTCATAGGTTGTGTTCTCTAAAAGTTCACGCTGCTGACTCTTCGTCTTTCCCTCATTGGTAAGCGTGATATATGCGTTTAGCAGTTCCTTGCGGTTCGGATTGACGAAATCAAAAGCGCCTGCTTTAATGAGTCCTTCCGCTACTCTCTTATTAAAGGATTTCTTTGGAATGCGGTTATATGCATCCTCAAGGTCTTTATAAGGCGCATTGGCAATAATATCTGCCGTCTGCTTGATTCCCTTAATAGAGGAAAGACCATAAGAAATGGTTGTGTCGCTCGTTGCCGTAAAACCTTCTTTGGAAAGATTTGCATTCGGCGGCGTGATTTTAATGCCGAGGTCTTCACAGGCCTTCATGTATTTTTCTTTCTTTTCATCCGTCTGTGCCATGGAAATTACAGAGGCCATAAACTGGGACGGATAATGTGATTTCAGATAAGCACTAAGAAGAGAAATATATGCGTAGCAGGCAGAGTGAGACTGGTTGAACGCATATTCGGCAAATTTCTGGATTTTCGCAAAGTAGTTGTCCATCTGTTCTGCCGTATAACCATTTGCGATTGCGCCGGGAATTTCCGGGCCATAATGCCCATCCGGGTCATACCACGGAGCATTATTGTCGTTTTCCCATCCTTCTGGACCTTCACAGTTCTTTTTGCCGTAAATATGGCAGCGACGCATCATCGGCATCATATCGAGTTTTTTCTTTGCCGTAACCTTACGCGTAATAGAGTCTGCCTGACCGTCATTAAACCCGGAAACCTGTTTGGAGATAAGCATGAGCTGTTCCTGATAACAGATTACGCCAGAGGTTCTCTCCAAGATGTTTTCGATATTCGGCAGATATTCTTCACGTTTTGATGGGTCTTTTTTCCACTCAGCGTACTGCTTATGTGAGCCTGCGCCCATCGGGCCAGGACGCAAATTTGTTACAAAAGCGATTGTTTGATATAGTCGTTTGTGACTTTATCGTCGTATTTGACAGAAATGATTTTTATACCATGTTGTTTACACAGTTCGATTTTTAATTTATCTAATTTTTGGCGGTGCTCAAGTTCGCCTTTATTTTTGTAATATAAAGGAGTGTCTATATAATGTTGTGGACCATTATATTCAATACCAACTTTTAAATCTTCGAAGTAAGCATCTATTCTAAGCTTTTTCCCGGTTTCTTTATTCCTTAGCCATGGAAATGATTTTTCTTTTACAGCTTTGCGCTTTAAAAATTTTTCGTACTTTTTTATACACCATGCTGCTGTTTTTGAAGATTTTCTGACGCCGTTTGGGTTAGGCTTCATTCCTAGCTTTTCCCTAAGTTTATTTAGTGAACCAAACCTATCTTTATAACAGGTTGTCGAGTATTCGGACTCCTGAGTTATAATATCTTGAGTCACCTCTTTAAACTCACTGCATATCCTTAGGTACTCATCAATTAGCTCTTCGTCGGTTGGGGTTCTTCCATTTTTACTATGAGGGACTCCTAGTTCGTCATACATTTTCTTAAAGCCGCCGTATATCCTATTAACGACTTTATAGTTAATGGTTGAATGCTTTTCCATCATTGGCTTGCTGATATATCCATATCTCGCCACCAGACGAAATATTTCAGCATCGAGTTCTTCCTTAGAGATATTCTTTCTTTGCCCAACAACGCGTTTTTCTATCCCCGCCTCGACTAAGGCAGCTTGGATACCACCAAATAAACATCCAACAAGACTCGAAGACATAATCCCGTATTCATCTATTATATCTTTTGTTACTTTTCCGTGCTTTTTATATAGCCGTTGCAGTTCTTCTATTGCTTCTGGTTTTGTTAAGTTCGCAACTAAACAGTCCTGTTGAATTCCTGCGTCTTTTAAGGCCCTCCACAAACCGCCATTATATTCCTGCAAAATATCTTTGTATATTCCGCTATGTTGGGCTTTAAGTTTATAAGAGTCTACCCTACCGTCTGCTTTATACATATCCTGTAAGCACTTTATAATTCGTTTTCTTTTATCTATCTTTGGCTGGAGGTTCGCAATGCCTGCTTCCTCTTTCGCTGCCGACAAAGAACCGAAAGTCTTATGGAACTTAACGACACTGACGAACGAGAAGTCTTTTATTATTTTAGTAGTAACTTTGCCGTGTTCTTTTTGTAGGCGCCGAAGTTCTTCAATGCATTCTTCTTTCGTTATTCCTATTACAGGAACTTTCTGCGGGATGTTCGCAAACCTTAGAGCCCTCCACATGGCTCCAAACTTTTCAAGAATTTCCATGTAAAAATTATATTCATTATTATTAAGTTTGTTTGCGTCAACTTTCCCGTATTGTTTGTATTCTCGTTGTAATCTTTGAGCTATTTCTTGTTTAGTCATTTCTATCTTCGCTTTCGATTAAGTCATTTCTGCTTAATTCTTATGGTTTCCCATAAGTTCAGAGTACATCATTCGGACTATTGTCCTTATCGGGGATTTGCTATACAGTCACCTATACAGCAATGGGATATTCCCATACTCGTTGAGGCGGAACTTATCGTGCCTGCGGATTGCCCATTTCATCACCAGAGCCTAGCCCACTAGGATGGTTCATACTTGCTTCTTTTTAAAACTGTCACGCTTATGTTTATTATGATAACATTTCGTTGTAGTGTGCAAGTCTTTAGGGGTTCCCGCATATTACCCGCTTTATCCTCGGCCTGTCCTGGTTAACCGAGCGCCACAAGAGCCGAAAGGTCTTCTATGTTATCCGGCTGAATGTCTTTTACAAGCCCTTTCATCATGTCGGACTCAATCTGGAATACCGCATCCGTTTTTAAATCACGAATCATTTTGAATGTCTTTTTATCATTCATAGTTACGGTATCGTAGAGCCAGTTGAAGTCTTTGTCAATTGACAACAACGTGCCTTCGATGATATCCAGGGTTTTAAGGCCCAAGATGTCATATTTGCGATTTTGTTAAATTACATCTTTTAATTCTTTTTCTATGTAAGACGAGGAAGATTTGTTTAGACGAATAACTTTATAACCATTTTTCAACAGCAAGTTATCCTTTGCCTTATCCCTTTGTTGAATTCTTTTTAGCGCATCTTGTGTTGGCGTGTACATACAAATCTCACGGTGCTGCCCGCCATCAACTTCTATGGCTAATTTTAGCTTTGGATAAAATATATCGATAAACATTGGCCTATTTGTTGCAGGATTTCGAAGCCATGGGAAGGTCTTTTCTAATACGTATTCATTGCCAAGGTGTTCTTTTATTGTTGTTAAACACTTAATCAGGAATTTTGATTTGTTCCTTAGCGGCCCTTGTGGTATTTTTAGCTTACTACATAAATTATCCAGAGTACCATATCTGGCCAATATGGTTGGGTATGACAAGATTGCTTCCTGACCAATTATCTCCTCGGACAATACGCCATATTTTTCGTATAGTTGTCTAATATCTTTCTCTAGCTCTTCATTTGACACAAAACGCCCATCAACCAATTCTCCGAGTTCTCTTTTCATATTAGTAAAAGAACCAAAGACCCTGTCAATTATTGGCTGAGAATATCTACCATATTTCCGAAACTCTGCTGCGCTTAACGGACGACCAAAGTCCTTTTTTAATTCCTTGTAGTTTTCCAGGATTCCTTCTTTTGTATATTGTCCTGGTTTTAACATATTAACCTGATATCCAAGTTCACACAGCATTTTGTTCCATGAACCAAATAGTCTCTTAACAACAGCCCTTGAAAACTTTCCATTTCGAATATAGTTTTCCTGTTTTGTGTTTCCTGTTTTGGCAAATACGCTTTTTACATCGTCAACAAGTTCTTTTTTTGATACGCCGTGGTGATAAGCATTTACATACCCTTCTGACTTCAAAAATTTAGTCCAGCTACCAATTACCCTCGTGACGGCGCATTCTGAATATTTGCCTTTACTCTTGTAATCCTTGAATTTTGTACTGCCTGTTTCGGCAATAACTCGTCTTATATCTTCCAGTATTAAATTAGACGGAATTTTAGCGGTCATTAGTACCAGTCCTTTCTAAACGGACCATTACTAATGTTTTTGCGCTTAATAATTCCAAAGATGTAATTTCTAAGTCATTTCTGCTTAGATCTTATGGTCTCCCATAAGTTCGGAGTACATCATTCGGTCTAATGACCTTATCGGGGATCTACTATACAGTCACCCATATAGCAGTGGGATATTCCCATACTCTCTGAGGCGGAACTTATCGTGCCTGCTGATTGCCCATTTCATCACCGGAGCCTGGCCTACCAGGACGGTTCATACACTATTGTTTTTCATAACCTTCACGTTTATCATCTGTTATGTGATTTCGTTGTGGTAAATAGGTCTTTAGGGGTTCCAGCATATTACCCGCTTTATCCCTCACCAAATCTGACATTAAATGAGGCCTATCTCTTCGCATTCCACACCAGTGAAAAGTGCCACTGTGGTATTTTCTTTAGTATCGTATCGTGTCGGGACCAGTCCAATGAGACTTTCCGGACAAGCGATAACGCCGGATGCGTGCGTTGTCCACTGACGGATAACGCCTTCACATTGTCTGGCATAATTAAATACCTGCGGTTCGCTTTCCTCGAGTTCTTTAAAGCGCTTGTATCCTTCGGGATTAGATTCCTTCATCCCGTCAAACATCTTAAAGCATGCTTTCGGATCGCTATTGCAGATTGCCTGCAGCTCTTTGTTAATCTTATCAGCTACACTTACAGGACGAGCAAGAACGCGCGCAAAGTCTTTGATACCCGTATAAATGGATTCTGTTGTCCAGGCGCCGATATGACATACATGGTCTTCACCGTATACATCTTCAAGATGGTTAATAACAAGTGGTCTATGTTTCCATGAAAAGTCAGTATCCACATCGGGGGGTGTATCTCTATCCATGGTGAGGAATCGACCAAACATCAGGTTAAATTTAATCGGGTCGATATTTTTCGTTATACCGAGCATGTAGAGGACAAGGCTTCCTGCTGCACTTCCGCGGCCCGGTCCCGTAACACAGAACGGCAGGCCCGTTTCCGGATTGATGGAGTTTGCCCAGTTGGTGTATTCCTGCACACCGAGGAAGTAGTCTGCATAATGCTTCGTCTTAATAACGGCCAGCTCATCAAAAAGACGGTCGGAATAAACCTTGAAGTCAATCGGCGTGCCAGCATTTTTCATCTTATCGGCATACTGGACCAAACCATTTACAGCCTGTGCGGTGAGCCAGCTGTCCGGCGTAAAACCTTTGGGGATATCCTTTACTTTTGGGTAAAGAGTTGTTGCCGAGCCAATCAGAATATTATCTTCGATACGGTCTGCAACCTTTGCTGTTTCCTTTATTGCGGCAATCCAATATTTGCGGTATTCTTCGATGGATAATTGATTTCCTTCCGAGAAAAAGTTCTTGCCGTAATCTTCCTGCACAAGGAAGGCATCAATCATTTCGGGGATGTCACGGAGCCAGTAATCGTTGGTATATTTCATGCGCCCCTTGTATTCCGTTTTACCGCTTTTATGTTTTTCGAGCCAGCGTTCTTTATCAATCTTGTCATCCAGATAACGGCCCGTGCTGATACACATGTAAGCGTCGTGCACTTCATGGTCTTCCTTAAAGACATAATGCGTATCGGTTGTAGCGATGGTCTTAATATCATGTTTCTTGGCCATTTCCATATAGAATGGATTGGTCATCATCTGCTGCGGGATTGCGATGGGCTGGATTTCAAGATAAAATCTGTCGCCGAACACTTCCTTGAATTCAAACAGTGCTTGTTCAGCGAGGTCAGGTCTGCGCTTCTGTACGTAGCGGCTAAAGATTGAGCCGACACATGCCGTGGCCACGATAAGCCCCTCGTTGTATTTTTTAAGGAGATTAAGGTCAGTGAGCGCACGGTTATTATACTGACATTCACGGGAAGCAATCGATTGGATTGCTACAAGGTTTTTCCAGCCCGTCTGATTCATGGCCAGCACAATCAAATGGTACTGGCGCATGTCGTAAGCAAACTCTTCAAAGATGCCTGCATTAAGGCGCTTAAATGCAGAGATTTCATCTTTATTAAATACTTCTCTTATGGCTTCCAGCGATACATTCTTAATGTCACGCTTGGTTTCATCTTTGATGGTTGCCAGCAACATCAACATATATTCGTCCAGGGTTTTTCTGTCGCCCTTTTTCTTGGTGATACCCCAATCACAATGGTTTCTTGCTTCCTGGTCTTTTAAGACTTCACGGATACCCCATGCATCGCGGTCCTCTTTTTCCATGGCCGCAATTTTCATATCCGGCGTATAGTAAAGTTCTGCACCAAGAATCGGCTTAATCCCCTGTTTTTTCATGGCCGTCTGAAAGGCGAGCGCAGAACCACAATGACCATGGTCGGTCACCGCAACGGCCTTCATACCCAGTTCTTTTGCGCGAGCGGCCAACACGTCCGGTTTACACAACCCATCTAAGGTTGAATAAATTGTATGAACATGGAGGTGAACGAAGTCTTTTATTTCAGGCCTATCCTCGTGCTCCTGTTTTATTATGCCTGCAATAACTCCGGATTCCGTTTCATGTACAAGTCCCATTTTTCTTTCTTCCTTTTCATATAGATTTTTGCATTTTTATAAAGAAGACCATACATATTCTTCATGGCCTGCTTGTTTCCGCTTTTCCTAATTTGGTATATGCCTTTTCTCTTGTCAATTTTTGTAAAATCACATATATTATTCTCTCTGCAATATTTTACAATATCAGCACAAAAGCTTTGCTCCCCCATGAAATAAAACAAACCATCACTTTTACTTCTTGGTTTTTCAGGCACATATATACACCCGTCGCCATCAAAATTCCCTCTTAAAAAGTGAGGAATCATTTCTTTTGGCATTTCGGGGATGTGTTCCTTACTTCTCATCCCCATTTGTATTAGTTTTTCTGTCATATATTTGCAGGACGCGGTAAACCGATATCTCGTTTTAGACTTTTTACATTCTTTGAAATTTTGTTTCTGGGCGATTCTTATTATTTTTCCGCCATGCTTCATTTCTGCTTTTATTTCGTCTAAAATATACTTGTCACATTCCTGTAACTGTATCGACGTTGAGCCATACTTATTACAGGTGCCGTCTGCAAACAACAAGCCTAATATGTACGCCTTTTGTTCAGTATCGATTTTGTCGAAATACTTTTTATCAAAATCTTTACTAATTTGCGTAAATTGAGTGGGTTTAACATCAACGCCACGCTTCTTTAAATTTCTCGATACTGCATGTCTATCCCGGTGTAAGGCCTCCGCAATTTGAGTTGTATTTTTTCCAGCATTGTACATTTGGACCATGACGTCGACTTCTTTTTCTGGAATTTTTATGCTCAAATCTTAACCCCCTGTATCTTATTCTTAAGCCGGTACTCTAACCGGAATCATATCTACTATCTTAATCGTTGCTTTCGGCGAGCGTTTGTTCATAAAATCCTGCGTGATGGTGCAGACAAGATGAACCTGTGTCGGCTCTCCCAGTTCTTTATAACGAGAACCAAACTTCCATGCCCACGCCTGCTTATACCCTGTACTATCGGCAAGCGTAAAGCGGACATTTTCAGGATTGTTCTTGGAGGCGTACACGTCATTAATCATTACGTTGGAAATACCGAAGAGCGGTTCTTCCTGCGCCGTGAACGGGATTTTATTGAGTGCGATAAGCGTCTGGTTGTTGGTTGCTTCCTTAATCGTGATGGAGGCATCCAGTTCTTTTACCGTGGGTGGAATTTCCATATTGTCATACATGGAATTAAATTCTGCTACAAACTCTCCCATTTTATCGGCATAGACTTCCAATACACAGGCAGAAGCATGCCCTGCAACCATACGGATAATCCCACGTTTTTTCAGCTGGTCAAACATTTCCATGCAATTAAGGCCAGCATTTGCACAGCGGATAGAGCCTGCTGCAACATCTTTTCCATCAAACGGTTTTATGTTGTAAACAAACGCCGGATAATCCGGAAAGCGTTTGGAAATTTCGCCGGCAATAATACCGTGGATTCCCTTACCGTAATTGGCACCATTAAAGCAAATGATTCGATTGTCTTTCGGATCGATATGAGAAACAACTTCTCTTGCATTGTCAGTGATTTCTTTTCGGTTTTTGTTGAGCTCCTGCAGACTACGGATAATTGCCGAGATTTTACTGTCGTCATCCGTAAGGAACCCTGCCGCCCCAATCCTGGTGTCGCCCATGCGGGATGCCGCATTGATAAGCGGGGCGATGCTAAAGGAAATATCTGTCGGCGTATAGTCTAACGGATTATCACCTTTAAGCATGGACAGGAACTTCCCTGCTTCACCATTGTTGATAAGCCCCAGACCAATTTTTACATAAGCCGAATTTTCATAACACATTGGCATGCAGTCCGAAATGGTGCCGATAGCTACTGCGGGATAAAGTCTTTCCATATCCAACTTGCAATTTACTTTGTTTGCCATAGTCTGGATTACGTTAAAAGCGACTGCCACGCCCGCCATATAGCTGCGGTCAATATCAGAAAAGCACGGGTCAACGATTGTGCAATTCGGAAGTTTTGTTTTAATCGGTTCGTGATGGTCAGTAACAACAAGGTTAATGCCATGTTTTTTAAGGAAATTACATTGTTCCTTTACGGTGATGCCGTTATCAACCGTTACTACAAGGCCGACTTTATGCTCTACTGCCTTTTGGCAATAGTCCATATTAAGTCCATAGCCTTCACTGCGCTGTGGATAGTATACCCCAATCTTACTTACAGAGTCAAGATGTTTTATGATTTCATTAAGGCCTTCATACATTACAAAGCCCGATGTTACCCCGTCGCAATCGTAATCGGCGAAAATCCCAATAGCATCACCCTTTTTAATGTGATTAAGGATTTCTTCTGCCGCATCTTCGGCTCCCCGCAGAGGGGTTGTGATTAATGTTTGAGCAGGATTATCGTTTAAAATAATATCCTTTACTTCGGCAGGGGAAAAACCACGATTTGCCATGGCCGCAATAAGAACTTGAGGAATTTGGCTTACCGCGGATATTTCAATTACATCCTGCAGGGTGAAGCCATTTGCTGGCGGTTTCCTTTTTACATACTTGTTAACCAATGTATTTCACATCCTTATATTTATCAGAGGTAATCCTCTGTATAATTTCCTTGTGGTCTTTTCCTTTTTGGAAATAACCATGGGTCAAAAAAGTTATCCCAGGCATCGCGGAAGCAGTGACGATACAGTGCATTGAACAGTATCGCGGGCTCTTCCTGCCTGTTTGACAAATGTTTGCTAAGTCCTTTGGAACAAATGCTTTCTCCGTATCCCGTGAAAAGGAACATGTTTATTCCAACGAAGGGGTCCTTGAGGTCTACATGTCCGGTTCTCCAATGACTAAAATCAGTATGGTTTATAAAACATTCATCTACGCAAATCAGGAGTACATATGCGTTCGGGTCCCAATTTCCTGCAACTTTGGCGGCCTCCGACATGTAGTCGAACTTACCAATATCTTCGGCGAGCTTGTGTTCTACAATCCATCTCTGTCCGTGCTCTTCAAGCATTTTGGACCTTATGTATTCTTCCGCCCACAGCCTGTTGCTGGTGTTGTTGAATGTGTAGTTTTCCGCATCATTCCAAAACCCGATAGCCAGGTAATTGGTTGCTTCGCTGCTGCCTGCAGCAGATACCCAAACAGATAAACCAGTAAGTATTGTAAGTAGTGCTCTGAAAACCTTATTCATTTTTTCTCACCACTTTCTGCTCGCATATCATTAATAAACTGTTTTACTTTTTCACGTTCCTCTGCGGTCAGCCGGAACGAACATGCGATTTTGGGTGCCTTGCTTTCGTCTTTTTTCCTGCCGGCGCCAGGCCGGTAACCTCCATGCCCGTATGCCTTTTTACAAACCATTTCAGCAACCACTGCGTAAACCGCAGGAATCTTATCTTTTGTAAAATCCATATACATCTGTTTCTCGCCAGACGGTTCTATGATTTGTACGTCCAGTCCGTTGCTCCATATTTTTGTGCCGCTTATCAGCTCCGCTACGGCAACCCGCACAAACTTTGATTCCTTGTAAGTATTTAACTCAACAATGTCTGCCTTGGTGTAATGCCCATTCTTCATCTAATTTACCACCGCCCTTTCGTTGATTTAAGTATACAACATTCAAGGTAAAAAAGCAATAGTTTTTTAGATAAAATTTAGGGGCCCGACTTGGCCCCCTATAAATATTTTACCAGTCTCCCGATGAGCCCCCACCATCGAAGAAGCCGCCCGAATCAAATGAGCTGCCTGAATCGAACGAGCTTGAGCTGCCGGAATATCCGCCGCTGCTTCCACCGCCTAAACAATCGAGCGGTATGGTGATAAGTATATCGAACGTTGCTTCAAAAACGCTCTCAACCGCCCACAGGAACACAGTAATCGAGAAGAAGCGATAAGCATAACTTTTGTTGATAAATCCGTACCGATATTTTGCCCTATGTGCCTCGTACAACCATGTAAAGAAAATCAGCACTGCATAAATGCAAGCGAGCACGATGATAATATCGCATATCGTATCGATAAGGCCATCTACACCTTCATGCTCAATTTCCTTGCCGTCAATCTTTAATTCCACATCTGCTGTTGCACTAAGGATTGCTCCTGCGAAATCGTTGTTTCGGAGTTGTGGTTTCATCCGGTCGATTATCTCGCCGGCCATACCGTCTGTGATACTTCCTTCCAGACCACGGCCAACCTCAAGACGCATCTTATGTTCGTCTTTGGCGATAACAAGGAGAAGTCCATTATCTTCGCCCTTCTTGCCAACTTTCCAGCGTTCTGCAATATCCATGGAGAATTCCTCCACGGTTTTTCCTTCAAGGTCAGGAACCATAACAACAACCATTTCGGCCTTTCCTGCATTATGGAGTGCTTCGAGCTGGTCGTTAATCTTGGCTTTTTCTTCTACCGTCAACGTCTTTGTCGTATCGACGAGGCGGGCGGGTGCTTCATCATGGATAGAGCCTGCCTGACAAAAAGAGCCACCCATAGCCATTACGATTAACGCAATGGCTACAAGGATGGCGCCCATAATCTTTTTCTGCATATTATTTCGCCACCTTTACGGGTTTAGAATTTTACTTCGGGGTTTTTCTTTTCGGTTTCCGTCGCCTCAATCGGCTCAGCCTGTTCAAAACCAAAAACACCTGCACAGATATTGCCCGGGAAGGTGCGAACAGAAGTGTTGTAATCGGCTACCGCCTTATTATAACGGGTGCGGGCCACCGTGACACGGTTTTCAGTGCCAGCAAGTTCACGCATAAGTTCGGTAAAGTGTGCGTCCGCTTTAAGGTTCGGATAGTTTTCCTGTACCATCATCAGCCGGTTAAGAGCACTGGTGAGCTCACCGTCTGCATGAGCTTTATCTTTAAGTGTTGCGTTGGGGTCCTGCAGTTTTGCACGAGCCTCGGTAATTGCGGTAAGCGTTTCCTTTTCATGGGAAGCGTAGCCTTTAACCGTGTTTACAAGGTTCGGAATAAGCTCTGCACGGCGCTGCAGCTGAACATCAATCTGGGCGGCTGCCGTCTGGACTTCCACATCCTTATTGGTAAGGGAGTTAAAATTCCCCACCAGGAACAGTGCCAGCAATACGGCTACGATAATTGCAATAATTTTACTCTTCGTCATCAAGTAATCCCTCCACAAGTATTTTACGGGCAATATACGCTATGAGCGCAAAGGACAATGCAAAGCAACAGGTTAAGCCAAGCATAGTCATGCCACCGTCTTTAAAATAGGCTGCTGCTTGCAAGAAGCTCATAATACTTAAAATTGCCCAAAATGCATAGTCATACAAAAAATTCTTCGCCCACAAAAAGGCCGCAATCGTGTTAATGAGATTGGTAACGCAAAACCACGCTGCATATTTTCCTTCGCCTATCGATGATAACCATGCGAGGCACGCAAAAAGGTTTACTATTACTGATGACCATTTCACCACGGGCGAAAAACTTTTTAAATTCTTCTTCGGGGTCAAAATTTATTTCCTCCAATTTTTTGGGGGCTTATTGCCCCCAACCTTACTTAAGCTACCTCTGTGTTGAGGATGGCTTTCTTTCCGGATTTACGATGTCTCACAATGTCCTTCGGGTCAAAACCAAGCGTTTTGCATAAGCGTCTGGTAATGCTCTTTCTTCTCTGGTTTGCAGTGTTGATATGCATACCGAGAAGCTGGGCAATCTGACTATCGTTCCAATCCTGCAGGTAATATTTCGAGAATATCAGCCGTTCTTCATCGGTAAACTGCTGGAAGATTTCCGAACATGTATCGCCTCGAATCCATGTCATATCGGGAAGCCCCTGGTCATCTTCATAGACGACATCTTCGATAGAGCTGTAGTCATCCATAACCGTTTTGCAGTTATCCTCGAGTTCTGCAATTTTATAATGAAAGTTTGCCGGGTTGCGCTGATATTTTTGAATATGACGGCAAACCTCGTACTTAAACACGTTGTAGACGTAACAGCAGAAACTGCGGCCCACGTCCTTATATCGTTTAACAAGCATGAAGAAGATCACCCGCATATCGTCATAAATCTCTTCTTCATCTTGGTGTCCATAGCCCTCAATCAAAAAGTTAAAACGGGCTGTAATCTGTTCACAGTAATCCCGGCCAGGATTTTTACGGCTAAGTGCCTTCTGCAGGTGAAGCTCCTGAATAAACAGGCGTACAAACTGACGTTGCTCACTATTATGGAAGTTAATCTGGCCATTTTTTAAAAGGATTACATACTTTTTGAATAACGGCTGGAATCTGTTTAAGAGCTCTGTGCCAGCTGCGTTTGCAATCTGACGGGCTTCTTCTGTGGCCCCTTCTTTAAATTGCCCCTGATACTGACGCACAAGCTCATCGATTTCGCGCCATTCATCTTCGTGCTGGTATAAATCCCAGAGATAATCTGCTTCTTCCTTAAAGACAGTTCGGATGGTTACAAAACCATTTTCGAAAACCTGGGTTTTATCGACGTCGCGCACAACAACGTCTTCTAAAAGTTTTTTTCTCTTTTTTATGATGGTTATCTTCTTTCTGCTTAAGATTACCAATCACTAGAGATTCCAACAGTTTTTAGTTGTCAGCCTGCCAGCTTCTTCTCCTTCGAAGCCTTTTTGGCTTTTTCGCGGGCTTTGCATTCCTTAGTCGTCAGCCACGCTCGTTCTTTTGCAACATACCGGACGCATTGCACTTCAACATTCGGATAAAGGTATTCTACTAATTTCTTTTTCATCTTAAAGACATCTGTTTCAATGCCTTTTACATCGATGACTTTTTCCGTACCATCCGACATCTGACATACAAAATCCGCCAGGTATTCCATTTTACGTATCTTTTTTCCGCGCCGAATATGTGATGGCACGATTTCATACGCTTTTTGCAGCTCAAAAGACTTAATATTTCCGGCCTTTACTTCCTCCAAAACATGGATGTAGTAACGTGACTCATTAAGTGAGTCAAATTCGATACCGTCAATAGTTGCCTTTATGGAGTGAAATTTTGACTTTGCAAGTTTCCCCTCCGGCAATTCGAAAGATTTTATCAGCCCAGACTCTACATATCCACTTAGCTCTACGTGATAATCTTTTAGTGCCTTACTGCTGTAAGTCTTTCCGTCAACCTCATAAGTCTTTGTTGTCTTTTTTATGGTTGTTGTCTTTTTTGCTGCTCTTCTACGGAGAAACGGCATAGGAAATTACCCCTTTTTCGTTTCCGTGTTTTCTTTTACCTTTTTGGCAACTTCTTCCGGCATGTCAGCTTCATCGAAAGGAATGGTGTCACCAATACTCACCGATACACCCGGCACCCTTTTTACCAGTTTGGGCTTTGCCCCTACACGTTCTGTTAACTCTAACATCTTGTACCTCACTTAAACTACTTTGGCTTTATTAGGAGCCATACATCATGCAGAAATCCCGCACCTCGCAAGAAGAACACAGTGGATTTTCATGCGGATACCAGATATTCTGTTTTATGGACTTGCATACATTGGCGATAATCGTGCCAACCTTTTTCGTTGCACTTGGTATATCGCGCGTCGTATAATAATCCCTGCTTTTCTTAACATGATGGACCCGCGTGCCAGTCAGCGGCGTATTGTAAAGATTGTAAAACCCTACATGGTCCAACGTGATTTTAAGGTTCATGTCCAATCGGCTTTGGTCAGGGAACTTCGAGGAAAAGTCTGTCTTAAAGTTCTCCGGCTCGCCATTTTGGTTAGCAAGGATTATACCAAGCGTACCATTATAGATGTATGTATCTTCTCCATCTTTAACGCGAAGGATATAGGATGAACCAATGTCGGCAACCAGGATTTGATTACTCTCTGCATATTCATAGAATCTATACAGAGCCCCAAAACCTTCACGGATTTTGTCTGGTGTTACTTTATCAGGGTATTGCTTGCAGATTCCATCCCACCGCCTCTTTAATTTATCGGGCGGCATAATGATGCCATCTTTAAGAGATTGGCAAAATCCATAAACAACCTGATTCAGTAATTTTGGATATGTAACCTGCGGCGGTACTTTGATATGGTTCTTACCATATTTAATTGCGTACCGCACAGGACAATTCATATAATCAAAGAGTTGTTCTTCAGTTATCTCGATTATCATAGATATCTACTCTGCCGTTATAATAGAACCAGAGTACATTCCAAAAGTGTTCCGTATTCTGGCCACGAACAGGACGGTTGCCCGGAGTCGGCATTGCTTCGCCGAGCTGCGCTTCAACATTCTGATATACAAACTCAAACATGCCACGGTCATTGTAGTCCATATTTTCATACAGTGCGTAGGCGAGCCCTTCGGTTTTATCCCGCAAGGAGAACACCCTGAGCCAGTCAAATGCGTCATGTTCATGGTGGTTAAAATAAACATTATGAAGAAGAAGCGATGCCAGGAATGTGCAAGTCTGCTTGCTCGGTGCCATTATGTGATAATAGCCACGCTCCGTGAAGTATTTGAGGCCAAGCTGAAAAGCGCCAAGAGCATCTTCGATGTCCGATATAAACTCATTTTCCCTTGTAAGAACCAGCACAACAAACTGCTGCAGCTCAGGATAGTAAAGTCTTTTTATGGCATCTTCCAGCTTTTCCGTCAGCTTATCGTCAAGATATTCGGTAAGGACATCCGGCCTGTTAGCCCATTCCTCGAGATAGTTGACGTTTTGATTATTAGATTGCAAGTTTATTTCCTCCGTTTTAGAAGTCCGGCCGCCGCTATTTTGCGACGGCTAGTTTCTTACTGCTTTACGATGATGCCCAGAATATCACGTTCCGTGATAAGAAGAAGCGGTTCATCCTTTTTGTCGATTTTGATTTCCGTTCCTGCAAATTTGCGGAAGATAATGCGGTCGCCTACCTTTACCGTCAGCGGCATCATTTTGCCGTTTTCCAGGATACGGCCTTCGCCGGTTGCAACAACCTCGCCAATCTGCGGCTTTTCCGTGAGTGTTTCCGGAAGAACAATACCGCCCTCGGTCATTTTTGTCTCAACGGTTTCCGGCTTAACTAACAGTTTTTCGCCAATCGGAATAATTTTTACCATGTTTTTGTTTACCTGCTTTCTTATGCTGTGTAACGATAATTCTGCGGATGGAGAATGCTAATCAGATGGCTCAGTGCCAAATTCCCGCTATCATACTCTTCGCTGTCTGCTATGCTGCTCGGGCGGATAACCTCAAATGCAGTGTAACACGGATGATTGAGGAGCCATTTCCAAATGCTTTTCGTGAGCTGGACTTCCTGACGTTCATATGATGTGCCGACAATAATGAGCTTTCCGTCATCAATCATGTTTTTCAAGACTACAGAATGAAGAACAGGGTTGCTTATCATGTCTGCATCGTCAATGACGATAAGGTCAAACTTCATAGCAGAGGACAGAATCTTTTTCAGCTGTGCCATGCTGGCCGGAACCACAATGGTCTGCTGTTCTTCATTGGTAACCGTATAGTCTTTTGTCATATGCCCTTTCTGAATAAAAGCGCTGGTTACCGCTACACGGTCACAGGTTTTATTGTCAGGGGAATAATACAGCACGTTTGCGCCAGGACTAAGCATTTCCAGTCCCTCGTTTACAACGTCGCGGCAAAAGTACGTTTTGCCATATCCCTCTGGAGCGAGAATTGTGATACCGTCACAATTTTCAGTTCCTGCAATATATCCCTTAATTCTGTCCTGCCACGAATACATATCTTCGGGGCTTGCGTAAATTTTATTGATGCGATAATCTTCCATTTTCTTACTCATGCCTCATACAATTTTAATTCTGTTTGTCTTATCATCATACCAAGCGCCTTTTCCGTATGACGCTCCGTGTTACATATGTTCTTTTTATAATTGTCTTCTGCACACTTATCGCACCGCACCGCTTTTTCTGTATAATTCCTGCATCCAAAACAAAGTGGACATGGGTCAAAATTGGGACAGTGCTTTTCTGCGCCGAGTGCAGAATTCCAAGTCTTTATCTCACGCAGCGATTTCACCCCATCTCCTCAAGAGACTTTGCATTTTTACAATGCCTTTTTCCGTAAGGTATGGCCACATTGTCGTGCTCTGACAAGTTTCGCCTTTTTCGTTTTTCCAGGCGGGGCCGAACTTTAGCTGCTTTAATACGAACAATCCTTCGCCATAACCGTCTGCCATGTATTTTGCCTTCGGAATCAGTGTCGTCTGATTGTAACGGCCCGCTCTTGCCTTACGAACAACATATTCGTGTTCCTCAAGCGCCCGGATTAATTTCTTGCGCGGAATGCCAATCAACTTGGCTGCGTCCGAGAAAGAGTAGTAGTCTTTCGTGTTGCATAACGCATCGAGTGCCTTTACTTTTTCCATGGCATCGTCGCGTTCGTCGCGAAGCTGCATGGCCGTCTGTTTTAACTTTGTAGTAGCTTTTTCCTCCCGCTTTCGAGAGACTTTATGATAAGCTTCTTCAAATGCCTCTGCAATTTCCATGGCTTTCGTGTTTTTGTTCCCCACGAGGTATGGGGCAATCGACGTAAAGCCTTGCAGGTCAAACAGATAGCTCTTTCCATCCTTAGCCAGCAAAATATGCGATTTCGCTGTCGGGAGAGAATTCAAATAAATTTCCGTTGCGTTTCGGAAGTTCTGATGTTTCTTCCCAAATTCTCTTGCCAGTTCCTTGCTGTCAATCATGGGAGTATCACACATAATCGTGATGGTCAGCCCTTTGCATTCGATTGTGTCCATAATGATTATCCCTCCAAATACGCTCGCTGAAAATCTGTGTCACCGACTACCAGTCTTCCCCAGCTGTCGAGCAAATCTTTAAACTTACCATTAAGGATGGTGGCCTTTTCTTCTACCGTCAGGTCCTCGTCGAGCACGCTTCCTTCCGTAGCGGGATTGTAGCTTACGCACATTTCCTTGAGAGGTCCTGGGATTTCTGTGTCTTTTAAAGAAATAGTAATCAACTGTTTTTCCTTTCCGCGCCCTTATATCTGGCGCTTGCTGTATTCTTTTGTGTTGCTTTATGTGTTTATTATATATCCTTACTTACCATTTTGTCAATAAAAACTTGTTATTAAGATTGATAAAACGAGTAAGAAAGAGAAAAGACTTGCCGTGAGGCAAGTCTTAATTACTCTGCATATATAATGCTGTCGAATTCTTCCTGCTGTTCTTTCTTGACTTCAATAGCCAGGGAGTTTTCCGGGCAGAAGTAACAGTAGGTGCGCTCCTTAAATGAGGAGGTTTTGTTCTTGGCCCAATAAATTTCAAGCACTGGATGTTTCTGCGTATCGTTCTTCTGCGTGTAGTAAATCTCTGCATTCTGGCCGTTACGGGATACATCATTTGTGATAAGGAATACTGCGCGGGCATCGTATTCGTAGCGGCCGGATTCTTTCAGGTCGCTGATGGTAATACGACGGCCGGAGTTTTTGCGAACGTGAGCCGTACCAAAGATAGGGCACTTAATCTCCGTCGTTGCATAGTGTTTGACAAGCTGAGAAATTGCCGTATTGCGGTCTTTTTCTTCCCTGTAGTTCTTGGAATCGATATTGATATCCATAAGGGAGTCAATTACAATGATTACGTTTGCCTGCGGATCGCGGGTCTGCAGATAGCTCTTTACCATCTTTGCATGGTTGAGCAGTTTTTCAATGCAGTCAATATCTTCGCTATCCTTAACCATGAACTTATGGGAATAGTCCATGATGTTTTTCACAGCTTCCTTGCGCAGTTCCAGCATTTCTCTGTAGTGAGCGGAATCTTCCACGCCTTCTTCAATCATCTTTTCGTAACGCTTCGGCTTCCGGACAATAGAAATAGGAATGCGCGACCGCATAGCAATAATGCGGGAGTAGATGTCTTCTTTCGTGTCGTCCAAGGAATAATAGATAAGATACAGGTGATTGTCTTCGTTTAAGGCGTAGTCCATTGCTATATTCATACAAGTTGCAGACTTACCACTGTTTGAGTATCCCGCAAAGATGTAAAAGCCGTTCATAAGCCCTTCCATTTTTTGCGACCAAATCGGGAAGTTTGGCGCCTCATAGCCTGTTCCCTCATTCTGACATGTATTATCAAAATCTTCGATGTACTGTCTGGATGCCTCAAATACATCGATTGGCTGCACTGCGTATTTATCAACGGTTCCGATTTCCTGCGCATCATGGACATTGAGTTCTTCCACGAAAGCGTTATCCAAGAAACCCAGGTCAGCCTCCTGCTCTTTTACTTCTGTTACGTTTTCTTCTGCCATCCCTATCAAGCCCCTTGCTTTTGTTTACTAATGAAAATTTTGCATTTCGGGCAAACCTCCCGAGGTGCAAAAACCCCTTGTTGTCTAATTGAAGAACATCCGTATCCACGGCCAGCTTTTGCCATTCTCTCGGCGCTGTTGTATGTCGTGATAAGCTCATGGTCTGTCAGAGGTTCTTCATTGTTCAGATTCCACTTCTGTAAGATTCCTATGGCCACATCTCCCACGTAACCATTCTGGACCAAAAGGGAAGCTATAAGCGCCAGTGTATTATTGCGCCCGCCTTTATTTACCGCTGTTGTAAGCAGATACTTTACACATAACGGAAGCTTCTGTACGCTGCTTGGGATATGGATATTCCCTGTTGTTTTCTGCGGCACACTCTGTATGATTTCACGGAGCTTGTCAACAAAACGGCTGCTTGCTTCGGGATTAAGTGCTGCTGACGTTACATATTCCTGTTGCGGCGTTTTGGCAAGTTCCAGAATCTGCGCCCTCGTTAAGGTTCTAAGCTGATTATATGTTACTGGAATCTTATACAATCCCGTCTTATCGTTTACCGTATTGGGAAAGCGAATCAGGCGGCGATTGTCATAAATCCTTGTATCAAGCAGGGCACTGTTTTCAATCTTTGTGCTGATATAGCTGATAAAGGACTTATAGAGCATGGGGAGTTTTGATGTCGGCTTTACACCGAGCACCCGCGGGTCGATAAAAACATGAAATCCTTTTCCTCCTGAAAAGTAGAACTTCATTTCATTTACCTTTAAGCGCAATTCCAGATTCAGAATCGTTGCCAGTGACAGCGTTGCCAGTCTTACACGCTCAAAACCATCATCCGTCTGGATGTCCCCATCAATATCGAAATAGAGGGGAGAAAAGTACCGTGTACCTTCTTTTCGCTCTTTATTGTCAAATACATAGGTGCAGTAATACATATCCCTGCCGCCCGTTTTCTTTTTTAAGTCCGTAAAGGCCTGTTGCCGCCCGCTAAGCGGGTAGACCATATTTCTCGTGAAGTAGTTGCCGCACTTCCCGCCTACTTCGATGTATCCTTCTGACAGCATTTAATATTTCCTCTCCATATTATTCTGTGTCTGTTCATCGACTTTAATTTTTCTGCATATGCCCTGACCTGCAGTGCTACTTCATCTTCTCCCTGCGAAATATTGATAAGCTCTATCCTTTCGCCTTTGTGGTGGCGAATCAGAAACATCACCATATCGAGGGCCATGATACCAAGCTCGGCTTCCTGCCGTGCGTATCGTTTCAGAAGGTGTTTTACAGCACCTATATCCTGGTTCTCGTCTTTCAGAAGCGTATCCCGGCGGAGCAGCTTGCTGGCGTAAATCAGGACGTCGTTTAGGGTGTACAGTTCCTTTATTTCCCTGTAATGTTCCTTTACTACAGCCTCGCCTGTAAAAATATTTATTTCTGGCGCCCGCTGCATAAGCGTAAGTTCCGGGTGTAGATAAAACTGTCCAGGAATCAGTATATTCCCATCCTGCCATAAATGGTGCGGGATATTGTCAGCAGTGAGCACCCCGTCTTCCGCACAGGCTTCATAGATATCAAGCAGCCTGTCTTTCAGTCCGGACTCCACATAATGCTCAATCATGCCTTTTGTGCTTTCGTACATCCATTCTTCTTCTGGGTGATACCCCACGTAGTTTTTAAAGAAAAACTCTGCATCTGTAATTTCCATAGCCTTTTTCTCCTATTCTTACTTACCTTTTCTTAATTACATATTAACATATTCATTAAGAAGATGCAATACCTTTGGGGAAATTTTTTGAGAATTTTCTGATTTCGGATAAGAAGGAAAGAAAAACGTCCGAAAAACGGACGCTGTTCTTAGTTTATGGTTTCCGTGGAGATATTTGGCGTTATGGCCATCAGGGATGTTTCCACAGGAATTCTGATAAATACGGTTTTTGTGTTGGTCGCAATGTAATTCAAGCTGGCCGGCTTGGATACTTCCATTTCGCGGTCAGGCGTTTCCCCGTCAAAAAATGCGTAGTAGTGGATGCCGTACTCTTTACTGGATGCGTTTGTATCCACGCCATACTGGTTTTTGATTACGACATTGTCGTAGATATAGGAAACCGCTTTGGGTTTATCTGCTCGGACAAACACGTAGCAGTTATCCTCAAAGTCTGCTTCCTGCACATACAGATGCTTTAATCCGAACGGGTATTTCCCTGCTGCATTTTTATAAAGCAGGCGTACCCTTATCTCGATTTTTCCCAGCTCTGTCTTGCCCGAAAAGATAATGCGCTGCGGGCCGACACGGATGATACCGTGCTCAAGTGCCTGCGTTTCCACCTCAAGATTATCACGGGAATAAACCTTGATTGACTCAATGTTGAACGAGCCGGGAAGATACGGCATGATTTCCAGCATATTAAACTGCAGACTTCCGAGCGGAGCCTTGAGATTTGGGAGAATCGTTAAAACAAGGTTGCTGTCATCATACTCTTTGATTTTATACTTTTTACTGGGGACGGTGTCCTGTTTTAAGCATTCCGTATACTCAAGGTCTTCCTCCCCATTGATTTTTGTGACGACATTTCCCTTAAAGAGATAGCCCTTTGTCGATTTGAAATTGAAAAGGTCTCTCGGGTCTTTTACGAATTTTGGATGGATGGTCATACCGAATTGGTCATAACGGCCTACCTTATCGGCATCTGCCAAGAAGATTTTTTCCTCCACGATACCCTTTTGCTCGCCTGCCAGCGACACCTGGCCTGCCATATACTCCACCTGTGCGCTAAGCAGTTCCAGCTTCTCACTCAATACTTTTTTGGTGTCACGGATGTCCTGGCCAATCTTTTTGGCGTCGTCGTACGCTTCGTTAAAAATATCCATGACTTCGCTTGTTGTTGGTTTATCAATCAATTTTATTTCCTCGCTAATCCATTATACCGCCGTGGCCTTTTCTCGCAGCACCAGCAGCTCCTCACTCAGCTCATCAAATTTATTGCAGATTTTATCAAGCTTTGCAGTGAGCTCCGCTATGTTTTTATCATTTTGTTCACCGAGCTCTTTTTTCATACGCAATATCTCATTATGATACTGCAGTACGTTGAGGATAAACTTTTCATATTCATATGGGCCACGGTAACGTAAATTATACAAAATCATACCGACACAGCTACCCCCGTTTCACAAATTTCCTTTATCGCAATGGAGTCAATGTGGAATACTTCCTGCTTCACATTATGGATAATTACCTTTACATTGTCATACACAACTTTGTCGCCGGGAGCATATTCATAGATAATAAAGTCGTTGGCCAGTGTATGCTCTACGATGCATAGCTCTGTTCCACTGACCGCCGTTTTTTCTTTTGTGGCAAATACCGTTCCGTCATGCGCCCACGAAAATGCGGTTCCTGCTGGCATGGTAAACTCAAAGTGATATACCTTTCCGCGCTTCAGGTTTTGCATGTCGTAGTTTTCAAAGTTTTTGTAAGTCGGCTCAATGGAAAAATCGAACGTAATTCTGGTTGCATCGCTCAGGTAGAAGGAATACGTTGTTGTTTCGTTTACTACGCTGTTTTGCAATTCGTTTGCCGACACAAGGCCTGTATATTTACTGGAAACGCCCTTTACATATCCGCGGCCGCCATACACCTCATACAGGTTTTTCTCACTTGCAACAATCGCAGAGTTTGGGAGCTTAAACGCTTTTCCAACAGGATAGTTGTCATTAATTGCATAAGTGTATGTGTTCTTCTGTAATTCTCCGCCAACTTTCATAGTGCTCCGGTTTACCGAGTATGGGGAAAACTTTTTATCCACAACCTGGAATACGACATCTTCCACATTGAATCCAGAACCGATAATGGAACCACAAAGTTTGCTTTGCGGACTGCAGTGAATAGTTCCCACGTCAATATATGCCGTGGTATCTTCCATATATGCTGACATGATATTATTGGTAAAATATACCATGGAAGCGCCAAGTGATGTAGCTTCGATTTCCTCCATCGCCTTTTTGTCGGCCCGGTCCGCTACTTCTTCCAGTGATGATAGATAGCCATTAACAAACGCTTCCAGACGGATATAACGCTCTCTGGTTAGTTCGTCTATGATTTCATAGATTATTTTCAGGTCTTTTTCGATACAGCGCAGGTCATTGACCATTTTCTCCAAGTCGAATTTTGTGTCCGGCGCAACCTTGTCGTAATCAAAGATTGCATAGCGCGTATCCATGCTGGAAAGCAGTTGCTTTACATATGCTTTGTCTGGAAACTCACCTTGCTGCAGCAGGGCACGTTCCGTAAGCTCTTTAAGCTCTTTTAGTTTCTTTAATCGTTCTATATACATTGTCCTACCCTATACAAAGTTTAAGATTTCCGACTAGCGGTGTAAGGTCGCCGTCGCTTCGGATATTAATGCGAACCTGCACCGTGTTGATTTTTTCACCAACGAACTTTACGTTGCTGTCCTCGAACTGACTTTCCGTACAGGAAATCATTTTATATCCCGGCCGGTTGCCGTTAATGGGAACAACGTTGTGTTTTTCACCGTTTATGTGAAGCTCATAGGTGATGGCTGTTTCAGGGTCTTCCATGCCAAACGGGATGTACTCATTGGCAAACAGGGCTACTGTCCTGCAGCCGCCCTCCGGAGCAAGGTCACTTGTAAGGATTGTCCCGTTTTCGTATTCACAGCGATACGCATTCAGGCTGCCTATCTGAATTACTTTTCTGATAGCCCCTTTTAATCTGCGGATTACCGTGACGGGCTTTTGGCCACTAACATCTACTTCGCTGTATCCGAGCTGTTCGCCTGGTTCACAATGACTGGATGTCAGCACGATTTTTACATACCGCGTGGTGGGGAAGCATACCTTCTTGCTTCCTGCAATTTGATTTACAGAGTGGTACATATCCGTGCGGAAGTCGATTTCCGACTGCAGTACGCTTCTGTAACTAATATTGTTGCCAGAGATAAGGATGTCTTTGATTTTTATATCATCGTTTGGAGAATCAATATCGAGCATATTGATACCGCCCTCTCCTTTGCTCATAGCCGTGATAATGCAGGTTACATCCTTGTCATCCTGGTTTACATCATATACGCTGTCATCGTTGGACTGGTACTGCGATTTGTCATTGCTGCAGATTCTGGAGTATTCAAATACGGTCATCGGGCTGCTGTCTGCGATGTACTCGATTTTCCCACGATTATCCGTTTCTTCCAGGTATGCATCGCCGGCACTCAAAACATGGCCATTGCCTACATAACCATTTCCCTCTACCGACAGAATCTGTATCTCTTGTTTTGTTTCCACTGGGCCGTACGGACAGAATGCACCATACACACCATCATGGTAAAGATAGGAGCCGGAACACATATCTTCTGTAATCATGGCCGCATTGCTAAGCCCTTTATAGGCAGATGTTATAAAATTAATATCTTCCAGTCGTTCCTTATCACGCATGAGCCTTTCTCTTACTGCGTTCATGCGATTGATTGTCCCCGCTATCAGCATGGTGTATTTGTTTGCCGTATCGATTATTTTATAATCAGCGGTCGCTAAATCCATTGATACATCCGTAGTCATCTGTACCAAGTCCATGCGCTTTGGTTGATCTTCCGCATGCAGTTTTTTAATGGCAAAAATCGGCTCATCTTCCTTGCTGCCTGCAATCTCATCCGCCCGCTTCTCATCTAAGAACGGAGCTGACGCAATCATTTTCGCATACTCTTTGCGGAAATCACTGGTTTTGATAACGCTTTCTTCCGGAACCACAATGCTGTACAGGTCTTTTTGAAGTTCCAGCGAACCGTCCAATAATTCTGTTGTTGGCATCTTCAACCCCCCTGCGTAAGTGTTAGGTTAGAAATTTCCGGTGTGATAGCGCCTTCCGTATAAACACGGATAACGACTTTTACCTTTACCGTGTCATGTTTTGGCACATAAGTATGGTATCTGCTATCCGGCGTATAGGAGACTGTAAGGATACTGTCGCTGAAAAAGTCGCCATTGTCCGGTTCCCTGGTAAGTGGCCGAAAATCTTTGCGGTATATCTTATCTTCTCCATTCATACGTGTACCGCAATTAAAAAACACCTTTTCGTCAACTACTTTATCCTCTCCACTTAAAAGGATGGGAACTTCTTCTGTTCCGTCGATAATGGAAAATTCTACACTGGTAAAATCCTGCGGCCTCATATCTGCTTTCAGGCGCACAGGTTTTCCTTTTTCAACTGCAATGTCTTCTGTAACCAGGCCGTTTGTATTGTAAAACTTTCGGTCACCAACAATCAGTTCGTTTAATCCGAAGAAGTTCGTGTAATAACGAAAGGACTTTGTGGAGGCTTTTTCGGCCGGCACGATTTCGTTTTCAGGAAGGTCGGCGTACGTTTTCTTCCCGATTTTTTTCGTACCGTACGCCCCGTCCTCCAAAACCTTATATTCTTTTTTGGTCAGGTACTTCCAGCTGTTTCCCTCAAAATACAGAAGCCCTGTATCCGTTTCTTTTATAACGGCCTCATCGGGGATATGCTGGGCAGTCAGTAGATTAATATACATCATACACCGCCATTATCTTTTATATGTTTTTCAAATATACTGTTGAGCGCATCTTCTTCGTACACATTCTCAAGGCTGCTAAATGTATCCTTATCCCCGGTTACTTCCATACGGACAGGCTCTATTTTTCCGCCTTTTAGCTCGACGTGGATACCAATTGCCGTGCATTCCGGGAATACCATGTTTTCACCGCTTACTTCCAGTATCTCATTATTCGATTTATATATTGTGATATTGCTGAGCTCCGCATTGAATGCCGATGCCTTAATGAAGTTGATTATCGTGGGCCGCGCAAAGAAAAAGTCAATGTATTCTTCTACCGGCCTTACAGGGTAAGACTCCATTACATAAAACGACTTGTAGTTATCTGCAGGCATTTCACTGCGCCTATACACAATGTCCGTAGAACCAACAACCGCTCTTGTCGGCGTCGCTTCCGATATTTTTGCTGCGCCGGCCATAATAATCTTTCCATCGATTACCTGAGCGGAGTTAATTGCGGTTCCGTCACGGTCTGTAACGATTGTGCCTCCACGGAAGGTTAAAAGGTTTGCCTTTGTTGTCGTGTTTGCATAGTCCTCGGCTGCATCACCGAGCTTAACGATTGCGTCATCCAGCGCAGGTTTTACTTTATTGAATTCATTCTTTATATATTCTTCGCTAAAATCGTGAAGGTCTTCCAGCATGCGTAATTTTTCATACAGATTATTCAGGCATATTTCGATTCCCTCGAATAACCCATTAACTTCACCTGCGTCCATTTTCTCACTAAATGTATTGGATGGGAGATTAATAGGTGTCGTCAGGTGTTTTATATTGCTGACAAGTTCGTCAGAGTTTGTTATCGTCGCCATACGGCCCTCCCTAAAATTAACTGCTATCGTTGGTATTACCATTTGTTCTGCGTTATTGGGTTGATTTAATAAAAAGCCGCCCGGATTTGTTCGGGCGGCTTCCTGTTTACACGGTACGGTCGGTTGAGAATACGAGGTCATGGATAATACCCATCTGCTCGTTTGCAACCATATTCAGTTCCGAGAATGCTGGTTTGTGCCAGAATACCTGGAGTTCCAACTCGTTGAAGTAAAGCGGGTTTCCTGCTTCTGTGCGGAAATCGCCCTCCCAGATAATCCGGTCAGAGTATACATCCTTTTTATCCTTGCAGCCGTCCGGGATTACCGCAATCGGCTTCAAGAATACTTTATTCTGTGACGTTACGATGAATTTCTTCTTCTCTTCATCATACTCATAGAGTTTGCCTTTTACGGAAACCTGATATGCATTACGGTATACCATGTCGTTCGGCTTAACCATGATAGGCTCTGCAGGAATGATGGAGGTGTTGTTCGGGGAACCCTTTACGATATTGCTGCCGATAATCGTGTCCGGCTTTCTCGTAAAGATTTTATCATCCGTGCGAAGTTCCATCGGCAGGCGAATATCATCCTGCAAACCAAGCGTATCTGTCGTTCTAAACGATGCTTTCTTGGTCGGGAAGTTATTGAACACTTCAACGGGGAAAGCTACGCGCTCGCTGATACCATATACGCCAGGTTCTGTGATGTTTGCATCCCAAAGGCCACCTTCGCGCTTAACACGCATAGTAAGTCTTGCTCTGGATACTGGCATGCCTTTCGGGCTTGTAATAATTGCCGAGTACAACCCACGAGTCTGCGCATCCATTTCATGGCGGATTGCTTCGCGCATAATAACCGCATAGTACATATCCTTGTTGTTGTCTTTCGGGTCATGGGACAGCGCCGACGCAACAGCTGTATCAAGCTGCTCGGAATAACGGTAAACCTTGTTGTTTGTTTCCAGGTCGCCGCCCTCTTCGCTGCTATTCATAATAAAGCGGATATTAGCATAGTTGTTACTATCGACAAACGTTCCGCAGATAACCGCAACATAACGTACGCGATTGGTCGGCGTGTCTTTTCTCTGAATCAGAGGGTAAGACTCCGAATCTGCATTCCAGAAGTCAAATGTTACAATATGCTCTCCAAGTGTCGGGTCAAGGCTGACCGGCTTAGACTTTGCAAAGAAGTGCATCTTGGGTTCGCCGTCTGCATTTACATCCCCGCTCTTGTAAAGGTTCTCTGCCTGAACAGGGTTCTTGAAGTTACCAATATCCTGTTCGTCAAAGATATAACAGGTCAGTGTCGGATTGCCGATTGCATGGGTGTAAATCTGGAACTTGGTGAGGAAGCCCTGCTTTGTTTCCGGGATACGGAAGCCATAACCATAGGAACTCTGCTCTTCCGTTACAGGACGGTAAAGTGTCGTAGTCGTGTCATCGTCGAGACCAGTCCAGATATTTTCATCGCCAACCTTGAATTCTACATCGCGGGCGAAGTAGAAGTTGCCGTCACGGGAAACACCAAAGCTCTTGTATACAATAATGTTTTCCTTTGTAAGGTTGCCGTGCGTCATACCTTCATCCAGCGTAAGCGTCTGGCCGTCCGGGCCAATTTCTGCAACCTGAATGACATCCACCTTTTCTTCGTCACGGAAGTAGATGGCAATATAGTCGCCCTCGTCAATCTTTGCAACCGCTTCTTCATCCAGACGAATCTTGTTTGCTGCCGGGCAGTCAATCGTTGGGCGGCCAAGTTCTTCATATTCATACGGCAGATAGCCGTTGCGGAACGTATCGTTATAGCCAAAATGTTCATTTGTCAGATGAACAAGGCCGTTCTTTTCCAGAGCATGTTTCAGCTGATAGAGTTCATCACGGATGGAAGCAATATCGTCACCGTAATGCTTCGTGACCTCCGTTGTCATGCGCTTTATCTTCTGTCCTTCTTCAGCAGAAGTGAAATCATCTGCCGGCCGGCCACCAAGATTTAATGCATTATTAATTGTCGTACGGTCGTCCTCGCTTACCGCTACGGCAATGCGGTCTGCATCCACACCTGCAACCTGGTCTACATCATCTGCCTTGACAATCTTTTTGCGGAATTCCGGAAGCACCGGTTTATCGATGCTTCCTTCTTCACGCATGTCAATGACTTTTCCCGTTTCGGGGTCAATTGTGGTTGGTGCTACCTTTGTTACATGGCGATGCACGACACGCAGGTCTTCTGATATATCTTGCATGTTGAGGCTTGTGTGCCCCGGTTTTACCATTGTCATACGTCTGTTATCTCCATTCCAGTGTTAATAAGGCGTTTTTCTGTTCATAAGGCTGTCCGTTTGTAACGGCCTTGTAACTGTGCTCGTAATACTCTTCATTTCCTTTTAGGAAGATGTCCTCTTCGTCATGGTTCATGATTTCGAGAATTTCTTCCTGGGTTACAGAAACTGCCCCTCGGGATATATTAATCGAATACCCTTCATTCTTTGTCGGACCAAAGTACAGGCCGTTAACGAAAATCATGATTTCGTCAGCTGCCTCCAGGATAGTCGGGTCAATGCCATACTTCAGAATTGGCAGCTCAAAGACTGGGTGCCCTTTACATTCAAAAGTGGTTTCCACACGGTCATCCTGTCGAACTTCTACAAGAAGTTTATCGTCCGTAGGCCAATGAATGGTATGTCGCTTATTATTTGCAACGAATGTTTCAGATGGGAAATTCTTTGTACTTCCAAGCAGAGGCTCTTCGTTATCAATTAAGAGCGTATGGTTATCCATGATGCTGTACTGGTCTGACCCCAGTCTTATGCCATTAACGTAAATCGTTACCCTGCCAGGGAATAACGGCATTTTGGTTTTATACATATTGATGTGGTCAGGAAGTACGTTGTTCCGGTCAAGAATTTCCATACTGCAGGACTGAGCCTGATTTTTCTCCGGAAGCTCGATAACATACGTTACCATTCCGGTGAACTTTTCCGGGAGCTTAAATGATTTGCCATCAAGCGATTCAATAATGCCGTTTGGTGGGTCACCTGTCGGCGCAGTGTTCGGATACTGTCTTATCCCGTTGCACCACACTCTGAGGCTATTGGCGCCAAAGACATACTGGCCATTTACATATATCTTATCTTCGTCCCGAACATCAACCGACTTAATGATTAACGGATGCTCGATAGCGTTAGCAAGATTAAATGCATATGTCTGAATGACATCCTTGTTGCTGTACGGCAGAAGCAGTCGAATGGAACGCGGCATGTTCTCGTAAGAATATGCAAAGGCTTTTACCTTTGGAATATCCTCCATGGCCATAGGAACCCATTTATCTGCTTTGATGTCGAAAATGCGATAACGGCTGTTTGCTATTTGAACAATGTTTCCTATACTATCGCGCTGGATTTCCCGAATGGCATCGGTATCGTCATTTGAGAACACCTTCTGGATTTTGCACGGGTACTTCTCATCAAAGTTGTTCTTTTCGCCAACATATCCATCTTTGGTATCCTTTATATAGTAAAGAACTCCACTGTGGAACACCCGCCGTCTTTTAGCTTTTTCAACTTCGGATGTAATTTGCCCGTCAGACATTCCTTTGTCTGCCAACTCTTCGCGAACCTGTTTTTCAACCTCGCGTTCGATATCCAGTTCATGTCTGCCCGTATTTGCTTTAATCAAAGCATCCAGGTCATCCATGGTGTCCATCTCAATAACGTCATCATAAATCGACTTGAAGTTTTTGATTTCGTTAAACACACCCGGATACGGTTTGTAAACTTTCGTTCCGTCTGGATAAACCTCTGCGGTATAAGGTTCGTCCGAAGTATCAATCGCAACGTTGTTGCAAATCAAATGGTTGTTAAAATAAACGAGTGAGTCGGAGAATTTACCAACAGACAGGGCCGGCTGCAATGCTTCTTCATTGTAAAGCCATCCATATTTATCCTCGACAAGGATGTATTCCTGCCCTGCAGTAAGGCCGCCCTCTACATCGATTTTGCAATTTGCACGGTCGTATTCAATGGCTTCCTTCTTAACCAAAAGGCCATCGATAAACAGCACACAGGTTTTCTGGTCGGGAACAACACTGGCGTCATAGCTAATCAGATTGTCATTGCCAACCTTGCCCGTAACAACTGTAGGAGTGTAGTCCTTGAATTCGTTTTTCTCATTCGCTTCCTCGAAAAGGTCAACGATACACCATGCCATATCGTCTTTTGCGTCTCTTACGCGGATGAGGCCGTCACTTTCGATAATGATGTCCCCGTTCTGTTCCGACAGGGCTTCACCATTTACAAAGACTAACGGGTTTTTATAATCACGCAGCGGGCGGATTATTCCTTCGCCGGCAACGTTTATTGTGCGCATGTAACCATACTCACGTTTTGGTACGTGCAGGAGGGATACTTCAAGTTCTCTGGTATCTTCCTTCGTCTTTATGGTCTGCGACATGCTGTCGGTTTCATAGTATGGGTCTTCGTAGTTATAGCCTTCCACAAAGACATTGAACGGCCCGTTGTACTTATCTACGAAATAAGCATTTGTGGCATCTTTGGAACAGGACTTATCCATGCGGCCTGTGCTTTTCATCCATGAAAATTCATAGGTGATTGCAAGAACATAGTCGTAGTTCTGAGAAGCATTGTAAGACAAAAGGATACCATCTTCGACGATGGTGTAATCCTTCGGTTCTACCGATACCGTTCCGTCATCTTCCTTTTTCTCCTGGTCAGGAAGAAGCAGGTCGCCAAAATACTGACTTTCATGGAAGCCGTAAAACTCCGTATCCGCTGCAGGAATTTGGATGCGCGGGTTATCTCGGTCAATCTTGATAATGCGCTTTACAATCCTGGTCATTCGGCCAGGGTTTATATGAACAAGCGAAGGAGTCGAATTGATAAGGTCTCTCTTATCGTACTGGATGCACACCTTGGATACTTCTTCGAATTTTTCCGTATCCAGTTCGTGGTCCAGGAATATCCTTGCGTTGTCGATATTCGGCACAAGGAGCTGCGCCTTTTTATTGAACGGGATTGCCGGTACTTGCGGAGGATTTTCTATACACTGGTGCTGGTCAATGGAGTATTTCTCTCCATCGCCGGTTATCATAGAATCCGTTTCTCCGTCCAGCACGCCCTGCAGATATTTTCTTAACTCTGTTTTGTAGCTTTCAATTTCGTCATCCTCGACGATTGTGTTACCAATTCTCCAAAGAGGACTAACCAAAAGAAAGTTTCTAAACACGTCCAAGCTAAACTGCGAGCCGTCCTGCAAGAGGGCTTTTATGGGCGCCCAGTTAATGCCATCGTAATAACACAGTACGCCATTGTATATCCAAAGTTCGCCTCTGACAGGGTCCTCTGGCGGCAGCGTCGACATAATGTTTTCCGTAAGTTTGAACTCTCGCTCAAAATACTTGCGCCACTTACTCGACCCCTGATCCCACCATTTGAGCTGGTTGGTTTCCATATCATGCCATATTGCACGATGCAGCTTTGCCTGTGGAACCTCCATCTTGGGCGGCGTATCCGTCAGGTGTTTTACCGATTCATATATTTTATGCAGTTCCTCATTGAGAAGCTGCTCTGATTGTCTGCCGCTATTAAATTTGCGACTGTATGGCAAACTCAAAAGGTACACCAACTTTCTTATTTTATCTTTCTTGTCGGAATATTACGCACACAAACGGCGGTCTAAACAAGACCGCGTTATGTTTTTCTTTATTATTCTTCACTGGTGTCTTCACAGGCAATAACACTGGAAGTAATGTAGGCCCGCTCCCCATTCACATAAGGAACAACCGTGAGCATGCCATTTTCAACTTCACAGCGCAGCGTGATTTTTTCATCCGGCGTTTCGTTTTCAACAGATGTCCCCTTTAAGGATTCTTTTATCTCCGTCGAAATTTTGCCGATTTCTTTCTGCAGTTCCCCCATGTCAGTTTTTTTCACATAGGTTGCAGTGATAATATTGCCTTCGCTGTCGGATTTGGCCCTTTTTGCCTCACCGTCGATATCAATATTCCAGACACCTTCTGCACGTTCACCTTTTATGGATGGATACAAGGCATCGTGGTTATGCTCTGCCGGCGGGTAATTTTCTGGTTTGTTCTCAATACCTGCCCAATCAATCTTATCTGCAACTGCTGCATGGTCGGCATTATCGGCTCGGTCTGCATCGCCAGCCTTATCTGCCTTACCAGAAATATCGATATTCCATTTACCTTCGGCCCGCTCACCATTGATTGCAGGATAAAGGTCATCATGGTTATGTTGTGCGGGCGGATAATATTCCGGCCTGTTTTGCACAGCATCCCACTCGACACTTTCCGCTTCCTTTGCTTTCTCAGCACGGCCATTAACCATGCCGGTTACGGTCAGGTCACCATATATCGTGCCGCCAGATGTGCTTATCTTCTTTGCAAATTCTTTTGTGACGTCGTTTTTTAGCTGTTCAATGTTTTTCGTAATATCTGTGATGGTTGACGAATTCTCCACCACAGTTGCTCTGGTTTCTTCAAAGCTCTCCCGCATGTCCTCCATCTCACGGGCAGCTTTTTGGATACCGGCCATCTGCTTTTCAATTACTCCGTACTGGAGTTCTCGGTTTGTTACCTCCAGATTAACGGCATCCATGCAAACTTTCTTATCCCGCTTAAAATTACGGTAGCTTTCAATCGCTTCGTTAATCTGTATGGCTATTTCTTCAACCATTTCGAGACAGCGTCTTACATTTCTTGCGTTATCCAAGACTCTCTCATTCAATTCTGCAACATGAAGTGCTGTAGCTTTTGATTTCATTGTTATCACCTATTACATCAGTATCAGTAAACAATCAAGTTCATTCGATGACTTGTTTGTAACATTAACTGCCCCATTCTCATCAGCTGCAACATCAATTTGCTCTGTATCGAATGACCACAAGTCCTCGCTCGGCTTTTTGATATAAACTTGCATTATGCGATATTGCTTTCCTTCGTCAATTTCGCATGGCTTGGTTTGTCCAGCTTCCAGTGTAAGCGATTTGATAACCTTATCTCCGGTTGCTGCGTCGAGCTCAATAAGCTTATCGTCAATATCCCCAAACTTTTCATCTAGCTCTTTTGCTTTCTCCTGGTTATCAAGCTTGATTTCCTCTACTTCCTGAATAAGCGTTTTTAACTGCTCCCCTAACGTTTGAACGTCTTTCTCTTGAGCCAGTGGCTGTGTTTTTTCAAACAGCTTTTTATCCAGCTCATCTTTTGTTGCAAAGGTCTTTACGACATTGTTGAAGTCGGTTTTTATTTCAGCAAGCTCTTTTCTGCTTGCAAACTGCGCTGTCCTTTCCTGGATAATCGGTTCCATCTGGTCTATTGTAACAAAGAGCTTTAGGTCCTTCTTATCGAGTTTTTCCCTTCGCAGTGTTATAATTTCGTTTCCCTGCTCTGTAAACCTGTCAGTCAAACTTTCGTATAGGGCGTATATGTTTATGTTGTGAATTTGCTCTTGCAGTTTTTCAAGCAGAGATTTTAACTCTTGTATCTTCTCTTTATTTTTTAGGACATCTTCCTCGATGTGCTTGTGCTGGATATCGGCGTTTGCATACTTTTTTACAAACTCTTCCAGCAGTTTCTGACTTTCGTCATCATCAGCGTCAGCAAGGCCGATTGGGAGCTCTGTGAATGAATCGCTCCCTCTCAACTTTACCGCCAAACCACCATTGTCTACATTCACCCAAATAGAACCATCTGGGACTTTTTCCATATCGATATTGTCCAGTTCTTCTGTATAGATTACTCCTCTTCCCAGCTGAACAATGTTTTCGCTGACTTTATGGACACCCTGAGGCTTGGACATTTATGCTCCTCCATTTCTTTTTCGATGGAGGGGTTCTATTGCGGTTCCCCTTCTTCGAATTTCATATTGTATATTGGTGTATTGGTTCCCAGGTTGACTTCTACATAATAGAATTCTCCCGGCACATAGGACATTACATCATGCTTACCATTTCCTGCGCCAAAACTAACAATGTTTTGTGTTGCGTATGGGAAGTCGTCCGCATAATAAGGAAGGATGCTTTCATAGAATTCTTCTTCACTGTATTTGTCCTTAACCATCCGAGTTATCAATCTGTGCGTCTTTTCTATATTGGTAGTATCATCGTCCAGCCAATATCCGCTCCAGTCAACATTCTTTACGCATTGCACAAAATCGTTTGCTGCCTGTTCATCATTCAGGATTAGGTTCAGCTCCGGGTATATCGTTACAAAGTCCGCGTTCGTTCTTTTCGCAATCTCAACATCCTGTTTGAATATCTCAAGGTCGCTCTTGTCATACTTTAGCAAATAGCACATGATGTCCAGACTGAACTTTCCGCCAAGAGACTGGATAGCCTTGCCAAGTTTTGTGATTTTATCCTCGCTGCAGTATGGCCTTTGCTGGAAATTAAGAGCTTCTTTGCAGAACGACTGAACGCCGAACGTAATCAGTGTAAAACCAAAATCGGTTAACAGTTCTACGTCCTGAACGGAGCAGTACGCCGGATTCATTTCAATAATTCTATTCTTTGCTCGATTGAAGCATGCTGTTGCATCGCATATATCCATAATGTATTTTATGGGGATTGCATTTGGTGTTCCGCCACCGAAGTATATCGTTTCGATTTCATGCTCATCGAATAAGTCATGGAATCTTTTGATTGACGGAATCAGGTAATCGTATACAAACTTTCGATGTTCTTCGTCCCCCGCGCCCGGCTCTCCTTTATAAAGGCAATACCTGCACTGACATTTACAGAACGGGATATTGATGTATATGCTCAGCTTTTCGTTTTTGTCTAACTTTGCCCAAAGTCCTTTGATGTGTTCAAGCGATTTTATCATTATTTCCTCCGAGTCTATACTGGTGATTTTCATAAACGCATCTGCGCAGCGAAACAATTACATCCCCAATCGGCGATGCCGTACGCACGCTGTTAAATTCATTCGTATACGTTATATCGTCCTTGCTTCTACCATAGCTTTCGCCGATTACCTTGCCGGTATCATCTTTAATGTACGTACGCACATCATCAACAGGCTTAACGGTGTTTAGAATATCTATCTCCACCCCGGCCAGCTCACCACTAACAATAGCCTGGCTTACTTTATCCATTTCCTGAACGAATCTTTCACAGTACATCGCATCAATAAGCATTGTACTTTCCACTGTACCAACACCGATGTATTTAACACCCATGCTATGAATAAACTTAATGCTATTAAATATGTTGCCGACATTAAATGGATGCGTTACCATATGTACGCTTATCTGTTCATCGGAAAGCCCGTTGATTGCTTTCTTTAAGTTTGCCACAACCGGCTCAAATGCTCCGGCCCCGCCCTTAAAACGGCGAAGCTGGTTTGCCCACTTCGTACCGTCCAGGCTAACAGCATATACGATTTTAGGATTTTCCTGTAGGTATGCCAACATATCATCCGTCAGTATTGTGCCGTTTGTTGTGATGACGTAATCCCTGACGCGGCCCTTGTAATTTTCCTCCAAATATTCATATACCGCCTTGATAATATCAAAAGCAAGCATTGGCTCACCGCCAAGAAATTCCACACCAAATTCTTTGTCTTTGCAATTTGCGGCGATTTTTTCAACGGTGCCAAGAACTTCCTCTTTTGTATACTTGCTTGTTTTGTCCTGCTCGTAGCAGTAAAAACAATCCATATTGCATGCTTTGGTAACGTGAATGACGTATCTTTCCAGCATATTAACTCCTTAACTACTTAACTAACTACTTATAAATGTATTTCGTGGTATTCACACGATATTGATGACGTTCTCTGTACGCAGTCACAATATTTTTGCGGCACATTATACTTTGTATTACACCCCATTGTATGCCTATGAGTAGGGGGTTGTGCTGCAACAGTTCTGGCGTGACACAGGCATACATCGCCAAGCTGCCTTGATACACAACGGCAGGTTTCCGTAATGCCTTCGTCGTTTAGCTTCTGTCTATATGTTTTCATGGTGTATTCATTCACCACATTACAGGAGCAACGACCGTTGCAATCACAATCTCTAGTAGCCGCCCGGCTTACACAGCTGCATCCAAAATTGTAGCTATTTATTGCACACGGGCTGCCATACTTGCCACCGTTGCGGTATACGCAAGCGCACCCAATAGGCGCTCTTACATTGCACGAACAATGATCGCCAGCATCTCGGGCCACACATTTGCATGCTTGCATAGACCGGCCATTGCATGTACAATACGGCATACTATCGAGAGCATTGTCGATATCACCGATGGACAGGCTGTAATCCACTCCCATTTTCTGCTGGAAGTCCTTGAAGCTTTTGTAATAATGTTGCGTACACACATTATGAATCTGTCCTGGCGTATCATCATTTGAATTTCTGGGGTCGCTATCGATTATCTCGTTATTGCGATACTTATACATTTTGTCAAGCCGGTCCTTTAAGGTTGCCAAATCCTTCCAATCATTATTGGCTGGCCCGCTTTGTCTTATATCATCAACCATTCGGCTGTATGTGTTTTTTAAGCTTCTTAAAGCCATCCTATCGTCCTCTTATTCATTATTCTGTTAAAATCCGCTATCTACGTCGCAGAGGCATCCCGGCGCTTTAGGATTGTTTCCCGACTGACACAAGTCTTTGTTATTTACGATATCGCAGCCATTAACTGACGTTGCACTTCGGGAATTACACAAGCAGTCCTGCACTTCATCGTCGCCCTGTGATGCCAGACGCAATTTCCGTACAACCTCCAACATTTTGCCTTGGAAATATCTGTCGATACCAGACAGGGCACAATACAGCCCCCTAATTTGAGAGAGAATGCCTCCGTTGTTTACATAGTTTGTAGCAAGACATCTGTAGCACTGTGTATTTGGGCAATCCTGACATCCAATATCTTCCTCTTCGTATTCAAGGAAAATTCTTCGTCTGTCTTCATCCAGTTCTCCATCGCCCATCACATTGCCAATCAGCGTATCTTTTTCCGGGTCATTGAAGTAGATTTGATGGCATGGATAAATTTCGCCCGTTGCGGTTATTGTGACAAAACTTCTGCCGGCGCCGCACGGTGCGTCCGGGCGACACTCCAGACCATTTGCAAACTTATCAAACGGCGCATAATTGAGAGCTTCCTGATAGTCCATGCTCTGCAGCAAATCTGCGACACAGTCGTTGAAGATTTTTTGGCTGTTTTCCTGATAGAGCTTTACATCTGACGCATCCCATTTTTCCTCGGCTATCGGAAGGAACCAGATACGCTTGAACCCTAATTCCTTACGGAAGAAGTTGTAATTCTCATACAGGAATGGCATTGTTTCCTTATTGATGCAGCCATGAATGGACAGGCGGTTATCGTCCGGGTTGTTATCGTAAAGCTCCTTGAATCTTGGCAGATTCTTTTCAACCATATGCCACGAGCCTTTTCCGGCAACCGTCAATCTGTATCTGTCCTGTACTTCAGGAATTCCATCCACAGAAAGCTGTATGCCAAGATTAACCATGTCGCGGTATTTACGGAGTACGCTATAAATATGGTCATTCATTACTGTGGCATTCGTAACCATTGACGCCGTAAAGCGGAGTCCTTTTTCGTCTGCGACTTTTACGCCGTATTCTAACACTTCCTCAATCGTGTCGATATTGAGTAGAGGTTCTCCCCCAAAGAGGAGAACGGAAAACTCATCCAGGCCTGTTTTCACAGCATTATCCGAAAGCCAGTCGATTGCCTTTCGTCCAACCTCTTTGCTCATTTTTGTTTTGTTGTGTTTCTCAAAACAATAAGTGCATCGCAAGTTGCAGTTTTCCGTTAAAAGTAAGCTTGCCGCTGTTGGTAGTTGTCTCAAAATTATTTCCTCCAAAAAAACCTTAGTAGTAAACCATATATTCAAATGGCCCTTGATAACTACCTGTATTCCCTACATAAAAATACGTATCGTCTTTTCTCGTCCATGTTTCACCTAACATTCCTCCAGGGTTGGTGACACATGATATGCCAACAAATTTTGGCGTTATTTTTACGCCGTGAATGGTTTCCAGATGATGTTCAATCTTAACTTCATTTCCCATTCCTGCAAAATTTGCTGTGCCATGGATTTCGCGGTTGTTTTCAAAATCGCGAATTTTACCGTCAATCTTAACCTTGATGGTATCCGTAGCGCGGTTGTAAACCATCTGGCCTTCCGTCATTTCGGGAAGTTCTTCATCCGCAGTGGATTTTACGATTGGCCGGTCTACCTTCTGGTTCCAGTTTTCTTTATCTGCCTTCGTTACAAACTGAGCTTTCTCATCCTGGATAACACATACGTTATGGATGGAATTGACAGCGGCGCCGTCTTTCAACGCCGCTTTATTCCAATAATATTCATCCAGTTCGAGATTATCTCGTGCCGCTTTTTTATCAACGACATCCGAAAGGTTTTTATACTTATCCAAGGCAGAATCGGCAAACAGCTGTATCCACCGTTTCTTTTTTGCATCGTACCTAAGTAATCTCATTGCTTATCCTGCTCTTTCTTATTTTTTTCCACCGCTGTCGCTTCCGCTGCTACTGCTATCTTCCAGTTTTTTGACGCGCTCTTTCAGTGCAGTGTTTTCCGTCTGCAGGTCTTCAATATCGCCCTGCATAGTTTCGACCGTTTCCGTTAAGGCATCCAATTCATCCCGGAGCTTCTTAATATCTTTTTTACCAGAGTTCAAGAACAGGCCAAACGGGCTTTCATCACCGGACGTCTTCATAATCAAATCGTACAGATAATTGATAGCTCCGGAAAAACTCATGCGGCCGCCCAATGGATTGGACTCCCCGATACCATACGTCCCGATATACTTTGTGATGTTTACGGCAAGACTGAACGGATAAATACCTTTGAACTTTCTTTCCATGTCACTCATCTGGTCAACACCAGCAATTACATGCGGGTTAACAGGGTCTGTACAGATAAGGTCACCATAACGGTCGAGTATCTGGGTTATACCATAGGAATCAAAGTTTTCTTTGAATGACTCTTCTGCGGCCTTCTTAGCATCGTCCGCACTATCGAAAACTTTCTTAAGCTTATCGCGCAAATCGTTTGTCATATCTTCCATTCGGATTTGATCTGCTTTTGGCCGGTAGTTTTCCAGGTCTGACAGCATTGCCGCGTCATCCAATTTTTTCTGCATCTGCGGGATTGAATTGACAGGCTCTGCGATAGTGCTATCCACATCAGACAACGAAATTTGGTCAATAGCCTTACGGAAGGTTTTATCCACGTAGGTCTTTTCAACCTTCGTCGTACTAAGGTTTTTAACTGCCTCTTCGAGGGCTTGGACGGAGGTTACTGCACCGCTATTGGAATCAAAATTTGCCATGATACTGTTAAGATTTGCCTGCATATCATTAAGCTTTTTCTGCAGCAGTGGGTCAAAGTCGCCCTGAATTACTGGGATAGCCTTCTTGCGGAAGTTTTCATCCACATATTCTTTATCCGCTTTCTTCTCCTGCAGTTCCGGGACTTCATTTGCTCTGTCATATGCCACCTGAGCATTATAATCCAGGTCTTTGCGGGAAACCTTGTCCAGGTCTTTTACGAATACTTCACCAAGCGTAGTTCCTCCGTTTTCCAGATTTGTAATTCGCTCACGGAGTTCATTATCGTCATACGCCGTTCCCTCATTCAAAGCAATATTGGTTATCTTCTTACGAATTTCGGGGGTAAGGTCGTCAAGCCCAATCAGTTTGTCGTTGAGACGAATCTTCTTGCGAAAATCCGGCTCAAGCATATGCTCCCTTATAAGGGCTGTTTTCTTTTTCTTTCTTTCACTCATTTTTATTCCCCTTGTACCTCAACTATCTCATTTCCGTTATACGGTGCCGAAGATGTATCAAGCCAGAGGTCTCCATCTTCCGCATCAACAGGAACCGTGCCCCCGTAGAAAATTCTCGGATATGGATTGCCGATATTGATTTTATGGATATAAATAACAGTGAGTTCATCGCCAACTTCCAGGTTTTCAACGAAACCAAAGTGGCGGTTTGTGATTTCAACCAAGCCGCCCGATGCAGCGGAACGGGTCAGTGCATCATTAAGGGTTACCTGCAGCAGGTTTCGTCCCGGCTGAAAATCGCCCTTTTCAACTTTAAACAAATAGGTCAGCTCTTCGGTTTCCTCATCATAAACCATTGTTGAGTTCCTATACTCACCATCTTCGTTATGATACCGGAATGTTCTTTTATCTTTATCTATTTCCGTGATTGTGTAAATTTCACAAGTGATTACGGAGTCCTTGGAAATACAAATCGTTCCATCATTTTTAACACCTGCGGGAACCCAGTCGCTCTCGCCTTCGAGTTTGACCATTTCGATTCCCGTGGCTGTGTCGATAAATTTCGAGCCGACAGGGATGTCTCCCCACTTGTACTTGTCTTTATCTTTTTCGGTAATAATTATCGCTCTGCCAGGAGCGAGAACGTTTTCGCTAACTTTGCGTATACCGCGAGTTTTCGTAGCCAAATCGCCACCAATCCTTTCTGTTTCATCGGCAAATCCTCTTTTCAGGTATTACCATTAAGTAGAGCGCTATTGGAGAAAACTGCATAATACAAAAACTGCCTCCCCATTACATATTGTATGTGGACGGCAGTTTTGTATTTTTATCCAATGCTGCTTTTGCATTATGATGTTTTATCAAATGTAGACTTTTGTGAGCCTCCATTCAACTTCTCCGTCACTAAAGACGTCTCCAGTTTTTGCATTGTCTGGGATAGTGATAGGAGTATCGCCTGTTTTTCCTGCCTTAACACATTCAAGAATTGACCCGAAGTCGATGCTATTCCCTGCATTAAACAGGTTTTCTCCTACTGAATACTCCTTGTTTCTTTCGACAGCACCTATGCCAAGCAACAGGCTCCCGGTGAGCTTACTCTTTCCATCATCAACCTGCTCCATGCGAAATATCGCTTTTTCGCCTTTTGTAATCTGTTTTAATCTTGTGAGGAAAATTGTTGCCACCTTCTTTATTCTTTTATACAGTCGTATTCAAAAACAACGTCTGCGTCTGTAATGTCGAACCCTTCAGTTTTTGACGAGTCGTTAATCCAAGTCACTTCGTTTGTTTCCGCATTATATGAGATGCAATCATGGAAGTATCTTATGCCGTCGATATACATACGGATTTTACCAATAGGTTTGTAGGATAATTTGAATACAGACTGTGTTTCCCCTTCACCGACATGGAACACATCCTCATAATCATCTTTTGCAATATCTTTTATTTCTTGGACATCATCGTAAGCTTTCATTGCAAGCGACAATACGGAGTCTGCATCCCTCGAACTTAACTCATTGATAAGAGTTGGTTTCGTGTTAAACGAGCCCAAATACGAATACATCGATTTCAGGTCTTTATCTGTGGCTGCTTCAATTCTTTCCATAGTTGCCAACACTTCATTAATAGCATTGACTATGGTTTTCTGTTTCGTATTTAAAGCTTTGTTTTTTCCGACCAGCTTGTGCGCTGTCATCAATGGGTTGCTTGTAAGCTTCTCCCCGAGTATATCGGATTGAAGCTCGTTAAAGCTTTTTGTCGGTTCGTCGTTATTCGAATACATTCAACGAGCTCCTTTTCCTTTACTTCTTATTTGAGTTTTTCACCAATTGTATACTCGGGGAACGTCTTGCCATCTTTCAGCTTACGGATGATATATAGGAGTCCACATCCGGAAGTCATCAAGGTTGTTTCCATTATCTCTTCACCGTCGTGGCTAATGGCGCCATCGTTCCAACGGCAAACCCTATCGAGCTCTTTACAGAAGCCATCCACGTCTACCCCTTCGGCAGCATCCAGCGGCACCCTTAAGCCCTCTTTATAATACTCGGTGAAGTCGTAACCGATTGTGCGCCCTTTAATGGCGTCATCAACCACCGTTTCGGTGTTTTCGTTATCTCTCAATGTACCAAGTACACGAATTTCGGTTGTAGCATTCTTCATGTCATAGTTGGGACCAAACAGGTCTTCCGGTGTTAGCGGGTCACCGAAGAAGGTGCTGGCATGGTCAGTTATAAAATGACAGCCGGCCGGAACTACAAAGTAGTGCGTCCATGCGTAGTCGCTTTCATCAAATTGAGGCAGTGATGGTTGCGGAGTAGGCTCCGGTTCTGGAGTGTCGCTGCCACTATTACCGCCGCTACCGCTCTCGCCACTGCCACTATTGCCACCATTATTCTTCAAGGCCTCAGCAATGGCAGCTTCAATCATTTGCCTTACAACGTCAGTGGATGTAAAATCTTTTGCCTGAATGATTGCCTCAACGCCGGTCTGTGTTACGCCGCCCAGCTCCGCCAATGTTTTCTGCTTGGGAATATCTTCAGCTTTAGCATAGCCTGTAAGGTCAGGAATATCATCCTTTGTAGCAAGGTTTGATACATCAGGAATATCGCTCTTTTTTGCTAAGTTGGATACATCCGGGATGTCACTTTTCTTGGCAAGTCCGGTAACATCGGGGATGTCTTCCTTCGTAGCATATCCTTCCAGTTCATTCTTCTGTACAAAATTTGTTGTATCGATGGGGTCTGCAGGCGTGCCGCCTTCTCCCTTTAAGGACTCCAGCCATTCTTTTTCTGTGCCCTTAAAACCATTTCTTACGGCAATTTCGTAAGCAGACTCACCATCTTGTCCCGAAACTCCATTTGTGCCAGGGGTTCCCTGCAGTGATTTCAGCCACTCTGCTTCGCTCCCTGCAAAGCCATTCTCTTTTGCGATTTCAAAGGCGGATTTCCCATCTGTACCATCACGGCCGTTTTGTCCGTCTTGGCCAGGGTCACCTTTTGGGCCCTGTTCTCCGGGGTCACCTTTGTCACCCTTAACGCCTTCGCCAACAGAAATATCAGCCAGCTTATCATCGATTTCCTTGCGGGTATACACTTCGGTGATATTGGCCTTTGCTTTTAAGACGCCAACGGAGGCATAATGCCTATTTATATTTTCACCAAAACGTCTAAGGTCGGCGTAGTTGATTAATTTTTCATCAATATTTTCTTCAGTTACTTCCTCTGGACGAGTATCCATGTTTCACTCCGTTCCTTTCGTTTTTATTTTATTGAAAAAGAGCATCTATTTCTTCAAGGGAAGCGATGCGCAGAGGTTCTACTTCCATGACTGGCTTATTCTTGAACAAGGCATCGACCTCTTCAAGAGAAGCGACGGAGAGAACATCTTCCAGCTTCTGCTCTTCCCTTTCATTAAAGAGTGCGTCAATATCGTCTGGTGTAACAACTGAAACGTCAGCATCCGACTTTAAGGATTCGAGCCATTCCTCTTCTGTCCCAGTAAAGCCGTTATTCTTGGCAATCTCGTAAGCGGACGCACCATCTCGTCCAGAAATACCATCTGCACCTTGCTCGCCACGCAGAGACTCCAGCCATTCTTCTTCGCTTCCGTCAAATCCGGCCTCCGAAGCAATGTCATAAGCAGATTTACCCGGGTCACCTTGGTCTCCCTTTTCGCCCTGCTCACCTTTTTCAGCTTGAACCGTGCTTAAAAGGTCATCTACTTCATTCTTTGTGTAAACTGACTCTGCGTCTGCCTTTTGTCCAAGAACTTCTTCCTTTGCGAAAAGCTCGTCTGCTTCCTCTTTCGTGTAAGCATCCACACCTCCACTAAACAAGGGGCGGTACTTTCCATCAACAAAGAAGTAGCTCTTGCCGCTATATGTAACATACAGTTTGTCTTTTTCGCCTTCGAGCGGGAAATTTGCAACCGACGGATATGTTTCAACCGATTTATCCAGCGCGGTACTTCCCGAATCGCCGGTTCCCATTTTTACATAAGCATTGTTGCTGCTATCCCAAATAGCGAATGCTTTTTCAAAAATGGCGACATAAAGCATGTCATTAAGGCCGGTTACAGGCAGGTCGTCTAATGTACCAATTACCTTTATGCAGGATATTACTTTGGGATTTCCTGACCCGTCACCAATTACAATTTGCCCGGTTGTAGGGTCAAGTACAAGTGTTTTTTGATTGAGCTTGTCCGGAAGGCCTTCTGCCGCCAGACGAAGCTCCAAATCAGACAACATCTTATCGGTAATAACCCTATCTGTGACGCTTGCTCCGCCATTCCCGTAAGGATAATTGTCATTAAAACCAATTGTGGTTTTATTATTCAAGAACAGCATCCCCTTTATAAGTTTGTAACACTAAAAGTCATGCCCTTGATATCGTTCATCTTCAGTTTCTTTCCTGACGGAACAGCCAAGATCATTTTGAGCGTCAGGTAATTTTCAGAGTTACCCAACTCCCCATTATTGATTGCGCCACTTAATATAGTATCCTTCGGAAATTGTACCGTGGCTTCATTGCCTGCCACTTGTGGCGTGAGCCAGTAACCACCGTTTAATACAAACTGACAGTACTTAAGCAGGCTCCCGTCCTCTTCGTGGTCAAATGATACCGTGATGCCGAAATCCTTCAAATCCGCGACACGCTCTGTACCATACCGATTGTTCCAAATCATGAACTCTATTTCCAGGTTATCCTCCTGATTGTACGAGCCAGCATAGAAGTCACTTGTTTCTTCGTAATTATCTTCCTGCTCGCGCCGAACAAACCATGTTATTGAGGGTTTTTCCATGTCCTACATTACCTCCAAAATCAGGTCATCGTCCTATGCGGATAATGTTTACATACAAAGTATTATCCGGAGACATCCATTCGGATTCCAAATCAATAATCGCGCCGTCTTCTACATAGACGAGACTATACTCGGAATCCTCATTGAGCGGTACGACACCTTCGTTATTAACACACACGATATGTACATAATCTTCTTTTTTGCAATCCGCAATTGTGTTATCAATATTGGAAGCGTTAAATACCATCTGTGCGCGAGACTTGATAACGCCTTTGCGTAAATCGTCAGCCAGGTCGTCTACCTTTATCTTTTCCGATGTCTTTCTGTACTCTTTCAGCGTTTCAAGTTTTGCTTCCGCATTTTCCATTCTCTCTTTTAAGGAGTCCAATACTTTGCCGATATTATCAGACATCGTATCAACCTTATCATTGAGTGTGGTCAGGTCTTTCAGGGCCTTATCAGCCTTCTGTTCAATCTCGTTCATCATTTCGTTAAGCTGGTCATAGCTCCAGACATAACGGGAAATTTTATAAGAAACCTGTTGCCCATCCTCAATTGGACACATGATGCGGAAGTATTTTGTTGTAACATCCTTGTCCGAATCAGTAGCGTTCTTTTCACCATCTACCATTTCAGCAAAGTCCAGGTCGCGAATCAGTCTGCGGCCATCCACAAATACCTCAAGCTGACTTGCCTTAATCGCATACGGAAGGTCAGTTACAAAAATCTTGTCCGGGTTTATTGCTGCATTATACGGGAAGAAGTTCTCTGCCGTAAAAATTGCCGCCCGCTGGAACACGTTTTTTAACGGAGCATTTTTTACAACATGATGAACTACGCACTGTACAACAGTTGGCCTGTCCAAAGGCTCAACCAGCTTGAAGCCGATACCGGATGATAAATATGGTTTTGTTCCCGCCTGCACTACCTCAGTAAACTGGTCAGCCATAACAACCTGCTGGTCAATGGTGATTTCCAGTGCATTCGTGTTGGGGATAAACCGAAGATTCGTTTCGCTTTCATCGAACAGGAAGGTCTGGCCGTCTTCAGGGAATTCTTTTACCGTCCACATTTTTATGGTTCTAAGCGGCACATTCGTAAAATCGTTCATAATGCGCCAGCCCCATACACCATTTGTTCTGGACCAGATGTTTAAGGTATTGCTGTCGTAGTCATACCAGATATCATTTTCTTCGGGAGATTCCGGCTCCACAAAATAGATAAAGCGTGGTTCCTGGTAAAGTTTGCCGTTTAAGAAGAGGCGGTTTAATCGGTCAACGTATACCTTTCGGTATGTTCTATCGTCAACGATAAATTCCACATCAATCGTCTCGCCGATAATCCAGTGCGCAAAAGCAATTAAGAATCTTTTATCGAGATTTACGTTGGCAGCACTTGGCGACTCTGCATTAATACCAAACTCTGTGCTGTACTGGGCCTTATCATTAATCATAATGGCATCCACACGGTCATTGCAGTAGCAATACTCTACTTCGACAATCAGGCCGGCAGCACGAGTAGTAACGCCAATCTTTCTGCCATCTACATTGATAGCTTTCAGGTTGCCGAGCGTACCACTCGGTTCCCTAATGACAAGCTCTTCCGGTTTGTAATTGGTTGCCCGATAAGCATTTACAAATATCAGTCCTTCTGCGGATGGAGAATAGGGCGTATACTTGAGCAGAATTTCACCATCTTCCGATACCTGTACACGTTCTGTAATTCTTTCATACATGGGCGGTGCGAACTGAAGTCTGGTGGGCGGCACAATGATTTCTTCGCCGGCCATGTCAATTAGAATACCTTCACCAATATCCACGAAATAATTTCCCGCATAGGAGATATCAAAACCTTCTACCAATCCGTAACCTCCTGTGCGGAGGCGTTCACGGTCAACCCATCCCTTTACGATATCAAAGTTGTAATTAAGAGGTTCTGACCGCAAGGCTGCAGAGAAGTCTATCACCTTTAATTTATTTTCTATCATTTGATGCCTCAATTCTTGTAAGTTACATAAATTTGGTCTGCGGCCACTTTGTAGCGGTCTACTGACTCTTTGATTCTTGCATCGTATTCACGATAATTTTTCGGCAGTTCTATAACGGCGCTTACACCAACACGGTATGGCCGCCCTTTAATATGCCCAACATCCATCATTTCATAATCTGTATATTCTGCAGGGAGGCCTCCTCCGAGCTGACGGATATCATATGCTGCAGGCTCGCCAACAAATTCAACATGTACACTCGCTATTCTAACTGCGGCGCCCATGGTTTGCCATTTGCTGCGCTCTATCAGCATAACTTCCGATTCACCATCTACGCCAATCGGAAGGGCATATACATCATAGGTCATATCAATGTACTCAATCTTCATCCGTTTTGGCTTGCTTAAAACCAGTCGGTTGGAAGATGATACGAACGGTTCCACCGTGACATAACAATTTTCGTCATTGATTTCCGTAAGCAGATGCACCTCATCTTCAATAAGGCTATACTGTGTCTGTTTATGCAGCATAACTGTCCCCTGCGTTGTATATACGGATATATCTCCGTTTTGACGCGGAGGGTCTGTTATCAAGAGCTTGCTGAAATACACTTCGCCGTTTTTATCAATCATGTCAAGCATTACGTCTGCTTTATCGATACTATACTCGACGATGCGGAAATTTTCTATTTTAGAGTCAACTTCTTTTCGGATATTTACAGCCGGGTGTTTTCTCCTCAATGGAGTATTGGTTGAACCGATATAATCAACAACGTCATTGGTTATCCACAAATACTGCGTCCTTGTTCTCGTATACCCGTTGAGAAAACAGGAAACCAAAATGTTGTAAATCAGCGGTGCGTAAGTTTTGATGTTTCTTTCCGAAAAAATCTTTTCATGGGAGATTACAATGTATCCTCGGTCCGGTTTTTCCAGTATTGCCATTGGAGCACTCTTTCCGTTTCCGTCAAGGATAACGCTCAGTGCGCCCGTGTTCAGGTTTTCATCGTAATTAACATTCTCTTTTATTACATACCCGTAATCTGCGAAGAATGAATACTCCGTTTTTCCACCGAGTTCATTCACACCAAGGTCTTCCGCCTTTATCGTGTAAGCATCCTTGCTCTTATCCATAAAGGCAGCCATGCCTTCATCCGAGAGTGTAACCCAAACATTGCACCCGTTCTTCATTATGGTTTCGTAATCAAGCTCAGCAATGCTGCCGTCCTTGGTTTGCACACCGTCTTTTGACTGAATGATAATCCAGTCAAGATTTTCCGTATCTTTTACAAGGAGGCTTTCCGGGTTGGTGTCACGGCCATTTACTTTTACGTTGGCTGGTGATACCCCACGGTAAGAGGCGTCACCGAATATCGCAATAATCGTTGAAGCAAAATCTTTTGCTCCTGTCTGATTCAGAACACCAATATGCATATTGTAGTCGTTGATACTGGAATAACGGTCATCGCGTTTCACCATACAGGAGAATGTAAATTCTTCTGGTGTAAATTCCTTATATCCGGCCGGCTCATAAATAAACCGGTGATTGCTGTGACGGAGTGGCAGGTCAACTGCCTGCCTGTTCTCGTCAAATGCAATAAAGTTTCGGGTCGTAAACCATTGGTATGGAGCAACATAAGTTTCTTTCCCCACGGAAAAATCGGGTTCTACTTCGACAACAATTTTCTGGGGATGGTAGTCTTTTTCAACGTGTGAGAGCGGGATGTCTAAAAAGCCAGGTTTTTTTGTTGCCCGCACAACATGCGGAGATGGATATATTTTCAGCTTAACTCATCCTTTCTCAATACTAAGTAACTGTTATCTCCAGGTTTTATTGTTTCGTCAATCTTGTAGGCCCTGACACGGCCATCTTCTGCCATATCGTAAAGCGTATTTACGACGCCGGATTTTGTAACAATATCGACCACATATTCCATGCCATCTTCGGACATGTTTATGCAATAGCTGTCATCTTTTAAGTAGTCCACGATAAATGTTTTATATCCGTTATGCAGAACACTGTCGTCCAGCTTTATGATTTGACCATCTATAAGCTGGAACAGGTCACCGCTTATCAAGTCGTATCGCTGTGATGCTGCGCTAATGTCGGTTACAATCGCTTCGTCCCGGACATGATACAGCTTAGTCCTATCGACATCACCACGAATACCATACAGTACAATATCCGCTCCATCGCTCGGAATTTTATCCAGTACCAGCGATTCCGCTACGTCAAAAATCTCACGTTCATAATTGGTAAAGATTGCCCGGCCATCCGGGAGTATACGGTACGAGGCAGAAAGGTCAAGTGGAATATTGTCGCTATCCGTGACAATAATGGGGCCCTTAACGGCTGCAGGGACAATTTTGCGAATTGTTCTGCGGTTAATCACATCCGTTTCTTCCCCGTCTTCCTTAATCAGCGTGAAGCTGGATATGGTTGCCGTTATGCTGTCAAATATTCTGGCCGATGTGTTTTTGGAATGATAGACATGTTCGTATACAACATCTTCGTCCTCTCCAACCTCTGTAATTGTCAACTTCCAGGTATCTACATCGATGTACTCGAATGCATAATTGTATGGCCTTTCCAGTTTTACATGGGACACATCCATATCGAGCGTCATGCCGTCATAGCTAAAAAGACTGTATGGGATTTTTTGGGTTAATGCTGCGGCCGGCGTCTTTTCAATAACGCCTACCCATTTTGCCCCCTTTATCCCTTTCAGTTTTAAGAGGATGTAACTTCCTTCTTTTTCCTCTGCAGACTCATCTGTTGTTACAAAATCTTGCCGGCAATCATCTTTGATTGCGATATTGGATATGCGGCCGGAAGCAATCTGCCAAAGAATGTTTACGTATCCATCCCTATCCATATCAAAGTATGGAATTTTCCCATAACGCAATTCGTCGAACTTCAACTTCGTTTTCTCTGGGGCTTTAATTCTAGGTTCAGTTGAATCAAAGATGTATACCCGCTTATCGAGGTCGTCGTTTACGGCTTCCTCTTTATAGTCCAGGAAGTATCTGCCTCTTTTGAGGAATATTAATTCCTGTTCAATTTCGGCATCCTTTTCCGCATTTTCCACCTTAAAGGCATTCTGCTCGAATGAGATTCTTCCGCCATTTGTGTTTTGGATACTCGTGAACCAATACTGCGGACGGTTATCGTAAACGTCCATCACTCGAAGCGTATTGCCTTTATTGGAATATACCCCTATAAAGAATTTATCAATATCGACTTTTGTATTACAGTGTGATAGCTCCTGCTCTTTATCGCCAACAAGCTCGTAGCAGTAAACATATGTTCCTGTTTTTCTGAATCTCAGCTTGTGTGTCTTTTTATCTGGCTTTAGCGGACAGCTGCTGTTGTAAAGCCTGCTTTGCGTACCAAGGTTTTTCTTGTATACGGAGAAATCCAGGCTGCCGACTTTTGCCAGAATGGCACTGCGCGCCTCATCAGCACTGGTTAATCCAATGCCGTATGAAGCAAACACAAAGCCAAAACCGGGCATGCAGTAATCAACCTCTGCGTCAATTACTACATCGCCGGTATATATGTAGTTAAGCATAACAATGTCCTGCTCATAGAAGTGCATGCCATTCAAGCCTTCTACGCGGCCATTTGTCTGAAAGATTTCCTGCATTAAGATGCAACCACCATTCTAAATTTATCAACCGTCAATGTAACCGTTGGGCTATTAACATTGATTTTAAACTGGAACAGAGAATAGTCATCATAACGAATCTCTTTGAGCTTATCGCTATTTGCCGCATATTTTCTCCACGGCGTAAATACCAGATTGCTTTTTCCTTCACGAGCACCTCTGATATAGAACTCTACATATTCATCCTGATTATTTGTTTTGTAACAAATATCTTTCAGAATATAATTTGCTTTTTCACCCATATCGTAAATCTTGCTAATGAATGTTCCCTGACTAATTCTTGTCGGCGCCAACATGCCGCCATCTTCCGTTTCTGCGTATCTTGCATAAACATCTATGCTATGAATTACTTTGTTTTTATTCGCAATAACTTCGACATAGTAGTAATTCCGAACGAGGTTGTGTGGTATTGAAAGCAGATTTGCATTTTCCTCCGTAGCAAGCAGAGTATATCCGCCGCTTCTCGTGTTTGAGCCGTACAATTTGATTGTAAATCCTTTGTACTGCCCCTCAATAATGTCGTTCACTTTTACATAGAGTGCATAGATGGACGACTTTGTATGCGTAAAGAATACTGGCGTTCTTGCGCTTCCGCCGTCAAGTGTCGTTATGAGTGTGCCCTTCTTAAGCTGCATCCTGGATATCAGACACTGCTCAAGGTCAATGGATTCTGCCAAGGTAAGACCATATTCAACGTTTGCCGACGTCTCAATCTCTTTTGTCTGGCTGTGAATATTCAAGTCTTTGTAAGCAGCACCCGCAATATCGAATTCCAAATCACATTCGTATTTTTCGGGCATCTTTTCGGCAATGTTAAAGTTCAGCTTATTAATGTTCTTCCTGTGTGATTCTTTAATCCCTTTCAGGTCGGTGTACGGAAGAGACACAATATCGTCAATCGTTCCGCTCGTTCCTGAGAGCACGAGGAAGTATCTGCAATTTTTTTCAGGTTTGCCACAGATGCCGTAAGCGAGGTCTTTTTCCCGCTCCAGCTCATATCCATCTTTTGTCTCCAGGAAAATGGATTTCGTCATGGTCAGGCCATCAACCTGCGTCTCCTTAACGATACTTGCTTTCAAGTCGCCGACAATGTACAGCGAGATTGCATGCCCCTCGATATAAAACGATGTAATATCCAGCGCAGCATATCCGCCTGTTTTATCAGCCGACTTGAAATTGAGACCGTAGCTATTCATGCCGTTTTCTGTCAGCGCAACCTTCATATTTATATTGTGCCAGAGGTTAAAGCTTTCGCATGCTGTTTGGTGCGCAGCCTTACTGATTCCCTTCGGCAGACGCTTCGTGAGGTCTACAGAACAAAGCTTTGCCATAACCGAAGTCCTCATATTTGAGTACGGCAGGTAGTTTGTGGAGCGCATATGGAACAGCAATTCGCCATTCATCCTGCTTACGTCGTGAAGTTCGATGTTACTGAATGCATCTACCCGGTCATTGAAAATATCACTGAAGTAGTAATACTCCCGCCCCTGGTCATAAATATAGCCGTTATGAACCGCTATCTTATCTTCATCCGTTATGCGGGCGGCGGTTAATACGCCATTGAGGATAGATGTACTAAACGACGCATTCGTGCATGCCGTGATGATTTTATCCGGCTCTTCATCGAATCGAAGATTGTATCGTGCTCCATCCGGGCAGTTCTTATAAGTATTTGTACCAATAAGCTTATAAGCCTCTGCGGAGAAGTTTACCAGATTATACAGTTTATCCTCATACTCTTTTGTATAAGATACTGTGGATGCCCGTCTAATGGAATAAACGATACGCAGCGGGATGCCGAGATACCGTTCATCGGACCATATGATAAGGCCCTCATCTTTCATCACTTCGTACCCGCTGGTCAAGAGCGCATTGCCCTGGTAAACCTTCAGGTCGTTGATATTTGAGAACTTGAGCTTGTTTACGAGCTTCTCTTTTACAACAATGTTCTCCTCGATGCCAGGCTCTATTTCGTAATTGACAACAAGCCCCGGCTCGGTAAATACCATGTATTCGCGCAGGTCGTGATACATATTATCCTGCTCGATAAAATATCTTTCCTCCAGCGGGACTTCGTTGGCAAGGATATACCTGTTGTTTACATTATTGATACTGATAATCCAAGAGTCTGCGTTTTTGGTTTCCAACACTGTCGTAATGGAAATGCCCTTCTCATCTACGCCCAGGCTCCAGTTATCACCAGAGGTTTCAAAACATACCTTATCTTCTCTTGCATTTTTCGTTGAAGCAATTACATAGTATTTCAGTTCCGTCATGGACATAACCGGCGTAAACGTGTTTACCAGTTCAACTCCCGATTGCTTTTCCCGAATCATGGAGAACGTATTGTAAGCAACATACTCAGATGCCTGTTTGTACGTTATTCCAAGATGGTCAAAGATTGAGCCCGTACCAGAGTTTACCGTTTCACGAATTTCACCGTTTGCTGTTACAAACTCTGCGGAAAGTTCATGTGAAAGCCCGGTCAGCTGGTAGCTGTCTGCTCTGCCATCCAAATCCTCGTATCGGATTGTTACCTTTTTCGTTTCACCGCTTTCCGTGTCTTTTACCAGAATGTATCCATTCGTTCCTCGGGTAGCATACAATTCTTTATTCTTCGTATCGTCCCCAAACAGATGCCACAGGATTGGTTTGTTTGTAACCTGCCTGATAACCTCACCTGTTATGTCCATCTCGAAGATTTCTTCTCCTGGCGCAAGTTCGATATACTTCTTGTTCATACCCTTATACTGGTCTTTTATCTTCTGACTAGCACTGGAGATGGAAGCAAAATCGCTCAGGTCGAGAATAATCTGGCCGGGGTCGGAAGTCGTATTCTTAAAGCGTGCTTTTGTTGTATATTTGTATTCGTCGCCTACGAGGATACTGCTGCCGCCAGACTTCTTATACAAGGTTATGTTGCAGTCCGTGTCGATATCCAGTTTCGGGTTCTTGAGGCCGTCCGTGTTGAAATCGACTTCGTATCTGGCGCCTTTCAGGCTGCCGCCGATATGCAGGTATTCTACTACCGGGTATGCCGCCGTGTAAGGAATGATTTCCACATTCAGAACTTTTCCGTCAACATTTTCCGGCAAGCGGATTGTTTTTCCGGACATCGTAAGCGGTGTACCATCAGACAATCCAACATTCACGTCATAGCTTGCCATGGCAATGTTTTTGATTTTTACAGGATTCTGCCCATACTTTTGGATGATAACCTGAACCGTCGAGCGCTTCTTGAATTCACGCACAATATCCTGCGGCTGGCGATAGGTCATCTGCGTAACCTGCCCATCAACGATTTCCGTGACGGTAATTGCGCCCTGCAATGCAGGAATGTCTGACTTATCCAGTGTGAACGAATATGAGTTACAACTCATTTCACGCCCCTGGCCACCAATGATAATTTGGCCAAGAGAATCTGGACGGGTACTCTCGAATGATTTTCCGTCTTCACTGATTTCAAAGCCATTGCGCCCTTCAATATAACTTGAAGAAGTTATATCAATACGCCGGCAAGCAACACTGTAGTTGACAAGCTCTTTTCCCATGCCGGTGACATCGACGCCGAACAGGCCTTTTGAGTCACCATGGCCAACCGTAATACCCGTGCTGCAATCTTCAACATTGTGATTGATGGTGATTTGAGCGGTCGAAGTAACGTGCGCTGCAACATTTTGGTTTACGATGCTTCCGTTCTGCATCTTGTAATACGAATACTCTTTACGTAAATCCTTTTCGCCACTATCGGAAACCAGTGCGCATTTTTCAATGGACATGCCGGCAAACGTATCTTTTGGTGTGAACTTCAGTTTGTACGAAGCGTTCTCTTCAAGGTGATTGCCCTCTACGCGGGTTACGCCATAGGTTTCCACATCGAGGTCATCTACATAGTAACGCTTTTCACCATTCTGCTTCCGCGTTCCAAGAACATGAATGTTTTCCGGCTTGTCAATCTTTTTAACATCGTAAGCTCTCACACAAAACTCTACATTTTTCGGATTGACTTCATCCGTGTATTTTGTGAGCGTGAGCTGGATGGACGCTTCAACATTTGTGCGGCCGATATACTGCCGAATACGTTCAAAGTCTTTTTTGTACGCATTTACTTCAATGTCTGTGGTTTCACTCTGGCCAAGACGCTTAATATAATCCGCCCGCAGGGAGTCGTTATATCCTACGCCGTTTTGCACAGCTTCCATCGGGGCATCCCAAACATGCGGAATGTAATCCGTTTTCTGGAAGCCATGTTCCCAAATATCCCTGTTCCAAACCTTGGCCCGGAAAATATCTCGGTTTAATTGTACCATGTCTTCGTACATGGCCCTGTGGTCTTCACGGCTCAGCGTGAATTTTTTATCACCAAACGTGTATATATCAATTGCTTCATCCTCGATTTTTTCGTGTGGAGCAATCGCGTCTTTTACAGCATTCCTCAGCCCGTCACCGGTCGGGTTGGGAAATTCTTTGAATATCTGCACGGTACGTGCTGCAAGCTCACTATTGGTTTCATTTCCATATCTGGTGAGTCCTGCGAATAGAGCAAACTCATCGAATGCATTCCAGATGTGCTCTTTGTGCAATTCTGCTTCATACACATTTTTGTTCTCTGTTTTGTACTGAACCGTTTTCTGTTCAGCGCCATTCGGAAGGATATTTTCATGGAACATCAGATAACCATTTTTGTACAGGGCCATCTTGTCCATGTTGTTATAGAACAAGTCATCATCTTCCGTAACCTGGCACGGAAAACCAACGACACTTATCTCGTTTTGTTTACCCACAGTTGCGATATAGAGATAGTCTGCAAACTCTTCCTCATGGTCTTTGTAATTAAGCAGGAAGAACAGTTTGCGATACTCATTAATTGCATCCTGTATATAATCTGCTTCACGGGCATACGATTTTATCAATGCGCCGCCAACCGATTTGTCGGTGCGCTTACGAATGTCTGACCAGCTGGGGAAGCTCTGCTTCATGCTGGGCAAAACGGTTTCTAAAGACAAGCTCATTTATAATTAATCCTCCCAGCTAATTTCCTGGAACAACATCTTAGTTTCCAACTCTTGCAGTATCTTTGTGTTCGTATTGTATTCCCCATTAAGGTAAACACCATCAATAGAGAAGAAATCTACATTGTCAACCGCAAGTCCAATACGGTTCATTTCCCCCACAGAAAGATAATCATTCGGTGCGATACCGTTAATGTAGTCTTTGATGGCACTTGTAATCTTATCCCTGATATAAGCAACGTCTCCTCCATTCACCTCAAGGTGGCAGATAAGATTAACAGGGATTGCTGTGGGAATGATGTACTCTGTATATGATTCTGGGGACAGAACATTTTTCACACGGTCTTTTACCTCGGCAAGCGCCTTGGCCATAATATCGTCCTCGTATTTTATAGGGATGATGTAAATAACACCCGTGCCTGCTCCATGAATCTGTGGATAATACTGAGCATCGGACGAATACTCCAGATTAAGCAAGGAGTCGTTAACCGCGATGTTTGTTGCTCCTGCTTTTAGATAAGTCCAGTTCATAATCCGGTAGAGATAGGTCATATCGTCTTCGCCGGCTTCGCGCGGTATATTTACAAAGGTTCCCATCTTATCCAGGTCTTCCCCGTAAAGATTGGTATAGATATGCGGGTTCTTATTTCGCTCAATCTCAAGATGGGCCTTTTCCATTTCGCGTGATACTGCGTCGGTTATGAATCCAAGCGCACTTCCCTGCCGGTACTTGTGCCCTGTGATTTTCTTAAAATTTTCTCTTATACTTAAATTTATATCTTCAGCTGTGCGCATTGTTTTCCTCTCCGTTTATTGTTTTCCGAAGTTAATCTAGTGCAGTCATTACCACCCATAACGCCTTAGTCCACGAAACAAAACAAAAGCCTCCATCATTTCGATAGAGGCTTTTTATCTTACCGCTCAACCATTGGTAGTGGTTTCAGTTTATGCAGGTTTTTATCGTGCAGTTCGTCAATCTTTTTCTGGGTGACTTCGTCTTTACACTCTCCCGTCTTGATGTATTTATCAAGCACTGCGTAAGTAAACCCAAGGTTATCTTCATCGGTCTTACCGCAAAGGCCATCAGATGGCGCCTTATGTACGAGCTTTTCAGGCAGGTCGAGCGTATCGCCAATAGCGAGAATTTCATCAACCGTATATGCTCCAAGAGGAGATATGTCGCCGGCGCTATCGCCAAATTTTGTGCTATAGCCAACATAATCTTCCGAACGGTTACAGGTGTTAATTACACGGCCGCCGCCATGAACCCCCTGCGCTACTGCATACAGAGTTGCCATTCTAAGTCTCGGAGCCAGATTTTGCGTGAGCTGGCTGGTCACGGAAAAGTAAAAATTATTGTCACTTGCTGTTTCTGTGTACTGGATGGCCTTTAGCATAGCCTTGTAAGGCGCCTCAATATTTACAATGCGGTATTTGATATCAAGGTGTTTTACCAAAGCCAGAGCATCGTCAATATCTGCCTGTACACCGTTTGGCATAAGTACGCCGACGACACTATCCTTTCCAAGCGCCTCTACGCAGAGCGCTGCAGCAATAGAAGAATCCTTGCCGCCTGAAATTCCGATAACAGCTTTTGTGTCCAGGCTTGCATTTATCGCAAACCACATTCTGATAAAATCAATAATTTTTTGTTTGTCTTTTTCCGCGTCAAATTCTGGATACATATTTATTCCTCTCAATCGTTGTTTTTCAGACGCCAGTCAATCGAACGCTGCAGGTAGTCAACATATTCCTGACTCTTGCACATTCCCTTACCTTCCGTATCGGAGATTTTGGCCACCGGGCTTCCGTTGCATTCCGTAACCTTCATAACGATGTTTAGCGGCGTTGCGTAGGTATCGTTTGAGATATAAGTACCAATACCAAAAGCTACTTTTGCCTTACCCTGGAAATAACGCGCAATTTTATCAGCTCTCTCAAAATCAAGAGAATCTGAGAACAGCAGGGTCTTTGTTGCAGGGTCAATACCAAGGCGGGTGTAATGGTCAATCATCTTATCGCCCCACACAAACGGATCGCCAGAATCGTGACGGACACCGCTAAAGAGCGTTGCCAGTGTTTTGTCGAAATCACGCAAGAAGCAGTCCGTAGTAATCGTGTCAGTAAGAGCGATACCATTATCCACGCCATATTCTCTTACCCAAGCTTCAAGAGCTACCTTGTTGGAATATGCCGGATTGTAAAGATGATTGCCCTGTCCCATGCACATAATCCATTCATGCGCCATCGTGCCGACAGGAGTTACACCATATTTCTTGGCCAGATAAACATTGGACGTACCGACAAAATGCGAACGCAATACATCGTGACAATCCAGTTTCGAGAATGTTTCTACAGCATATTCCTGTGCTTCTGCGCAAAGGCGGCGGCGAAGGCCAAATTCAGAGAATACCGGCAGCCAGTATTTCCCCATCTGGAGCTTTTCTGCCTTTGCTCTTGTCCGTGCCTTTGAATCTTCAACGAGCAATGCGTAGTCGTCACGGAACCGGAAATACACCTCATTGACAATGGCCAGAGTCGGAATTTCATACATGGAGGTATCAAGAAGCGTTCCTTTTGCTTCAAGGATAAGCCCTTTTTCTCCGCCCGCTTTAATAATGAAATTGTCAAAGTTCGGATGCCACAAGCGGAGGTGATTGATGTAGGATTTTTTCAGCCATTTGATATTGGCAAGATAATCCAGTTCATCTTCTGTAAAACTCAAATTGCAGAACGCACGAATCTGTTCGCGGATTTCTTCAACCATTTCAGGGGTGAAGAACACATCCTTGTTACGGCACTTAAATGACCAGGTCGTTTCAAATTCGCTGGCCTGGTGGAAGATAGCCTGCCCCATGCTGAATTTGTAAAGGTCGGTTTCCAGAAGTGAGTTAATAATCTGTTTGAATTTCATAATTTTTCCTCCATCAATCCCCGCTCTGCAAGATAGACTGCAAAAAGCGGATTAACATCTTCCCTGTACTTAGTTGTATTGTTTCTAATCTGAGTTCCCGAAATAGGAATTAACGTCCTCGGTATATGTTTTATTTCGTGGGTCGGGTAAAGTTCCTGTATCTTTTCCAGATAGTCCGGCTCACCAGAATACCAGGTGTACTGGTGAGACTTGTCGTTCGGATTGAATTTGGCATTCTCAAACAATTCGTCCGACCAAAGCTTCCAGGCGTTCACGCTAAATGTTCCCTTGAGCCCGACTTTCTTATCATCCACAACTGCAAGCGTCACATTTTCCTTGTCGCCAAAAAGTTTTGTCATTAACCTTAGTCGTTCTCTGAATGAAAGATACCCCTTTCCTCGGTCGTTATCGTATCCACATATACCAAGAATCAGGTGGTCATTTTCCTTCATTGCTAAGCGAATCATTTCTTCATGGCCCTTATGTAACGGGATGAAGCACCCGAAAAAAATACCGACGCGCATTTTATGCCCTCCAGGGTTCCTGTCCTTGATTTACGACTTTTACCTGAATCATCTGCAATGCACCAAGAGCTTCATCGTGGCTCTTCGGTGTTACGCCCGCGCAGCATGCCGCATCTACTGTGATGGGGACTTCTGGCAGCGCAGCCTTTGCGATAACCACGTTGGAAAGTACGCAGATATCTGTGCAGAGCCCAACGAATTCAATTGCACTGATTTCCCCTTCGCTATCGGAAAGGTCTTTGCCAAGTTCACCAGAACCAAAGGAACCTTTTTCGTACATCAGGCATTCTTTAGGAATGTCAATTTTGCTGGTTATCTCCCAACCATCTGTTCCTTTAATGCAATGAGGCACCGGCAGATTCTTACCCTCCTGCGTATTGAGGTAGTCTTCCGTATGCGTATCCTGTGTGAAGACAACGACATCGTCGTTCTTTTTTGCCTCCGCAACCTTCTTGGCTACATTGTCGACAATAGCCTGGGCTTCTTTTGTTCCAAGCGCACCGTCGATAAAGTCGTTCTGCATATCCACAACGATTAATACTTTTTTCTTATTTTCCATGACTATTTTCCTCCATCTAAAATCGCGGCGCGGGGACTCCACCCTCTACAGGGTGGAGGTAAGCGCCACTTCTCTCCTCTCGATTAAATAAGAATTGTTATGTCTCAAAAATGTTATTTTTGAAAGCGCAATTTCCAGTTTTGTGCCATCAAGATGTCTTAGAACAAAACTGCCCTTTTGACGCATGCCTCGAATAAACCACTGCTGATTTTTGGCCATCACAGTATCGTTCAAGCAAAAGCCTCTTACGAAATGCCCTGCTTGAGCCAATCGACGAATACCACCTTTAGCTGGCACTTCTCGATGTAGTTTGCGATTATGCCTGCGAACTTGCTTACGTAAATACTCATGTTTAAGCCGTCTAGCTTTGACGTTCCCGGCGATACAGTAAGCGTCAGCTGTATGTGTCTTGGCAATGTTATTCTTGATGCGAGTATTTTTCGTGATGTAACCATAAGTTAGTTTGACGTCTTGATATAACGCCTTAATTCTATTGTAGAATGCCCATCGCATGATGCCCATGAAAGCTGCATCTCGGAAACTCATGCCGCGATGTATCGACTTAGGTAAAGAAATTTTGCCTTGGTGATAGCTCTGATGGCAATGTTCGCAGAGAGTTATCAGATTGTTTGGTGCGTTGCCGCCAGTTTTTCGCGACTCAATGTGATGCACATTCAGTATCGGATCTCCAGATCTGCCTTTGCAACACTGACATTCGTGATTGTCGCGGAATAATACATATTCCCTGACGTTAGCCCAACCAAGTTGTTCACCTTGTTGATATTCGACACCGGAAATATCAGGATTCTTAATCTTCTGAATGTCGAACTGGGCAACTTCCACCACTACTTTAGTGATGGGCAGTATCTTGTGGATATCCGCCACCAGCTTTAGGTGGACATGGATTTTGTTCTCTACGCTTGGAGCAAGCCAGCCTTTGTGCTTGCGATGAACATGGTTTAAGAATCTTGCTTCGCGATAACGGGTCTTACGGTTTCTGCGGTTACGTCGAAGCTCTCTGCGTTTTGCTATAAGATTCACGATAGTAGCCTTGCCATCATCAGAACGCATGACTGTTTCCGAAGCATATAATTCCTGTTTTTCTGTTGACACGGAAGCCCCAATATGTTTGGAGCCGGCGTCAATACCTAAAGTTATCGGCTGTTTGTAGCCAGCTGAGCCAAATTTCAGCTTGATAGTGAATGGCTCATATTTGACAACCTCCGCCTTGCCAGCCTTCAGGAGCTTTCTTGCTTTTTGAGGCTTGCAGGGCATTAGCGGCTGTCCGTTTTTGTTAATGATGTACACGAACATAACGTGTACCTCCTTTCCGAAGCAAAAGCTTCAAATTAGAGTAATCTACCCTTCGCCAATGTTGTAATCGCTTGTCTGGATTAACGCCAGACCGTCCTCAGGTTGACCGTTCCTACCTCTCAGAACTTTTACAGAGCCTGCTCAGAGCCGTAAGCTAGGATAAACACCCACGGGTGAGATAACGAAAGCAACGTAGTCAGTTAAGACTTAGGCTAGTCAATCAGAGCTTGCTTCCGCAAGCTCCCGCCTCAAGCGCAAAGCCGCTAGGCGGGGGTTATTGACTATCAAGCAGGGCATACATTGCTGTTTTTGCGCCCTTTACCTCACTTTTATCCAGTTCTCGAACCTTCCCCGTATCGACAAAGTTTCGAATAAACATCTTTCTGAAATTCGCCCGGTCGATTACTTTCTGCAGGATGGCTTCGTGAATCTTCTTAAGCTCGTAAATTCTGAAGCACTTTTTATCCTTAAGCATTGCAAAAGCATCATTCGTGTAACTTAATCTGCCGCGAAGCCTTTCTATTGCAACCTCTACGATACGGGCATGGTCAAACGCTAGGTTGTCCATGGTAAGGGAAATCTTGTCACCGATAAAACGAGTCTTAATATTCCCCTCTTCGTCGAACCAATCGCGAATCTTGAAGAGCTGTGCTTCTTTCGCATCGTCTCCGGCTTTGATATGTAAGAGCCCTTTAGGAACCAATGCTGTGTAAACTACACTTACAACATGTGTTCTTGGGTCACGGTTCGGTTCGCCCATCGTGATAAGCTGCCGAAGTTCAATACCGTCGGAAACTTTTATCCCTGTTTCCTCATACAATTCGCGGGCCGCAGCTTCATCGATAGATTCTTTTCCTGCTTCCAAGAATCCGCCAGGTATCGCCCAGTGGTCTTTGTATGGATGGCCACCGCGTTTTATCAGCAGGATACTCAGGTCATTATCCTTATCAATAGTAAAGATAACAACGTCTGCCGTTACCGACGGCCTTTCGTACTGCGCTGCGTTGTAGCTCTTGAGAAATTCTTTCTCTTCCTGTGACTGTTTCATTTTTTTAACCTCTCTATGTGGTATCTTGTACTACGTTAATCATAGTACACATTACTACATTTGTCAATGGTTTTGTGTCCTTACTTACAATTTTTTTTAAAAAAATAGGGAGCTTTTTTGCTCCCTTAGAATACAAATGAGGCGATAACCTCATTGTTTTTATCTTTTATTGTGAATTTTACAGACTGGTATTTGAAGTTGCCAGCCTCTGGGCAGATAACATACTCTGCCTCCAGCAGCGTGCCGGGGAAGAATTTCTGCACGACTTCCCCCGCCCTGTCACGAATATAGGTCAGGTCATTACTTTCCGTAATTATCTTATGTGACACCTTATAAAAATCGGAACCTACCGTATCGTCATTTACGTCGCCAAGTTCTGTTCTTAAGGCAATATATAAGGATTGAAGTGTTTCCTTCTGCTCCTGCACAAGTCCTGTCTGCAGTTTCAGTTCATCACCATGCTCTACATAGCGGAACTGAATATGCTGCCCTTTCTTTGGCGGAACATTTTGCCTCCGGCTTGTCGGCATACACAAGAAATGAATATGCTGCGTTTTGTAGTCTGACAGCGCAAAGCGCAAGCGGAAAGTCGATATGCTGGGTTCGGAGGACCAGTTAATATCGCCGTTCTCTGTCATTTCTAAATCTATCACTTTTATCACCACCCCCTAAAAACCTGCAGCAAGTCCTGAAACCGCTCCACTTATGGCATTGCCGAGTGCGACGGAAATCTTGCTCTTAATATCAGAAATAACCTTGTTGGCAAATTGTTTAACTGCTTCCGTTGCCTTCTTCTTAAGCGTATCCACATACTCTTTAAGCATCTTCGTCTTGTTGGCAATGAAGTCTTTTGCCTTCTTAAGATTATCCTGAACAATCTTGACCTTATCCTGAACCTTCTTAATAGCTTCGAGCATCTTCGGCTGTTTGAAGGAGTTGAGAACAGATACCTGGCCAGCCTGACAAATAGCCATAATGCTTGGCGCAAAGATTTGCGTTAATGGATTTGCATTCAGCCTCTTTTCAAACGATTCCAGAGAAATACTCTTTTCGAGCTTGGAGTTTATATCATTCACGATATCCAACTTAAGCAAGTCGTCCAGTTTCGTATTTATCCTGTTGGTCGTTGTATCTATTGTATTTGTGACACGGCTAAATGTATTGTCGATTGCACTGTCGATTTTTTCATTCACCATGTTGATTTTTTCATTGGACAAGGCATCGATATAGGCTGTTACTTTGCCCTCAATTTCCTTGGACACTTTGCCCATGAATTCAGGATTGCCAAACGTGTTTTTCAGATAAGCATTGATGTAGGCTTTCTGTAGGAGATATTGTTCCGTTACACTACTGGCCAGCTTTTCGATATTTCCTGCCTGTTCAGCAATACGCTTAGCAATACCATCCAGGACTGCCTGATGCGTCATGTTCTGACTCAGAATATCTTGCTGTAATCCAAGAAGGGCTTTTGTACTCAGCTTTAAGAGCTCTTCCTCGGAAAAACCATCTTTCCCTTTCAGGAAATCCTCAATCTTTCCGATACCCTGTGCGCCTTTACGGATTTCGTCCACGAACTGCTTGGCGGCCTCATCCGATTTTACATTTTGGACCGCTTGGTTTAGTGAGTCGCTTACAGGGGAAATAATTCCTTGCCAAATATTTTTTACGGAACTTTGCATATCTTTCAAGGCTTCCGCAGAAGATACGGTTTTCTCTTTCTTTTCCGTACTCTGCTTTACTTGATCGGCAATGTACTTTTGTACATTTTCGATTGCGTTGTCACTGTTCTTTTTGGCAAGCGCTGTTTTTTCCTGATATTCCTTGTCCCGTTTTTTCTTGCGGGCCTCAGCTGCCTTTAGCTTTTCCTCTTGGGATTTTCTATTGGAAACCACACTTGATTTCCCAGACGCCGTGTTTTGCGTAGTCACCGCTTTGACACCGTCAGATTTTTGAGCCCCGCTAATTTTCTCTTTCGTCTCAATTTTGCTGTTTGGCTTAATTGCGGGCGCGTTTATTCCGCCCGCATAAACATCTCCGCCAGCTTTCTTGATTGCTTCCGACTTTGCATATATTACAATTCTGGAATCATTCTTGTAATCGATTCTGTTATACTCAGGTATTTCAGCCATCTAATCATCCTTTATATCGGAAGATGTCTGTCCAGCCACCATCCCAATATTCTTCTACGCTGATTTGCTTTTCGGCCGGCTTACTATCTGTATGCGCACCGCACCGCTGGTTATTGCCAATATACCACTCAACGTGAGACGGACTGCTCATAATATCGCCACGCTGCAATCCTTCAAGTCCTGGGAACGGAAGCCGTTCAAAGCCATAATTCACAATCTGGTCATCAAAAGACGGACCGCCCAAGAACGGGATATCCAATCCACCGGCCTGAAGCCCTGCGCAAACAAACGATGTGCAATCGTAATCCGGGCCTGTTCTATTGGCCTGTGAATAATGATGAATCTGCCCATCTTCGTCGTTTGCAATCTTAATACACCACTGCACAGCTTTTTCGACGATTTCCGATGTTGCCCTGCCGGCACCACCACCAGAATACGATACCGTTGCACCTGTATAGTACTTCTTGTTGTCGAAGTTCTTACCTATGCGCTCGTAATACTGCTGGGCCGTTTCGGAGGACTGTTTTACACCGTATTTGTAAGCAACCTTTGTCGGGTCGTCAATTTGCAGTGTCTTTAAAATTTCCGGTACGTTATTCTTTGGCGAGAAGAACGGCATACGGGCCTGCCGGCGAATAAGCACATACCGGTGCAGCTGCTCATCCCATGACGGCGTAAGAACTGTGCCCATCATGGTAAAACCGCCAACTGCATGTTCCTGCCCATACATATCGACATATTTTTTGAAGTCACTGTATTCCCACAGGTTTGGATTAAGTTTATGGCCATTGAAGATATAATCATATGCTTCCAGGCTAAACCTGTTTGTTACATGGCGTTCTTCAAACGACATTGTGATATTCTGTTTGTCCGTCATTTTTTGTGACGAATTTTGAGATGCGGCCTGGTTAATCTTCTTGTCAAACAGTCGCAGAGATACATTGCCATCATTACTTACCATGGCTGAATCTGCGCCTCTTTCAGGATAGGTCGCCCGTTTTTTCAGTTTGCTGATATTTGCTCGGAGGTCGGGTTTTACAGCCCCAACCTCTAAAGCAAATTTATCGGTTTTGTTTTCTGCCATAATTCCTCAAAAAATGGAACCTGCAACGGTTCCGTCACCATCTGCGGTGACATCATTACTTAACTGCTGCTTACTGCGGATATCCGCATTGTAATCTTCTGTATACTGCTGCTCAACCAGTGCGGTTCGGCCAGATACACGGATAAGGACTATGTCCCCTTTTTTAGGGAACCAGTCCTTATTCCGCAGGTCTACCATAGCCTTGTCAATTTTTACTTTATTGCCGTCCCTATCCATGTACTCTACAGAACACAGATTATTGGACTCATCCGCACTCATAACCATGGCAACAGTTTGTTGGTCTTTATTGGCGGAGCGCATTGCTTCGCCAATAACACCATTTTTCATTGCATTGCCAAGGACACCCATATGTTACCTCTGTGGAGGATGCACTACGATGAATACATCTCTCCCGCTTTCCTTTTTCTCCATTACTGCTTCAGGAACCGCCTCCATCTTGTTATGCGTTTCCGCCATCTGCCGGTTGATAAAATCAATCGCACTGGAAAGTGCATGGTGTGATTTATCATCCGATGATGTCAGAATGAACGAAAAGCCTGTTGACTCATAACTCTTCGTCGAACCACATTTTAACGCAGATGTTAATGTGATGAACGAATCCTTGTTGTCTTCGTACCACTTGTATGCGTCACGTTCCTGCTCTGTGCCAGCCATTAATACAAATGCTCTGGCAATAATATCATGCAACACACCAAATGCGTCTTTGTTCACAAATGGTATGTCATAGCACCCATTACTATCGAGTACGGCATTAATGTAGTAATACTCTTCATTCTCCGGATTTTTAATGCAGATGCACTTTATCTTATCGCTAATGTCTGCCGTAAAACCTCTTTCGTGGGCGGCAACACGGAAGAACCCACTCGTCATATAGCTTTTCAGCGTTTCGTCATGGATAACGCTCTTCATATTTTTCATCTTTGTATCCGCATTAATATCGTCCGGCGTTTTACCCTGCACACCGTAAAGTTCCTGAGCCTTTTTAACCGAGTCTGAACTGCGCACAGCCATGCGTGGCTGCAACGGGTTAAACGACGCTTTGTTGAAGTGGTTGATTTGGCTATTGTTTATCTGACGATAAGCGAGCTGTGCAACCCCTTCATCGTTGGCAATTTTTTGGCATTCATCCATACCAAAAGACTTGTGAATGTCCATTATGCTTCCTTTTCCAAAGAGGAAGTTTACTGCAGCACCGACGTCACTATTTTTCAGCTTAGTAAACATCGACTGAATTGCATCCTCCGAACCAAAGTTCGGAGCGCCATATACAGAGCCAACATGCCCATCAATTCCGCCAACATACGGCTTATTGTATTTTTGCAGGGGGAATATAACCAGTGTTTTTCGGCTGTTGAATTTGGATGCGACAATATCTTCAATCGAGCCCAGTGCAAAGTATACCGGCACAACAGCTGCTGCCGCAAGAGCAGCCGGAGACGACAGGATGCCAGCAACTGCCGAACCAACAGCCCCGGCCGCACTACTAGCTGTCCCTACCGCAGTACTGGCGGCACCAGCTACTGCTTCTGCAGCCGAACCCAATGTGCGAATAATCCTGACGGCTTTACCGGCAGCCTCTCCGAACTGTTTCAGCCCTTTTAATGCTTTACCACCAACATCTGCAATCGCCTTGCCTTTTTGCACAATGCTATTGTTGGATATTGCTTCCGAACCTGCTTTTGCAAAATCTGCAGCTTTGGAAACGATACTGCTGTTTTTGATTGCCCCAAGAGATTCTGTAAGCTTCGTTGCGCTTGCCTGGAACAACTTTGCCCCGACCAATGAAATAACCGGAGCCATTGCCGCATTTTCGATAAGACAGGTATAACTCTGTTCTTTGGCTTCTCCTGCAGCCGGAGTACCTATCTGTGTAGTGATTAAGTCTGGCGTGAGCACCGTCCGATAACCATCTTCGCACGAGAACACCTGCACCACATCACGAACAAGACATTGTCCGTTTATGTAATTGTAGGTGTCATTCAGAATCATCCTATCATTTGGCTGCACTGTCGGGTCACCGATGATTACGATATTGCCCTGGTACATTTCCTTCATAGCATCTTTCAATGCGCTTATTGTCATTTTGACGGCAAGTGCATGATGGCTTCGGATGTCACCGTCTTTATCTGCACCGCGGTCAAGGTAGCTGTTGAATAAACCGTTTGAAAACCAGCCAACTACATCGCTTATAAGCCCAAGTTTTCTTGAGGCTTCACCAAAAAGTTTGGTATCGACGTACATTGTTTTCTGATATTCTGGGTAAATCGCTGCATCAACCCACTGTGGGTCAGTCTTTTTCTGGACCTTGGCATTCATAAAGCCTTCGACTTCATACATTCCGATTGCACAGGTTTTTATGTCTTTCGGCGACACAGCCAGTCGGTTATCGATAATGTCTGTCAGAGACGTATAAATATGGGCCTGCTGATACGGCTTGCGCTTTTCAATCCAGGCTCCGCCTCTTTGCTCGTAATCGTATGCATAATAATCATGCGCGCGTCCCATAAAGAGCGTGGAACGCATATGGAAGGGGCGTACCGATGTGTAGTATTCCGGGTCGGTACTGCGGCAGATATTAGCTACATCCCAAACCGTCTTACCAAACACTTCAAACTGAAGCTGAGTTGCCACTTCGACTTTCTTATCCATCAGATAGTTTTTAATAGAAGCCGCTACGCCCTCTTTATGGTCTTCACCAGGCGTGCTTAAATAACGTTCGGAACCTGACTCAAGCCCAATCTCAAAGATGTTCTGCACAGGTTCTGCGTCGCCGCCATATTCCATATCAGGATTACCAAAATGATAAATTCCGAGGGGATTAATGGGGTCGCCCCACATATTTGCCACATCATCCCAGCCCTTATTATGCATGTAGGAGTTAATCAGGCCGCCCTTTAAGCACATGAGACTGCGCATGATACCCTTAGGAGTATCCCCGTTTTCTGCAACAGAGGACCAGCCAACGCCATCAATGCCTTGAAGCGCCGACGCTTTTTTCTCCAAAAGGATTGGTTTGCAGATTTCGCTGCCATCACTCTGGCAGATAAGTTTTACTACATCGCCTGTTTCAACCTCGGCAACCATACCGTTAAAGCTGATGGGCAGATGGGAGGCGTCTGCACCGTAACCAAGGCGAATATGAATTCTTGCACCGGGCCGCAATCTGAAGCGCTCCGGTTTTGGTGCGTTTGTGCGACGCTCTTCTTCATCCATGGCATATGACTGCAGCGTAGGAAGCCAGAGTGACCGGAACACATCGGTAAAGTTTGCCGTGTAGTTCATATTCAAATCTTCATCTTCCGTTGTGAAGGTGTTGAAGAAGTTGGTCATTACAATCTCTGCTACGTCTGTCGGGTTTTTCCTGGACTGCGATATTGTTATGCTTGAAACCGCATTGGTGTTATAAAAATTGTCGTGCAGTTTGAATCTGCCAATCTTACGCCCTTCGTCAATAAAGAACATATAGAATGTCGGGAATGCACGGAGCATCCGTCCGCGACAATCATGCACAACCATATCGTAGAAGCTATGCACCATGTACAGCGTCGGGTCTTCTGCTGCTGCAGCACAGTTCTTTCTTGCTTCATCTTTGTTGAATACTGCAGATGGTGCTTCGGTTTCGCCAGATGCAATCAGCGATTCTTCAATCACATCTTCCCCGGCCAGGGCCCGAACAAAACTACGGAGGCGGGTTTCGTATGCCCCGTCTTTTTTGTTGGGAGATACATTCCCTGAGCACGCTCCACTAACAATAGCATTTAAGGCATCATATTTTCTTTCAAGCAGCAACTTAAGGAAATTCTTATCTCCGTCAACGACACCCATAGCAACCATGAGGAATATTTTTCCGTTATCAATGGCTTCTTTGTTTTCGTTGATTTTCTGTGCGTACCTGCTTACAGTCTCCTCTTCTTTTGAAACACGCTCTGCGCTGGCATCTTTGGTTTCCTTATCGGGTTCTGCTGACGCATTCTGTTTGTCCTTGTCTTGTTCCGTCTTTTGAGCTTCCTGCTTTGGAACTTCGTCCCCAACATAAGAAACTGCTCCAACAGCATTTTGGTCAAGTGAACCCGGCTTTTTCTTTGCCGAGTATTTTTTGGATGTACCGTACTGCTTTTGGGTTTCCGATTTTGTTTTTGCTTCGGCTGCTTTTTTGGCCCGCAACTCACCAACACTTTTGAGTATTTTCTTCATGTTGGATTCATTCGTTAATGCGTCGCGCATAACATCGTAAGAAAACGATGGGAATACGTTATAGCTTACAAGCACCTTCATGTAAAGAATACAGATACGGAGGAAAGCCTTTTTCGCAAAGCTGTAGTCCGTTACGCACTTGCGTACGTATTCTTTTTGCGTTTCTTCGTTCGCGTAACGATAGTACGGGTCGGCCAGATACTTACCCATGCGCGGATGTGCTTCAACAACAGTCTCGCTGTTTTCTACGCTTTCATCCTGCTCGATATGCCCGTAGTAGCCAAAACGGTCTTCCAGTTCTTCTGGCGTGTAATACTTGAAGTTGAAGAAGCCAAACTCTGTAGCATTTTCCGCCAGGAGATTAATTTTGTATTCATGCTGGGGGTCATCATCGTCAAACGCCCAAACCTGTTCAATTCCGTCAATTTTGAGGCGTCCACGATATTTGGTGCTATGCCTCCATGGGGCCGTATCATTTTTAGAATGCGACCCTGTGACCAATGATGCACCAGCTGCTACAGTGCCGCCAACTGCCCCCACCGCAGCACCAGTTGCAGCACCTACCGCTGTTCCTACAGGAGTCGCAACCGTCCCCACAATTGCTCCGGCTCCGGCTCCAGTTGCTACACTCCCTATAAATGCCGCAGCGGCTGGGTTGAGATGGTTTGCATTCTGCGAACTATAATCTACACCATTATTGCTGCAAATTGCGTCGGCCGCCGCATCCAGGAATGCAGGGATTTTACCAAACATACCACCAGAAGCAGAACTCTCACCAGACTTACCAATCACTGCGTCATACTTGGGGCAAGTGTTAAAGGCAGCAACAAGTTCCTCCATGAGGTCACTGATACTGTCGTCCGTTTTTTCGACAGGGATATTTTCAATGTGCTTGATTACTCCATTGATTCGATTGGAAATCTCTTCGTTTTTCTCGTGGATAATAGAAGAGTATTTTCCTGCAGACTTTCCATCCTTAATATCTTTCTGCTGCTGTTTAAGCTTTTCGCCGTTTTCAGCCTTCTGTTCTTTCGTGAGCTGGTTGTTATCATTCGGCGTATCTTCCATTTCTACGACATTGCCATCTTTGTCCTTCTTGAGCCCATCCTCACTATTGCCAGGCTGTTTTATTCCATCAGCATTGTCATATGTTGTGGACGAATGAATGTCTGCGCCATTCTTTTCCTTGTAGCTCTGCTTGGACGCATCATTAATGCGGTTAAGCATCCGCTTTTCCATCATCGCAACTTTTACGTTTGGCGCGATGGTCCACATTTCGTCGCGCTCATCATCTGCTACGTTTTGGAAATCGCAAAGCATGCGGGCGGGAATCAAGTCATCATTTGAAAACTCGTCCTGAAGGTCTTTATCCCATCCTTTGGACATTTCGTAGTTTCTATCCCAGGTTCCCAGATGGCTTGTAAGGCTGCCGCCGATTTCCTTTCCCGTCGTATCCTTCATTAAGGTCTGACAAGCATCCGAGTTTAATGCGTTCAGGACGGCTTCACGAATAAGCTGGCTCATTAAGACGTAGCTGTAAGTGAAGTAGAAGTCCGGGTCCGGATAAACACGGTTTTCGTTGGAATAACGGATAAAGTTGAACCCCTGTTCTCCAAGTTCTTCCAATGTCGGAAGTTCAAGGTCTGGGTAAAGTTCCGCCTCAGACAGGAACTTGGACATCTGTCCATACGACCATCTGCGTTCACGAGCAATGCCTTCTACAGACAGGTTGTGGAAGTTCTTCATGTCCTTCTGTTGCATTGCTTCACGGTTTCTCAGTGAGCGGTCAACAGATACAAGGCTCATGGTGATATGGTAAAGGCCGGGATAGTTTGGTACGGTATCAACCTGGCAGGCCTCAACCATTACGTCCGTAATACCAAAGAGCTTGGTGAACTCTGTCTCGATTTTTAACGGCCATGCCGCCAAAACCAAACGATAGTTACGAGCAAACTCCGCCGAAACCTGCGGGAGGGCGTTAATGGATGACGCCGCCTTTTTGCTCTGCGTATACAGACTTAACTGAATTGTTACATCCGTACCGCCCATATACTGCGGTGCATACCCGTTTGTTTCCTGCAGGGTGATTTGCGAGAATGTGTTGCTGGTATTGATGTGAATAGCCTCAACCAGAAAATCCTGGTCTTCATTATACGGCTCAAACTGTAATGTTGCAGCGCTAACAAAATCAACAGACGCTTTTGCGCTGTTCGCATCTTCGTTGCCGCCAACGCCCTGTTTATTATTCGCTTCCGCAAGGAAGTTCAAAAAGCTTGTGTCAGCAGACGTATCGAAATAGAATAGTCCTTCATTTTGGCCAAGCTTTGCACATCTAATCTTGATTGAAGCATATTCAATATCGCTTTCGCCCATATCCACGGAAAGTCTGAAATGCAGGCACCGGTTCTTGAAGATTTCATCTGCTGATGCGACACCCGATACCGTCGACAAGGTTCTCAGATTGTTCAGGGAATCTTCCGAGATATTCGGAACCTCGACGTTCATTGCAAAGTCTACACTGTACACAGAGCCGTCAGAATTGGTCGCGCCGGAACTTACCGTGCCCTGTTTTTGGCACAGTGGCATACCATCTTCCCGCTTAAGTGAGGTGAGGCCAACGTCATAATTGTTAACAGCTTCCCCAAGCAGTCGTTCAAATTCTCGCGTCTTTTCCGGGTCCGGGACAAAACTGTTAGTGGTTGAATCAACCTTACCAATCATAATCTTGGTATTGATGCCACCCAGAACATATCCGTCCAGCTCTGGATTTTTCAGATAATCGTTTATCTTGTCCAATGGAGACTGTGATGAATTGATGTAGTCGATTTCATTTTTAATCTTGGCCATCTCGCCGGCAAAGTCGAGCTCTGCCTTCGTAATATCACGAACCGTATTCGGTCTGGCCATGCGCTCAAGTTTTGCCTTTTTCAGCCTTTCGAGCTGATTCTTGTTCGGCACGTAAAAACGAATGTACGGGTCTACAAACTTTGCAGGGACAAGGCAGGTCTTATTGCCAAAAGTACTTTTGATGTACTTTTCGTCCATGAACTTTACATCCTTGAGTTCTTCGCCGTTTCGGATTAAGCGCTGATAATAGTAGCGGAAGAGAGGATAGTTAATCTGTTTGCTGAAATAGTTTCTTACTTCTTTTTCGTCATCATCGCCCGGGTCGTAAGGAATTTCAGGCATATAAACGCGATATTCAAATTCCGAGAGCTGAATTGTGGCCCGGATAAGTTTCGGGAAGTTCGGAACCGTCTCGCAGGAAAAGCTCAGCAGAGATACCGCATCCACCCCAAGGACAGTATTGATATAATTGTTTTCAATGGGAAGGAATGGCGCTACACGGAACTGTGCATAGAGTGCACGAAGGCCGTTCATCCAGTAGGTGATTTCCTTGCCCTTATTATCTGCACGAGTATTAGTCTTGTACTCATATCCGTTAATGCCACGGTCTTCGTTGAAGTACAAATCCATTTCAATAATACGCTGGCTCTTTGTTCCGCTTTTGGCCATGGAGCCTTTTGCGCGAATAAGAGGAGTGCGTTCTGCTTTCGTCTGGGTGAGGGTACGGATACTTGTGGGCGGCACAAAAAGTGTCACATCGCCAATCGTTACCGTCCATTCCTTTAAGGCTTCCCAGGTTTGATTGAATAACTGTTTTTGTACTTTTTCGCGGTCATCAAATTTTTTCGAGTCTGCGTAAAGACTGTCGGCATATTCTTTTGCATCATACTCATAGCTATCCAGGTCAATAACCGTAGAAGCCTGGTCGCCATTGTTATACTTGTTAATCTCCGTCATGTTCGTGTCGGCGATAACAAGTTTGTTGAGGTTAATCCACTTGCCTTTGATTTTTACATATACAGCACTAATGCAGCGGCCGTACGCATCTTGCCCCCATGTATTAAATCCCGGACGCTGGTGCTTTGTATAAGAATCAAACATCATATCGAGCATGCGGTGAGCTTCATTTTCAAGCCCTGTGCCATACAAGTCGGTGTTGAACATCGTTTTGATGTTTCCGCCGTCACGAGTAATCTGCGTGCCGTCTATAACGATACGCATAGCCTCTGCATCGTTCAGCGCATTTACTACGACATCGCGTGCGAGGCCGGCATCGGCAATTGTTTCCGGAGAGTAATTGTTCGTATCATTAGCGATTAACACATAACCGTTTGTTCCGTCTGAAAAGTACTGGTGGTATTTTCCATCATCGAGTTTTACAACGGTTACTGTGCTGTCGCTGCTTTCCGAGTAGTCAAAGAATGTGCCCTTGGTTTTATACCCATCATAAGATTCATCGATGGTTTTTCTAACCTGCATCCAGCTCTTATACTTGGATACCATATAATCTTTATTGCCGAGGGCTTCAGCAAGGTTAACCGTTTCTACTTCCTTGCTGTTTAGTTCCGACATTTCTACTTTTCTGTAGTGCGGCAATTCCTTGGTATCAACGCCGGCAAAACGAACATTGATTGAGGTAGCTTCTCCGCTGGTATTATGTGTGCTGACATAGCCCTTTACGTAGCTTAAATACTTTTCGCTCTTTTCGTCAGCGGCATGTATGCTCCCAACAGGAATAGCAAGCGTATCACCATCATCGACTTTAATACCGGCAACTGTTTCATCGTCATCACCGATACCTTTACCGCCAAGTTCAATGTCGAAGACAAATACTTTGCCTTTTTCGTCAGCTCCCGGCTGCGGAGGGTCTTCTTGGTAGAACTTATACGCTTCTGCAGTATTGGCCCGATCCCGCCGTATAGAGTTCAAGTTTCTATCCATTTCACCAAAATACGATTCCTGGTCAGGTGCATCGTAATAAAAATCTCCCATATCGGGAAGCCCGATTGCAGGATTAAGACTATCCGTTACCATTTACTTTCCTCCGACTTATATAAAAAAACGGACCAAAGTCATTGCTTTGGTCCGCTTGTATCTTAAAGCATGTTTGAGACATACGAAGCAATATCACTGTAGCCGATATTACTAGACGAGTCTTTAATATTCATAGTCATTGTGTTGCCTCCTGCCGATTGCGGCATATTGGCAAACGCCTGGTTGATTACGTTTGTTGCAAAGTCCCGGCCTTTGTCCGTAGAAGCATTTACATTGATGATATAAGACTGGTTTGCCCCACTTTGTACGCCCTGCATACTCATTGTACTTGGGATTTCGTAAACCGCATTTTCCTGCTGAATTCCCTTAGCCTGTCCCTGTGTTGCAGGAGGAGCGGTCGGTGCTCCGCCCGCCATACCCATGGCCATAGTAACACCTGCTAAACCAAGTGCTGCGATTGCTCCATGCCCCTTAAAGTTTTTCTTTATGGAGCTCATAAGCCCTCGAACCTGGTCGCCAATCGGAACCTCCCCTTCCGGCAGGTCGCCGATAAATTCATCGGGTGTATATGGCGTATCGGTGAAACTGGAACCGACAGGGTTGGTTAATATATCCAGCTGGCGGGTTTTTGCATCATCAAAACCGATTGACTCAACCCACTTATCCTTTATCTGGTTTGCCCTGTAGAGCATATCCCCTTCATCGGGCGTGCCGACGTTAGTGTAGGACATATCCATGGCATAACCAACGCGGAGGGCCTTGTAAAGCTCACCGCTCAGGGCACTGCCTTCCGGAAGTAGGTGACTGAACGCTTCTTTGATGCGCTCAGCGCTTACCGTACCCGTTTCCGGGTCCTTCATGCGGTCAGGAAGCTTTTTAAACTCCTTAATGCCGCCCGCATAAACCTCGTCAATCAGTTCGTTAAGTTTTGTTGCGTCGGCCTGCTTCTGATATACTGTACCGTTTCTGCCAGTACCAATACCCCAGAAGTCTTTCAGGGCCGTATCGAGTCCTTCCAGAGTAGAAGCATTCGCCGTTGCGTTCTTTGGAGCCTGGCCAGCTTCTTTTACGTGAACCATGAACTGGTTGATGATATTGAGGTCTTCATCTGTAAGCCCATTATCAAGTCCATGGTCTCGGATAATATGAGCAACCTGAGTAGTACGATAGGTATTCATGTTGAAGATACCTGCCCGCTCCCTGCCCATATGGGCCGCAATTTCATCGTCGATATTCAGCTTATTTACATGATTGGCAAGAATTTCTGCTTCCCGGCCATAAGCTTCCGAATCAGTTTTACCGCCGTACTTGTTTTCCAAGTATATGTCTGCGATACCTTCAATTTTTTCAAATTCTTTGGTTTTTTTATTCTTGTCTAATCTTGTAGCCAGGTCGTCTGCCGACAAAGTTTCAAGGGTTACATCTTTGTCATATTTGCTATTATACTGTTCAATAGCTTTCTGGAATTCTTCACTGCCCTGAATCTCCTGCTCAAATGCTTCATTGAGCTTATTGCGTTCGCTGATGGTAAGTTTACTGGAATTCCGTACCACGCCGCCGACCATTATTTCCGCAGTTTCATTGCGAACTCTAATGGCCTCATCCAAATCGTTCAGCGCGAGCACGTCACGATTGATACCGGTGAGGGACGATGTTCCGATTGTTTCAGCTGAACGAGCATAAGCTTCAAACGGGTCACCGTCAGCAAAGTTTACACTAAGCTGAACATCAGAGTATTTATCGATATTTGAAATTCCTGCTTTTACTGCATCAATGTTTTTCTCAATAAGCCCCTTCTGGAGATTGTTGATACGGGCATTGAAAGATTTCAGTACAACCTCTTCACCTTCCTCGTTGATTCCTGTTATCCGAATCTCGGCATCTGCACGGGCAAGGAGCGCATATACCAAGTCGCCGTCCTTATCGCCGTTCTGGCCAGCAAGCGTTGCCTGAGTGACACGCGCCTGGTTGCGGGATAAGGTTCTATCGAGGAATAAGTAGGAACCGCCAACAGAGGTGTTGTACTCTGCAGGCTGACGCATCTGGAGACCAAGACCGCCGCCATTATTGATGTTATCCAGATAGTTATGAACTGTAGCCTTGCCGTCACTTATACCAAGTTCGGCAAAGATGTTATTCATACTGTCATCCTGGAGTGCATTAAGGAAGAAGTCCTCACCCAGGAATGTAGCATTGATGTTATGGCCAAGTCTTGCATGTTCGGCAAGGCTCATTCCATCAACCGTTGCGGTATTCATCAAGCTGAATTCTTGTTTCTTGCCGCCATACGTGATTTCCCCGGCCGCATTACGGGTTATTGTCTCAAAGGTATTGTCAGCCGTCATACGGATAATATCCGCCTTAAACGTACCAGACCCTGTGATATAATCACTGGTTACCTGGGCTGCCGCACCTTCTTTGTGAACAGAAAGGTTAACAACTGCTTTTAACAGCTTATCGACGCCCTTATCAAATTCCTCTTGATAGAATTCGCTTACGGTAGCTCCACGATGAACTCGTTCGTGATAATAGTGAGCCAGTGAACCAATTGAACTTCTGATTTCAGAACTGGAAACTACCCCTGCGCCACTTGACGCATCCATTACGGAAAGATTTTCCAACGGAACTGCAACATATCGCTGTTTTGTGTTTTCACCCAAATCGATAATCATGTTGCGGTTTGTGGGATTTAACGGGTCGTTTTGAATGTATTGTCTATCCGTGTGCAGGTCGCCGATACGCCTCAATGAGAAGTCCGGGTTCTGTTTTGTGAAGCGTTCAATGAGCTCGGCCTTTTCAGCGTCCGTTTCAGCCTTAGCCATCTGCACATTAAACTCATTGGCAGCTGCGCTGGCCTGATAGGAATACTGGCTGAGGAAGTTATTCATACCAATAATCTTAGCACCATGAGCTTCCTCATAGGCTTTAATCATTGTGCCGATAGATTCTTCACTGATACCGCGCTCTTTCAATTCACGTAAATCATCTTCGTGGATATGGCCATCGATAATAACACCACGAACACCGCTTTCATTAAGGCCTTCACCCCAGATTGCGCCAAAACCCTGACCACGGACTATCTCTTCTTCCATGTTCTTGATGATGGCTGCATTGACGCGGCGCAGTTTTCCTGGTTCGCCATAATCTGCAGTAAGCGTACCATTTTCGGCATTCCATTTTGCAGAGATGCCAAAATCTTTATATCGACGATTGAACCGGTCTACGATTTCGCTCTGTTCGCTTTCAGACGAGGCATTCTGCAGCATTTTTTCATAGGCTACCCGAATAGCGTCAAGACCCGTCTCATCCATAACCTCCTGGTTGAGGTTCTGCGCGAGACGGCGAGTCATTTTTACACCCTTGCTGTTATGGCCATTGTTTAAGCCAACTTCGTCTGCATCGGCTGCAGGAGCAAGTCCGGAAGTCTTGTTATAACCAAGGACTTCGTTTTTATCACCGGCAGCGATACGGTCAGCCTTTTCCTTAGCATCTTCAAAATCTTTTTGGGCTTTTGCGTAAGCCTTTTCCGATAATTTTCCCTCGGCATAAGCGGCTTCTTTTTTGTCCATCATGATGGACGCACTATCTCTGAGCGTTTCGGCGATAGTTGCTCGCACGCTCTTATCAACCTGGTCCGCAGTAATCTTGTTGCGCTCTACGTAAGGCTTAATAACTGCATCAAGTGCTTCTACATCGATACTGTAAAGGTCATTGCTTAGGACGACACCGTCGAACTTCCTCTTGCCCTTCGGGTCAAAGTTTGCAAGAATGTTATTTCCGTCTTTATCTTTGAATACCCCAGCATCCCTTAACTGGGTAAAGATTTCATCGGAAGCTCTCTTATAGGCGGTATCAATTTTTTTAACCCGGCCGTCGGTATTAAAAATTTCCCAGGCTTTTGCCTCGATGGCATCAGCAAGCCTTGCTTCGATTCGCTCGCCTTCACGGTGGGAGCCTTTCATCTGCTCCTGCATAGCGGTGCTGATTATACCAAGGGCGCCGTTCTTATAGACGCTATCGCTAATAAAACCTGACGAGTGAAGGATTTCCGCTACACGGTCGAAGTATACAGATTGTTCATCGAATACCTTTTTCCTGAACTTATTCCAGTCACCCTTAACCGATTCTATTGCATCGAGTGAGGCCTGAGTTATCCCCTGGTAACCATTTGCAACAAGGAAGCTATTGAAGTGGTCAATGTCCTTCAGTGCTTCCATTGTTGGCCGAAGCGTTCTGGGAGTCCCTATATCATCCGCAGGCTTAAGAAGCGCACCGATTTCTTTATCGTACCCGCCAAGGCGCATAGTCAGGAAGTCGGCTACTGATTTTTCTCCGTTATCAATTACTTTCTGATAATTGAGCAGGTTGCCTGATTTAACAATATAGCGGAGGCTATACCCTTCGTTTGCAAGAATACCTGCTGCCTTCTGCCTGATTTCTGCATTATTTCTGGACGTAACGTCGCGGCCATATTCTGCAAACTCACCAGCATGCCGGTTTAATACTTCATTGATTTCAGCCTCGTCGATTTCGCGGCCGTCTCTAAAGTAACGTTTATACAGGAATCCTTCACGGTCTGCCCGTACCTTGGATGGCTCACCAACGTAGCTTTTATCCCAGGCGATAATATCGTCCCTCTGGACATACGCCCAGCCTTTTTGCTTGTCGGCCTCATTTGTGTAGCTGAAGTTAATCTTGCCGCCGTTTTTGGCAATCTCAATAACTTCTTCGGTAGAGCGACGGATTTTTTCTTCCGCTTCGATTGCGCTTCGTACCGCTACGCCGTGAAGCTCATCAACATCAATAAGCCCAACCGTCTGGTGTTTCTGGTTTATATTTTTAGGGAACAAATGCTGCAATCGCGGATTGGCGATAGAGCCGTTTTCGTTAAGGAATCGGATTATGGCCGAACCATCTTCCAAATCCGCAAGCTTGTCCAGATTTGCGTTTATTGCGGCTTCATATACAGATGTATCGATATTTACGCCATGGGTACGGACTGCGCCATACAAACCGTTTCTGTCAATGTTGGCCGCTTCCATTTCCGTAAGGAGCGCTTTTCCGCCACGAACCAGTTTTCTGTACTCATCATCTTCTTCATAGAAGCTATCCAAATCCATGGAGTGAGCTCTGGCTGCAGCAATGCCGACAGAACGATTATCTTTTCCTGCAAATGTCGTTGCTCCAAGGCCGGTTGTGGTAAAGGAAGCCAGTGCTTTTGCAGGGTTCTTAATATCCGCAATGTTTAAGTGAGCAAGCCTTGACTGAATATATTTTTTATCGCTGCCGTCTATTGCACCAAAGACTGCCTTGGAAAAATCTGTGTCTTCGGCAAGTGCGCCAAAGATAACATCAAAATCCTTATAGATGGCTTCAAGCTCATCCGGTTTTACATCTTTAAGTGCCTTAACCGCACCAAACTTGGCGTTTTGGTTTTCGTATTCAAGACGGCCGGCCATGTTCAGCAGAACATCTTTTGTCTTCTGACTAAGGTTCAACTGATTGAATGCACCCAGCGACTGGAAATACCCAAACTCTTTTACGAGCGGCATGAAGTCGAGCATTAACCCGAAACGCTGGTCTTGGTGGTCGAACCTCGTTACGCCATCCGGGCGAACAAGGTCAATAGCCTTCTTCATTACCCACTGCAGCGTACCAATATTTTCACTGCCGGTACGGCCAGAGTTTGTAGCATACTGCGCAAAACGGAACAGGTGATTTGCTGCCACATCAATCTGCGAAAGCATTCTAAAGCCCGTTTCGCCATTTTTGTCAACGCTGCGCCCCAGGGTTTTTATCGTTGCGATTTGTGCCTGACCAAACTGCGTATAAAAGCGTCCTGTTTTGCTGTCGTACCTTTCTTTCGGCAGCATATTGGACATGTCGAACGGAGTGCTCGTTGCCGTGTCGACAAGCTCAAGGTGCATGGTGTCAGGATTGAACCGGTAGGCAACCTGACCGCCGCCACTAAGGATTGGTGTCAGGGCGTTGCGGACGTATCGTTTCGTTGCGCCTTTACGCTTATCACGGTCACGGATAATTTCTTCCGCTTCCCAGGAAGAATATCCATGCGATATCAGTTCGCTTAACGCATCGTCGCTTACTTTATTGCCGACCAAATCAAAACGGCTTGTCTGGGCAAAAAGCGACTCGGTTATCTGGTCAACCAGGTTTTCAAGTGAGGCGTTACCATTTGCCCCATTTGCGATACCACTGATATCGTACATCTTTTTTTCAATGGCTTCCCGTTTTTTCTTGGTGAGAAGCTTTTTAGCTTCCACAATGGGGGCGGGGCCATTTATCGTATCGATGTACTTTGTTTCCGGTTGTCTGAGAAGTCCGGGAACTTTTTTCTGAATCAGCTGCAACGTTTTATTGATTTCGAGCATCATTGCAGATGGTTCAGTAACCATCCCAGCAAGTCTCTTTGGCAGTTCTCTTACTTCCCCGCCTACTTCTCCATACTGCTTTGCAATCAGCCCACCGAGTTTACGGACAGCGGTTGCGCGATTGTCCGTCTGCAGCATTTTATCAAGACGGCTTACCCAGTGTGGCTCCGTCTCATGTGGGTCAATCTCAAAGAACGTGCCGGTAGGCGTGTTAAGTCCAGCCACTGCTCTGGCTTTTGCTGGCATAATGCTGGAAATATCCAAAAGTGCGGAGCGAGCTTGCTTTCCTGTCCGCATCTCGCCCTTCATTAACTGTCCGTAAGCCTGTGCAGGTGTATAGTTAACGCCGTTTATTTTGCCAACTTCTTCAGCAAGTACAGAGAGTGCGTTTTCGTAAATCTGCCTGAAGTAATAATTTCGGACATTTTTCTTTTCGTCGCCACTACCTGCAAGCTGCAATGCAAGCTCGGTTGACTTTTTCAGAATATCTTGGACCGAGTACAGATATCCAGCTGAATACGTTGCATTTGCTATTGTTTGCGTTAATACCTCATTAGCCTTATTAGGCTTAAACATCTTAAAGGTATCCGTTAACGCTTTTTTGCTGGTCAGTGCCTTTCCGAGATAGTTTACGGCATATTCAGAAATTCCGCCCGTTATATTGCGCCCATTTACCTCGTAGTTAAGCTGCGACAGGTATTCTAGTGACGCTATTGCCTTATCATAGTCCAGATTACGGAGCCAGTTACTTGCTGAGTCTGCCTGCTTTGTAGCATTGGACGAAGCCACTGCTTTATTAAAGCTTGCGAGACCGCCTTCTTCAAGTTCTTTACCGAACTTGTTTTTTACAACATCGGAAACTTCCGTTGTGTCAGTATATTGGTTCTGAGTGGATATTTTTCTCCAATCTCCCAGAGTTTTGGGTGTGCTCTGTGGAACTACGGAACCAACATATGGGTTATTGCCTAAGAATTCTTCTGCTTCCGCACGTGTGCCGACCCATACATTCAGGTCTTTGAGTTTTCCGTCAGCGTCTCCTTGATATGCTTTGCCATACTGATAAAACATCAGGGCAATGAGCTTATCTGTACCGGCCGTATCCTTTAGCTTTGCATATTCTCTGCCGATAGCGCTATCAATGGAAATCTCTTTTGCACCAGCAAGCATGGCATATGTATTGCTCTTAAGTGCCGGCGTAACAAGGTTTCTATTTGTTTGCAGTTTCCCCTTGTTATCGAAACGTATGCCGTCAAAACGAATATCACCGGTCATTCCGTCCACGACGAAACTCATACCGCCGGTTGCGGTGTTTTTCATTACGCCTTTTTGCACATAGAAGATGTCGCCAGCCTTGGCCATTCTTCCTGGCTCGATATTTTCCGGTGAGAAAATATAATCCGGGTTGGGTACTACGTTGCCAGCCTTATCCTCGAACGTCGGACTGAACGACCAATGCTTGAGCATATCAATAGTTGTAAAGCCCTGAATAGCCGTATCAGAAAAAGCCGCATGCTGAGCATACGTTATGCCGTTAAACAGCTCGTGCATCATTTGTTGGTAACGTTCCGGGCCTGTTATCAGTTTACCAGTTGCCGGGTCTTTAATGTTACCATATCTTGCCTGCTGGCCAAGTGAGGTATTAAGGGTGTTGCCAGGATTTGCAGCAATCGTTTCCAGAGCACGGTTTTCATTGGCAAGAATTGTGTCAGGGTCATTGCCTTCGCGGTGAACAGCCGTCTTGTCGAAGATGAGGTGGCTGTCGTTCATATCACCGGTTCCGGTTATTTGTTTCCACAGCAAATAAGCGTCGCCAGTTGCTAAGTTGAAACGACGATTAATCTGGGCGTTATCGTACCCAAAGACGTTCAAGCCAGTCAGGGCAATATTGTTTACCTTGGCATCATAAAGCATTTTCAGCATCATGTAGTCGTCTTTATAAAGTTTGTACTCCCTGTTACCAAACTTATAGACTTTCTGCTTTGCCTTATGAATTACATTGTAGTCTTCAACAAGTCCTGCAAGACCGCGTTTAAGATCTTCCGGGTCAATAATCTTGACATCATCATCGACCGCATAGCTTTTCAGGATATTGATTCCATCCTGTTTTTCAACGACGGTCTTTTTATGTCCGCGCTTTGCAATAGCCTCGAGTTTATATCGGTTGGCCTCATCTACACCATTTGCCTGGCTGCCATGCTTAAACCCGAACTTATTGTATGTATCAATTAAGCCCTGCAGTTCTTTTGCTGTTTTATCGTCAACACCTGTAAGGCCGGTCATGTATCCTTTTACAGGATTCCCATTTTTAGCGTTTACGTCAAATTCAATAAAGGAGAATTCTGTGATATTGTTGCCAATACCTTCAAGGTCGTATTCGATAAATTTACCTGTCTTTTGAATATGCTCAACAACGGCTTTCTGTTTTTGCATATTCGCTTTGACAAGGGCGTTTTGGTTAAAGGCATAGTTAAGCTGGGCATCCTGAATGATGGTTTTCTTTAAAAGCTCATCACCTGTCTGGATTGTTTTCAGCTTAGTTGGCGCTTGCACACTACGCAAAAGTTCGCCAACGACAGGCAATACCTTCTGCTCATATATGTGCTGCGCCTCTACACCGACCTCTGCTATATCATTATACCTTTTGGGGAGCACGCTCATAACTGCGTTTGTGCCGGCCCAGTCATGTTCTGCAATTTTTGCCATAGACGAGATAAGTGCCTGATTGTTTGCCATTTCCACGCCTATTTCTTCCATGGATGGCATGATCAATCCAGGTTTTGTGCTCGGTGCTTTCTCGCCGGCCTTTTTCGCCTTGCGAACATCTTCGTCATATTCCCTTACCGCCTGATGGTAGTCCATCACACTTTTTGCGATTAGGCGGTCTTCCGCTGCACGATTTTGTCTGTCTCTATTTGCAATCCGGGATGTCGTCCGGTTAGAATAAATGTTATTTGCCATTCATGTCTCCTAAAAACAAAAGGCGGCTGCAGGACGCAGTCGCCTAAATAATAATCATCAGGAGAACAGGTTATCTACCGTTTCTCCCAGCTTATACGATGCTACCTTCGTGACGTTAATTACCGAGGTTATTCCCTTTGTAGACTTTGGTTCGACGGAAACTTCTACACCAATTAGTCCAAGGCCCGAAAGCGTAGCCTGTAAATTTGCCTGTACGGTAATTGGGTCATCACCACCTTTTGGTGAAAGGTTTGGAGCATTGATAACTTCCTGGTCACGATATGTGGATTCGTATATGCCAAAATCAGAGAAAAGCATACCTTCATTTTTGATGGTTTTTGCTTTTACCTTATTTAAGTCCGAATCGGGGTCCCAGCCTTCCCATTGGAAATTTGGAAGATTATGGCTTTCAAAATACTCTTCATTGTCCGGCCCTTTATCTGCTTCATAGTCCATTTTCCAGACTTGCTTTAATGCTCGTCTAAGGAATGGAGAAGCTGACTCCAGAATTTCTTCGCGCTTATCCGGGTCTTTTTCCCGCATAAACTCCGTAAAGTAATCTCTTTCATATTTTGGAAGCGCTTTTACAACATCGGTCCATCTGGCATCCGCCCGCAGACCATACATGGTGGCCTCTGCTGCTTTTTTGTAAAGCAGGGCCGCCCGCCCGTACTCACCAATACGCATTGCGGTTCTTGCACCGATTTCAGCTGCAACAAAGTCGCCTTCTGCAATCTTTTTCTGCTGTTCGGTGATATACTGGTGGTCATCCGGATTCAGCGCAATCATATTGGACGGGTCATCCGCACCGTTTTCCGAGAACTCAACGATGTGGTGAACCTGATAATAGTCTGGTATTTTTTCACCGTACACATGCTCAAATGCCGTGAGCTGGGTCATGTCACGGTCATCCTGTGTACGAGTAGAACCAGGCTTATTATACCGAATACCAAGTGTAACCAGTGCGTTTAATGTATATAACCGCTCTTCTTCCGATATTTCTTCGGAGTGAAAAATACCGTTTCTTACACCTGGCAGGTCGTTAATGGAAAATCCATTATCATATTCAAAGCGATGATTGTTTTTGTCGTCGCCGCCGAATATTTCATCATGCAGACCATTTAATGCGCGCTGGATTCTCTTCTTGGCAAGATGAGTAAACTCGGTATTGTTTACGTCCGAATCTTCCATGATTTCACGGCGCCAGTCGCTCCATTCTTCGTAATCATCGAAGATTTTCTTTACATCTATGCCTTCCTCGCTTTTTGCAAGCTCTGCCGCACGATTATAAAGCCCTGTGTATTTTATGTAGGTCAGGCGGTCGAAGTAATCTTCCAGTTCCCACTTTTTCTTTATGCGGTCCGGCGTCCAGTGTGCACGGTCGCCATCCTCAAGTGATGGGCCAAATAATCCGGATACGGCAAATCCTGCCGCCGCACCGATAAAGGCGCCTTTTGTCCTAAACTTCCAAGATTCTTCGTTGCGGAAGAATTTCTTTATGGAACCGCTAAGCTCTTTTGTGAACTTCTCCTTTTCTTCATCCAGAACATCTGCCGCCATCCAGCCCGCGGTTGCATAACTTGCTGCCGCTTCAAGCGGACTGGACTGGGCGCTTGTATACATATTGCCGAGAAGTGAGAGTCCAAGGCCAATCTTCCCGCCTTTCTGGAAAAGTTCACCGTCACCCGGCCGCAGGAAGGTTGCGATGCTGCTTCCGATAAATGCCCCTCTGTTCATCAGAGCTGCAGCACCAGATAAAAGCATCTTTTTGGTTTTACCAAGGCCTTCCCGTTCCCGCAGGTTATTTAAGGCGAACCATTCTGCCGTTCCACGGATTACATCCCAATGGTCAGATACCGCACGTTCCATGGCAGGCTGCACGTAAGTTCCCCATACATCCGACCATGTCTGATATGGTGTGCCGTATATCTGCTCTGCCTTGTAAGATTCCAAAGGCGAACGCACACGAAGCCAGCGGTCGTGGATAAGCGGCAGGTCGGCATGAGCGATTGCTTCGGTTATGCCACCGACAAAACGGTCGAATGTGCCAGTTAAAGCATATACATCTGCCGCGTTTAAGTGTTCATCCTTTCGCTTGATAACATCTTTGTGGTCACCAAGCATGAGGGCGCTAACGCTCTCACCGTCAACAAACACCGCCGCATTTACCGTACCTTCACCATTGTTGGTTCCGTCCGGATTGTCGCGGTTATACTCGCTTGAGTCTGTCGCAATCGTAACGCTCTGTCCCGGATGCATGTATTCCAACATGATGTCGTTACCCAAACCGCCACGAGTCTGTTCTTTATCGAACTCAATCCCCGCGAGTGTGAGAAGCCTGTTGGAGCCACGAATACGGAACGTACCGTCTTTATTTATCTCCTGGATGATTGCATCCTGGTAATCTACATTTTTGCCCAGAATGCGATAATCGTAAAAGTCGTGCTGTTTATTCTGCTCGTTTACGCGGTCCTGGATTTTCTCCATGTCCTTTTTAAGAGCAGGGTCTTCAACTGTAGCGTTTGCAATCTTTTTCCAAACCTTAAACTCGGTTGAGTTTGGAGCAACGTCTGCCAAAATTTTGTAGCGGTCATACGCACCATAAACACCGTACTGGTCAGGGTGCAGCTCGTTTAATGCTTCATACCCCTTACCCGGAAGACGTGCTTCGCCTTTTGGAAGCTGTGCGTATGGGTCACCAAATCTTAGCTTTTCAGGGAGCCAGTCCGGCATGGTGTTCAAGAGAGGATTGACACGAATATTTCGTCTGTATTCCGGAATGAAACGACGAGCAATTTCGGCCGTACCTCCACCGATGCCACCAAGGGATTCATCCCAGAAGGAACGGCTGAAGGAATCCATGTCGCCGGCGTCGGCTATCTGTTTGCCATCCCGTTCACCAAAACCAAAGGCTCTATTGGCACCGTAACCGTAGATACCGCCAATCAGTCTTAAGGACTGTGACATTTCGTGAACAAGGTCACCGCCAGCTCCGGCGCTCATCAGGTCATTCATATCCTCACTGCCGAGAATGTCATCCAGTTTGCTGTAATGGATATAGTCGGTGGTTATCATTCCGCCTCGGTTTTCGTTGCGGGCGGCCGCAATGAAAATCTTACGGTTTGTCTGGCCTAAAAGGTCAAGAGGATACTGGCCACCAAACGAACCGCCTCCGCCACCACCAGAACCGCCAAAACCGAAGCCAATCTCACCAGAACCGTCACCAGAACCACCTGGCTCGTAAAGGGTTGACCGACGTTCCGGCTCCATTGGGCCGCCAAGGGTGTCGAGCTGTTTTTGACGCATTTGTTCGCCACGCTCTTTGCCGATACGGATATTGTATTGGCCAAGCGAGGGGGAAGCATACGATGTGTATTCGCCAGCTGTAATCTGCTCACGGTCAAACACCATAGCATAGGCATGGTCGCCCTGTGCCGTATCGCGGATATGCTGGTTGATACCATAGATAATTGCTTTTACATCCTGTCCGTCATCCGTCAACCTATCCTGGTTCATCTTAACAACCGGTTTTACAAGTTCACCAATTGTCGGATTTAAGACAATTCCCCAAGGAGTTTCCTTGTCGAACATCGTACCAGAAACTGTGTACGGACGGTCCTCCTTATGCTCTTCTTCCAGATAGTACGGGTCCATCAGGTAGACGAGCGGAGAAAGTGGCGCCGTCGGCGTAGGTAAAAGCGAGTGCCCCCACTTATCCCAGTAACCGTCATACAGTGACTTATTGTAGTAGTCACTGTTAAGCCGTCTGGTAAGTGTTGGCTGATAATACTCAATCGTCGAGCCACGGAATTCGTTTACCGAGCCAAATGCCCAGAAGCGGCCGCGTCTTACTGCTTCATATCCGTTGGCAATATAGTCGCGCTCTTCATCTGCATCATAATAACCGTCACGGCCACCCCAATACTGCATGACGGGGTTTACATAGGACTGTGAATCAAGCATGCCGCCGATACCGGTCATATCCAGCATCTTTCTGGCTCCGATATCCATGTAATCGAGGCCATTGACAAGTCCTGCGCTAGGCCTTATACCGGTTACTGCACCAACCGTATCGTCGCCCCATTCAAGGTATGTTTCACCGATAACTACCGGGGCTATCCTTTTTGCGATACCCTTGGTTAAATCCCATGTGCTGTTTAGGGCTTCATTGGAAAATTGCAGAAATGGGGGCAGGTCATCTGCACCAAGCCTTCTCAGGAAGAAGTACGGAATCATTGTCATAATGGACACGTTACTTGCGTCCGTACCACCAGCCTTAAGCTGGTTGATGAAGTTCATTCCTTCTTCTTTGAATGGGTTGAGTGAACCTGCTTTTATAGATTCGTTTAATGACTTCAGGATGTCGAGCGGGCCAGAACTTTTTCGGATAATGGCATAGTCTGACTCAATGTACTGCTCGGGGAGAAAATCTATTTCTCCGCGGCCACCGCCATGCAGCATCTGCCACTCATGGCCATCATTGACCATATCCTGGATAACTCTTGCCGCATCACGTTCTCCTTCGCGTGTTGTCTGGCCGCCTGCAACCGCTACATATTTGGATAAAAATCCTTCCAGTAGCGTTCTGCCCGTCTGGCCATCAATCTGGTCAAACGTGCTTCGCTGATATTTACCAAACCCGGTGAATACGTTCTGCGTCTCGTTATCCAGAAACGAGGTATAAGCCAGGCGTTTTGCCGCTTCCTCTTCCGCGTGGGACATTCCGCTGTTTTCGATTATGCCTTTAATGGCATTATAGAGGCCGCCCGAAGCTTCACGAGAATTTTCAGCAAGACGCATCAATGCTTCTTTGGATAACTCTCTTTGTAGCTGGCCGTAAAAATCAAGGCCGCCCGCAGCGGATACGCCATCATCGTTCCAGGCTCCTGAAATATCTTCCAGAAGTTCTACTGAACCTCTTGTGGCCCCCTCATCTCTGGCAAATTTATTGATGAGTCTATTCAGGCGGTTATTCAAAAACGCACTATCTGTACCACCGTGCGCCCCAACCATACCTTTTACGCCATCTAATATCTGTTCCCCATCATTGAGCTTTAAGAGACTAATGATTTCCAGCGCATCACGGCCATCTTTACCGGCGCCGGCTCGTGCGACCCCCTCCAGGGAATTGAGCATGGAAAGTGTGAGGCCTCTTGTGCTCTTATTCAGGAAGATATTTAAGTCGGAGACCCGCTCGTACGCGTCGTCTAAATCGTCTCCGATAGCGTCAAGTCTCCCTGTGCGAATGTTCTTGATAACATTCGGAAGATACTTATTATCTTTTCCTTCGCTAAAAAAGCTTGCAATATATTCCCACGGATTCATCCCCGTGGCCGCATTCAGGTCTAAGATTTTAGCGATTGAGCCGTCTTTTCTTACCCTTTGCGCATTAAGCCCATTAATATCCTTGTAGAGGTTGGCAAGCCCAGCGAAGCGTGTAGAGAAAAATGTTCCGTCGTCCAGTTCCTTTACGAAATCCTCAAGGAGTTTATTGTGTTCTTCGTCATACCTATACACTCTGCCGGCCATATAGAAGTAGTCGCTCATAATGCGCTTTCCTTCATGGCCTTCCAGTGCCGCAAGTACAGGGTTTAATGTACCCTTCTTGAAGTGATAGAAAGCTGGTGTGCTTTCCGACATCATCAGGTCGCTAACCTTTAAGATTTTGCCTGGCATTGTGTAGGCAACATCTTTCATCAGCTTATGTCTTGCCTTATACAGCGGGTCGAGTGAGAAAATTTCTCCGTTTGCCCCTTTACGGAGATGAGGGTCTACAACAAGGTTTTCAAAACGCTCAAGCATTTCCTTGTCGTTTTTCTCTTTGTATTTTTCGTGGAGTTCCTGCACCCGTCTAAGGAAAGACTTTTCCTTAACGGAATGGTCGCCGCCAATAATCAACGTACCGTCAGTATCATTGAATTTATCGGCATGCTCCAATACATCCTTTATGGTTACCAGACGGTCACCAAGCAGTTTGTCACGCCAAGTGCTGCCCGGAATATATCTGCCTCCAGCTGCACGCTCAAGCGTTTCAATGCTTTCCAAACGGTCTGCAAGCTGCTCTTCAATACTTGCGCCTTTCCGTTTGGTTTTGTTTAGCGAAAATCTTTCCGCCTGTGATTTTGCAGTATCAATTACTTTTTGGTAAAAGTCGCTGCCAGCATGCTCCACTTTGTACCGTTTTTGAAGCGCATTCGCATCAAAGTCAGTACGCCCTTTTCGAGCCTCACTTGCCACATGCTTAACAAACTTTTCCATTTGAGCCTGCGCAAGCTTAATGCTGTCACGGTTTTTTACACCGCCGGCGCTAAGTGCAGAGGACAGGTTTTTGTATGCCGTCTTCTGGATGCGCCGAACAACTTCCCGCTGCCATCTCGCATCTTCCGCAATGGTTGCAGTGGATTCGCGCAGTTTTACCGCATCCATAATAAGCTCTATTGGTGTGCCGGGCCGGGCCTCCCAACGAATGCGGTTATCATGCGGCATGGCCTTAAAATCCTTTACGCCGTCGCGAATTTTTCTGTATGATTCTTTCAGTGTGCGATAATTTATATGGTCGTAATTCAGCCCGCGGAAATCGTCCACTGCCCGCTTTAGCTGGGAGTGGCTATAATCTGCAAGCTTTTTCGACAGCGCCCTCACTCCGCCGGCACGATAAAAAGAAGCCGCCGCTACACCTGCGGCGGCTATATTTGTGCCATAATCTAAGAGTGTGTCGCCAAGGTCCTCATTTGCTTCTTCGTAAAGCTTATCTTCGGCCATGCGTTAATCCTCTTGTTTTATTACCTTGAATCTACTTCTGAGAGCTTCCGGAATCGCATTCATTCCTTCTTCTGAATCATCTGTTGGAATTTCTGCAATTGGACGGTCATCGAAGCTCTGGTTCTTCAATGCGCTGATACCCTTCATGGATACGCTGTCGCGAGCCCAGTCAATATCCGGATAGAGCCGCTGGAGTTCCATGAGTTTTTGCGGTGTTAGTACATCGTCCTTGTGAAGCACCTTGCCATCGTTATGCACCGGCTGCTGCATAGCCTTCTTCGGCTTAAGAATATCGTTGCGGTTCGGCTTGCTTGTAGCTGGCGTAACACTATCCACCTTTACAAAGCGTTCTTCCATCGTCTGCATAGGAGCGTTCTGTGGTGGTGCGGGAATTGCTTCCTGTGCCTGTCGTGCAGACGCAGGGATATATTCCACTTCGTTGCCCTGGGAATCTGTAAGCGGAATACCTCTTAACTTATGCAGGATATACTCTGCTTTGGCCATGTATTCTGCTGTCCGCATTACATCCCAGTTTGCAATCTCCTCAATGGAGTATTCAGGAAATGCTTCGTGAATAATACAGGTCAGCTGCTCATCGGTTGTATCCCATAACCTGTCACGGAAGTAGTGTACCGCCGTTGCAAGCTGTTCACTGCTTTTAAGGAGCGATTTTTCCAGGATGAGATTTGCAAGCTGTGTGGGAAGCCCTGCCTCCTCACAGTTTTCATAATCAAAATCTTTCGGATAGAGAACGCACTGCTCGCAGATAATCTCTTCTTTTGCGTAGTCGTTAATCGCTTCTGTATCCCGCAGTTCGCGAAAATCTTTACGACCGAGGCTTTTGAATATGAAAACGCCGGCCTCGCCAAAATCGTGCATAAAGACCTGGCCATATTTTTCCAGATACTGCTCGTACAGCTCTTTTAAGTCTATCTCGTGAGGCTGCTTCTTTGTCATTCCGCCCGTTTTCATCTTCATGTCGGCTTCACCTCGTCATTAAAGTTCTACGGTTGTCGGCTGATAGAATCCGGATTTGAAAAGAATTTCACGGGAGATGCGTGAAGAAATCATTTCATCTTCTACATCTTTTGCGACCTGTTCTGCGTCCGGATACAGTACGCAGGCTTTAACGAATTCTCTTTCGCGGGCGGCCAGGAGTTCTTCATCGTCCTTGATTTCCTCCGTAGCGTCGCAGATTTCACCAAACGTCTTACGGTTTAGGCGGTGCCACAGATAACGGTTGCCCATATAGTCCGTCAGGAAAACCTTCTTGTATTCCTGCTTGAACTTGTCAAGCTCATCTGCCGTAATCGTTGTGCCGGGGATAACAGGAAGCGCTTCCTGCTTTTCCTTTTCCTGTTCGGCTTTCAATGCCTCTGCTTCAAGTGCAGCAATCTGGCTCTGTTCTTCAATATCCACTTTAGTTTCTTTCTTACTCATTATATCCTCCATAAAAGACTACTCTTCTATTAGCTAGTTCGTACATTACTAGGCTATGTAATGTAAATCACCTATAGACCTCCGAGTTTTTCATAAGAATAGAGGTAATCGTGAAGCTCCGAGTTTTACATAAAGGAGCAATCGGGCCGCTCCGAGTTTTATATAAAAAGTTTTCCCCACCTCCGAGTTTTCTATAAGATTTTTGGGGATGCCTGCCTGGAATGGGGTTATAGCAGGTCTTATCCACAAAAACACAGGGGTTATCCACAAAGTTATCCACAAAAAGCCTGTGGATTTTATGAAAAACTCGCAGGTGCTCTATGGAAAGCTCGGAGGCTTTTATAGATAACTCGGAGGATGTCTATTTTTTTCTCGGAGGTTGTCTACGAAAAGCTCGGAGGTTTATAAATAACTCGGAGGTTTCTCCTTATTTTATGCGGGTTAAGCCCATTTTAGGGCGTCCTTATATGTTTTTCTTATTTCTTTTATTATTATTCTTATGTAACCTCCGAAAAAATGTTCTTGCAATCCTTTTCTCCCGGTGCTAATATTAACTTTGTAATAGCTTAGAAAAAATTCGGAGGTTGCATGGGATGGAATCAAACTTTGAACAAACATCGCTATTTTCCAGTCTGGAGCTGGCTTCTGGAAGCCCAAATAGGGCAACTACAAAACACGAATCTGACTTTATCGTAGCGATTCGCAAAGGTATACAAGACTATGTGGAAAATGGTGGAGACATAACCGTCCCCATTACTTTTGATATTGATTTTCGCCAGTTGGCTGTCGCTAAGAACGTTAAAAGTTGGCACTCGCTTTACCAATCTTTTGAGAAAGTCTTTGATGACCTGACAAAAGTCCCTCTCAATGTTACTGTTAACTACAAACATAGTACTGAGAAAAATCAGGGTTTTAAGAAAGCTACATACTGGCTGCTTTCGTCCGTAAAACAAAATCAAAACAAGGGATTGGTGAGAATAACCATCAATAAGGAGTATCAGGACTTCTATATCGAGAATGTTCTTTGCAATCCTGCATTTCAGATGGACTATGAATTTCATGAACAAAGTTCCAGCGCTTATACCTATCCGTTTTACGAATGGTTGTCTGCCCGCGTTGCGGAAGAAAAGTTTAATGATTCACCATACCCTTACCGCATAACCGTTCCATACAATGAGCTAAGAAAGCGTGTTCCTACTCCAGTTAACAAAAAAACCGGAAAATTCAAACTGTCCAGCCCTAATGATTACAAGAGAAACGTAGTGCTGAAGGCCATCGATGATATCAACTCTTCTCCCAAATCTCAGTTTAAGATACTGAACACTGACGAGATATCGACAAATTCTCCCGGCCAAAAACTTACGGAATTTGTGTTTGTGGTTGCATTAAATGCTGCACCTACACCACTTATTCCAGCAAAGTCATCTTTCGTTTTATTTGATGAATATGGTGTCCCTGGATGGGATTACCTGGCCCAGAAGATGGAGTCTCTTGGGTTCGGTAAAACTTCTATCGTTAAATATCAGAGCCAACCCGCTAAGGTTTGGAGAGCTATCCTTGAAACCTGTATCAATCTTGGCAAGCTACAAGAAAAGGGAACACCCCCCAGCAGCATTAATACTGGCGGATATCTGCGGACCATGTTAAAAAGCAATCTTTCCGACGAATCATTTAAGGCGCTTGCCACGAGAATAGTACTTCGCGCGCCACAGTATCGTGATGAAGTCATAGATGCTGCCTCAAGTTACGACCCCATATTTGAGCCACTGAAAATAGCCGAGGCCATTCGCGAACACAAAGAAGAGTCCGTACAACAGACCCCTGAAAACAATGGATTCCTCCGCGACTGGCAGGAGAAGCATGGCGACTTACCAGGCGGGTTAAAATAGAAAAGACACCAAGTCATATACTTGGTGTCTTTATTTTTTTTAGCAGAAGTTTTTATACAGGTAGTAGAAATACATACGGTTGCTCATATGTGGCTTCAAGTCAGCAGCCTTATCCTCGGGCGGCAAACAATCGCGCACCTCGCAGCGTTCATACACTTTTTTCACCATGTCTTTGAACACTTCGTCCGGCATTTCTGTTACCGCGTCGGGAACAGGCTGGTGCGGGGCGAGCAGTTTAAACTCATACACGCTTCTCTCTTGAGCTATCATAGAATCCACATCATAGCCCGTCTCATATTCTTTGAGGGCTCCTAACCAAAACGCCTGGTAAGCTGTTTTTCCATATTCGTTTGCAAAGACCGTGACTCCAAGACCACCATGCGGGATAATAGAGTTGTTTTCAAACTGTACGGATGCAATCTCTACTTCACCCTTCATTTCACCATCCACATTGTAATGAATGCTACAGATTTCTCCTCGGGGACTACCATTGATTTGGGTTACGGCGTCCACCCCGCTAAAGCTTGTATATGTTTTGGTGTAAACTGGCGTTGCTTTATAATCCTCCTGTAGAGCAAGAGAACCGTTGCTTGCGTCAAAACTGTATCCGGGTTCCGGCATTACAGATTTTGCTTTCCAATCAATTTCGGGAACTTTCTTTTCCCAGTATGTACGTTCTGCAATTGTGTCACCATTCTTCGGGCGAAAAATCGCCTCAAAGAGTGACCTGAAAGCAGTCTTAATACTATCGAAACGACCAGTTATTTTTTTATTCATTTATTCTTCCTCCATAGTCGTGACTCTCTTATACTCGTACCACGCAAGCCAAAAGCCGTATATACTTACAACGAAATCCATACACCATAAGGGTGTGGGTTTATCCCAGGCCAAACAAAATGATGCTGTTGATAATACAGCTGTTGCCACTGTGGCGATAAATATATAGTCAGGGATTTTCCTTGCTGCCCACAAAGTTGCGGCAATTATACCTGCGAACTCAATATTTCCCATAACAAGCGAGTGCTCGCCATTAGTAATGAATAGTTCACTGTATGTTAAATAGCCCCACATTGCAGGAATAATCCATCTTGCTAGTTCCTGAAAACGCATTACTTACCTCTACCAACTGACTTATTGTTATCTACGGGGATGAGTTCTCCATATCTGCCGCTAAGATAACGATGCATAATGTAATACTTATCTTCTGTTTTTTCATACCAACAAACTGTAAGCCCTATGGTTTCATCCAGCTTCTCTCCGCCGTAACAATAGGGAGGAGTATGGCACCGCTGTACGCCTATCAACTGGAATTCCTTATTCCCGTAGACAATTTTATCCGCATCTTCAAATTCCGTTCCTCTACTAAACGACATCTTTGAGGTAACATCACGAGAAGCGTCGATTAATTGTCGGAGGTCGATAATTTTTACCAAAATCAGTCCCTCGCAAATTACAGATTGTACTTAACCAAAAACTTCGGGTTAATCGCCTTAAAGCTCAAACGGCCACCAACAAAACGCTTGTCATAAAGGCCATCTATGTTCTCGAGCGGGCGGATAACAATACCCTCTCGCTGTGTATCCTTGCCTCGGCTTGCCAGAACGCTCATGCCAATAGACATATCAACCAGTGCATCAATATCGTCAGTAAGGTCAAATTCGCCAAGGATAGGAACCTGCGGAAGCCCTGCAGTCTGAAGATGTGCACTAAGCTCTCCCGGTGCAAGATAAACTTTTGTTTCCGGGCAGTATGCCTGATAAATATATACCTCGTAATCTTTTACGCCATACTTATTGCCCTGAATATTTGGGCCGAGGATTTCGCCCTGATATACGAAACCATAACCAAACTTATCGGCATACTTATTTGCGATTGTGGCGTACATGAAATCTTTCTCGTCAAAGATTTCGCGGTTACGGCTGCATACATGCAATTTGTCTTTCTTGTCTTTCCAAAATGTGATAGAGGAGCCATCCAGTTTTTCCGTATACTGGCAGCGAACCCCTTTATATTTTTCCAGAATATCGCCAAGAACCTGAACGCGAGTCTCGTCCGTTTTGGGCACAAGGTCAGTTGGGAACGGGCCGGATGTGGGTTTGTAAAGGAACTTTTTCCAGAACCAGCGGCCAAGACGGAACTTTGTATACCATTTCTTTGGTGGTTTTACCGTTGCACGATTCTTCTTCCACCACTGCTCATCATTGCGTTGGTCGGCTTCATGCTTTGTGATGCCGAGATATTCTGTTACGTCCGTATCATCCCAACGGCCATCTTTTGCGGCCTCTACAATATCTGTAGCATTGCCACTGCCATACGGGAACTTTGTGTAATAAAGCTCGGTAAGCGGAACACACATACCTTGGGAATAAATTCCCTTAAAGCGGCGAGTCTTTAAATATTTATCCGTGAACTCTGCCCGCTCGGCAAGTTCCTTTGGAAGTATCGAATCGATTTCCAAATAAACAACACGGTCGCCCTCTTTGTAAAGCCCCTTCTTAATTACTACATGCCAACCGAGCACCGTGGCCTTTTCGATGCGGTCAGCGCCTTCAATAGGCTCAATTTTCTTAATCACCTGAATAGATGCTAATTTACGCAAAGTTAATAACTCCTTCCACTACTTTTGTCCTACGAGGCACACATTACGTTAGTGAAAGGAGTTATTAACTTTATATTTTGTTTTAGTAAGATTTTTACAAATCGTATACTACGGTAGCAGTATTAGCAGGAATATGAGCATCGACGTCAAGTCTATTTGAGTTATTTGTCGTAGATTTTGGACAATGAATCGTGCCGGTGAGAGAGGTACAGCCATAGAACATGTCGTAATAGCAATTATCAGTTAAAGTAGTGGCAGGAAGGTCTGGCGCTGTAGTGAGAGAAGTACAACCAGAGAACATGTCGTAATAGCAATAATCAGCTAAAGTAGTGGCGGGAAGCTCTGGAGCTGTGGTAAGAGACTTACAAATCTTGAACATGGAGTCATAGCAATGTTCAGCTAATTCCGTAGCGGGAAGTTCTGGGGCTTTGGTAAGAGAGGTACAGTTTTGGAACATACACATATAGCAACCACCAGCCATCTCAGGATGATTGCCTGCTTTAACTGTTTTGTAATCAAGTAGGTTTTCTATATCGCCTATACATTGAATACGCTTGTTGTCGGTTAACACAAATTGCTTCTTATGGTCACTAACATAGTGATTCTCTGTACCCCTTAAATAAAGTTTTCCATCGTTAGAGGAACTAATCTCAGCACCGTTCCACTCAGACCAGTTCTGGGTATCAGTAGAGTATTCTAAGGTGCCATTCCAGTTTTTGGAAGCATTGCTTGTTTTAAGAGTAAACGGTTCGTTATTTTCTTCGATAAAGCTAAGATAAGGAACAGGAAAGCCAGAAGCTGTCACTTCTTTCTTAATTTCCATCATAAGTTTGTTCTTTCTGAGGATATTGATTCCAATATTGATTAGTTCAATATTGTTGAGGGGCTTTAACGTTTACGGTATACTTTTTTAAATCCAACTTTTTAATTCTTCTTTCTGTTAAAACTTTTACCTGGAATAACTTCGGTCACGGGCGATAAACTGATACATCTCCACAAGGTTTGCACCTTGTGTATCAAGTGCTTGCCCGCAATATTGAATAACTACATTCTCAAGGATGATGCACGGCGTATCGCCAGTAATATCATCCTTGCTGCCGTAACCTATGCCAATCGAAAAAGAATTGGCGTACATAGGCGAATGCTTATTTGGTTCAACTTTTCGTCCGGTATTTTTGAAGCTGCCGTCTTTTATTGACTTCTCTAAAATCATATTCAAGTAGTCCGGGACAACAAAGTTTATAGCGAAAGTTCCCTGAATAATTCTGGAGCCTTTTGCGATTTCATCCCATACATAACTGTTGTAACCAAATAACGGCATAGTCTGTTCGCTGATTGCCCATTGTATTTGAACAATTTCGTCTACAATTTCGCCATTAAAAAGAATGGCCGCATCAATGGACGAATAATATCTGCGCCCGTTAAGGTTATACACGGTAAACGCATTGCGGAATCCAAGTTCTCCACCCATTGATGTGTAAATATTTGGCCGGTTAATAACCGCCTCGGGATACGGGCTATTACTAACGCCGGTCGCAAAAGTGTCCACTATGCTCTTTGCCATTTAATAGCCCACCTCCACATTCATGGCCATATAAGTGTGAACATCTGCTGAGATTCCACGTTTGCTGAAATCAAGCATGATGTATCCTGACGTCCTTATGTCGTTCACGTCGAGCGCTGTAATGTAAGCCCATTCAACATTATGGAACCTATATTCCTGCGTGCTCTGTTTCATTGCTTGGACGTATTTTACTTGCCGGCCGTTTTCAAAATCATAAGTTACGATTTTGTATAAAATCTCCTGCCCCATGGGAAGAACAATCGTGTTCTTCTTGGTTCGATAATAGAACGGGTCTTTTACAACTTCTGTTCCATACTTACTGTACGTGATTTGGTCTTTCATCACAGTCTGACTAAGCTCCGAGAAAATCATAACATTGTTGCGCGAAATATTGCGGTCAATAATACTATCCGCAACTCCTGCCGGCTGTGTTTCGCCATCCGACTCACAAACCTCAAAAGAATCCATAATTTTTTCATACACTTTTGAAGATGTCGTATTGTTCTGCGCTATTGGCATGAGGTGCTTTTTGTAATGATAAAGCTCCAATTTTCGCAGCCGCTCATTTATATAGTTTGCATCATCCGTATCGTAAACAATGCCACCCATCTCAGAGTCGATAGAAAGATTCAATACCTTAATGTCGGATAAAATCTTGCCGTCGCGGTTCTCTATCCAGTACAGATACGGCTCTGTACCAAGCCCGAACCCATCATTGAAAATCCTAAATTCCTTCGGCTGCATTTTAATGCGGCGCCGGCCCGAAACATCCAAGCAATAGTCCAGTTCATTGATTGCAAGATATAAGTTACCGCTGACCAAATCCAGGAGATGCATGTCCTCCTCGTGAGGCGTTATCGTAATAACTCCGTGCTCGTATTGCATATGAGGAGAACGGAATACCGGAATGCCGTCCCGAAGCTTATCGATTACAGAAACCCAGGTAAGTTCCTGTTCGGAAAAATCCATATAGGATTCAGGATAATCGATTGTGCGTTCCAAAGCCCGTTGAAGCTTTTCGCCTCGTTCAATGATTCCGTTCTTTATGATATTCATTGTTTTAACGTCGGGCTTATAGGACAGGGCCACGTTTATCGGCAGAAACTCTTCCCCGATTTCCACATACAGATAAGCGTGGTTATCCTCCTCCGGCATGCGGCACACTTCCTGTAGCGGCGTTGGAACAAGTGTGCTAAACTTATCCGTCAAAATATCGCGCCGGAAAACACGGGCCGCTTCTCCATCCAGGGTTAAGGTGCCACGGAAGTTATCTACGGTAAACGGCTCAGAGGTAAAACCGCATTTTTGAATCCGTTTATTTAACAGCTCAACATATGTATAAAGCGTCAAAGCTACAGCTGTTTTATCTCCTGCAGTTTTTGCTTCGTCATACTTTTGCCGGAGCCATTTTATAACATTTGTCTTATTGGACATGTCTGCTACTGCGGCCTTTATATAGGTGTTTTCCCATACGCCCATAGCTTCTGCAGCCTGCTGTACAATCTGGGCTTTCGTATCACCCGTTATCGTAAAAGTATACCCTGTGGAGCACTCTTCTTCTCCCGTTGTTGCCGTATAAACCCTGTAGGTTCCCTGGGACAATCCGTTTATCTCAATGCAGCGATATTGCCAGTCCGGGTCAACTTCGCCCGTCATAGGTATGTTTTCCACTTTTGTGATAATATCCCCGCTGGGAATCCCCTGCACGACCACGGTGTTATGGTTGTAGTAGTCCCCAAAGAACAGGGCTTTTACTGTATTGCCATAGATTTCAACCGGCATTATTGTATTTCTTGCGAGCAATACTTACACCCCCGTTCTGTCTGTCCGAATATCCATCGGGTCGATATTCTCATAATGGTCAATAACTTCTCTGACACTGTTCATGTACCACTGCTTTATTTTATCCAGTTCTTTGTTTATCTTTTGGCTGACATCGGAGCCTTCCTCTGCAACGATTTTTTCACGCAGGGCTTTTGTGTATTCCTGCTTCATGCTCGCTGCTTTTCGAAGCGCTCCTTGTCTGTTATTACCGCAGGAATCATATGATATCATTTCCCCATTTAGTCCAGCAAAGCCGGTATTTGTACTCTGTGGAATTCTCTTCTCTCGCTCTTCTGGCTTGTTGTCCGGGTCAAAATCGATATTATCGCCCTTCTTCACACTGTTGCCACCACCTTCGTTTGGAGGTGTATTTCCATTGGCGTTCTTTTCGTCGATACCTGTTTTGGATGCCGCTTCCGTCATTTCCCTGCGCACAGCGGGTATATTTCGATACAACGGAGCCAGGTCTTCCTTGGTGTTTACATCAGCAAGGTAGTCAATGTTTAAGGCAACATACTGGAAGGTGTTTTCTGTAAAAATGTCGTTTATGGACATAACCTGGCCTTCTGAGAAGATGCGCACACCGTAGATTGCAAGGCGCGAGCATATGCCGTATTCATTGGCCATGGAAATCGTAATATTCATTGGGGCCAGCTCATCCATCAGAACTTTTCTGGAGGAGGCATAACCTTCCGACTTACTGAACTTATCTATCAGCTGTGTACCCCAGTGCTGGTTAAATACAGTCATAACCAGAGAGCCTGCAATCGTTCTCGGGCCGCCAACGTAATCTTTTGCATTGATGTTCCCGATATTCAGTATTGGGCTCAACTTTCGGTATATCGAGTACGACACCGTCTGTGCTTCACCGACCATAACGGATACCGATACACCTTTTGTGGTAACCATTTCTGCCGTGATTACCATGTCGCAACCAGAGAAGGATACGTTTGTCTTTGCAAAGCCCGAAACAGTCTGCGTGGTTACTTTTGGTTTTGTAGTCCCTGCCTTGCCGAGGCTATTGTCGCCTTTTTTATTTTTGTTGGCGTCGCCAATGATTTCGCTCGGACTCTTATCGACAACTCTGCATTGCCCCTCAGCAAGCGCACGATATTTATTCAGCAGCTCACTGATTACGTCATTGTAGATTTCTTCTTTCAGGAAGTTGCGTTCCTTATCCGTTGTTTCAAGCGGGAAGAATTCTGTTTTATTGGAAACCTGCTCCGCCTGTGTTTTCACGTAATTATAGAACGTTTCCTCATTTGGAACTTCCCTGGCCTCCTCAAACCGGTCAAGCAAAGCTTCCGTTGTCTTTACGATACGTTCCTTTGCCGCCTTAAGGTTTTGGCTGTATTTTTCCCGAATATCGTATGCTTCGGAATCGTCAATGTACAGCTCGGGATTTGCAACTGTCTCACGTGGCTTTTTATCAAAACTTGTGCTCCACGCAGACTCTACTTCATAATCAAAAGTAGAATTAATTTCCTGCCGCAGCTGTTCCGATTCATTTGCGGTTAGAGAGAATTCTTTAATGTTTGCATTTAAGCATTTTTCTTTTTCATCATTCAGGTCTTTTTTGGCCTTTTGGATTTGAGGGATAACCTTTGTTTTTTCTGACTCAACAAAATAGTTATCTATAAAGTCCTGAATGTCGCGCATTGTCCTTTCTCTGGCTTGCTTAAATCTATTTAAGCTTTCTTGCCTTTCTTCTTCCAGGATTTCCGCACGACCATCGACTCGCTTGGGAATATCATTCACAAGTTCCCCATATGTGAATCGACCTTTTTTACTTAAATCCGTTCCGTCTGCAGCAAACCAATGACTATCCCTAATAGTGAAACCGGCATTTAAGAGTTTTTGTTTATTCTGTTCTTTCTGGATGAGTGCAGCATCTTCGTCATACCCGCACTCACGCAGGGTTTCTTTCGTTGGTTTTTGCCCGGGATATCTTTTCGCAAATTCACGATTTGCCTGTCTTATGGCTTGAATATCCTGAGCTTGAAAGTCTTTATAACTATTCCAAAGTTCTTTTTCTGTTTTAGTCAAAACTAATCACCTCTACACTCAAAAAGGGCAGCACCCATTTTGAGTGCTACCCCGATATTACCGCGTTCGGTTATTTAATTCTGGCCTGTCGTGTAATCATCCATGTCGATGCTGGCATTACCATTCGGGATGGTCTTACCAGTAGCCATGTCGACGGCTTCCAGGCACTTCAGGCGAGAAGCCACGAATGTGCAAGCCATCTGACTCTGGATGTTATCCATCGAGAACTGGCTGCCCTGATTCAAAATTTCTACGCCGTACAGCACCATGACTGCTGCTTTCCCGTATTCGTTGGCCATACTTATGGTTATATCAAATGGGGGTATTTCGTCCGCAATAATTGGGTCAGCTTGCTGAGAAATATTGCGCGTACGCGTACCTGCAGCCTTGGTTGTGGTGGTGTTGTTATCACCCTGAGAAGCGATGCTCTTCATCTCTTCATCCCACTTTTCAATCGTCATCGGTTTCCAGTTGATATCCTTACCGATGCGGTGGAACACCTTGTTGTTTTCGACATGTTCAGCCAAGCCTTTGAGCAGAGCGTCATGATCGAAAACCACGAACACGAGAGTGCCCGCGATACCCCTCTTTCCACGAGAGAAAGAACGAGGATTTGCCGAACCCATCGTGTACACCGGAGCCTTTTCACGAGTTACCGAATAACTAATACCCTGCAGTTCGCCAATAATCTGGGAACCGAAGGAGCATACGATATCGCAACCTGAAAAAGTGGTGTAGGTATTCGTGTAAGTGGAGCTATTTGCATTTGCCATTTACATTTACCTCACTATATAAAATTAAGGCGGGCGGGAAAGCCCGCCTTATAACCTCAATTCACACCAACAATATTAGGCATTGTTTCCGCCAGTAGACTGGTGGGAAATGGTAATGCTGTTGGTTACGCTTCTGATTTCGTTCATCGGGAAGATTTCGTAAGTGATGTTAATCTCAGCATCGCTTGTATACGTGCTCAGGTTATCAATCTCGAACTTGTAATCCCAGATGAGCGTATCCTTCAGGCTGTTAAGAGCGCCATCAACAGCCGTCTTCAGGGCACTGCGATTCTGCAGGTTGTTCTTCTTACCAATGTAAGGTTCAGCAGCCTGGCGGATGGAATCGCCGCAAGCGTTCATGGTACGAACAATGGAGAGGCGGTTTCTGAATTCAGAAGCCGGAGCCATCGTTACACCATCAGCAATGCAGATGCCTTTTGTGCTGGACATCTTCGTGGTAACATATCCCTTACCAATCAACTGCTTCAGCTGGTTGTTGGAGAAGATAAAGTCAACCGTCGGAAGGCCAGTCGGCTGCAGCGTTGTGCTCTGGTCAACAGGCAGTACGGATACCATGCCGGCATAACCAGCGGCACCGTTAACAGTAGTGACAACGCCATCGTTTGAGGACGTAATCGGATACTGGAATGCCGTTACCGTTACATTGCCGCCAACCTCATACGGGTTGCCGTCAAGGCCGAGCATTTCGCGGCCGTTCCACTTCTTCGCATACAGGGAGTAATCTGCGCTAAGCAGTTCGTTTACACGCTCTGCGATACCCTTAAGGGAGTAGTTACGGAGCGGGCTGTAACCAATTACACCGTGCGTCATGGAAGTGCCGAGAGAGGTCTTTGCGCAGTGCTGTGCGAGCTGACGAACGAAGTTATCGCTCGTACGGAACGGAATGTACTTGCTGTAGTCATATCCGATGGATTTTTCCTCAGCGAGAACATACGTTTCACCCGGAGCTACCGTGCCATCAGGCAGTGCCTGCTCGAAGTAGGGGTTGCCACCAGTCGTGGTAACATAACTCGTTTCAATATCCTCGGGGTATTCAGAACGGAGGTCTGCGCCCTCTTCCGTCAGCTCGAAGCTGAACAGTTTGTTGAGGGAGGTATCTTCCTGCATGAGTTCCATGAACTCTTCCAGGGGAATGAAGTCCGCTGCACCGGTCGTGATATTGACAAGGTTCTTCTGGCCGTAGGAGTTTTCAACGTAAATGAGCGTCTTGTTGTCGTTGTCGCCCAGCATGGTTTCAAGCGTCCCCAGAGGACGGAGCTTGCATTTGCCGGGGTTAACCTTGGATTCACCAACAGCAGCAACAAACAGGGACGTACCGTTGTCTACGAGAACATACTCTTTGGAGAGATAAGTCGTAGGAGCATCGGTGTTTACAACTACATCAGCCGGAACGAAAACGAGATTATCGCCTGCAATCTGACCAACGTACAGTTCGCGGTTTACGCTCAGCAGTTCGTTTTCCAGACGGGAGATATTCAGGAGGCCAGCCTTACCATCAAGGATGCGGTACAGGTGTCCTTCTGCAGCATTATCCGGTTCAAATACGAGGAACATCGTACCGTTGGGGTACTTGTCGTTCTTCAGCATTGCCTTCAGTTCAGCAACACCGCCATCTACGCGGCCGATAATCTTAGCGACATGGTCTGTGTAAATGTCACCGATGTTGTCGTATTCGGTTTCCTCTTCGTCAACCTTTACGAAATGGAATTCGTATTCTTTCGGAGCCGTCAGGTCAGTCTCATCAACTTTCGGCGTAGCCGTGATGAGAGCACCGTTGCCGCTAACAGGGTTACCAAACAGTTTTACCTGGTTGGGGGATGCAATTTTGAAAGCTTCTGCCTTGGGCAGCTTGCCATCAGCCTTGTCATCAGCGTTTGCAGCAACCAATACACGCCACTGGCATTCCGTATTTTCAAGCAGAGCATAGATACCATCGTTAATGCCGACGATATGGTTAGCGTCATCTGCTGGAGTTTCAATAATGCGAGGACGACGTTCACGACCCTTGCTGTCCTTACCCTTACGCTCGATAGCCTGGGCGGTAACAGCAAAACCAGAGCCAAGACGCTTGTAAAGCTCAAAGCCCGTCAGGCCTGCCTCTTCGTAATCCACTGCATCCGGAACCCATACACGGTCTGCAACACCCGGCGTTTCGAGGAACTTGTAATCGCTGCCGGCAGCAACGGATGCGCCCTGCAGGAGATTCTTCAGTTCGTCATAACGACGAGCGGTAATCGGATATTCGCTGGATACATCAGAGTTGAATTCTACAACACGGTAGAACTTCTCTTTGTAAGAGCTATACGGTTTCGGGTCGGATTCGCTAATAATAGCGCGAGCCGTAACAACAGAGTATGCCGGAGCAGCAGCGCTGTTCTTGTCACGGCCTACGAAATATACGCCGGAGAACAGGGAGCCGATACGCAGGTCCTGGGCTTCAGGAGCGTTCGTGACATCGTTGCCATCAGCATCAACAATGCTCATAACAAACACGTTGTTATGCTCATTGCGGTTAAAATGCGTTACGAGGTCTACCAGCTTATCGTTGCGGGTAAGGCCGATGTCTGCATTCAGGTTGATATGAGACACGAGAACGGAGTTCATATCTTCCACGAGAGCCTGTTTTCTTTCAGCAATCGTGGCTTTCGTTGCGGGCTTATAGAGCGTAATCTGCTCAAAGCCAGAAGCTACGTTAATACGCAGGTAGCACTGCTTCGTAATGTTCGTCGGGGTCTGGCCGGAAATACGCAGGCGATACTTCTCAGAAGCTTCGCAGAGGCGGAAATCCTTGTAAATATCCTTGCCGCCAACACGCATACCGTAGATTGTACGGCAGCCGCGTTCAAAGCAGGCCTGAATGCCAGAAACCAGAGAAGCAGAGCGATGGGTTGCACTATCGTAGGTTGCACCGAAGAAGTAACGAGCCATATCTACGTTGTAGATCTGAGTCGGAACGCCAACGGGACCCTGGAATGCTGTACCAATCACTACTACGGACTCTGTAGTTCCCCACAGAGACGGGTCATAATCTCTGCTGACTTCACTTTCGATGTCAATCAGGACACCAGCGAGATTGTTCCCCTCGTTAAGTACACTCATTTAGAGTACCTCCATGTTTAGATTAAGATTGAGTGATTTCTGTTATTGTCGTGTCATAAGCAAGCCGAATACGCTCAATAGCTACGTCATAAACCAAAGACCTTACTGACATTTTCTGTCGGTAAATATCAAGATTTTCATCTGTAAACTGTTTTGCGAATAAAACTTCACTTACACCGTTTCTTTTAAAGAAACCAGCATACTTTTGCATTGCATCTTCAAAAGCATTCATTACCCGGTCTGCAGTACTGTAATCACTGGCAATAATATCAAACTGAATTTCGCAATCAAAAAACTGACCATAAATTGCTCCTTGTCTTACTTCACTGCCATCAGGGTTTCTATCATAAATGTCCTCTCGAAATCTTGGCTTATAGTTTTTATCCCGAGGGACTCTTGATACGACTTTATAATAAATGAGCGGGTGGTCGATTTTTTCGGCCGGGTCAAGCACTCTTCGCGGGCCATCATTGGGAACGATTTCTACTTTTTCTTTCTTAAGTGCCTTAATAACCATTTGTTTTACCAGTTCGAAAAAATCAGCCATTGAGGCGCCTTTTTCAGCCCTGGAATAGTCTGTATCCCGTTTTACTCTTTTAGGGGCAGATGCCTGTCCCGCTTGCTGCCTTCCGCCCTGCCTTCGGTTCAATAGCTCCTCAAAAGCATCTGTGCTATGAACCTGACTGTCATATGTTTCCATTATGCGTGCCTCAAATCTTTAGCGTTCTTGTAATAAAGCGCTCCGAGCAACCTACCGGCTGTATGGAATATCGGAGAATGATATTAACCGTGCCGGGGTGCAGCGGGTCCTCTTTTGCAAACACTTCGTTAATCTCATAACCTGTTATAATAAAACCGACCAGGGTATCAAGGTACTGTGATACGATACTTTCAACCCGTTGCTTCTTGTAGGGAATATATTTAGAGCCAATATATTCCGTAAAGTCCAGCTCTTTTGCAATATAGAGGCAAATACGGTAAATGAAAAATATCTTTGTCGGCTCCTCCTCATCATCAAAGTTTAAGAGGTTTTCAACCGTTGTTACCCCGTTTGCATGCGTCTTAAAATAAGCCATACTTCCAATATCGTCAGTAAAGTCGATATTAAAAACGGCGCTTACTCTCCTATTATCAATCGGATATTCATTTACTTCTGACAATAAAATCATGCGAGCAAGCTCAACATTTCCGTAATTAACCTCATTCAGGTTGTTAGCAACAAATACAATCTGTCGCTTCGTGTGCTGCAGTTTTATTGCCGCCCGAAACTCTTTTTCACGATAACGCATGCTTTGCAAAAACTGGTCAATATCCTGATAAAGGGTTGCGTGTGTATCTGTGACAAGAAAAACTGTATCACTTTCTTCTTTCAGTGCCTCGATAAGATACTGAATATAAAACGTCTTCCTGCCGTCATTGTGCGGATCGTAGAAGAAATTGGAGATACCTACATCGATAGGAACTACATAGGCAAAGTCATAGCTGGACACCAGCTGGGCAATATCGAGATAATCTGTCATTAACTCGATATTCATCATAAAGATGTCTTTATCCTCATTGTCTTGTGCAAGAAGCTCATAGGAGCTAACCAAGTCACATTCCCCAAAGACTTCTCTGGCCTCTGATATGCGTTCCGGCCGTACAATATCGTGCAGGTATTTATTTGTCTCTCCGATACCAATGAGCAGTACCGACTTATGTTTATCAATCTGTTTAATGTTTGTAATCATTTTACTCTCACCAGATTGTAAAAGTTTTTCAGAAAAAGCTTAATGTTAGATTTCATCGGGACGGCTTCGGTATAATAGTAGATAACCCTGTTTGAATCGGAGCGATATTTCTTTGCGCCCTGTAAAATATCCGCCTCATCTTCCCGCACAATAATATTTCCCGCAGCTACCGCTTCCTTGGGCACCTTATCTGCGTCGAAATAATAATAGTTGGATGGAGCTGCCTGCTGCTGCCCTTCCAGACGGAGTGATACCTCATCTGGCTCCATAACGCCGGTTATACGTTTTACCTTAACACGGTGGCCTGTACCCAAGCATTTAGGGCAGTCCGGGTTTGGCGTGTCATTTACGTCACGACAAGTGCAGGCCATTTTTTTATCGAGAATAACCACATACATCTTATATTCCAGTTTGTGAATTATCTTGCGTATCTTTTTATTAAAGCTTGGGTCTAACATTAGATAATGTAGCCTCCTTTAAGGCCCATATTGCCATTGCGGTTGTAATTGTTGAGAATTGCTGCAGCCGGCGTAGCACGCCACGAACGATTGCCACGCAAAGCGTATGCCGGAGTATTTCTGCCGCCAAATACATAGCCACGAATAGCATCCTGCCACTTATCTGCTTCCTTCTTGAGGTCATCGATAAGTTTACGGATATTTCCCAGTTCCTCTCCATTCTTGAAGGAAATTTTACCAAGTGTGCCCTCCAGGCCGCTTTCGGACGTACCTGTAATGTATGCTTTTGTTAAGGCAAGCTGGCTCGCACGGACTTCTGTAAAGCGCTCAATAGGGAACGGATAATTCCCATCCGCATCGCGCACAATCGGCTTATCGTAAACAGAACGCCAGATGAAGTCCGCTTCTTTACTGGCCTGCCTAATTTGAAACAGTATCGTGGATTCTGATACGTCAAACACATCCACAAGTGTACGAATAGCATCCACAGAGCAATAAGCAGGTGTCATTGCTGTCGTGATTTCAAAAGTCTTTTTATCCAGTACTTTATGGCCTTCTGCAGACCGAATATCACGCAGAGTTAGCTTGTAGACGCTGTTGTTTTTAATACCTTCGTCTGGGATAATCTCCAGGCAGTTATCAAAAACTCTATAGGAAAAATTTACGCGCTCCACTTCACACCTGCTTTCTTGTCAGTACAATATTTGAAATATCGATGGATGATGTATCAATGTCTCCATCAAACTCGATAATAAAGCTGCCGTTTGGCGTCACACCATTTTCGGGATATCCGACTATCTCAAAATCATCTTCAAAAAACGCCTCATCTTCTGCGGCAGGTTTTTCTTTCTCGCTGTCCTGTTTCGGCTCATCATGTTCCGTGTAGTCCGGCTCCGGCTCGCCCTTTAATATAAATGTACGAGGTTCCGACCAGTTTCCGCGTTCGTTAGTTCCGGCCTCCACACGTACTCGTGCAAAATATTGCGGGGATGGTTTTAAGCCGGTAATCGTTACTTCGTTGCGGCCTTCAATGACCGTATCGTAAATTACATTCAGGAAACCATAGTCGGATGCAACCTGCAGCCGGAAGCGGTCAAATTTTTTACCGCTTTTCCCAGGAACTTCAACGTATACAAATTTTGGCTGCTCAAGTTCTTCGTAGTCGATTGGCGTGGTGATGTTTACTGTGCTATCCACTCTGGAAATGATGCGAATCTTTTTCTTGAATTCGATAGCCAGCTCGTCATCCATAATCGACTTTACATCTTTTGTAACAACGACTTCATAATCGGTATTTACATTCAAAGACTCATATTCAAGAGTAACCGTGGGGCCATCCACGGTTACTTTCGACATGATTATAGGTTTTAGTGTACCCTTTTGCGTTACATAAACAGAAGCGTCTGTTACCGAGTCTTCGTCAACATCAAATGTAAAACCGATGTTTATTGCATGGTCAGCCTCAACTACGCGGACTGACTCAACGGTAAACTTTTGATACAAGGCTCACACCTATCCTTATTTCTTTTCTGCTTCTGCGTCAGCTTTCTTGGTAGACTTCTTACGGGTGGTTTTCTTTTTCGGAGCCTCTTCTATAGGTGCTTCCTCTACCGGAGCTTCTTCGGCGGATGCTTCTTCCACAGGTGCCTCTTCGGCGGATGCTTCCTCAGGAGCCGGCTCTTCAGCGGCAGGTTCTTCCTTAAGCTCTGCTTTTACAGTTGCCTTTTCCTTGGAAACCTTGGTTTCTGCCACTACCTCTTCGAGCTCAACAGGGGTGTCAGCCTTAGGGGCTTCTTTGAGCGGCATAACTTTTGGATGATGTTCATTTTCCCACATCATCCATTCCTTTTGCTGATTATTAGGGTCGTAAGGATTTTTTCCTTCGGGGGCCTTCCCGGGTTCAACCGGTACTTCTTCAGCCGGTTTCGGAACATCAACCGGAGGTACTTTTTCACCAGGAATATCGCTAATAACCTCAGTCGGTTCGAAAGCAAGCGGAGTATTACCCATCAGTTCTTCCAGGGGAATGCCGGTGCGTTTGCTCTTTGCTTCCATAAGAATCTGCTTAAAAGTTTTGCCCTGGCCAAGAGTTCCTGCCACTACCACAATTTTCTTATCTTTAACAGCCCTGCGGAGCTTCTTCAGGGGAGCACCCTTTATTACATCGGCTACCGGATGTCCCCAATTCAGATAGACATTCGCTTCCCTATCAAAGAAACCTGTCTCACCAGGAGCAAGTTTTACGCGTGCAATTACATTTGCCATTATATAATGACCTCCATTTAGTCTTCGTCGTCGATATTGATAATTCCAGCCTTGGAACAAAGCGCCGCTTTAACAGCGATGTAAAGATTTTCTTCCATGGTCAGATTTTCGTTATACTCTTCTGCAAAAATACCAGGCCTATATCTGCCCATTCCGAGCTTCAGCTTCAGGGTATCCGTTCTCATTACATAGAGTATTTTGCGGATGTCGTCATACCTCCAGGTGAAGATGAACTCCGTATCCATAAAGTCCTCTTTTGTATTATTCTTAAGAAGGAGCCTGTGCGCAATGGACTGTGCGAGCTGTTCAATTTCGGTCAGGAAATCATTTTCCTTATCGACTTGCTGAAGTAACTCGTTTTGAATTTGCGCGATTTCTGTTTCGGTGTATTTTTTACTCATTTCATCCTCCGGTTTACTACTTATACATTCTCTACAGTGCCGCTATTACCAGAGGATTTTCTTTAATTAAAAAAGAGGCAGTATAAACTGCCTCTTTATATGTATAACCCGGAAATTAAAGCAGATATTATTCTGCGATAACGCGAACCGGGAGGCTTTCCGGATAGGATTTCTCGGCAGCAATGTTGCGGGCAACCATGATGCCGCGACCATGGTCACAGATCCCCACTCCAAAACGTTCCTTGGCCTTGATAAACTGGACATCCAGTTCCGGATTCGACCAGTTATCCATGGTAACTTCCTGACGCTGAGCAATGATACCGATATTGTTGCGGTCAACAATGTAGCAGTCAAATGCCTTGCGTTCCTTATTGAAGTTAACCTGCGGGGTGAGGTTAACCGTCAGAGGAATCGGCAGACGGTTCTGTACATCTTCCGGACGGAGGATGAAGCGATGGTTGCCAATGTTATTCTGCAGGCCAGAGAAGTTTGGGCTGCCCTGAGAACCGCCGCTCGGGTTAACATCCATACCACCAAGAGCACCGAAGGAACCGCTAATGCCGGACATTCCATTTGCGGCAAAGATCGTCCATACCAAGGGATGAGCGAAGAAGTCGGTCGGCGTATGATTGTTGGTGATAGCCGTCAGCATCATTTCCAGGAAGTCTTCAACGGACAGCGTATTGTTTTCTTCGCCATGCTTGTCCAGACCGTGCGTACCAACTTCGGGGCGCTGGTCTCTCAAAGCGTTATCGAATACGATATGACCATGCTTCGTGAATTCCTTGAAGCACTTCTCTTCTTTGTTCCTCGCGAATGCGCGGCCCATCTGGCGGATCGTCAGAGCGTGGATATCCCAAGTATAGTCGGTCATAGCTTCTTCCGTAATGGAAACCTTGGCGCCATACTTCTTGATATCGATGGTCAAACGATTGTTTTCCAGCGTGGTCTGGTCCGGCGTGCTTTCTTCGAAGGGCTGTCCTTCGCCGACTTCACGGACATAAACCTCACCGACAACCGGAACAACAATGGTTACGCCATTGCCCGGAGCCTGAATCTTGGTGAAGAGATTTGCTGCGAGCAGTTCCGGCTCAGCGGCTTCAATCATTTCACCAGAGATAACTTTCGGAATCATATCGATGATATCCGTGGAAGTCAGCATTTCGTTCAAGGTAACACGAGCGGTTTTACCCGTCGTGTCCTTGCCACCGAGCTGCTGCAGGAAGGTGCGATATGCTTCCATTTCCTTCAGGGAAGCATCACCCTTCAGCTGGTGCACAGCCGGCTTACCGGCTACGCGTGCAGCTTCATTTTCTTTCAAAGCCTTAATTCTATTTTCAGCCTTTGTAAGGCGTTCGTTAAGAGAAATCATTAGTATTATTTACCTCCGTACTTATTAGCGCTGCAGGAGAATCTTCGCAGAGCCTACGCAGCCATCCCAGTCCATAAACGTCGGAACGCCGTTCAGACCGCGCTTCTTATATTTCAGGTTAACAACGAGTTCTTTATCCTTCAGCATTTCATCGGCTTTAGCTTCGTCGATTACTTCGATAGCAACGAGGCCCATAACCGGATTATAGAAGGTAACTGCGAAAGCGTCGTTCAGTTTCTGGGGTTCACCCTTAACAGTCTGGCTGTTAACATCGATGAAATCACCGTCACCGAGCTGTACCTTCAAGGAACCATCTTCAAAGTTACCGTTCTGGCAAACCTTGATAATGTGACGAACGTACGGCTGGGTTTTGTCCTTGCGGCCGAGGATAATGGCTGCATGGTTGTTTTCAAAGTCGCGAACAACAGCATTGTGACCATCGGAAATACCCGGAATAGCATTGTCGAGCTGATATTCGAGCGGCATAAACTTGCTGTAGTTGTTGTTATTGCCTACTGAAAGCATATGCAAATCATGCTCTTTATATGCCTTGTCATACGGGTAGCCCGGATAACGGCCCGTGCTCTGGTATACAGAAGCAGATACTGCATCTTCACCCGGACGGTTGTTCTGCGTGTAGATTTCAGGGTTCAAGCCTTCATATTTCAGACGGTCGGACAGGGCCCACTGCGCGAGTTCATATCCACCTTCGGGAACCATGTCATGCGTCAGGGAAATAACCTGGCCAACAACCTGCTGGCGTTCACGTTCGATTTCGGCAGAGCTCATCGTGTCGAGAACTACATCATAGGACAGAGGAGAAACAACCAGACGGCCGTTTTCGTCAGCCTTAACCAGGTCGCCGACTTTCAGTGCGCCATAGATAGCACCCCAGGGCTGCTTTTCTGCCTTATCCTTGAACTGGAAGTAAGGAAGTTCAACAATCTTGTCCGTGAGAATCGGAGCAGGAATCATACCATCCATGCTGTCATCATTGAACTGCGTGAACTGGTTCTTGCCCATCATGCCCAGAGGAACGTTAGCAGGACGAACATCATCCGTAACCTTGCCGCCAACAACCGTTCCGTCGGTAGCCTTTTCAGCGTTTTCTACAACCTTACCGGTATGTTCAGAGTCGATACCCATACCAGCTTCTTCGAGCTGCATGGAGCCGGAGTTCTTACAAGCACGATATACGCCTTCGCCCCAAGCCTTGTCCATACCTTCAACGGGAACCCAGTTCAGGCCAATGCCTGCAACCTTGCCGCCACGGGATTCTTCGGAAATCAGGGTTTCTTTTGTCGGATAAACATCGCCATCTTTGCGGAGACGAACTACTGCGCCACCGTTTGCCAGCGTCAGAACGTTGAAGTAACGGTCCGTAGTCCAGTCCGGACGAGTCATGTGCGGGTCTGCTGCTACGATACGGCCCTTGGTGATAACCATGTTGTTGTAGCCAACAGCGTAACCGTATTTGAACTGTGCCGGCAGACGCTTGTCCAGAATGTATTTACCAGTGAGCGATTCATGCGGTGCTTCGCTCAGGCCATTGTTTGTACGATTGATTCGCGTTGCGCCATCGCGGTAACCCGGCTGGTCAGCAACGAATGCTTCACCACGGCCACCCGGCTGGAGCTTAAAGCGAGTTGTATTAGAAGTTGGGAATAAAGCCATTTCTTAAATGTCCTCCTGATTAAAGATCAAAATCTTCGGCAGCAGCGGGGACTTCAGCGGCTTTCTTCTCAGCAGCATTTGCTCCCGGAGTCTCTTCCGATTCTTTCAAAGTGGTATTTTCAACAGAGCCCTTAGCTGCTTTTACTTTTTCAGCAGCCTTTGCCTCTTCTGCGGCCTTAGCTTCTTCGGCAGCCTTAGCTTCAGCTTCTTTCAGCTCAGCCTTGATGTCCGAAATAGCATCACGCAAAGAGTCAATAGAACGCTCTGCAAGTTTTTCGATAGCCGGCTTACCAGCCTTTTCGCGCAGCGTTGCAAGGGATTCTGCAAGGCTCATTTTGACTTCTTTTTCGAGGCCTTCAACCTTGCCCTCAGCGGCTTCGCGCAGCTGCTTTTCCTGAGAAAGTTCGAGTTCTTTCTCTTCGGCGGCAGCCTTCATTTTGGTAATAGATTCCTGCAGGGAAACCTTGTCCTTATTCAAAGCATCAACTTTTTCCTGAAGAACTACAGCGTCACCCTTCAGAGCCTTCGCTTCTGTTTCGAGAGAAGCGATTTTCTGTTCTGCTTCCTGGATGTTCAATGTTTTCTCTCCTTCTAATTCCTGCTTAGCTGTTTGTGGTGGTAACAGACTGTCGGAATTCTGCGATTCAGTCATTTTGTTATTGGATGTATTTAAAGCACCCTCGGCCTCCGTCGCCCTCATCGGTATTCGACGAGTAGGCGGTTCGCCCTGGACTTTTTCTTTAGTGTCCTCACTATCAGGTGCATAATTGTAGGAATAAGATACGATTCCTGCATACTTGTCGGACGGCACAATGACAAACGAAATTTCCTTTGCTTCCCATTCATAAACGTCCCAATAGCAGGTTTCTTTCTTTCCAGTCTCTTCATTCTTATAGGTGTAACCGCGGACATGGTCACAATATTCGCCCTCGCTCAATTGAGCCCCGCAAATACTGCATCGCACATCTGTGGCCGAAACACCGATGGAAACCGTACTGTATAATCCGTTTTCCACTTTACGTTGGTCTTTCCATTCCGGAATGGCCGACGTTAAGATGATGGCCTGGGTGCCTGGAAGTTTTTGAGAATCCCCCTGCTCAGCTTCAATAATGCGACCGACCGTCTCGCCATCATAATCGTTATGATACATAATGTTTGGAACGCAATATGGCGATGTCCATGTCTTGATTGCTTTCTTGAAACCGCTCGTCATATACCGCGTGAAGTTTCTCGTTGGTACGTCACCGTGAATTGCTTCAATCTTAGCAGTGAATGTTCCTTCGGGTTTTGCGGTATGTTCAGACTCAGTAAGATTGTTGCATTCTTTAATCCACGCATTAATCTTATCCGGACTGATTGGGGCTGTAGGGTTCGTTACATCATACCCTTCGACTTCTCTAAGAGTCAGTGGCATATGATAACCTTCCTATTCATTTTTTAACGGCTTTAAATAACAACTGCAATTTGTGCTGTATCCCGGAATTTCATTTATATTGAAATTGTTCGGGTTGATAATCTTACCATTATACTGTTCAAAATGCCGGCTCTCCTCGCGGCATTGTACCTGCACGCGATTTATGCCATGGCTTTCACAAGTTTTTAAGTAAGAGTACCAACAGGACTTCCGATAAACAAAATCCGTGAGCATTTCGAGCCTGTATTTTTTCGACTCAAACTGTTGTTTGAAACCGCACTCGTCCCCCGTATTACTAATGTTTTTGTCTATATCACTAAAAAACTCGTCGATATTCTTATTAAAATAGTTAATTAGTATTGAATTTTGTGGTACGAGGGATGGAGCTTCATGCTCTTCATCAGGAATAAGGTCTGTCATTGCTTTTATGTAACCTTCTTTTGCGCCCTTAACGGACATGTCGTTTACATAGCTTTTTAACCTTTTCTTGATATCTCCAGCATTACTACCGTTCGCCGTTATTTTGGAGGCCAGTTCATTCAAAACAACGGATTCTTTTATTTTTGCACTGTATGTTCCATGCTGATTGGATGGTTTATCTACTGCTTTTACAGCGCCACTGGGCTTTCCATTTGTTTTATTTTTTCCATTGCCGGTATTCTTTTTCGTGTAGCTGCTCTTTGTTTTGCTGCCACCAGAAGATGTGTTGGCCGGTGCTGCGCTTGCTGCCTGAGCGGAAAGCTTCGCGTTCAACTTGGCGAGTTCGATTGCATTGTCGTGGTTCACATCAATCTGTTCAAGTGTATTGGACTGTTCGATGTAATTGGAGTAGAGCTTGTCTTTATCAAAGTCACTAACTTTATAGCCGATACCGCTACGCATTTCTTCAACCGTGATTGCGTTAGCGTGATACAGGTTGATGATGTGGTTTTCAAGTTTAACCCTGGTATCCAGATTGATTTCGTTGAATACGAGCTCAACTTCGTCTTCTTCTTTTAAGATAGGATTGAAACCGCCCTCAAGCAGAAGTTCTATAATTACTGCGTTTTGAAACTGGATAGCAAATGCAGCCTGCATATCTTTAACTGCATTGTGTACCTGCTCTTCCATGGAGTCTGCATCCTGTTTCGTACCGCCACGTCCCATCATTGTGCTGGACGTATTGAGGCCGGTGAATACGCGGCTCTCAAAGTAGGAGAGGTAATCTTTCAGGTTTAATGCATTTCCTTCCGCACCAATTATGGAGAAGTTCAAACGCTCGGGAGAAATAATCATTCCGTCAGGCGGCGTATTCTCGATAAGCTGACGCGTTTCATCAACTTCCTTTTTAGTGCCATAGAGACCTTCCTGCGGAAGACCAACTTTTGCATGAACAATCGGTGTTGCAAACCGGTGTGCAATCGTTGCGACATCACCCTCCAATACGCGGAGGAATCGTATATCTTCCAAAGTTGGAGTCCAGAATGGAACACCCCAAACAGATTCTGCCGGCCGGTTTAGAACGAAATGAATAACGTCCTCTTTATTGAAAACTTTTTCTCTTCCGGTTGGAGTAATCTGCTTATAAGCACAGAGCTTACCGTTTTTGTCGAACTGCACACGAACCTGCGCCGGGTCCAGGCGTGAATACCCAGCCACACACTTTTTGGAGCTCACAATGCCATTTGCTTTTATAAAAGGAATTTCATCCTTTCGGCATTTTACCCAAAAAGCATTGCTGAATTCCACAAGGTCGTGTGTTGTTTCCCTCATAAGGAGTTCGAACGGAACTTCGTCTTCACCAAAGTAACTCATCAACTTGAATCGCTTGCGCAGATATTCAGATGGTGCGTCCTTAACTCCTCGGAAGGTATAGCCTGCCTTCATAAAGAGCTCACTATATTTTTTTATGGCAACGGCTAAATAGTTTTCCGTATCTACCGCACGCTTTATCTCGTCAAAGTCGTACTCGCAGCGGAAGAATATGCCGTCACGTCTGGAGTATCCTATATAACTACCGAGAACGGCAGATGCAACAGCGAATTTATTTTTCGCCACGATACTATTACTTGTTTTCTGTACGCCGCCAGCCCTTTCTGAGAGATTAAATAGGGCGCTGGCTACCTGGCGCCTAAATTTTGTTAAAATACTCCACACCATCCTTTCCGGTTAATAAATCTAAAGCGCATATTACCATCACTTTCCTTATAACCACAAAATCAACTATGCCCATAAAAAAATCAACGGTTGATTTTTTGGTTGACTTATTAAACTAAATATGTATCTTAAAAAATCCTTGATTGACTTTTTGACCAATGCTATTATCATCTTAAAGGTTGTAGAACCTCTTTAAGTTTTTCCGAGAAGGAGGGGAGTTTTGTGCCGGGATTAACTTACAGAAAGCCCATTAACACAACATTGTCGACAGACAATGCCGCCAAGTTGAAGGAGATGGCGAAAAATAGTGGGCAACCACAGACAAGGATATTAGACCAGGCTGTAGATGAGCTTTATAGGAAGGAGATTGATAGTATGGAGCACGCACCCAAACACAAAGGTATTGTTATCAGTATAGCCAACAATAAAGGTGGCGTCGGTAAAACGACCAGCGCCGCAGCGTTTGCAGACCTCCTGTCAAAAAGAGGGAAGAAGGTTTTGCTTATTGATGGTGACCCCCAGGGCAACCTTTCCGGCCGTTTTGGCTTTGACTCTGACGATTATCGTCCCAACTATCTTGGCGCACTCATTCGTGACCTCAAGGGTGAAAATGTAGAACATCACGATATCGACTTCTATATAAATAAGCTTGGGGAATTTCCTCGCATCGACATTATCATTAGTGACCTGCGCCTGGATGAGGTTTACAGCAATCTCGGCAGCAATGCTCTTGCCTCGACTTCTTTGTTCACGAAAATCGTGCAGGCCGCAAGAGCTTTAGACCGGTACGATTACATTCTTATTGATGCTCGCCCTGCACTCAACAATGAGATAAGTTCTGCATTCGTCGCTTCTGATTATGTGATTATTCCTATCGAGGCCGCCAGTGATTCCATTATCGGTGCTAATTCGATGGTGGGCTTCATGGCACAGGCACGCGACTTTAATCCCAAGTTGGAGCTCCTTGGCGTATTCTTTAATAAAGTTGCCGACCGCACTCGTTCGTTCCATGAACTTCTCCCGCTCGTTCGCGATGGTTGGAATGAAAAACTGTTCGATACGAAAGTGCCACGCGTTCAGGATGTAGTTAATGCTGAGAACGCCAATGCTCCTGTGACTGCGAAATATCCGAACTGCAAGGCATCTAAAGCATACTCAAAGCTCATTGATGAGGTGGTGAACAGAATTGAAGCCAATTAAATTCCACGACCCCAATGCAAAGCCAGACGACATAAAGGCACAGATTGGTGTAAGCAATAAATTCAAAGACAAAGATTTGAAGGAACAAATCCAAAAAATAATCAATACCCCAGAGGCTGTTCATACCGAAACTGTCGAGGAGGAGTCTGTGGATATAACCAGCACTTTGGAAAAAATTGCCGGCAAGTCTGGTGTGTATGCCCGTATCCCCCGCAATCAGCTTGAGCCAACCCCGGAAGAGTGGAACAAGTTTTCACCAATTTCCGATGAGAAGCAAATCATCATGGCGGAGAGTATCTACAATAACGGACTTCTACAGCCAATTGTGGTGAGGGCGCTTGATAAGGAAAATAAGCATTTTCAAATACTTGCTGGTAATACACGCAACAACTTGTTCGATATTCTTTATGAGCTTACCGGGGATGATAAGTTCCTTTCGATAGACGCAAAAGTATATTGGTATGGAGAGCTTACAGACGAGCAGGCCCGCGAGATTGTCACGGATACCAATTATGTTCAGAGAGCTAACCTGTCTATTCGTGATAAAGCTTTCTGTATTTCCAATAAAGTAAAAATGCTAAAACTCCGTAAGGAGAGCAGGGTAACCGAAAAAGTCGCACAGCAAATGAATGTTAAAAAATCGACAGTGTTTTACTGGAGTAAATTGGCCAACCTTATCGACCCATTTCTTGATTTATTTCAGGAAGGTGTATTCTCACTGGTTGCATCCAGCAGGCTGGCCTCTTTCCCAGAGGACATCCAACGAGAGCTGTACGATATAAAAGACAGCCTGACAAACGAGATTATCATGAAGGTTCCTGCAAAGACGCCCCCTGAGAACATAATGGAACTTTTTAACAAAGTTATATCTGAAAGTAAAAAACCAAAACAACAAGTATACACGTTGGACGATACATGGGAAGACGAGGGCGGTTTCTACATGAAAGCCAGCACGAAGCCGCCAGAGGGAACAAAACCTTTCATGGTGTATATCCCTGAAAACAAGCTAAAAACTTTTCTAAAAGTATATGAAGAGTTTGTAGTTCATGGAAGTTCACAGGAGCACTAAAAAAATCAATCGTTGATTTTTTAGTTGCTTTGTTAAACTAAAAAAGACGCCAGTGGCGTCTTTTTATTTTTGCTTGTAAAGATTATAAAATTGTCTGGCGTAAGACATTCGGTTTTCATTATTGGCAATACCAGCACCCTCAAAGTGTTCTTCAAAGTGAACCGCTGCTTCTTCAGGTGTGCTAAAGTTATTGAGGGTTGCTGGGAGACATGTAGAGTATCCGTTCTCGCACTCCCAGAACATATAGGAAAGCTGATTGCCGGCATTCCAACAAGCCGGGTCTGGATACATCGACAGAAGCCTTTGCCAACGTCCGCCGTCGCAATTATTGCCCCACTGAAAGAGCCCACATGCAGCCTGGCTTTCGTATCGGCCAGATTCCACGTTGAATCCGCATTCCTGTTGAATGTTACCCATAATACCACAGGCGGCCACATCATTATACCCAAGACCAATAAGGGCATTGAATATGGATTTTGTTTCTGCCGTTGCTGAAACAGAACGTGCTGGCCCACCGCCACCGCCAGGTGAGTATCCGTTCATAGCCTGCGCACCTGTTACGGAATCCTTCTGAGCATCCTGTACGTATTTAACAGCAGCTTCCGTCTGTTGCTGTGTGGTTTCAAAACCATCATCAATATTGTCAGCTGTCGGAGGAGGCGGAGGAGTTACCGCATAAATATCACTGCCGGTATTGGAGAGTTGAACTTTCGCGGCGCCTTCATCAATGCGGATATTCAAAAGTGCATTGGTAAACTTCGTGGCTGAATCCAAATACTTATACATATTATAGGCGGCGTCTTTATATTTGTCGTTTGCACGCTGGCGCTCTTTCTCCAGGATATCATTGGAGAGGGTAGAGGCCGTATCGTTCATATTGGCTTTAAACTTTTCTCCAAAATACCGTTCGCGCTGCGCTTCGGCTGCAGAAAAACCACGAGTCATCACAAGCGTATTTTCAGCAGTATGAGTAAGGTTCATCTGCCTAAGTCTCTGGTCGTAAATAATCTGGTTTTTGCAAATGGAATCAATCAGATGTTTCTGGTTTTCATCCGATGTTTTAACAGCTGTTCCATCAAAGTCACGCATAAGATATGAATAATCGGGCATCCCGCCATCTGTTGCGAGTGTCGACATAACCTGGTAGAAGCGAGCAATGATTTGCGTCATCATGGATACATAGTTTGTTTTAATATCCAGGTCGTCATCCTTATACGCTTTTCTGGCAAGCTCAACCAGTGATTCTGATGGGGCCACCTCTACGGTAAAAGCCGGCGCGGACGAGAATATATCGTCAACCTCATAATCTCCATCCCCACCGTTATGGTCCACATCAACCGACCATACACCATCGTTATTGTCATGGCCGCCAGAATCCACCGTTGGTTCACTGCCTTTTGCAGCTTCATCCCGCTCGCGCTGCAATTCAATGATAAGTTTCCCCTGAGAATCTTCGGAAAGAACCTTGTTTATATTGCGGATAATATCCCCAATTTCAGGAGGAACTAAATCTGCAAGTGCCGACAATTCATCCAAGTCATCAATAATCTTTAGCTCCCGAACAGGTTTTTGTGTGGGAAATCTAAAGTCAGGTGACTGGACAACACCTTCGGATTCATAACTCCGTTCAGGTGTAAGGTCTGGGATGGCTAATATATTATGTTTGTCGTATCTTTCTTCTGTCATCTACTTTATCCTTCTACTTAACTACTAACTCTTGTGAACGTACCCCCGCCTATAGAGGCGGGAGCTTCCTGCTTCCACGAGAACAGCACCACTGACTCCGAAGAGTTGCAGCGACTTACACTCTCTCCACAGGCGTAGATTCCCGTGCGACCCACGGTATTTTACGAGATTAGTTAGGCAGATATTCGTCTAGCTTCTTCTCGAATATTTATTGCAGCGTTTTTATCGCGGTTATGGTGACTGCCACAAGCGGGACAATCCCATTCTCTCACAGACAAGTTTTTAGTTTCGTCATTTTGGTAGCCGCAAATATGGCATAATTGACTGCTTGGATACCACTTGTCTATCTTTATAAGTTGTTTGCCCTGCCATGCAAGCTTGTACTCCAGTATATTTGTGAACATGTTCCAGCCATTGTCGGCTACGGATTTACCAAAGCTGAATTTTCCGCCTTTCTTATGTTTCGCCATAGCTTTGACACTAATATCTTCTATGCCTATGGCGTCATAGCGGTCTACCAAGTAGCGGGCTTTTTTGTGAAGGAAGTCATGGCGTTGGTTGGCAATTTTTTCATGAAACTTAGCTACACGCAACCTTTGTTTGTCTCGGTTATGACTTCCCTTTTGCCGCTTAGAAAGTTTTCTTTGTGCTTTGGCTAATCTTTTCTCGGCTTTCCTCAAGAAATTTGGATAGTCCGCATCATCCTCATCGGAAGCAACATACAAACCGTGCATAGCAAAGTCCAGCCCAAGAAAGTTCTTCGGTATTATGGGGAGTATTTGGTTTTCATACTCTACAAGAATACTGATGTAGTATTTTCCTGTTGGTGTCCTGCTTATGGTTACAGTCTTAATAGTGCTATTTTCCATCAGCGGGCGATGCAGGCATAATTTTACCCAACCAACTTTCGGCAGTTTTACCTTATTACCATCTAATCGGACAGAGCCTTTCTGATTGTTCGTAGAGTACGAACAATGCCCCGTTTTCTTAGACTTGAAACGTGGTTTTCCAAAGTGCCTGCGATTATTCCAAAAGTTGTTGTAAGCCTTATTCAGGTTTAGCTGAGCATTTGCAAGAGCCAAGCTGTCTACTTCCTTTAGCCAAGGAAATTCAGATTTGTATTGTGCGGGAGTGTTGTTCAGCTTCTTGCCTGTCTCTTTGTAGTAGTCAAGGCGGTCACCAAGCATCTTGTTATAGATGAATCTGGCACAGCCGAAAGTCTTAGCAAACATAATTTTTTGTTCAGTTGTTGGGTAGAGCCTATATCGGTATGCCTTATTCACTATAATCACCGCCTTTCTACCAATATTTTATCACAAAAAAGTCACAAAGTATCGTATGGCTTAATTACTTACGTAAATTCGCCATACCCACCTTCACCCCCACCTAAGAGGTGGAGGACTTCTTGCGGGTTAGGTTAAAACATGGAGCGGCCAGTATAACCACTGACCCGCCTATTTCTGGAACCCCAATTTCCGCCGCGCCTGATGCCAGTCGAAGCAGTCATTGGCGCCTTGAAGAATTTTGGCTGGTCACCATCGCTTTTATCCTGAGCGTCCTTATAGGAGATGCTGCCGTTTCGCAAACCGCTCCAGGGGTTTGCCGCGCCCCTCCATTTATTAATAATCGCATTGTTTTCGGATTTCACAAACGGAGATTCACCCGTTACCATATGAGCTGTGAAATCTACATCCTCAATGGTCTTGGCTACGTTTGGCATCTCCAAGGCAAAAGCCAGGAAGGCAAGTCCGAGCGCATCAACAAAGTGTTCGTTCTCGCTGGTGTATACGGGGTTGCCGTTAGCGCTTACACGCACAACTTCGTAATCTACAAGCTGCTTATGCAGTGTCTCGTCAAATGGAGACATGATAAGCTGATTGCGCTCAATACACATGGAGAGCTGGTTCACCATAAATGGCTTCATAGGCTTTTGCTCCATAACATGCGTAACCGGATCCATTACAGGTATTTTCTGAGAGAATTGGAATCCCTTTACTTTTACTTTTAAGCCGGATTCCGGATGCTGGTCACCATACTTATGAAGCATTTCTAACTGGTATTCCGAATCGTTATTAACCTGCGGCTTTTTATCCGCAGCTCTGGAGGTTTCCCTCATTTGCAAAAAGCGAAATGCTAAAATTCTTCTTGCTCATCGGTTGGTCAATTCCAACCCAGTCTAGCATACATTTTTACGACGCTTAGCTTTTAGCTCTTGCGTATCATCCACGTAGCGGGCACTCTTGGAGGGATTATTTCACCCTCTATGCGTTACGGTGCTATGCGCTTTGCGCAGTAGTTACCTCGGTACTAGCAGTTAAGCCTCTACCGATTTTGTCCGCTAATTCTCTTGCAGTTCTCTTGGATGATGTCACTGCAAGACGGCGTAAATCAACATACTTATCATATTTTTCTTGGAGAAATATAGTTGCATCATTGTAAAGCCTATCAAGAATTATGATAGCCTTTGCTCCGCCATAAAGAGAACGGCTTATATCACTGTGATTAAAACCGTATAGTTTATGAGGAAACCCTGTCCATTCTTGATACCCTTCCAAGAAGTCCTTTGTCCCAAGCATCTCTATCGTTATTTTTGAACCATTTTCACCGCTATGAGACACACAGCCATCTCCATCAAAATACCCTCGGATAAAATGATGTAGTAAGCTGTCAGGTATAATGTCTCGGGGAAAACATATAGAGAATGTCTTATTGGCGAAACATCCGAGCCTGCAAAGACAGTCGTACAACTTTTGATTGGATGCGCTTATCTCGTAACTAATGTAAGACTTTCCGTTACTGCGCTTTACCTTTTTATGTATTTTCTTGTCATCTAAGCCTAAGAACGAACGAAACTTCTTAACTGCGTATAGGTTAGATTCTTTCAAACATAGGGAGACCATGTGTTTATTATCATCCATATGTCCATCTGCATATAGAAAACCGAGCCAATAGGCTTTTTCTTCGGTGTCAATTTTTTCGAATACTTTTTCTGCTACAGAATAGTCATATTTTGCAAGTTTCTTTGGGTCTATCTTTCTTGCATATAGCGGGTTACTTTTATACCCTGCTTTTCGTAAGTGGTAACTCACGGTTTTTCTGCTATGTCCTAGTTATTCTCCAATTTTATAATATGGCATGTCCTTTTCATACAGCTCTATCGCCTTGGGTAACCATTCTGGTGTCGGCATCGTATCATTTCCTTTTTTTAGTTGATACCCCGACATTACTCGTTTAAAATTGAAAAGTGACATGGTCCACGATTTTCTGTTGATTATTTTTCACCAGACCCCCGGTCAACATAAATGTATGAGGGATTGTAAATTCTATTCAGGTCTATAATCATATTTACAGCTTTATCAAAGCTGTATTCCGCTTTTGGAACTTCAATTCTTCGAGTGACCATGAACCGTCCAAAACGCGGTACATAATCAAGGATAAGGATTGACGAAGAGGCGCCGTACTTCACTTAACATAAGCGGACTATATCATTATCCGTTCTGGATATCAGGTCTTTAGTCTCTGAACCTTCTTGCGGCCTTAAGCGGCAAGCTTGGCTGCTGATTCTCGCGTAGCTCGCATTCCAGCAATTTACCTGATTGTTGCCCACACATTCCTGTGTGGCGGGACATAATTGCTACGAATATGTGTTCATCCCAGTCGACTCCCATTGTGCGAAATCTATTTGGTTTATAAACACCAATTGTCATATTCTCTGGCGGAATATACATATCGACATGCCATCCGTTTTCCTCTACCTTAGTCTGCTGAGAATAGGTGAGTGGAGAATATGCATAGCGCATAAATTTCATCGCTGCGTCAATTTTATCCTTATCGAATACACCAGTTTCCTGAGAGCCGAAGTCAGCCATAACTTCGTGGATATAACCCTGCTCAGATAACTGGGAGCGGAATTCTTCTTCCATCTCCGGACCCCAGTTGGGGTTACAGGTGGATGGGTAGTGGAATTCCTTAAAATGCATACTTGGGTCTGTACAAGCCTGCCAGAAACGCTTACGCGCACCAGTAGGAGTAGAGGAGAGGAAAACCTGGATTCCTTCACGTTCCGCTGCGATTGCCAGGATTGAGTCAAAGTCAGCGTTGCTCATATAGTCCGATTCGTCGAGATAGAGCGCATCCGCACGCTGACCACGGAATCCGACAGCGCCGCCGCCCGATGAAGCACCTGTTGTTTGGCCACGGATTGCAGACCCATTACGGAACTTAATTTCAAATGGTGTTTTCGTATTGGAAATAACCATTTCTTTCACTGCAGGTGACAGTGAGATTAATTCATTTAATCGGTTAAAAATCGCTCGTATCTGTACTTCGTATGGCGCTGCATACAAACATACGAACGAGCGATTCGTGCAAGCCTTGTGCAATGAATCTATGCACATGGTTTCCGTCTTCGGACTGGAGGTTTTACTTCCAGCCAGGACTATCCCTTTCCGGTTGTCTTGTCTTATTTACGGCTTAGTGATATTCGGAAATATCAAGCTTGCCGTGCATGGGAGGGAAAACCTGGTCTTCATAAGAATCCATCAGCTTTTCCATCTCAAGTTCCAGGTGTTCCTTAATATCCGTGAGGAATTTCTGGCCAGCATTGTTTGCGGCCTCTACGTCATTCGTGCCGTCAATGCGGATACGAGCCTTAAACTCGCTGCGCAGCTTCTTGCACAAAGAAATAGTGAATCCACCCGGATATGTTTTCTGGAAGCTGATTACCGGTTCGCCGAGCATTTCGAGCGCGCGAATTTCCTTCGGTGTGAAATCCACGGTTTCGAGCTCAATGGTAATCTTGCGCTTCTTCACGACATAGTCGTACTTCAGCTTCATATCGCAACACCCCTTTATTAAACCGTGAGAGTTGCAACAGTCTCCGTCTCAAAACGGGTACGCTGTGCCTTCAGCTCCTCAACGACAGCCTTGATAGCCTCGTGTACCTTCTGCTGGAAGAGCAGGGCCTTAGCTTCTGCTACCAGGCGAGCTGTGTTCAGGTGCTCACCAAGCTCAGACTTTGCTACATCGCCGGCGTCGGCGCTAAATCTTACAGCAAAGCCGGGAGCAAGTTCGTAACGCTTCACGTTCTGAATAAACTTCACAACATCGCCGTCCTCGCCTTCAGCGGGAACTACGCGCAGGTCCCCATCAACCTTGAAACGGCCTTCAAACACAATGGCGCCCATATTAATAACCGGGTTGCCCAGGTCATTGAAGAGAGCCTGCTCATGCTTTTCGTCCATCTCATCCGTTCCGTAACCTGCAAAGGTGACCTCTACGGTGAATACGTTATTTACTACATTGCGCTTCGTTTCAAAAATCATCCTATATTCCCCTTTTCATTATCGTCAACTGGTCATAAGACAACCGGACCCCGCATCTAGTCTCTGAACGCCCCCATTCACAAATGAGGTTCGCTGCTGATTCTCTTGAGGTTTTTAGTGATGCGCCGTCAAGCATTCCAGCAATTTGTCGGGGATGGGCAGAACTCCACCCGTTCGTCGCCCGCATCGGGCTACTTTCTTTACGGATTTATCAAGCAGCATCTCTTTCTGATACCATCTGGCAGTCCATGGCACAACCTGCTTAGTGGCGTTATCCACTGTTTTAAGGCATGCTTTGGCCCAGAGTACAGGATTCTTTAAGATAGCTGCAGCCATTTTTATTTGGGCTCTTTTGCGTTCATCCAAAGAAATTTTCCTCCATAGCACTACGAAAAGGGGAAATAGCTATTAAGGAACTCAAAGCCAATATTACCGCCCAAGGCCCCTTATTTGCCCAAAATAAAAAGATAGGGGAAATTCCCCTATCTCATGCCTGGGAAACGCAACATCTTTTCAATGCGTGCGTTTATGTCATCTATGTTATCAAGAGCATCCTGAACATTATTTTCCAGCTTGCTCATTGTTGCTGTATTGCGGGCCTTCTGTTCCCGTATCTCACGTAACCTAACTTCACGTTCAAGTCTACTTTCAATCATATTCATACAATCTATTTTGTTGAGCCGGTAGTATTCCAGGAATTTGGACACGGCTTCTTCTTCGGTTAGGTTCTTCGGTTTTACTATCTGAATATCCTCATGTGTTTGAACGGGAGGTTGTGGTGGCTCTGGTTCTGGCTTTCCCCATCGTGCATTCTGCGAGTTTTCTATAAAGCCATCTATGAGAAGCTTGTTTACCAGCTGAACCTCATCTTTACCAAGCAGAAAAACATGCGGCCGCTTATTAGCCGATGTACAGGATTTGATTATTCTGGCCGCCGTTTGGATTTCCTGCCAGTCTTTATCTGTGGCTCGAATACTGTGTGTCTTTTGCAGGTCGCGCGCTTTTTTCTTTGGCCTGCCGGCACCAGTGCGAGCCCCGCCATGTGAGTGCTGTTGCGGGTTCACAGCTACCACCTCCACATGCTTTATTCTACCACATATAACTTGAAAAATGCAATACAAAAATACTGTTAAACTTTTATTTATGCGGTTTGGCGTAGCGTGAAACATTGCATTTTTCGTGAAACAAAAAATACCCTATCCAGTGGATAGAGTATCCTTGTTTTTGTTAGCTGTAATATTGCGGCTGCGGATTGGGGTTGTAAAGTTCTGCGTTGGATTTCTTGCCGCCCGCAAACTGATTACCAATAATGCCGCCAAGAGCGAGCAAGCCTACTACGGCACCAGCCTTACCTTTCCAGCCCCAGCCGCCACCTTTGCCGGCTTTTTCTGCTGCAAGTGCAGCTCTTTCGTTTCGACTGCTTTTGATTATATTTTTAACGCCACGTTGGCTTTGTGTCGCCTCAATGGCGTCGTAGTCAAAATTACTAATTGCGCTGGATACTTTTTTAAGCTGTTTTACATCTTTGCGTAAGTCGCCTTTTTGTTTGCTGAGTTCTTGCCTCATTAATTCATATCTTTTTTGATTAATTTCCCCCATAAAGCGGCGACTACCTTTTTGTTCTAGTAAAAAATCTTCCGCTGAGTGGTGACCGCCTTCTCCGCCTCTAAAGCGATCCATTAGGTCGCCAACCTTATCTTGAAATTTTCGCTTAGTATATGTTAGTTTATCCCTCATACCAAGTTTAAGTTCTGTGCTTACGGCTGCTTGTTGCTTGAAAATTTCTTGTTGCTTTTGGCTAAAAAAGCTTTTCAGCTCTTTCTTGCTAAGTGACTGTGGGTCACCAATTCTTTTTATTCTGTCTTCATACCGTATAATTGTAGCATTAACATTTCCCCATGCTTTTCCTTCGGCCTTTAAAAAATCGCCCATGCGGTCGAGGGCTTTTTGACTGGCGTTATCAAATGACTGGTTGAGATAATTATGGAAGCCACCAACCTTGGCCTGTTCCGCTTTCCCCAACTTGTCATAATCATCCTGGACTCCTTGAAGGAATTTCTGATACTCTTTCCCGGCCTGCCTCATATTGAACTGACCAGACTTATCTGTTGCTGACTGCATAATCTGGTCAAGAACATGAACTTCTTTTTTATTCTTACCCAAGCATTTTCACCTCCGAGTTTTTAATAACGGGCAAAGGCTGATGCCTCGTTACCCATAGTTGTTTGCTGCGCGGCCATTTGTCCCTGCCGTGCAAGATTCATGCCGGCCTGACGCATGGTGTACGTCTGTTGTGAATCTACAAATGTAGCATTTTGGAAGGGGAGATTTCGTCGCTGGGCTTTTAACTGCCGGCCATATTGGTCAAGGGCGTGATATGCGTCCACAGCGCCCTCAGCAAGCGCAGGAGCCATCATAACACCCATATACACCTTCATGGGTGCTAACAGACCCAGAGCGATGTCTCCGGCCGCAGAGAGGCCAGCAGAAAGCACACCTTCTCCTTCCGCGCGCTTATCTGCGTATTCGGATGCACCGAAGTACAAATTGACTCCGGTTCCGGCCATAGCCATCTTACTCCATTCTCCCTTGTCGTTTTTGGCAAGCTTATTTATAATCTTTGTCCCGATATTCATTATAAGAAGCCTCCGTTCTTCGTCTTATCAAGGGCAAATACCAAGGAACCGTCTGCGCCGCCAGGAGCTGACATGGTGGCACCTTTCCGATAGACGGAATAATCCGGTGTGGCGGTTACAATTCGGCCGTCTGTTGGCCCGATATGCTTCCGTTCATTTTCGTTGTATATGCCGGCCGCAGAACTTACCAGGGTAGACGCGGTAATAACTCCGTAACCTATTTTGCTTATTCCGTTAGGTATCCCGTCTTCATCATATTTCAGGATTTTAGCTGGGGATGTGATAACTCCCTCGGCCAAATTATTTATCTTGTTGTTGATACCCTGGCCAACTTGCCCAGCTTTTGACTTTGCTTTTCTAAAAATACTGGTTGTAATTCCCATTTAGTACAACCTCCGAGTCTTAAATAAATGGGATGCCGGCAATGTCCGTGTTACCATTCTTGTCCCGATATGCGCCACCACCAGAGGCGAAGCGGTAGCCGATACCAAGTCCGCCCAAGGCAGTGGCAATCTTTGCGCCGTTATATGTTTGGTCACCTGCTGTAAAAGCGGTTAAATCTTTTTTATTGCCGCCAAACATTTCTTTTGCCAGGCCCTTCCAGGTCTTATTGCCATCCTTTGTAGCATAGTCTATACCAGCTCTCCAGGGCTCCTTCATAAAGTTAAAAACATTACCGGCAGTAGTACCGATGGCATTGATTACTTGCGAACTTCTGCTCATGATTTCTTGTTCTCGCTTTCCGTAAATTCTGCATCCTGAATATCCGGCCGCTCATCCATATCAAAGAAGCCTTCCGTATTCTGTGCTTCCTCAATAATCGAATAGATATCAGCCTGCTTTTCTTCTTCAACGTCTTTCTTCTTGTCCTTGCGAGTAGCCATTAAGAGATTATAGTCTGCATTGCGCTTCTTGGAGAAACGCTCGTAGGCTTCTACCGTTTTGGATACCTGCGGCTGATATACAGGCTCGCCATCTTCAGATACGCTTACAACCATCATCTGGATAGGTTCTGTCTCCTGAGCCATAAGAGCCTTGACTCTTTCCATGGAGATTTCCATTGTGATGATTTCCTCTACAAGGGCCTTATCGGTAGGAGAGGCATCATCCTTATCCAAATCGAACTCTTCCGTGTACTGAGCGACCTTACGGGCAATCATAGCTACTTCCGTCGGACAAGGCTCTTTCTCCGGAGCAAGTCCATAATGGAAGAGTTTGCAGGTTTCTTTGTATGGACAGTTCTCACCTTTGCAGTAAATTGGAATACGCGCGTACATCCCCGTCTTTAAGGATAGCCGCTGCATTTCCGCCTTAAGCCCCAGGAGCCCTTTCTGACTATGACCCCATACATTGGTCTTAATGTCAGCCATAAGCTTGTCACAGCTTCTCTGAGCCTCAGCAAGCTCAACCTCTGCAGCTGTAGGCGCATTAAATTCTGTTTCTTTCGCTTCTTCAGCCATCAGCTTCCTCCTTAACCGTGTAATCCACGAAGCTGTCTGCCGTAAACTCGTAAGTAATCATATCTTTGCTTGTGGAGATGTGCAGCCCCTTAATCTTCACTTTCTCGATAAGGTATCTCCAGGTTTCCAAACTGTCGAGCTCAGTATTCTGAATGAAATAACTGGTCGTAAGTTTACCACCCTTGAAGATGAGGTCACCATCGTTTGATACACCCACATCAAATTCAATGTTTGCATCCTCAAGCTTGTAAGGTTTATCTGCTCCGCTTTCCGTAACAATGACTGTATTATTAAGTTTACTCATCAGTTCCGTGTCGTTCGTATTATCCATTATTGTCCTCCGTTAACGTATGTTTTACATAACCATGTTAGCTCTAAGGCTATTGCCTCTGGGGGAGTATTACCATTATCTATCATTGGTATTCCCCCATATACAAAAGTAGAGGAGAGCTTCTTGCATCCTGTTTTATCTAAAATAGAATGTATAGAAGTTCTCCTCTTATACCGTATACTACATTCCTGTACAATGTTATAGGGGGCTGTTAAAAAGCATAATATCTCCTTTGGAAATATTTACTTTGTTATGGGCGAAACCGTATTGTCTTTTCCTAACGCTTGTTTTCCGGAAGCTCATCTCTTACCGCGGCTTGCTTGGGGCTTACGGCTTGTATATATTAATCATTCATTATGTTAGCTTAGACCATGTGTTTCCGGCGTTCTATACATTGTTTATCTTAATAGCTTGTTTCAATGTTGGCGCCGAAGTCAGGATGTTTAAGCTGATACATTGTTTCAGGGGCGTTTTCGAATCGAGCGTTGAACCAAATACATTTGTGATGTTTAGGTGCAAACGTTTTTTTGACCCGAACATCAAATGGTTAATTTTAAACAAGCGTTTTAAGAAAAACATTCTATTGTATTGTTAACTCCAGACAGTTCAACCTGACTTTTACCGCAGAGGCTGGTCTGCGGCCGTATATACCAATAGTAGACATATACGAAAAGTCAGGTAAAACTGCCTAAGTTGCATTGTTACACAATACGAACCAGAACCCGTCAGTGTCTCCATGCCTCGGAAACTTCCATACGTTATAGGCCTTCAATTCGTCCTGGGCCTCGATTCCCAACAGGGGTAACACCCTGAATTTCATCATATCCGTATGGACCCCCCACACATTACGTGTGCCAGAATGTCCACTAACTCGCTTTTAGGAAAAACTACGAAACCATTGACGGAAATTCGCGACGGGTACGCGCCTTTCAGATATGGGCTGATAACCTATTCCGCCAAGCTCTTTTCTTGATATTTACTCTCCGGAGAGCATGCGACTACTAACGGATAGTAGCGCAGAGATAAAAACCTCAACCGGGCGCTATTTTTGTTTCCTGCAGGCAATTACCGTTCCACCGGATCACCTTTTGGTCTGCAGAGCCAGGGAACACGCAGGCATCCTGGCCACCACGCGCATTCATTTCGGAAATGCGCCGGACTTTTCTTCGTATGAAATTGTCTCCCCTCACCACTGATTAGATTACTGACCTAACGGACAGGAGGGGGCCTCCATCGTGTCCTTAACTCTTACATGCCTATTATAACCTCTTAATCTCATCTTTGTCAACAATCTGGTCGAAAAAAGTTTGAAAAAGTTGTAAGTAAGAATAAGCTAATCTCGCCCCAACAGGATGTAAAACCGCTGCTATTAGCAGCAATTGCGGGGCCACCGCCCCGCAGCTCCCTTTTCCTTTTGTCGGGCTCCGCTCCGTTCCTAAGTCTGTGCTCCCCTTCAGCCTTGTAACAGTAAATACAAGCCAACGGCTTGTACCCCTCATAGGGGAGTGCTCTCGTATTCTCCTTCCCTCGTATTGTTATTATATATTCCCCCTGTATTAGATTAACCATAATAACCTATCCAGTAGATATAGTATCCCTCTGTATAAGAAAAGAACGCACAAGACCCAAAGTCTTAAAAATCTTAATATCCGCCCGCGCGCATTTACAAACTTTGTCTGCAACCTACCCCGTGTGCCTCAAAAAGGGGTCATATTGAAGAGAAGTGGCGTTTAACTCATAAAGTGCTGCAAGATGAAAAAGACCATCGTATTTTTAATTATTTCAGGGCATATAAAAACGCCCACTGCGGGAACAGTGGACGGCCATGAAAAAAATTAAACTTTTTGATTTATGTTAAGCTGCCTGCTTCTTTCTATCTTTGCGGGCAACGTAACTTTCGGCAAGCTGACTGAATTCGCCTCGGTAGTTATGGGTGAGTTCGCATTTGTTCCCCAGTCGGGAATCGGCAAGGAACATGCAGAACTCATAGAATTCATCGTCAATCTTTTTATTGTCGTGTTGTCTGTGGTCACCGATAGCAACGACGTGGCAGTTCATGTGGCAGCGAGTGAATACCATACGCATGGTTTCTACATCCGCATTCTGGATTTCATCAAATACAACGACAGCGCGATTAAAGTTAACACCACGCAGCGACACGTCTGTGGTTTCCACCAGGAGTCCTAAATTAACCATTTGGAACATCATGTAAGGGGTTATACCGAGAGCGAGGAGTGCATCGCAGAGAGGGCCCCAATAGATTGCACATTTTTCCTCTAGGGTGCCAGGAGTGAATCCGAGTCGGAGGCTTCTTTCATCTGGAGTTCTTACATAAATGAGGCGGTCGGCTTCTCCGTTGGCCAGCATATCAAGTGCTGCCGCGATGGAGACTGTGGTTTTACCGCTGCCTGTGGTGGCCTCGCAGAATGTAAATACGTGCTCTTTAATGGCCTGAAAATATGCGCGCTGCTTTGCGTCGAAACGATTGTACATATCGTCACGTTCCCGCACTTCCTTCAGATTGAATTCCTGTTTGTCGCCGAACTGTTTAGTAGTAGAGTTTTTCATTCTGTAACTAACCCCTTCTGTGGTCGTATTTGATTTTCTTTTCTAAGCCGATATTACGCACGGCTGTCAGAGAAACAACAAAGGATGGATATTATTTTGCTTTGGTTTAGTTCGATTTATATTGTTTATGGTTCAACGTTTGTTTGGGATTAACCATTTATGATATACGCCGGTCTGTTTTGCAAAAGCATGAAATATTCTGAAAATATGTAAAAGATATGGTGCAGAGCACCAATTGTTTTAACCGAGCTTGCGAAGGCTCATGTTAAGCCTTTTTGTACCAACCCTTGCAATTCGCAATGCGTTACTTATGCTTTTCTCTTCCCGTTCACTGTAACACCAGGGCGTTGATTTTGTAGGATTTTTCCGGACCCGCTTCTGATAGGGCTGCCGTTTGTTGCTTTTATTTTGCTGAAAAACATTCAGCCATTTCCGCTTTAGCTTTTGGAATTCCATGGAAGCAACCGCCTTATCCCGAAAAGCCATCAGCCTTTCTCCAGGTTTTCGTGGTGCCGTTGCCGCCAATCGGTTAACGTAGCACGGCTTGCCGTCACTATTGATTAATATGTAGAATACCTTATTCTTTTTTGTATCAGAGGTAGTTTTTGCTGCTCTTTTGATTGTCCCGTGACTCAGCCATTCTTCCGCTTCACTTTTTGTGGAAAAGCTTCGATAACTTGCTCCCGGAACCTTATCTACCTGAGATTTACATTCTCCCCATGTGTAGTATACGCCTGGGGTTACACCTATCTTTACGGCATAGACTTTTACCGACATAAGCATTGCTCCTTTCTTACAATTATTATACATCAAAAGTGGTAAGTAAGCAAGAAGTTTGTTATTAAGATTCAAAAAGCCGCCCGTAGGGCGGCAGTGTGACTTATTGTATTTCTTTGACGGTAACTTCAATTACATCCGGGTCTTCCGGAGTAACCTCCAGCGTGCAGTCTGCTGGGATGATGGCTTCAAATGATTTTTCCGGTTCATCTTTCGTAAGAATCATTTTTGACGTATCAATCTGGATGAGTGACGGGTCAAACGGTTCTTCCAAATAATCTTCCATGGAGAAGAGTTTCCACACAACTTCACCATCGGTAATCGTATCGCCGGATTGTGCGTTTTCCGGGATGGCGATTTCGGCAGTACCGGTTACTCCGGCTGTTGTACATTCCAGGAACCAGTCCATATTGATGCTGCCGTGCGCGTAGTTAAACACAACATCTTCCACTTCGTACGGATGCTCCCGTTCAATGGCGCCAAGGGCGGCCAATACTGACTTGGAGTTACCTATCAGCATTTTTAATACTTGTGATAAACTTAGCATCTTTTGCCTTATCCTTTTCCTTTTATTTTAGCGACAGGGGCGAAAATAAGCAGGCCATCCGCTAAAATATAAAGGCCCGTTGCCCATTTCTGTTTTTCATCAAAGCCAATATTACGCGGTAACTCCGCGTATATCCTTTTGCTGTTAAAAGGCGGGCGCCGATGTAAAAATAATAAAAACAGGCAGAACCAAGATGTTTTGATTGGGTCTTGGGAATGCCTGTTTTTATTATGGGAATGTTTTATGTTAGGGGAGTGTCACTCTTCTTTTAGTATAAAACCATTCAGCCAACGCAGGTGTCGGCTGACGACTTGCCTGTTTTTATCCAATAAAGCCTTATCCCAGACTTCCTTCTTTGTGATGCTTGGCTTAACGTTAAACAGATATGGCCATTTCCATTTAATCAGTTCATCTGCCAAAAAACAGATTTCCTTATCATCACAGAACAGGGCCTTGACGTTCTCGAGCTCTTTAACTGCGTTATTATATATCTCCTCGTCATCTTCTGGTGATGCATTTCGTGACTCTCGGTATCCATCAATCATGGCGCTCATTTCATTAGGGTCTTCCGTTCCGTAATATTCGCCCCAATCAACACCCATACTAACATCTCCTTCGGTTGTATTTTTAATCATTCTTCCTTGTTTATTATTATACACGATGTTCACCGGCGGCGCAAGTGGTGGCGGGCGGCCGATTTAATGAAATAGTTGATGATGTCAATTTTCCTATAGGGAAACGAAATTTGTGAAAAATTTCCGGAGGCACCTAGTATTTTAGTGAGGATCCTAAACCTGGCATATTAGCCCAGGGAGGGTCTGGATTTTATTGTTGTTGGGCCGTCGAGCCCGAAAGGAGAATGTATTATGCTAAACGAAATTCTGTCCAATCCTGTAGGTTTTTCCGCTATCGTAACCGGTGTGCCGGTTGCTATGGCAGGTGTCATCGCCAAAGGCATGGCAAAGATGGATAACTACCAGGAGCGAGAAAGGACCGTACGTCGCATGAAAGTAAATCACATTCGTGCGAAGTACGGCCAGCCCGCACTTAAGTAACTAGCATTACTTAAGGAAAGATAAAAACCCGCGCCAGAGGGGCGCTATAAAAGTACTGCGAAGCTGAGGTCAGAAAGGAGTTGAGTACATGCTCCTGGCCATTAGCCTCGTGCTGATAATAGTGGCTATTTCATGGATGAATGTCCGCCACTTATCAGCCAAGGGTAAGCGTATTGAACTAGAGCTCGATCTAGGACTGAAAGGGCTCCACTTCCGAGTGACAGTTCGATAACGCACCCAGTAGGAACGGGCGGTGCTGCAACACTGCTCGTTTCCTATTGGCTAAATTATACTCCTAATAATTGTTTTTTTCAAGCTGTCCTATCGGCATATACGGGGAGAAGGAGAATGTGTCATGTTTAAACTGAATGTCATCAAATCTGCAGTTGTTATTATGTTGGGCGAAGCTATCGCTCACTATGAGGTGCGCTCGAACGGAGCACTCATGTTTGGTGATAAGGGTGCCTATGAAAAGGGGCGTGTTCTGGTGGTAGCCAAGAATAAGGTTTATTTCACCAATCCGTTTGGTGAGGAAGCCGATATTGACGTAACCGAGGAGTTTAACTCTATCGTAAAGGACTTAGAGGAGGCAGATAAAGCGGACCATATTGAGGCCCGCAGAAGATTTACCAAAATGTGTAGAGAGGAGGAGATAGGAGGTACGGACACTCCGAAAGACGCTGTTATTCGCAGCATACTAAGGGAAAAGATGATGTTCTCGTTGTCTTGGCAGGAGATTGAGAACATTTTGAGTGTTTATTGCCCGTGGGGAATGGAATGTCATTCCCGAGAGTTCTTACCAAAGGAACAGACGGCCTTTGTTGGGCCGGATGTCTCCTGGGGAGACTTGCCGTTCTAATTAGTTCTGTTCCAGTTAGAGCTCTGGATTATCAAAAGCTCTTTTATATTTTTGTTTTTTTTAGATAGTGGCCGTCGAGCCACAAAGGAGGAAAATTATCATGAAGAAAGTTAACACCATTGCAAACACCGTAGTTGATCGTGAAGCTATCGTTGAGAAAATCAATGCCGAAGAAAAGGCTAAGGCTGCAGAAAAAGCCATGCGCGTTAATGCAGCAGCTAATGTCAAAGGTAATGCCTTTAAGGCTATTGCCAACGGTATTGAACTGCCAGAGATTGTTGGGGACCGCAACTTCTGGAAGGACATCTTTGATGTAACCACCCCAACCGGGATGAATGTTCTTATGATTCCTCATGCAGAGGATGAGGACAAGAATGTGTATTCATCCGCACAGATGTGGATGAAACTTTTCAGGAATGCAAACGACGCTATTAAAAATGGCGCCGATACGGAACAGGTGCTTAGCGACCTGGATGAAGTCATCAAAACCGCTATTGACCATACGATTAACGAGGTGTCTGACCTCGATGGTTGTTGCCGCGATGGTTATCGTGGCTTTGAAGAAGTTGACGCTAGTTATACTTCTTCGCTCTTGATGGGGTTAAATAGTGGTGCACTTAATATGTGGCCGCAGCTCATCAAGGGGGCTACGAATGACATCGCTCGTACGCTCTCTAATCATGTACAACTCGACCGTTATCATCTTGACGGGCACACGAGCATGATTAGTATCGACCCGGTATACGAACTTCTCAAAAAGAAGTTCGGCGTCAAAGAGGCTCTTACGGTTGGAGTTACGAGCATTAACGGTAACATTATGAATGTTATCGACCCCCGCGCAACACGCTTCTTTAATGGTATTAATGCCACCAGAGAAGAGCGTTATGGTGCGCTCATGAAATACCCATCCGTGGGTACTCGTGAGACTGTGCTCGTTCATTTTATGGACGACGAGGAAATTGAGGCAGCTCTGATGGACCTCGTCGAACGTGGCTACCTCACAGAAGAGGAGGCCATCTGTGCTGCAGAACAGTATGCCAATATCAAAGAAGGCATCATTGAAATGCCCTCTGACTTGGCAGCTATTGGCAGCGTATTGGCCGGTTCAGACCGTGATGGGGATAAGACTTCTGTAATCCTGCATCGTGCAGGCCAGAAGGATATCCCCTGGTTCCTTATGGAGTATGGCTTTAAGCCGCTTGCTGTGGATATCGTACCGACTAAGCCTGAAGAAAAGGGCGAACGTTACGAAATTGACGGTGGCATGTACTCCACCAATTTTCATATGATTAACCAAAATCATAATGAAAAAGTGGGGCCGGTGACTAACGCCGGCCGCGTTGAAATCCAGCCGCTTTGTGTAATTGATTGGGTGGATATCACCAAGCAGTTGTTTATTGACTGCTTCAAAGAAGTATGGAAAGCAGGCACGGAAGCTGAGGAGGGTGATGGTAAATACCACACTCCGCTTACCTGGAGCAAGGATGAATATGGCCGTGAAATCTGCCGTACGAATCCAAAGGCCTATGTGAATGGTCAGTGGGTTGACCCGTATGAAGAAGATGGAGAAACTTTGAAGGAGGAATATAAGGACGAAAAGATTTACGACGCATATCATGCGTTCGAAAAAGCGGTTCATATGACCGTATTTGAGGGGACGGTAGAAGAGCAGTGGAATACGCTGCTTGAAATTCTTAAGGACTTTGATGTCCTGATCCGTCATACCCAGGAGTGCACCATTGACGCTGAGAAAAAGTTCTACAAAGTCTATACGGACTTTGTAGCTAAACTTAAGGCAGTGATGACGGTTACGCCACTGAAGTTTGGTGCGCGTTTCGTTATTGATTGGGCAGCATTCCACAAAGACCCGGAAGCTGATGTCAAAGCCGAGCTCAAGGAAGACGACCTGCTCCGCAAGGACGAAAAGGTTATTCTTCTTGATATGAACGGCAATGAAATCAGCCGCGAAGGTTTCCGTGGCGTGATGGCAGAAGAGCCGGTTAAGCTCTTTTGGCCGGCAGAGAAGAAGGGACAGGATGACCGTCAGATTGTTGTGTTCAATGATTTCTTTGCCGGCTATCGCCGGTATGCAATTGAGAAATCAATGGAAAAGCTCAACGAACTGATTGCGCGTTACAAAACGGCAATCAATTCCGAAGAGTATAGAGCTCGTCGTGAGAAGGCTTACGACGATGCTGTAATGCATATTGCAAGCCAGCGTACCGAAAATCGCATGCAGGTGGCAATCGAAATGGGAAAAGCCATCAATGAGATTTACCGGGAAGAGCGTAAGGCAATGATGGATGCAAACTCTGATGAGTATGGCGATATCGACAACTCCAAGAGTGATGCAATTCGCAAAGCTCTGCATGAGAAGTACGATGATGTCTTTGGCTCCATTTCCAATACCATTCGTTGGATGGTTACCCGTGATAATAGCAAGGTAACCCCCGAAGACCTCGTTGGCTATCTTGCAGGTGGTGAAGATATCACGACTTCTGCAGGTAGCAACATGAGCAAACTCCTCAAAGAGGAAACAGCTTATGCTGCTATTAAGCTGAGCGAGAATAGTGAGGCGGTTGAATTCGTTCATGCTCGTTACAATAATATGGAGGCTCTCGAATCTTTGGTCGAGGGACAAGATATTATTGTGAAAGACGGCGAAGTTTATAGCGGCAGAATGAGAAAAATCGAGGACCTTTATGTGTCCGGTAACGTCATGGATGGAATGTATCGCATTTCCATGCGTGACGATTCGCCTGCTATTGTTCGTGATTTGACCGACTTTGTGACCATTCCCGAAGTGGACCGTAGTCAGGTTGCATTCAAGCTCGATCTTAAGGCGATTTGGTATCCGAACCCGGAATGGAATGGTGTAGACCAGGAAGACCGGTGGCTCGAAAATAAGGAGCAAGTAGCCATTAACAGAGCTATTGTCGATAGCCTGTCCAGCAAGGTAGGTTGCCGTATTTCTCTGGCAAAAGTAAAAGACGGTAATTTTGAGCGTCTTGGTATGCTGGAAAATGGTAAGCCTATTGCTGGACTTTACGTAGATGGCAGCAAGGATGGCCATCACTACAACGAAAAGGCAGCGGCAAACAAGTCCAAGAATGCAAAGGAATACGCTCGTAAAAACCACGCGATATACAGCTACGAGGCTGCTGTACGTTCCTTCTATGAAGGATTCAGTGGGATTGTTTCTGTGGTTTATGCAGATAGTAAGTGCAATAGTGCAATCGTTGTACTTACAGATGTCGAATCCAGAAACGCAGGGTATGATGCTCTGCCGGAAGACTCCGTTAAAGAGTCTTCCGCTCTTACCCTCGATGACGTAGAGACCATTGATATTGATATCGATATCGACTTATGATTTCCTGCGCCCTGACAGACGGCGCTTGATAAATAGTCTGTCATATTTTTGTTTTTAGATATAAAGGGCCGTTGAGCTCGAGGAGGATTTTATCATGGCTAAAGAAAATTTGTTATTCGCATCCGTTAGTGAATTGGAACAGGCTGGTATCTGCCGCAAGGACGCAGAGAAAATCTTTGCGTTCTGCAGTGAACGTGGTGTAAGTGCCACGACATTTAAGGCGCTGGCAAACATTGGCATTTCTTGGGAATCTATGAATAAACTCAGTAAGAACTGGTACATCCGTACCAATCGTCCGTTAATCAACATTAACGAACAGAGCCCGATGGTTCTTTGCTCGGTGTTTACGCATCGCGAAGTCAATCATATTTGCCGTTATTGGAAGGACGCGAAGGCAAAAAAGTTCCGCATGCCGCTCGATATGATTGCAGCCGGTATCTCTCGTGACCGTATCATTAATCTTGTCGAGCGTAAAAAGCTCGGTATCGTGTTGAAAGTGGCGGCAACTTCTGAGCAGAAGGAAATTAACATTAACTGTGGCATTGTATCAGAGCTCATGAAGCTCAATGGCGTTGGCGCAGTATATGCGGCAAAGATTGCCGCCCACAAGACGGCCATTAAGGACTTGTCTGAACTGGACGAAATCCTTGGTCGCAAAGGCATCTCCAAGCAGGTAGTTAAAGGTAGTTATCGTGCTGTTGTCCTACAGGCTGCCGAAAAGCCGAGCCTCCGTACTCAGCTTGGTTCTATTCTGAAAAATGGTAACCATAAGCTGGACAATAAAGTCCGTAACACGCTCATGAAGAAGGCTGAGAAAGGTATGGCTACTGTACAGATGCAGAGCCTTAAGTTTATTCAGGCAAATAATGGTGTTGGTTGCCAGTGCCTGGTAGACATCACAGCGGCACCTGTAACGGCCTTTACGGCTCCGTATGCCAAGAAAGGTGTCGTACTTGGCAACTCTATTGGCCGTAACCAGTTCTCTGGTGAACGTCTTGCTACGGATAAGGTAGCTACGGTTGACTTCTCTGACCTTGTTCGTGCGGATGAAACGTCCGGCAAGAAAATTCAGGAGAAAGCCGCTCGTAGCCTGCGTTATCTTCTTGGTAAAATCAAAAGCCTGAAGGAAGGTGGCAAGATTTATATCACCAAGAATATTAGTTCCATGTACGACATTGAACAGGAAAAATATGTGCCTGTTCATGGTGATGGCGTATCCGTTCTTATCGAGCTTCGGGACTGCTATGCCCTTCTGAATGGTTATGAACCTGCATATCGCATGCAGAAGCACGACCTTGTAAGAATTGAGAAGGAGTGGATTAAGGACGAAGATATCATTATGACGCTTGATGCAGATAGATGTAATATCTACTCTACCTCTCAAAAGCGTCAAGATACGATGATGTTCTTTGATACTTCCACAGAAGAGAATGTTAAGAAATTTAACAAAATCTTCTACAATGCTACTCACGGTGAATTTGCCATCCGTGAAGGCGAGAAAGTAACGGGCACGATGCTCGTTGATGCAGCTACCCGCCTGTCTTCTCACACTTGCGGTATGGGCATGCGTGCCGACCAGGGCTTTACGCTCAAGTCTTTCTGCATCCTGTTTGACAAGGATAACCAGATGGACGGTGAAGGAACGATGCTCGATACCTGTGCTGCCCGCGCAGCTAAAGTATCCACAAAGGACGTTGTGGGGATGCAGATCCAGCTCCGTCCGCATACGGTTAAGGCTACGACGAAAGTTGTAACCACGGACTATATGCAGATGACGCTGGAAGGCAAGAACTTGATGACCATTCACACCAGTGATGTACCGGAATGGCTCACTGGCGAACTCCGCATCAAACTCGAGAAGGGTTACGACAAGATGGTGAAAGAAGCTACTGGTGTTAAGCCGGTTGCCGAACATCTTGAAGGCTATGATGGTATCGTCGTAGTTGTGGATACGGAAGCTTAAGTTAATTATTGTTGCCCCATCACAATGGCGTGGTGGGGCTTTTGTTTATTGTTAGGAGGAAAACGAAATGAAGTGGAATGAACAGCAGGCAAAGGCATTGGAAGATATTGAAACTCAGCTCATTAATGGGAACGCGTTGGCATACACCCTTATGGGTTATGCTGGCACAGGTAAGACCACCTTGGCCGGAGAGATTGCCGGCAAGGCCGAAGAGAAGGGCTGGACTGTAATTTTCGTCGCCCCAACAAACAAAGCAGCAGAAGTGCTGCGCAAGAAGGGGAATGAGGCCGATACCGTCCATGGCCTTATTTACAAAATAGATAAATGGGGCAATAAAACGAAGGCATGGATGTTCGCAGAAGAACGCCGTAATGAAGATGGCGGTCTCATCATCTGCGACGAATCTTCCATGCTTAGCGACGTGCTTCTTAATGACCTTGAGGAATACGCCATGCACATGGAGTACAAGATTTTGTACATGGGCGACCCGTTCCAGTTGCCGCCCGTGGGTAAATACACCCGCACGGTGTTTGATAATGAGTATAAATCCGTACTGACACAGGTTATGCGTCAGGATGATGGCAGCTCCATCTTAGAGTGGGCGACTGCACTCCGCCAGAAGAAAGCTGCGTTCTCGCCTGCTACAACCAACGGTGACGTGTCCGTTGAAGATAAAGCAACCCTTTGGCACGATTACCTCGCCAAGCTTAAAGCCGGCAAAGATGTCACAATGGTGACATGGAAGAATGAGGCTCGTGTGCGCTTCAATCTTGGTGTCCGCAGGGCACTGGGGTATGAAGGTAAGACTTTACAGGTAGGTGAGCCCATCATGGGTATCTCCAATGGCATGTTCCTGCGTAACGGTGAAACGCAGAATGTGCCAGAAAACATTGAGCTGGTTGGGATACACAAGCTCTTTGTTGATGTCCCCAATCGGGACAAAGCCCTGCCCGTAAAAGCAGAGTTCTATCAGTATAAGGATGAGGATGGTTGCATCCACAAAATCATTCTCGTTCCTGACTTTCAGGGTGCAGCCATTGCACCGCAGAAACTGAGAGGAATTAAATACTGGTTAGTCGAAGGTGCGCCAGCATTCCTGCGAGAGTTCGTCGAGATGTACGGAAAGAAACCCGGCCTCGCACCGGATGTGACTATCGCCACGTATGGCTATGCTATCACGGCTCATAAGAGCCAGGGCAGCCAGTGGGAGGAAGTATACATTACGGGCACGTCCAAGTTGTACAACGAACAGCTCACCAATGCTCGCTGGCTCTATACGGCAGTAACGCGGGCGGAAAACAAGGTTCATATCTTAGATGGTGAGTGTGCCGCTAAGTTGGACTGGAAGGATATTGCAGCATAAAAGGAGGAAAATGTCATGAGATTTGAAGTTCAGGTAAGATTAGAGAGTGGAAATATTAAGAGATTTATAACTTTCACGGGTGACCGCGAAGGTTACTTTGAGAATGAGGCAGGTGTAAAAACCTGTCATTTTCATTTTAGCACGTTTGCTGACGTGCGATTTGAGTCCTACAAGGACGGAAAGGAGTACCGGGCGAAGGATGTGGGACTGACGCACCCAATACAAAAGGCGGCAAGCGCCGTCCGTGAAGCCTATGATGCCAGAAGGAAATGGCAATGGGAACAGGAAGACAAGCGAAAAACCGCATAATCATTTCGCCATGACAGACGGCGATTAATAAATAGTCTGTCTTTTTTTGTTTTTTGTATAGGAGGTATACCATGGAACAGAAAGTTTGGAAAATATTAATGAGATTCTCAGACATTAAGAGGAAAGCCATGCAGCTCTCCTCTATTGAGGCTCTTAAAGAGCTGATAGCTAAAACAGATTATCCCAGCGGGGATGTTGCAGAGATCATTATGTGCTTTATGCTGGGGAATCTCTGCCGTGTATATGATGACGGGCTGCGTGTATTTGTTAGCGCATCGTCTGATAGAGATGGCGTGGATTTCTGTCTGCGCCGGTTTAAGCGCAACTATTACATTCAGTTGAAGTGGAATAAGAAAAACGACCGGGTGTATCCAAGGACACATCACGGTCGTTGAGGTTGGTGCTGGCATGTCATTTTCTGGTGAGCGCTATCTCCCCAAAATGAATGGCAGGCGAGCACTATATGAAGTTTTAGTAAATTCCGTAGCATATGATGAGGATGAATTCTATGACATCGAGGACAACTATCCGGATTTCATGGATATGTGTGACGAAGCATGGAACCTGATTAAGAATTGAGCAGTTTGTTCAGCTCGGTTCTTCCAGGAGTGGTATGAGTAAACCATTCGATGATATCGTAGCTGCGCCCGGTTATTGACTCCAGCATATTGTTCAGGTCTTTTTCCGTTGCAACAATATCTGGGCGTCGACTACGAATGTCTGCGGCATTTAAGCCGGAGTGGGCAACCAATGAATGAAGCTGCCGCCCCAGTGGCTTAACTACCTCGTATTCAGAATCGGTTAAACATATCATCGTGCATCCACTCCTAACTCATTTATTTACATATAGTATAACATATAAAGTTGATGAAGTCAATAAAATAAAACGTAAAAATAAAAGGCCTTCGGCTCGCTTCGCTCGTCTCGGCCCCACGCCGCCCGCAACTATAACCGCACCAACAAAGGTGCAGCCTGCATCTTGTCTTCGATGGAAGAGAGATGGCGTGGGTCCGAGACATTGCTCGCTCGCCGAAGCCGCCCTTCGGGCTTCATGCGCGGCATCTGGTCAGGCTCGTGGCCGCCAGATACGGCAGAGGCTCGATACACTTGTCTTCTTTGATATCCGGCGATGACCGCCGGAAAGGAGCGTCCCTTCGCTTCCACATCGAGTCGGTCAGGGAGGAGTGTGAGATTACACCATGACTTCCTCCGAGCCTGCTTCGCAGGCCATTGTCTTGTTTACTTTGAATAAATTAGTATTTACTACTTACTGAAAAGGAGAGATAGATATGTTGTTAAACAAAATGACTGCCCATGAACGTAAAGCTTTATTTGGCTTGTGTGCTTTGATGCTTCACAATGCCATGGCGAATTCGGAGGCTTTTGTTGTGCCCTTGGCTATAAGGAGCTGTATTACTTCTGAGGTACTTAGTCTGTTAAAAGCAGAGTGGGTAGACGGAAGAAAGATGCGCGCCCAAAACATAAAAGGGGTCACTCCTCAGCAGGTGGCCATGGCCATGGTGAAGCGTGACGTCGCAGAAGTTCCCCAGGTGGCAGTGGGGCCTTCGGCCGCGGATGCACAACAGCCCCAGGTGGACAGTGAATCTGTCCTGAGCGCCGGAGCTATATTCGCTACGGCATCGAAGCGCAAGTACAAGGTCGTTACTCAGTTTGACCTTGCCGCTTACCTTTCGTCTTCTCCTGCAAACAAATGCCGTATCATTGCTGGTGCGGTAAAGAGTTGCGCCATCGAGAAGATTGCCGCGTAACATCGAGCTTTTTAGCTCATGCCACATCGCCCTCCGGGCGATAAGTTGTCTTGTTTTTTATGAGAAAAATGGTTTGTATTTGTTTGCAATCCGTCTTTCTTGAGCACAATGTCTCCACACGTTATGCTGGTCACAAAACCAGGAGGGAGTCTTAGGGCTCCCCACAGACAATATAAAGTTTCGTGCTTTGTGTTGTGTGTGGGCAGTCTTAGTGGCATTAGACTGCTCCCTCCTAATAAAAAACAAAAAACAAAAAGGGAAGTTTCCAAACGGATTGTTTGGAGCCTTCTCAAAGTCATGATATTTTTCTTCCCTGGGCAAGCCTTTTGTGGTTTGCCCAGTGTTTTCTTTTTTTGTTATCATGGTTTCGAGAAGGTTTGTTTTCCTCTATACAGAAAGGAAGAATAGCTATGATTGTTTATATTGTGGAATCCAGCAGATACTATGCTGAAATACCCGAAGTGAATACCGAAGCAGTCTTTGCCGCCCGCGAGGACGCAGAGAGATTTGTGAAAAAAGCAACGCTTTATAATGCTATGCTTACAGACAGCCTCTCTTTCCGTGTTGTAGAACATGAGCTTTTGGAAAGCGAAAACTTCCGGCCCCAAAATATTGGCGTGTCCATATGGGAGGCAGAAGATGGTTCGCTTGCAAGACCATATGTATTTGCAACGGAAAGAGAAGTACATCCCATGAGGCGAAAAGAAGAGCTGAACTGTATGAATTACGCCGCCAGCTGGTATGGTGTGTTCCCCTATCAGGAGAGTATGTCCCAAAACGAACTGATTGAAATGGCGCTTGCCCAGTGTGAAGAGCAAAGGAGTATGCACAATGACAAAAGATGAATTAAGAAACAAACTCAATGAAGAGCGTGGCTCGATGACAGGACTCTGCTCCACCGAACTTGCTTTGGAAGTATGCAATATAGTGATGGATGAATGTAGCGCGCCTACGTTTGCAGGAAACAGTATTGCAGAAACTGAAGTGGGTCACTTTGCCATAAGTTTCGACGCAAGGGAATTTAGTGGCTGGCTCCGTGAATACGTCGCTACGGACATGTCATTTTACATGACAGAAAGGATGAGCCGGCTACTGGAATACTTTGGTATCAACCACACGGTATGGTCTGCCTATAAGGGAGTCCGCCAAAAGGACTTCCGGCATATCAGTCTGCCTATGTCCAAAATCCGCAAGGAATATCCGTACCTCTGGAAAACATGGAGCGGAGAGCCTATTTATCCAGAGGAAACGAGTGTAGCGTAATCAGAAAGGAAGATTTGCTATGAAAAAGTATGCACTCAAAATCATCCGTGACAACGTTGTGGTAGTCCCAAACTGGGAAGTAACGCCCGTTAAGTTTGCAACGCTGGCGTTTGAAATGGTTATCCATAAATACCTGCCCGGTTCCTTTGACCGCTGGAAGGTGGTATCCCAACATGGCTGTTCCGTTAAGTATAAAGATGTGCTTACGGGAGAAACTGCATACTGCTGGCTGATGAAAAACGGCCGCATGGTAACGGACTTCGATGCGGAAGATAAACCGCAGGGGAGTCCGCTTACTGTATTTGCCGGCGGTAAGGCTGTACCGTGTGATGACGCGCGCATGGCCGCCCGCATGACTGTTCATGCCATCTTCGAATCCCTTCGCCGGCCCACTGCACGCCGTGCTTCATAAGAGGAGGTTATCAAATGGAAATTATCATTGTTGGCATGTTCTTTGCCGCCTTTTGTTCTGTTGCCGCGCTCATCGCATGGGGAATCATTTCCCTTGTGATAGATTGCATTAAGGGCCTGTTCACGAGCAGTGAGCCCAAGAAGAAACCCTACGGCTATAGAAGGTAATGCCATTTCGCGCTTCGCGCGATATTGTCTTGTTTATTTTGAGATGGTTTAAGGACGCATTGTGAAAGGAGCGTTTATTATGAAAAAGACGTACATCTCGATTGAATGGGGCGACACTCGTACCCGGTTTGAACGGGCCGAAGCAATCAAGAAAGCCTTGGAGCTTGTAGCCCGCAAGGCAAAACCGAATACCCAGGAAGAAGCCGCCCGCAAAGCGGCTTAATTTTTTTGTTTTGTTTGTTGTTTGTTGAAAAAAGGAGATTGAAAACCATGGAAATTAAAATGAACTTCACGAAAAACGAAATGGCAACCATAGAGAAACTGCACAAGGCCTACAACCAGGCCTTCGGCCGCGATGACCACTACGAGGTAACAGGCCCTGTCCGCTTCTCCGTAAACCATATGCGCGGCGAAGCTACGGTTACGCTGGCCTTCAATGAGTTCTCCACTTGCGACATCATGGATATCGCAATCCGCAACAGCCACCTCGTCAAGAGTCTGGGTGCAACGGCAAAAGCACTGTTCGAGCTGGGCAAGAGCACGCTCAACATCCTGGAAGGCGAGCTCAAGTCGGTATGTGCCAAGTACAAGGAGAAGCCGAAGGCACAGGAGACAAGCGAGAAAAAGCCCTTTGGAAGTTTCGTTTCCAAAGAAGACATCGATGAAATGAATAACAAGGCGGCCTGACCCGAGCAGTCTGTCGCCTTACGGAATAACAAGATAAATGATAAAGGGAGATTGGGAATATGAAGAAACTGTTGAACTGGTATTTTGGAAATGGTATTGCGGCAGACGATAAAAGTATTCTGGCGCGAAGGCAGAAGATAAGCCAGGAAGCCAGAAACGTAATGGGCCAGGCAGTAGACGTGATTGCAACCGGTGCAGTCGTATTCTATGCCGTGGCTAAGAATATGCGCTGATAAGAAAGGCAGGTTGTTAATCATGTTGAATACCAATGCAAATATTGAAAAAATCCGCAAACACAATCGTATGCACAGCGAGGGGCAGGAGCGTCGTATCCGTGACCGCGCAAAGCGGAAAATGACCCGCCGTGATTACGAACGGCTTGCGGAAGAAAAAGAATACGCCGGCTACAAAATCGCCGCGTGATAAATTCTCGATAGAGACGCCGCAGGATAATATCCTCTTGTCTGGATAGTGCCGTCTCCGTCGATACACCCTCTTCGCCCTTCGGGCGATATTGTCTTGTTTATTTTGGGCTTCCCGGTAATCCCCTGAAAACATCCCCCATGCTTTTCACTTTCTCGCTGGGAAGCCTATTTTTTATTGATTGAACAGTAAAGGAGTTAATCATCATGTTATTTTGCAGTGATATCGAAACGTTATTTCCTGGTACGTATCACCGTCACATCAATGCGCACAGACTGACTACTTTGTGCGACAGCTTCCACAGTGTCAGCCATGACAAGCTGGATACCATCCGCAAGGATACCCGTGATGGCGAGCTGGTTATCGCCGCCCGCCTGAAAACCGACTATGGTGAAACCATCTTCTTTACCGATAACACGACTTTCAACGACCTCGTGGCTCTTAGCGAGGAGGCTAAAGTCGCCGCATAAATCCCCACCTTGGCAAACGAGGAGCATTAAGCTCTTCGTTGTGTGCTAAAGAGTGCCCCCTATCACTTTTCAGCATACAACGAAAGGCTTAAATCTTACAGCCACGGCTACCCTCTCATCAAGAGCTTGTCTGCTCCGCAGACGATTGTCTTGTTTTTTATGAGGGATTTGGACCTCGGACATACAGGCTATATACTAATAATTCATGCCTGTCAACCTGTCCCGTCCTACAGCTACAGCTGGATTATCCTTTCATCGTATACCCTACCCAGAAGGACAGCGCGTCCAGAAATGTTAACATGTATCCCGCCAAAGCGAAATGCTAATAAATGAGCGGGGCAAGAAAAGGAGAATGATAATTATGGCAACCAATGTAAATGTAAACGCAATCGTAAAAGAACAGGCTCAGGCACCGGTATCCCGTCGCGCCGCAATGCTCGCAGGTCTTTCCAAGCAGATGGAAGCAGTAAATATCCTGACTGACAAGGCCCGCGCAAAACGCGAAGAAGAGCTCAAGAACAACACCGTCATCATGTCGGTTGTTTCCTCCCGTGGTTATGTTGGCTTCGTAGCAGGCGATATCGCAGAGAACATCGTAGAACCCGCGCTGGTTTGCCCTGCAGTAAATACCAAATCTGGTGAGCGTCTGTCGGCTCCCGTTGCTACGCTTATCGGCGCCAGCAAGGCTATTGCCAAGGCCGAAACCTATGGCAAGGAACATCTGGTTCTTTATGTCAACGACTTTGAGGCCCGCCGTCTTAGTGGTATGCTCTCCCGCATCAACAAGGGTGACAACACCGTGCTGACGCCTGCAGAAAAGGAACATATCAACGATGAACGCAACAGCGCGAAATATGGTCAGGCCTACATGGCAACGGCAGGCACGGTATTCAAAATGCTCCAGGACGCAAAACAGAAGTTTAAGTCCGTACGCGTTATGGGCCACAGCTCCATCTTTGGCTGGGAAACCCGCTACAACCTTCCGCTCGACATGGAAAACATGGAACTGACCTTCGTGAAAGGTTTGGCTTCCACCATGCACAAAGGGCGCAACTACCGCATCACGCTTGCTTCGGGCTTCAAGCTCAATGGCAAGCATAAGCTGGTTAAGGCTAACGGCAACCTCGTGGTAGAGCGGGAAATCAAGGCAGGCTCCGAACAGGAAACCGCCCGTGACCTCTTGTCCATCGCCAACCAGACGATTATCATTGAGGACGCCAAGAACCGCAATGAAGAATTCGTCGGCGACATGGAGGCTGTTGCAGAACCGCAGGAAGAATCCGCAGGTTTCGACTTTGCCGCATAAGTGAATGAAACAGGCTGGACTGCTCAAGGCGGGCAGTCCAGTTTTTGTCGTCAAGAAAGGACGGAAAGAAAAATGATTATGAATAAAGTATGCCCGAAATATATCGTATTCCCGAAATCCAACAACCGCGCCAATTCCAAAGTAACCTGGACGCTTCGTAAGAACCTTACGAATGGCTGGGTAAATATTTCCGCCAAAATTCCGCAGACCTGCATTGACGCATATGGTCTGATTGACCCCGAGGTTATGCACCTGCTTCGTACACCGTGCACAAAGAGCCGTTTCGCTCTCCGTTCCCTGTACAGGGTAGAGGTCAGTTATGATTACCACCTTATCGAAGACGCGGTTATGCCGATTGCCGCTTGATAAGGTAACAGCCCCTTGAGGAGGGATTTTGTATGGCAACCGAAAAAGACAAAACAACTGCCCAGGGGGCAAATGACCCTGTTCTCGATTTCCTGGGCGGTACTCTGGAAGCAATGCTTGGTCCAGACCTGAAAGAAGAACCGCCACAGGAAAAAATCGAGGACGCAGAGATTACAAAAGACGTACAGGAGGAAGAAAAGATGAGTAAAGAGAATGTGACGACGATTGACAATGAAACGGGAGAGGTTCTGCAGGATAAGTTCAGCAAGAAGTTTGAATCCCGTCAGGAAGCGAACAACCTGCTGGATTTGCTCGACAGCCTCGGCTATGAAGACAGCTATGAAACCAGCGATGGCGGTAAGACGGTTATCCTCTCGGGTGTTTCCGCAGAGGATTTACAGCTTATCCAGCGCAAAGCGAACATCAAGCTCTGGTCTGACCGTACGCAGGCGGTAGCAAAAGCCGTCACCACGTTTGCAACGGATGTTGCTGACTATGCCCTGAATGGCGCACTTGCACCGACGGCTGGTGCAGTCGTAAATGCTGGTATGACCACGGGCCGTGTTGTGGCCACCGCCGCAGTTTCTGTTGGCGCCGCAACGCTTGCAACGACTATCCGCAATGGCCGTGCCGCCGCCCGTGAGCTTTCCCGCAACAAGGATGTTCAGGATGCCTGGAATGAAGTAAAGGGTCTGGGCTCCGACATTGGCGGTCTGCTCTTCGGCTCCAAAGGCAGTTCCAAGTCTGATTGGACTGCTTGTGCCTGATAAGTAAAGAAACGTCCGTCCGCTATTTTTTTGGCGGGCGGATTGTTTTTATAAGTTACTCAAAGGAGGATACCGTTATATTTGCTTTATTGTTTGCCTTATTCGAGTTAGGTTCTGAAGTGAACCAGTTTATCGAAATAGAAGTTGAAAAGGACGAGCGCGAAATCAGAAGACTAAAAGGCGAACAGCAAAAAGCGCGCGCCCGTAAATCCTAATCCGAAATTCATGCTTACGAAAGGAGTGAGATAAGCACCATGGTAACTATTGTGACATATTTAAGCAAGCTATACAAAACAAACGCTTCCAGAAATATGACATATTCAAGAAACATAGCTTATGTCACAAACGCCTGTAAAAATACCAGCCCCTTCCCCACCCATAAACAAGAAGAAAGACCACTTACTTATCTCATGGGTAAAAAGGCTGATAAGTGCCCGAAGGATTTCCGCCCAGGACTTATCCATGGCCGTCCCCATACCTACCCCTCGGGAGGGATTAAGGCACCGCCCGCTAAATTGGCTCCAGGGATTTAGCTTAACCTTATGAGCGCAGATAGACTGTATTCGGTTAGCAAAACCTTATGAGCGCAGTCTTATCAGCAAAACAAAGATAAGACAAACATAAAGGTTAAGATAAAGAACATAAAGAGCTTATTTATATATACAAGCGAGCGAGCGAAGCGAGCGAGCATAATAACAAGCTAAAAAAAAGAAATAAATAGAGCTTGTTTAAAAAAGCGAGCGTAGCGAGCGTATATAAAATAAGACAAAAAAGAAAACAAGAAAGAAAAAAGATTTAAGATACAAACTTTTACAGGAACAGTAAAAGTAGTTCAAAGTATATTAAATCAAAAAAGATAAGACAATGACAATATCTTAAATAAAATAAAAGATATTAAGTCATGTCCTTATCAAGGGGCGAGCGAAGCGAGCCCCGTTAAACACTACAAAAGGGCGTTACATCATTCTGTCCCAAGTAAATTCCCTATCTACTGGATACAGAATTATCCCATTTCTCCCTTCTCGTGTATATACAAATATATATCCCCATATATATTCCCCTCTTTATACCGCAAGGGGAGAAAGAGTATTCACATACTCCGCCCGCTACTACCCGCGCGCGACCTCCGGCGCGCAAATTGTATCGTTCTTTATGCATATATTAATTATATCATTCACACACACCTCTAACAGGATATACATATATATACTACACACTCCCCATATATAGGAGTGCTGTTCGATATATATATACCAATATACACATAAAGAGCCATATAATTTAGGGCTTCAGGCGGGCGAGCGTAAGCGAGCCCGCAATACAACAAGTGTGCTAAGAACGGTTACTTGAACCTTGTGAGCGCAGCACACGTATCTTTGCCTGACATACCCAGGAGCAAAAACCAAAACGCGAAGCGCAAAATTAATAAAATATAAATCTGTAAACCAAGTCCATAGAAAGAGTACACAAGTATTACAATAAAAATACAAGTGAACGAAATTCAAGAAAAAGATATATTCTCCCCTATAGGGAAAATAATACTTTTTGAAAGACAGGTTTACACTTTGGACAAATTTTGCAAGACAAATTTTTCGCGGTGCAGATTTTTGAAAACTCCGGGACAAATTTTTTACTGCAGTCCACCAGCAAAATTTCTGAACTGGATTTTGCGGACAAATTTGCGGAAGGCAAACCAAAAACGCCAGACACATCTGAAATACAGATTTTCGAAGTGGCATTTGTAAAAAGTTAGTTCCAAAACGCCCGCTACACCCGTTATCTTTAACGTAGCGCGACGATAGCAGGATAATTTTTAAAAAGTGCCACAAGGAAATTGGAGCTTCATATGAGGCTAATTTGGCCCATACAGGGGAGATTCGATGAGGTACGATTCAAGCTCCGTTTTTCAAAAAGCGTTATATTATCGCTTTAATTCTATTGATGTACCTAGTCCGCCCCATTATTATAGTGTCTTTTACCCCTCTATCGTGTTCCTTGTTCCTCTATCCTTCCCCTTGTTGTAGCATGCTATGTAGAGTCCGTTGCCGCAGGCAAGTATCCGAGTTATCCCCTTGATAATGCTGGAGGTAGACGAGTTAGAGCGTAAAGAAAAAGAGGTAAGTTTTTGACAAATTTTTTGGAGCGAGGTTGCACCGAGGCATGTAAAAGATTGTTCTGAACGGTAAGGAGAAGTACCCTAATACCGATTTATTTTTCCTTAATTACAAGTTCTTGAGATTTTTATACACCCCTTACTTGACAATGAGGTGGTTATCCGTGTATATTATGTTAGGTAGATTAAGAATACGTTAGTAAGATTAGAGAGATTGAATAAAGAGATAGAGAGATAAGCAAGGAAGGTGTATACTGATGAAGGTATATGAACTGATACGCGAACTGGCCAAGTGCGACCCCAACAAAGATGTGGAAGGTAGCATGAAGAATAAGGATAACATCCCTGAAAGCTATAGTGTTAAGCGTGTAAGAGACTCAGGTTTATTAGATACAGTCTGGGTTGAGTTTGAGCCACACGCATACAAAAAGCAGCGCGCGGTAAAGAATAGCAGTAAGACTGCGCCGGAGAAGATGACGAGAAAGCAGTTCTTCTATCGGATGGTTAGAGACAACTGGAATGAAGAGTTCCAGGGCGTAGCCCGGCATGTCTGTGGAAGAATGCCATACTATGTACTTGCTGATGTAGATATATTCCTGGAAGCGTTCTCGAAGCTGTCCGATAAGGAACAGATATATTATATTGAACACATGGCAGAGTACGAAGGTTCTTTTCACCAGCTTAGTGAACCTCATCGGCATCAGTTAAGCTGCATCAACGAAGATAACTACAATAAGAGCGCTAAGTATCTGGTTACGGTTATGTTCAAGTGGCATAATACGGAGGCGCCGAGTGATGACCACATTACGGAACAGAAGTTTATCTCGGACTATTATATTGATAGTACGGAAGATAAGACTGTAAAAGAGATTGTTAAGAACGTATGGAAATGTTGCAGCGGACACTATGAAAACGAGCCGCCGCGCAAATATAGAAATGGCCTTGAGTTCCGGTACAGCAGTTGGTGCTGGTGTTACATCGCGGTAAAATCAGAGCCATTGCTTATCGAGACAGATGAATGATTGAATAAGACAGGAGAGATATAAAATGGCAGAAGTTAAGACTATGGCAGAGAATATGGCATTTGACTGGAGAGACTTTGAAAAGTACGGAGTAGAGGCGGTTGTTCTCTGCAATGTAGAGGATGAAGATAAACCTGTACTCGGCATCTGCGCAAAAGGTATGGGAACCTATGGAGGCGAAGAGTATATTCTTGAGCGCTTGAGCTATGACTATGCCGAGAGAGAAGGAGAAAGTGACCTGAGCCTTGAGAAGTGGATGTATAAGCATGCAGACAAGCTCGCTTCTCTTATCTGGAGATACATTAACGAGGGCCTGTACTTGGACTCGAAAGAAGATGTATGGTATGCAGATAAGGTATGTCTCTATACACCCGCGAGCAAAATTCCGTGGCCGAGAATGCCCAAGGGCTTTAAGGTGCGGAAAGAGAATGAGAATATAAAGCTTATCATGCATTAAGTAAGTAAGAAGAATAAGAAGGAGAATATATAGAGCTATGTCTTATACATTAACTGTTAATATCAATCTGGAGAGTATGGATATAGAATCGCTTAAAAATCTGCGCGCCGAAATTGATAAGCTGCTCGCAAAGAAACAGCTTGCCAGTAACCTGCCGAAGTTAAGTGGCAGCCTGAAGCAAAAAATGCAGAACAACCCAACGCTTGCTCCAGAGCTCAGCAAAAGGTTTTATGCAGTAGGCTGTAAAAACCTGGAAGACATATATAACTATCCGCCCGAAAAGATGGTCTGGCTGGAAAAACTTACCCTGTCAAGCATTGACCATACCCTGTATGTATTAAAAGCCCATGGGTACGATTACGAAATGCGCTGGATTACCACTGTAAATGAGATGAAGGATAAGCTCCGGCAGATTAAGAAAGAGAAGAAGGACGGCAGATTTTCAGTAGCTTAAAAGAGGAAGAGACTATATGATGTATGAATTTGATTGGGAAGATTTCAGAGAAGACGGCATCGTGGCCTTTGAGCTGACAACAGAAGGTGTGACGGTCGTCGGATTAAAGCATGCGCACACTTTTGTGGATGAGGACTATATCATTAAGAGACTGCAGGAAGAATACAGTAAGAGAAACATGGTTCTCGAAGAAGAATTAACCTTTGAATACTGGATGTACTTCCATGCAGATAAACTTGCTTCTTATATTGTACAGTATGTTAAAGAGGCAGTAGAAAAGAATGATACAGGAGTTAAGTATATATATATACTACAGGAAGAGCGGCCTAAGAATAGAAAGCCGTCAGAATATTGTGATTATAATTTATGCGCGCGGAGGTGAAGTAACGTGACACTTGAAGAAAAGATGGAAGCTGTTGACAGGGTGGTCACTGAGATGGATGTGACACTTCTGGACGCAAAAAGAAAGCAGGAACGCCTCAGGAATATTATGAAAAGGGTCCGGGAACTGACAATAGCCATTGACGCCAATAAAGACTGGTCTACTGATGCAACGCTCTATACAGAGAAACACGGCAAGTTTACTGCAACCGGCGATTGGAAAATGATCGGAGTGACGGTTGAACGGAAGAAATTGATTGAGTTCTTAAAAGCTCAGAAAGAGGACTACCTGAAAGAGGCAGCCGAAATCACAGAGGAATTCATTAGGTAACGTTTACAGTACATGTAAAAAGGAGAGAAAATTGTTATGGAAAATATTGAGCAGAAACAGAATGCAGACTCCTTAAGTGCAGCAAGGGATATAAGATACCAGCTGCAAAGAGCAGTCAACTGTAATACCGCTATAAAGAATGCAGAAGAAGTGGCGGGCGATGATATCGTAATTGCACTCATTGAAAACGGCACGTTCGGATTCTCTGTTGATAAACAGGACTTCATTAAGTTCTTAAAGAAACAGAAAATGAAAGCATTTGCAAAAACCTGCGTATTCCGTGAGCAGTCGCTGAAAAATGATGAAAAATGAGCGCCCGATAACCAAAAGAGATGTGGAGCACTTCCTTTGGGATTGCTCGGATAACGACCTGTTAAAAGTCTTGCTCTGGGCAGTTGGTGAGGTATGTGTAAGGTTCTATAAAAGTAAGCACAATAACACTGAAGAAGAAAGGAAGTCGTAAAGCATGAGCGTTTTTATACAGAAGATGATGACTTGTGTAGACGGCCGTGATATTAAGGAAGTGCTGGGTGATGTTGCGCGCCCAATGGAAAAGGTTAGCTACAAACACACCCAGGAATATATTTCCGGAAAGTACGAATATGTCTTTGGGATGGTGCGCTACAATCATTTGGCAATCGACCTGTATGAAATTGCCCCACACCTGTTCGATAAAAAGAAGGATATGGAAGAAGGCTTCCTTATCCATGATATGAATGGTCATTTTGACGCAGAGGAAAAGTATCTGCGCTTTGGCTTCAAGGTTTTGAAGAAAGACGAAACCTGGACGACCTTCTCGCATCCGTTTTATAAAGAAGTGCTTGATACCTACTATCAGGAGGAAGTACACTTTGGTGACCACAATGAAATGTGGTGGTGTGGCAATTACCACATCAATGAAACGGTTGACTTTGCGGTTTCTTACAGATTCCCCGATACCGAGTTCGAGGTAAAAGAAATCTGCGAAAACGACCTGGTTGCGCATTATATCTTAAAAGCCGGCCGTATCGTCAAGAACCTTCTCAAAGAAAAGCAGGCAGCTTAATAGCAAAAGGAGTAGTCATGGTAAAAATCAAAGAACTTAGTTTGTGGCAAAAGATTAAGGCGTTTATTCATGCACAGGCGCGGAAACATTTTGATGTGTTTCTTCTATCATGTCTTCCATTAAGAGGAAAGTTGTACCCTCTGGAAATGCAAGAGGTAAGAGTCTGTGACATTCCTTTTCAGTTTGAAGAAACAAAGACCTATCTACAGAAAATAGGATATGAAACGTTATGGGATGTTGTTGCTAGGCTCTGCTTTAGTTATGACTTACTGCAGCACGCAAAGATATTTACAGACATATTGGATACTCTTAAGAATGAGTACAATGAAGACCCATTACGGTATGACACCCTCCTGAATGAATACAAGGATACCTTATACAGGTCTCCTTATACTGGGTTTCTCGAAGTTGTTCAGGAAACTGTCTCGCTTTACAGAGAACTCGGGATGGAAAATACAGTTATGCCCGAGGAACGCTTTTGCCTGTGCTGCGATATGTGGTGGAGTGAAAACAAACTGGACTTTATCATGGATGAGTTCAATATTGTAAAAGGATATAAGTCTTTACAGGAGGACGTCTGGGAAAAGGCAAAAGAGTATGAAGCCGAATGGAAAGCATCAGTAAAGGCAGTTGAGAACTGGGATAAAGAGCACTATTGGAATCTTGGCAAAATGTATGTATAATAAAACAAGAAGAGGAGAAACGAGAATATGTTTGAAAAGATTGCTGTTCATAGCGGAGTATTTCACGCGGACGATGTAGTAAGTGTGGCCTTTATTAAGGAACTCTACGGAGAGAATATCCGGATTGAGCGAGTGAGCCAGCGGGATGCGGAAACGCAGGGAAGACTTGCCGCCCGCGGATATACGCTTATCGATGTCGGCTGCGGAGAATTTGACCATCACCAGCCAGAGCACAAAACAGATGAATACAAATATGCAGATAACGGCATCCTGAAGAGCGCGCTGGGTCTGGTTTTGGACCAGTGCGTTGCGGATGGCAAGCTTCTGGCCGAAGAAGTAAAGTTTCTTCTCGACAAAGGGTTGTATACCCTGCAGGCAAAAGATAACGGCCAGGATGTAAAGAAGGACAGTCTCACGGATAGTCCTTTTGAATACATTGCCTGGCTCAACTGCGATGATATTTACAGTGAGGACCAGGACGAATTTTTCCTGGGCGCCGTGGATATTACGCAGGTTGTTGTACACCGTATGATTCTTGATGCCCGCAAGGTGGTAAAGGAGCATGAGGAATGTATTGAGGCGCTGCAGAATGCAAAAGACGGTATCGTAAACTTCCCACACTATATGACCAACGGCGTAAAAGAATGTCAGCGCTGGAATGAAAAACATACGCCGGAAGAAAGAATTCTGTTCATTACGTTCCCCGACGAAAAAGGTGGCGGATACAAAATCCGTGGTATCAATAAGCCTGGTAAGATGGAGGTTATTCAGTCTTTGCGCTTCTGCGGACTTCGCGATGAAGAACTCAATGAAGCTGCCGGTATCAGTGATGGTATCTTTGTACATGCCAATGGCTTCCTGGGAGGCGCCGGCAGTTTGGAGAGTTGTTACAAGCTGATTTAAGATGAGGACGATTAGCATGGCAGAAAATAAGATGGCTACAATTGCCGCTATATACGGCAAGGAGCTTGGTGAAGACGTAATTCTGTTCGACACAGAAAGAGACAGCTATGTAAAGAGCAGGTTCTTAGATTCCGGCCTTCAAATCTATGATGTGCCGAATGAAAAATGGATAGATGCTCCTTATGCATTGACCCATTTGTTGACTGGCCGGCTCGAAATTGCTGCAGAGAAGTCAAAAGAAAAGAGTACCCCTTTGCGCGTGAGAACTCCTGCGCGCTTAAACTTCTCTGTGGAGAAGATGTTTGGTGGCCGGATGAATACGCGGGCCAGAAATGTCCTGGAAAGAAATGGCTTTCTCGATATAAAAGACATTTACGACACGCCGCCGGCGGAATTAATGCGCCTGCCCAAGATGGGCGACAGTGTTATGACCTGTATTATCACCAAGTTAAATATTTGTGGTTATGACTACGAAGGCCATTGGGGCATAACACTTAAAGAAATGTGGAAGCAGATGAAAATCATGCGGAAGGGGAAAAAGGAACGTGACAGAGGAAAAATTTGAAACAGCAAAGACGCTTATGATGCGCATTTGTGAAATGGAAAAACTTATCAAAGGGCTTAATAATGGAAACACCCCGGCAGAGATAATCGTTAAGGGTGTAGGGTTCTCCAGAGATACACAGATGGAACTTGCCCCTGAGATGAGAAAGACTATCGCAGGCGTGTTCAGCGAGCAAGTTGCGAAAGACAAAGAAGAATTCAAAAATCTGTAAGTGAAGGGAAGTCAATAGATGCTTGATACGATTTTGAGTATGCTGCTTGGCATAGACCCGGAAAGAATCAATAGACCAAAAAAGCCAACAAAGAATGAACTCAAAGAAGGTATTATCCGTCCTTTTCCTGACGCTCCAGTAAAGATTGATTTCTTTGAGGACAGACTGTACGGAAGATGCACCCCGAAATATGTTGCTGTACCATACGGAAGAATGTTCACGCGGAGTGAGGAGACAGTCCTTGCAAATGCAATGGTTGACACTTGCGTCTCTTTCTATGGTGAGCGTATGTATAAAGAAACTCTTGATGGCTTCAGGAATTTTATCATAAGAAAATGCAAGTTAGCTGGTCTGCGGGAGAACCACAACACTTCTGATTCATACGGCACGCCACAGGAACAGCTGGACGCCATAAACAGTTATGTGGAAAGAGAGTTCTGTGGGCGGGAGCTTAGAGAAACGCCGATGGACAGATATTACGATGCTTATCGTGACGTTCAGGCAATTCATAAGATAACTATGATGGAAGAAAGCCGAAAGGCTGTAAGAATGGCGGAAGAGGAAGAGAAAAAACGTAAGGAAGAATACCAGAAATATAAAAATATCTGGTATTAAGGCGAAAAAGGTGATAGAATATGAAAGTAAGAGACTTACGTGAGATTCTGGAACATATGCCGGATGAATATGTCATCTCGGTGTCCAAAGAGAATGCATATGGCTGGTACAAAAAAGATGGCAGTAAGCGTACAGGCTGCGTAGTGTTCCTGGATGACGAGAATGCAATCGTTATCGAAAAGGATACGGCAGCATAAGCAAATAGAGAATAGGAGTCAATAACCTTGAAGAAAAAGATTTTAGGCATTTTAGGCGCAATCGTTCTTGCAAGCGCGAGCGTAGCGAGCGCAGGAGAAGTTATATCCCATGCAGAAATGCGTGGTGTCATTAAGGCGAATCATGCAGATTTTATCTACTGTGTGGAAACCTACCGAGCTAATATTTTCCACGCAGAGTCTCTGGATGATATTGTAGAATACTACATGCAGAAGAATACCTACAGCATCCGCGAACACAATGAATTCAAGGAAGGTATCATGGAGGCAAATCCGTGGCTTTACGACCGTGAAAATGCGCGCGGCCAGATTATGGTAGACGCCGGCGAAGAAATTGTCGTGTACTACTGGAAAAAATGTAAATAAGGAGGGAGAAAGACAATGACAGAGGCGCAGAGAAAATTATGCATTACGGCCATGCCCTATATTGGAAGAGACCGCGCTTACCAAGCTCTTCGAGACGCAGTTCTCTACGATGTAGAACTGAAAGATGACATGGAAATTGACGATATACTTCAAGAAGCCGCCAATTATACAGCCGAAAAACTCCTTTGGGATGAGGCTGCGTATGATAAGCTCATCGGCAACAAAACTTTGATAAAAATCCTTATGACAGTAGGAATTCCAGTCCTTTTGGAAGAAAAAGGCGGGTATACTGCATTAAATATGGCATACCATGCCCCCGATGAAGATGAGGAAAACGGTACGCAACTGGATAACATGATGAGAGATGTATTATCTTTAGTTCTGTATACCTATACTTACATCTACAAAACAAACATTTCTTTACTCAAAGGGTTTATCCATAGGAAATATCATGAGGCGAAGCTAAGAGAAGAAAGCGTCCTTACCGAGTACCCGGAAGCTGAAATCGATGAGCTTGTGAATAATTTGAGCGATTTCCATGTTAATGCAGCGGAGTTTATGGAATGCTGCGAGAAAGCTTTTACGGGGCGGAAAGATAAAGTTGTAACTTTGTCCATTGTAGTGGATGAAGATGCTGACGCAACAGAAATTCATGATGCGCTAAGTTCTTTGGATTGGATTCGTAGCGTTTGTGTTAAAGATGAGGCCACGATTCCTATTACAGCCGTAAAAACAGACAAGGAAGAACATGAAAAGAGCATCTTTGATAGTCAGGATATAGTAAGTGTATCACTGTGAGAGTATACAGCTTCTGAGAAAGGTGTAAGTAAAAGTGGCAAAGAAGTATTTGTATAAAGGTAAGGAATACCGTTTTGGTGAATTAGCGAAGCTTGCTAAATGCAGTAAGAAAGCACTCGAATCCCGTTTAAAAAAAGGCTGGGACGTTGAAAAAAGCTATTAACACGCCTCAACTCAGAGATGTTAAAAGGCGCGGTTTTAAGCTTGAGTATAACGGAAAAATGGTTTCTGTATCACAGCTATCAAAAGAGACTGGAATTAGCACACACCTTATATGGAAACGGATTGATGAAGGAAAGACTGTAGAGGAGATTATAGAAAAACCATATACTAACACAAAAGTGTATGAAATAAAAAAAGGACTTTGTACCCGTCACGAAATTAATCAGATGGCCAAGGATAGCTCATTAAGCTATAACACAATCGGTAAGCGCTTGTTTGATGGCTGGAGTATTGAAGAAGCTTTGAATACGCCGGTTCTTCCCGGCGTACGCCGGGAAATGCGATTCCGTGTAATGTACAAGGGAAAAGACTACACAATGAAGGAACTTTCCCAGTTACCAGAATGTGTAGTGAGTGCAGACCTACTTACCTCCAGGATTAAAAATGGAGGATGGGATGTAGAAAAAGCTATCACAACCAAACCTTTGTCAGGGGCAGAGCGTATGCAAATGGCACGAGAAAAAGGAATGTTATTAGGACGTACTGCAAAAAAATACACATATAAAGGTAAGGAATACACATTAAGAGAGCTATTGGCCTTGCCGGAATGTGAAGTACAGCAATACAACACTCTTTGTAGTAGAATCAACCAAAGGGGATTAAGCGTCGAAGAAGCATTAAAAGTAAAGCGCGGAGAAAAGTATAGATATCATGGAAAACTGTTGACTGTAAGTGAGCTTGCCAAATTACCTGAGTGTAAAGTATGCGTAAAGACCTTAAGAGACAGACTCCGGAATGGAATGGCGGTAGAAAAAGCGCTTACACTGCCACGAGAAGGAAAAACATACGAATACAAAGGGCGGTATTATTCAATCAAAGAACTTGCAGAATTGCCAGAATGCAAAGTACAGCAACAAGTGTTGTATAAGAGACTAAAAACTGAATGTGCAGAAGAAGCTATTAGTCGCCTCCCTGACCGTAGTGGTCCAAAGGGCAATAAAGTGTATCGGTATAACGGTGCCAGCTACACAGTCACCGAATTGGCTGCTATGCCTGAATGTCAGGTAAGCATGCCAGCGCTATATGCAAGGCTCAAAAAAGGAGATAGTGTTGAAGGTGCAATGGGGGCTTTACGCAAAAGAGGATGTAAAGCCAAGAAAACATCTTGATGGAAAAATGGAGGTAGGCATGAGATATGAAGATTTAACGGACAGGCTTATGGAGGCAAAAGATATGACGCTTACCGGCCATGAAGCATGGCACCTATACCTCAAACTTTGCCAGTTGGAGGAGTTAAAGGAGCAGAGCCGAAAGCTGCATAAGATTTACCATAAAATCAAAGCCGTAACAGATGAAATGGGCGAAATAAATGGGTGGGTAAGTTAATTGGCCACATGGAAAATCACCACTCCATCCGTATATTGGAGTAGCGCAAAAGAAAAAGAAGATAAAAGAAGAGAGCAGGCGGCAAAGACCGCCAAAAGACAAAGAAATATTCAGGCTAAAGCTGTCCGCGCAGCGAATAGGCGCAGCCGTGAAGCCGATGCACAGGCCAAAAAGGTTCGCGCATTGGTAGAAAAAATAAAAGAACTCCGAGAACGAAAGTTCAAATGGAAAGAGATTGACATTTTAATACAGAAACCGCGCAGCATCGACTTCTATCGCAAGAATAAATATCTGTGTGAAGAAGGTGTCGTGCTGCGTGAGTTTACATGTGCTCAATGCAGAAAAACCGTTAGTGTTACTAACAAGTTTGATAAACGTAGAAAATTTTGCAGTACCGTTTGTGAAAAAAGATACTGGAGACATAAAAGAGGAAAATGAAATGGATTATTGTATAGTTCAGGGTAAACTTCCGAATGAAATTTTAGAACTTGACAAAGCGATTATGGAGATGGCAGACAGCTTGGATCTGGAAGCCTATACAACCGTAAAAAGTGCTTATCAGGCGGAAATTGATATCCTAAATGAAATGGTTTTTAAAAGCGCCCAAGAATATTGTGAACTGAAAAAGGAAAACGAAAAGCTCAAAAAAGAAAAAACGGAGATTAAGATTTGTGGTCCGGAGAGTGCAAAACGACAGACTTTCTGGGCAGACGAAGAGCAGTGGAAGTGGGTAAAAGACTTTGCTTACACAAAACGCGTTCATATCGCGGACGTAATGTGTACAGCAATTAAGCTGTTGCAGGAACAGGTGAAGGATGAAGATATCCTAACGAAGGATGAACCAAAACGTCTGGATGACCAAGGATGTTTCATCTTTTGGAATAAGCATGCCGTTATCGGCCGCACTTTGAAGCAGTGCACGAAAGCAAGCTACAAGAAAAAGAGTTATCCCATTGATGTTATTAGAAACTCAATTGACTGGTATGATGAGACAGACTTTATTCCGCAGATGCTTAAAACAGGAAAAACGCTGACGTGGGCATATAGAACAACCATTCGGCATATTGAAGAGGTCTTAAAGGAAAATAGACTGGACATCGTGCGTAAGCACAGAAAAGAACTCAGAGAGATTGTGCAGAGATTCAAAGAAACAAAAGACTGGATTCATGGAAAAGGCGTTATCCAGCTTGAAGATTGATAGAAAGGAAGGTAAAAATGCTTGATATCGTTAAGAATTTAAAGCGGCTTACTTACCGCATTCAGCCGGTATCACATATTCAGAAACGTGGTAAGCGGAAAAAGGAACGAGAAAGCAGACAGGTATACCACGAAATCAACAACTATATCAGCAAGGTCAGGAAAGACCTGGGATATGGCGAAGGCCAGGAATGGCAGGCATAAAAAGTGAATAAAAAATAGGGGAGATTGAAATGCCAAAGGAAATTACTCGCAGCGAAGCGATTGCATTGATAACCGCAGCAGTTGGTACGGTTTACAGTGAATGTTTTAATGACAATAAGCGTGAGTTGAGTAACAGTGTGCGGCGGGCAATGATGGTTGCCGGCCAGGTAAGAAACACGGATGAGAAGAGTCGGTCTTTGATTAAGCAGATGACTGAACTCAACACCCAGATTGGTGAACTTAGCAGTGAAGCTACACAGGTGCTAAAAATCTTTGATGATATGGTTGCCATGAGCAGTGAAGGTGCAGAAAACCTTTGGAGCAGGATTCATGACTTGGAATGCGAGATTGCATCCAAAGATAGAGTAATCGCCTCCGGACATGGTGATAAAGAACGGTTGAAGGATGCGCAGAAGGATTTGGGGCTTTTACAGATTAAGCACAGAGAGCTCCAGGAATCAAACGACCGAATGAGCGAAAGCTTTCAGAGCAATGCGAATAAGTTAATTGAGCGGGTGAAAGAAGTAAACCAGCTCAAGGCAGAAAACGAACAGCTCAAGAAAAAAGCCGAGGAGCTTTACGCAGAAAATTGCGGGCTTAAGTGCAAAGTCGGCAGCGAAGATTATGCACGTAAGGAATGGAAACGCAAATATCTTGCGATTAAGGGAAAATATGACGCTTTGGCTAAGGCTTGCGGGTTAATTACAAAAGGCCGCAAGAAGTATGTAGCGTAACTTTAAAAGGAAAGAGGTACGCATGTTTTGGAAGGGAAGTTGATGCAAGATGAGAAAATATGTAGTAAGAACTTTGGAACGCCCGTACGGCAGTGGTGATTTTAAACTGTACACACGCCAGATGAGCGAGGAAAAATTTAACGAAATGGTGGATATGAGAGGTTTTCATATCACACCGGAATATTCGGAAACAATTCTGGACGATAAGGGCAACCCGGTCTTTATGCAGTACGGCATGACATTTAACAGCAGCCTGCGTCATACGGCTTGCCGAGTGATGTCCATTGAACAGGATAATCAGCTGGTCTATCAGTATGGCAACGAAGAAACGAAGTACGCAGATAAGACCTTTGAAGAAATCCTGAGAAGAACTTATGAGCTGAAAAACTGTGCATACGGCAGAGAGGAAGCGGCAGCATGATTGACGTAACCGGCAGAAAAATTGTATCGGGCGATATCGTGGAAATATCCGGCGCATATTTTAAGCGTCATAATGGTTATTGGGTGGTACAAAATTCGCCCGGAGACGAAAATTGGACAGGCAGTGACCACAGTCTTATAAAGGTAAGTAAGCGCGGAAAAATAAGTTATGCAAAAAGCAATTTATGCTTCTGGCCCCTCGTACATTTTGTCAGTAACAGAAAATTGGCAGATGAGGCCAAAGAGCATGACAAAAAATATGCCATTATCCGCGTTATTGGACACGCCGATATCCAAGGAGCCAATTTTGAAAAAAGTAGTCCTGAGCGGACAGAATATGTGAACTGGTAACATCCCGGTAAAAGAAAGGAGACGGCAATGGAAGAGCTGATTAAAAATTGGCTGAAGCTTAAATATCCGCATGGCTACGAATTGTACGCAGACCGTAACGATTGTCTGCAGGATAACACAATTCGTGAAATTCTGGAAGATAAAGACCCGAGAACGGCCTTCAATGAAAAGATGTATTATGCGTACGGCCTCTACGATGGCATTGAGTATAAAGAAATTGCTGAAAATGCCATGGAGGAAATTCCTGCATTGGCAGGTGAAGACCTGGACGATGTCGAAGATTGCATTCGGGATAATCTCGATGTTATTTATCCAACCGAGCACTTCCTCCAGCAGAGAGTACGCGTGGACATTTATGTGGATACGGGCGACAGCGACTATGATTTTGTCAGCAATGCAATGTATCCCCACTACAACGGCAGAGTGGAATGGATTAACGACCCGGACGACATACCTGAAGAGACAGAGAAGGCTTCTCTTCTGTGGCTGGCAGAAACTCAGGGATATAGCAAAGAAGACTTTTTGCAGTTCTTGTGTGCAAATACGGATAACTCTACTTACAAGAAAAACGGGTTCTTAAATAGCGTATTCCAGGAGCTGGTAAATATGTCGACTCATATGCCGGCACTGGTATTCCTAAAGACCTTTACGCTTGGCCAGCTTATCGACATTGTCCAGAATAAAAAGGACATTTACATCCCGACCATGACAATGTGCGGGCTCTATGATAGCTGGAGTGGTGGTGGCGGCCCGCTCGAAATCGAGCTGGAAAAACCGGTCACACTGCCGTATGACAAGATTTTCCGCATTTATCCGGCAAGGAGTTACAGCTATAACATCGACAGATGTTACGGTTTGGTTGACGAAGCCTGGGATTTGACAAACAGAAAACGGAGGTTAGCTGCGTGATTACAGATAATGTTTTACAGTTCGAAGTAATGCTCAATGTTTCATTGTTGCTCTTGATAATTTGCCTTTCGACCTACATTGTTGTTCAGGGGACAAAGCTTCGTCGATGCGAAGCAAGGCTGGAAGAAATCCGGCGGACAGCAAAAATGCAAAGGGAGACGAGGCATTCATCCATTATGAGCTTCGATGACGACTGCAAACACGAAGCCGCAGCTTAGTGTGAATAAAGTAGGAGGATGAGAAGTATGGTTGGAGCTTTTGGAGTGTTAATCGCATTTTTCGTTATTGTAAACGTTCTTGCCCTATTTGGCAATGAGGATGCAAAGCAGTGGGTAAAAGACGATGCAGCAAAAGGCGGCGACGATGTATGGGGATGCTACATTATAGTTTTCGTGTTTGTCGCCAGCTTTATCGGCTTTTTCTACATGATGACACATTAATAAAAAACAAGATAGGAGATAGAAAAATATGAAAAAGTATGCGCCATTGCTGAAAAAAGAACACCATACTTTTCACAAACAGCCAGCCTTTGTTTACAACCAGGGCGGCCGCAATAAAGGCAGAGACGGAGAATTTTATTACATTTATTGTGAAAAATGCCATACATGGCACAAATTTTATTATATAAAAGAAATAGAAGACATTCGCAGGTTTAAAGGCAGGAAATACTGCAATGACCGCATACAGTGTTGTAGGATTGCATGGGATATCCTTGAACATAGAGAGGATTTCCCAACAATGCAAGATATCCTCAATAAGTATGGTAAAGTTCTCAAAAAGCTTTTAAATATAAAGGAGCCGGACCTTAAGCCTGGAGAAAGAACAGATACTTGTTTCCCTCCTTTGACTCTCGAAGAGGTTTTTGATGGTTACCCAAAACAAAATCATTGGATAACCACCTTACTGAATGATTATGTTGCATGCATATCGGTATCATCAATGACTGATGCATTCGATCCTTATGCCTATGATTCATTTAGTGAACCGATGGAGTCTGAGGTGCCCAAGAATCATTTTTACAGCCAGGTAGTCCCGGCATTGCAAAAGATAATTCGCTATTATGCTGACAAAAATGCGGTGAACACCCCAAAGGTCTCAAATCGCTTCTGGTGGAACGGGAACTATTTTAAGTGTCCTTCCTGTGGAGCACAAGGGCTTGCAAAGCATATGACAGGAAGCAGACCTAATATTTACCCTGTTAACGCAACTGTGTTCAGTATGGAAGATGGCTCGAAAACGGTTTCTTTTATCATGAGAGAAGAAATACCACTTAAAGTAAAAGTGACAAATAGTAAGGAATTTCAGGAAAAGCCATTGTATCGATATAGAGAATTGCAGGGAAGAATCGTATTTAGCGCAGATGGTCACACCTATATCAAGGCTCCCGTAGAGCTTGGTACGAAAAAGGTAGTTGAAAATAATGATGCGCTTTGGTCATACAAAAGTAATATTGCAGATGTAACATATTCCAGTACTTCTAAGGGGCCATTTTACGAAGTTGCGATTAAAGCAATGGAGGAGGAAGGGGTCCTTCCGGCAAACTACGCGGCAATAAATCGATTCCGCAATACCAGTAAACAATTTACCGATTGCTTACAACAGCACCTTAGCGAAACTCGTTGTGGACGAAAAATGTGTGAAAAGTTTGCACTGAATTTTTTGCGGCAGATTGATAAAAATGATGACGACCTCCAGATATTAAACAATATCTCGAAAAAGTATAAACTTCCCAAAAGCAAGAAGTTTAAAAAGGCGTTGATGGATGATGTATACATCACAACCAAAGCATTTAAAGCCTGGAAAGGTCTTGGTTTTAAGGACATAAATGCTTTCTATAAAATTTTGGAAAACGTAAATTTAAGGAATAGCATTTTCCATTATTATTTTTATAGCAGATATGAAATGGATGCCTTCAAAGGTTTTGTTCAGAAATATCTACGGGTTGGTTCCGAAATGTCTTTTGTGAAAGCACTGGGAAATACATTGGTTAATGATGCCATTCGTATACACCACGGTCTTCAGGATTCTGATATTACGGAAGAAGACATTAGCCGGTGTTTTAAACCATCTATCAAAAAAACACATGATGCGCTTGTGGCTCTTGCAGATGTACGAAGGGAAATGGAAATTAAAATCCAGGCACAGCAAAACATCGATGAGCAGGTACAGCTCTACAAGCAGGCAAAACAAGATGGTAAAAAGACCATGGCCGGTATTGCCATGAGAGAAATTGTTCAAAACAAACTTGAAAAAGACGGGAAGATTCTTTATACTGAAGAAGAAGTGCGTAAGTATGAAAAGGAGATTAACGGCTTCAAGTTTATTCTACCCAGAAAAACTGCGGATTTGGTTGCAGCAGGTAAAAAGTTGCACAATTGTGTTGGTCATTGCTATCTTAAACCTGCTTTGTGTAAAACTTCTACAATTGTATTGATGGAGAAGGACGAAAACCTTTGTGGTTGTATCGAGATTCACAACAATACAATTCGACAGGCATACGGTCCGTGCAACAACAAGTTAAAGGATGACGTCAAGGCAGCTTTTGAAACCTGGAGAGTTTCCTGTGGAATAATGGAAAATCTTGTTGGTGCAGTTTTGCCAGCCGACGACGCCACTATCCCCAAAGACCTTGTAAGAAAGATTTGGGCGGAAATCGTAGAAGAGTATAACCTGCAAGAATACAAAGAGGCGGCATAGGAGAGGATAAAAAATGCAAAAAGAAATTATTTTCCCGTGTGGGGATAACCTTACGGCAAAAATGGATTATGGCCATGCCTATGGCCGACATGTAAAGCATATCCCCATTGACGGCAAGGGTAAGCCGCAAATTATCGGACCGTGCGGCGTATGCACAAAGTGTGACAAGATTACTCACATCGGAAGATACATAGATTCGGAAACCGGTGAAGAAAAAAAGTACGAAGACACCTTTTGTATCGGGTATTCACAGGAATACCTTGACAACAAAGATAAGCCGACGGCCGATTATGTCGACATGGATGGCAGCCCCAGTGACAAATATACCATTGAAGTAATTCTTCAGTCTGAGGATTATCGCAGAGTTGAATACTTCAAGGGCAATAACGAAAACTGCAGCACGCTGTCGCTGGTAGATGTGGGCATGGATAATTTGCTGGAAAAGAGTTACAGCGAAGAAGATGAACTTTACCACCTCATTATGTTCAATATGAGAACTGGCCGGGTGCAGGATATTGACTTTGAGAACGAAGATGAGCTGAAAGACTGTATCGTGTCAGTTCGTTTACTGCAGGAGGAAGAAAAATGAGTGATGAGCTTAGAGTCGGCGACCTGGTCCAGTTTACGCTGGAAGAAGCCGTGAAAATGGAAATGTATGATACTCTCGATGACTTCGACCCGTTTAACGAAGTGTTTAAGATTACACTTGTTATGAATAGCCACAACGTAAGCATGAGCGGAGTCTCTCGAAAAACCTGCGTAGTTAACGTAGACCCCAAAACGCTTATCAAAGTGAATGGCACACCGCGCGTTATTGAACGTGCTGTGGAAGAGAGACAGTCGAAAGATGAGTATTATCTCGACATTGCCAAGCAGGTTGCCAGCCGCTCGACATGCCTTCGCCGCAAATACGGCGCGCTTATCGTTCGCAATGATGTAATTGTCAGTGCAGGATACAACGGTTCTCCTCGTGATGGCCACAACTGCAGCGATAAGGGGATTTGTGTTCGCCAGGTAATGAACATGGCACATAACTCTGGCAACTATGACCTGTGCAGAAGCGTACATGCAGAGCAGAACGCAATCATCAACGCCGCCCGCCAGGGAACATCACTGCTCGGCGGAACGCTTTATCTGTATGGATATGACTGCGTGCAGAAAAAGGCTATTGATGCGGAGCCGTGTCCTATTTGCTCTCGCATGATAGAAAATGCAGGGCTTGCTAGAACGGTACGGTATCGAGTTTTAGAAGATGAGGAGAACACGGTGTGAAAAACTGGAAAGATGTTAAAGACGTTGTCACGCCGGGCGGCGACCCGGCGTGGATATGTCCGGTGTGTGGCGATGAAAGCCGGGAGTCCTACCACGTCTATGGTATTGAGTGCCCGGAGAACAAACTTAATCGCTGCCCACACTGCGGTGAGATGCTGAAATACCCCTGGGAGAAAGATAAAACGAATATTGACTATTTTCCCCTGTTGGTAGTAACCAAGGGAAATACGAATGGTTCTCTGGTTGAAGGTGACATTGTTCATTACGATGCAAAGGGCAACCTTGTTTTGCATCTGCCGTCCGCATATGGTGGTGGCTGGATGAGCAAAGAAGAACTGACGCCGGAGATAGTCGACTTTGAATACGTTGAACATGAAAAATATGCCGTTAAAAGCATCAATGGCAGGGAGTTCATTGTGGGGAAGGACATGATGTAATGGGATATATTTTTAGGCTTCACAATGCCGACAGAGAAGGCGAAATTGCCATTGAAGCACGAGCTGAAGAGTACCCATCTAACGAATCTATCGAAGATACTCTGCGGCATTTTCAGATTGACGATTATAACTCGGATGACTTCACGCAAAACTTATTTGATGTTCGCAGCAGCATTGAAGACTGTGATTATGTTGTTTCTATTTACAAAGAGAATGAGTCAGACCCGTATGAAGACTTGGCCAAAAAGTGTCAGAAAGCTCGTGAGAGGCTGCAGAAATTCGTCGTAAGACCAGAAGAACATACGCCGCAGAAAAAGACGGAGAAGCAGAAGGTCTTGGAAGAAGCGGCCACCGAACTGACATCTGAAGGCTGTCTTTCTATCTATCCGAACGATATCGAAGACCTGTATGAAGACGGAATGAACGCAGAAGATATCGTCAAGCGCTTCAACAAAAGAAGTACATGGCTGTAGGAAAGGAGGCCAATATATGTCAGTATATGCTATAAGCGGCTTCAACAACCAGTGTTACAATGGCATTTTTACGTTGGTCTTTGATAACGAAGAGAAAATGCTTGAAAAAGTAGAAGACCTGATTGCCGGCGATATGGGATTGTCACGAGCAGCCTTTATCCGGTTACGGCGAGAAAATAAAGCCAAATTTGACAGCTGGTTTAGTGATGGAAGCCGTTCTTACGAGGAGTGCCTTGAAGAGGGTGCTTACTACTGCAGTAACGGCTATGAACTTTCCTGGGGAGAGTGTGAGGTAAGATAAGATGGCAGTATTGTATCGTCCGCATCGCGGAGGACTTACAGAAGCAATGAAAGAAGTCCGTGCATTCGACACGGCGGAAGAAATCATAAAGTTTGAAGAAGAGCGCTGGAGCAAGATGTCTCCCGGTTGCAGAGCAGAAATCGGAGAAGCAGGCAGTACGATGGATAAACGCATTGGCTGGCTTACGAGACATGTCCTTATCAGAAATGATGCCAAGAACGAGAAATTTGTCGGCGGCATGTGCGATATCGACACGTACAAAGACTGCTCAAAAGAGGAAGCACTTGCTCAAACCAGAGCCATTTTTGAAAATTGGTTGTAGGTGACTTTAAGGAGTATAACGATGAAAGTAACAATTAATGGCCATGAAATGAATTTTTCTGGCTCAGGAAGTATATCCGTTGTCAATGGCAACACTGTGGTAATCAACGGCCAGACCATTAGCGGCGAATTCATGGAAAGCAAGGTCATTGATATTTATGTCGAAGGTAATGTACAACACATTGAATCGACCGGTTCCGTAGCTGTCAATGGTAACGTAGACCGCGTGGATGCCGGCGGCACTGTTAAGGTCAGCGGTGACGCTACAAGTGTTAATGCCGGTGGCAGTGTACTTGTTGAAGGCTAGGTGCGTGGCAATATCAATGCTGGCGGTAACGTACGTTGCGGCTAACGAGGTGTAAAAATGCAAACACGTTTTTCTACTATTCCCAGCATCCCTGAAGATACTATTAAGAGCATTAAGCCGATTAGGGGCCGCTTCGGCTTGGCCTATTGTGAAGACGGCTCGGTATGGGTAATTCCTTTGAGTTGCAAAGACAATCCCATACACGACACAAATGGAGATGTCCATACGCTTGCAGAATTGGAGAGTGGACAAACAATAAAAGACCGACAGTATTACGAAAAAATCATTAAAGATGCTTATGAAAGCGAAAAAGGCTTAGAAACCGTAGAAGAAGGTGTGCACTTCACGGATGCACTTCGAGCCTTGTTTGGTATAAAATCGTACAATAAAAAGGGGAGTGGCAGGATATGACCAAAGAAGAGCTTTTGTCGGCCATCAAACAGGCTGACCATGAATATTATGACCTGGACAATCCGTCCATGTCTGATGCAGAGTACGACCAGTTGCGCCGTAGTTACATTGACCAGTACGGTGCCGAGGATTTGAACTATGTCCCCGGCAATGCCGTAGATGGTTTTGAAAAATTTCGGCACCCGACGCCGGTCACATCTTTGGGTAAGTGGACTAAGGGCGTAGACGATGAGAGCGACCTTAAGGCACAGATTAAGAAGCTGTGGCCGGTAGAGGTTCAGCCGAAATACGATGGACTCACCATAGTAGCATATCCGAACAAAAACGGTTCCTGTAAATTCGTGACTCGTGGCCTTGGTGGAGAAGTAGGGGAAATTCTGCCCAACTTCATCCCCGACTATGAAGGCACACATGTCAACGATAGCGGTTATCCGATTCGTGGCGAAGTATTTATCACGCCAGGGAATTTCGAAATGCTTAACCGGATGCTAGAAGCGGACGGCAAAGAACCGATGAAAAATATGAGAAATGCGGCGGCCGGATTATTACGTCGCAAAGAGCGCAGTCCTTACCTGGATTTGCTGACATATATTGTGTATGACATACCTGGTGCAGATATGACACCGGAGAAAATGCGTACCGAAATTATGCTAAGCACAAGGTTCAGATTCACAGATGGATTTAGCTACGAAACACCTGAAGATACTGTCTCTGGTATCGAACAGGTGTATGAAGATATAGTTAGCATTGGTGCGTTCCCGATTGACGGTATTGTTATCAAGAGCTGTCAGGAAAATAGCTTGGCAAAGTTCGGCAATACCGGGCATCATCCCAAGAATGCCGTGGCATGGAAACCGGGCAGAACTGTATTCACAACGGTAGTTCGCGATGTTATCTGGCAGATGGGACGCTCCAAAGCAACGCCTGTAGCCATCGTAGACCCCGTGGAAATCGACGGCGCTACGGTCACAAAAGCATCCTTGCATAACGCAGAGCAAATTCGCAAGCTGGGACTCAAAATCGGAGCTAAAGTCACAATTTTCAAGGCAAATGAGATAATTCCTCAGCTGGGTGAGGTGCTTGAACCGGGCGACAAAGACATCGTTCTTGACGTTTGCCCCGCATGCGGTGGCCCGCTGAAAACCGTTAATGGCCAGCAGTTCTGCACGAACCCCGACTGTACCGAACGCATCGCACAGAATATCGCATTCCTGGGGCAGAAAGATGTCTTAGACATCCCCGGCCTGTCTATTCAGACCGCCCGCAAGATTGTCGAAAAGTGGCCGGATACTTCCAAGGAGTATAAGCAGAATATCATTTTCGCTATGGACGTTTCCGCTATCAAGGATTTACCGGGCTTTGCAGAAAAATCCGCGCAGAAACTTTGCGACGCCATTCAGAAAGCTCGTAAAGATGTTGAATTGCCACGTTTCATTAAAGCTCTTTGCATTCCAGGAATCGGAAACAATATCGGTAAGATTTTGGCTGATAAATATGGCAGCCTTGATGAACTGTGCACAGCTTGCACAGGCTCCGGTGTCGTTGAAAGACTGCAGCGTATTGATGGCATTGGCCCTGTGGCCGCACAGACCATTGCTTTAGATGAATTCTGGTCAGCTGTCAGTGACTTGAAAGATTATGTTACTATTGCGTCTTATGAGAAGAAAGACGTTGTGGTGGGCGAATTTGTCGGTAAAGTATTTGTGCTGACCGGCAAGATGGCTCATCCGCGCAGCTACTATGTCGAGAAAATCGAAGCGGCGGGCGGCAAAGAAGGCAGTGCTGTTAATAGCAAGACAGATTACCTGGTTATCGCTGATGTTAATAGCCAGAGTTCTAAGGCCAAAAAAGCCAGAGAACTGGGTACAACTCTTATCAGCCCGGAAGAATTGGAGGAAATGCTAAAGTGAGCGATAAAATAGAAGCGGGACAGGAATTGTACGTTATTCCTACAGGCAGTCTCGCGCGTTATTATGGTTCGGATGTTCGTAAGGGGGTCGTAACAAAGGTTGGCCGAAAATACCTGTACGTCAAAATTGAGGGCGTATACTTCGGAGGCGAAGAAGGTAGCCGATTTGATAAGAACACCTTACGAGGTGAATCCGAATACAACTCAAATTGGTTAGCATTTTGTTCGATGCAGGAAATCGAGGACCGAGAAGAAGCAGGCCGACTTCACGAAGAGCTTCAAAAATTCTTTGGTTGGGGCGGAGGAAGTCATAAGCTCACACTTAAGCAGTTAAAGGCTATCGAGAAGATTATAAAATCCTCCGAAGAACCGGAGGGTAAGCCGAAATGATAAAATCATGGAAAACGCGCGCCAGATTGGATATCTTGAAGCTCAAGAGAAAACATTGCTGCTTTGGAAAAATAGCTGTAAATGCTTTAGCAGTAGCCACAAGACGAATGATAGCATACAATCGGCCTCCTCTCTATATCCATATGAAGACAAAACGCAGAAGAGCTTATATTGCCGCGCGGATATTGCTAACCGGTCACGCTCATGAGGTCTGGAGGAAATGCAATGAAAATTGTAAACGTGCCTAACGATGTATCTTATAAAGAACTTATTGAGAAAGTTCAGACTGAACTCAATACAACGCGCCCTCATAGCAGGGCGCTGGTTCTCCTTGAGGGTATTCGCAACAAAATAGATATTTCCACAGAAACGCATACGATTATCTGTATGCCTATTACGCGGACATTGCCTATGGCTTTATGTGGCCAAAGGGCAGACATCATCGCGGTCGAAAGAGCAGAGAACATCACAATAGAAAGTTTACTGAAGTTGGGTGCTATTTTGTGCGACCATGTAGAAGATACCGGAGTATTGATTTGTCCTGAAATGATGGGAGCGTTGTTACAATGACAGAATGGATGCCAGCTTACAAGCTTTTTTGGGACTCAGTTCGCAGAAAAAATCCTTATGACCCGCAAAGGCCCTTTAGGTGGTTAGACCCGCTCATCTGGAGAATAAATTCTGGAAAGCAAACAACGCTTATGATGCTTCAAGAGCGGGACAGAATGAACTTTGATGCTCAGCGATTATTAGATAATAAGACTTATCATAAGTCATATGAGTCTATTGAGGCGCATATGCTTATTTTTGGAGCAGAAAATAAAAATCTTCGGAAGCTGCAGCCGACATTATTTGTGCCGCGTAACTTTTGCGCAACAGACGTAAGGATTTCGCTGGAACGCAGAATTCTAACGGATTTGGCTCTGCAGAATTGGTGGTGATGACATTGATTGAATTTAACGATAAGAAATATCCAACGAGACTGCTGAATATTCCTGGTTTTGGAGCAATGCTTGTCAGTGTGGAAAGTTTAGAAAAATCTCTTCATAATGCGGAAGGCTTTTATGTATCCGATGAAGCGCGGCTTGTAGATGAAAAGATTTTCTTCTATGTGCCGGATGACATCATTGATGACGACGATGAAAGTTTGACCGAGTTTGTCGAGGAAATTGTAAATGAACCGGGTTAAGGCGAGTGATTTGGTCGGCACTATTGTTGCCGCCAGCGAAAAGTATCATACAGCTTTGACCCCGCTAAGGCTGCAGGCAATGCTTTTCTTTATCCAGAAAGAGTCGTTGTGGCGCCGGTTTGTGCCGGCGTTTGACGACGATATTTGTGCTTGGGACTTTGGGCCGATTGTGCCTGATGTGTACTATGAGTATAGTTGCTATGCCAGTACCCCGATAATCAACGTCAAAGAAAAAGAAATTGACGAGAAGCTGAAGGATATTGTAAACTGCGTGGTATGCAGATACAGCGGCATTGCGACATGGAGGCTCATAGATGCAATGATAAGAGATAAAGCATATGTTAGGGCCCGTGAACAAGGAAACAGTATTGTTAGACTGGAGGAGGCATTATGACTTACGCAAAATGCATAACTATTAGCAAGGAAAAAGCAAAGTTTATCAATTATGCCTTAACCCATGAGCCGAGATGCAAGGAAGACATGGTTATTGGAGAGGACAGCACAATTGTAAATTACGTGAACTTCCCCAATGGCTATTCGATGGACATTAAATGCTGCGGCGTCAAGTTTGACTCGAGCACGAGCAATACGGCCTGGGCAGAAGCCGTACTGTTTGATGAGAACGGAGTTGAGGTTGCGTGCTCGGACGCCGAAGAACAGTATGTAGGCAAATGGGAGCTGAAAGATAACGGCACGACTTACATTGTAGATGTGATGGTTGCTTAAGGAGGAGTAGTAAATGCATAAAGACAAAATGCGAGTAAAGATAACGGGGTATGCTTACTTAGATATCCCAGAAGAGTTGAAAGGCAAAGACTTCGACGAAATTGAAGAGGAGCTGCAGGACGATATCTCCGATATTGACTGCGGTGTATTGGAAGGCATCGATTCTGAATGTGAGGAGATTATATGAAAATCACAGACCTTGAAGGGCTTTATGTAGCCACGAGCGCAGACAACTTCAAAATCCTGGTGGCGTCAGACGACAGCTTCGACGCCAAGACCAAGGCCGAAAACTACTTTGGCGACGCGGGGATTGATTCCGAAAACGTCAAGGTGGAAGCATTTACGGACGTAAATACGCATTTCGATTGTGATTATGTAGTGTATTAAGGAAGTGCCATATAAACGGAAGGGAATAGGATATGAGAATTGGTAACATAATCATCAATCCGCGGCATATATGCTACGCAGAGATAATCGAGAACAACGATTGGCTCGGCATTCAGGATGGCTATCTCATCCAATGTAAACTGGCTGACGGCAGAAAAATCAAGATAAAGGATTCAGACGGCAGAGGCTTTTCTTGTTTTGAAGCCGACGATGCTCTGGATAAGATTAACGACGCGCTGGAGGAAGAATAGCATGAAATATCTGTTCCTTGATGTTGACGGTGTGATGAATTCCGCTGCAGACCGGTTCTCTGTGAAGCTCATAAGCGATAAGCCATTTGAGCTCTTGAAGAAAATCATAGATGAAACCGGCGCAAAAATCATACTGTCATCATCATGGCGCGCTGGTTATGAGCATGGTACTTGCGACCGGCTCAAACAGCGTTTAGCTGAATACGGCATGGCCATAGAGGATGTAACGCCTATTAACAACAATAGACGCGGAGAACAAATCCGGGAATGGCTTATAACGCACGACTATGATGAGAATGTCGATACTTTTGCCATATTGGATGACGAGGACTTCGATATTCTGGCCCTCTATCCGGAACAAATGGTCAAGACGGATGAAATGGTAGGATTAACGGATTATCAAGTCTGGAAGTGTATCGATAGGTTAAATCGAAAGAAATAACAAAGGAGTTTTGGAGGAAGAATAATGGCAATTAAACAGATTGCAGAACATATTTATGAAGCCGACGAAGATACGACACGAAAAGAGTTAAAGGAAGCCGGCTGGATTTCGTCCGTTAAACTCTCCCGTATGGAAGATATGTGGGCTGTCGCGTTGCTGAAGCGGGATATCAACGGACTTGTAGCAGCAGGCTTGGAAATCCTCAGCTTTCATGGTGGCTGCAGTAAAAAGTATTACTATCGCGAAGAACAGGTGGTGCCGGCTCTTCGAGCGATGCAGAAATATCTGTGTAACAGAAACATTAACCATGTGTATGAATCGGGGATGGAACGGATAAGAGATTTTTGGAGGCAATACAATGGCTGAAATATACAGAGATAAGCGCGGCTGGCTTTATACGATTGATAAAGCATTTGCAATATATACCGCACTTTACCGCAAGCCCGAACAGAATAATTGGTATGTAGCAAGGTCTATATTAACTAGCTCTAACTTCAAAGAAGTAGAAGTGGCACTTATGCTTAAGCTGGACCTTAGCAGCACTGGTATCGTGGGCTGGTATAATGGCGAAGGGAAGAAAAATCCCATTTTAACCGAGGTGGGACTATATAATGTCGACAAATACCTCGATGAGTTGTCCAGCCAGCAGGCCGAAATGGTGGCAAGTGGAGAAGATACCGCAGACGATACCGAAATTGCAACCGTAGCCGACATTTTAAGTGATATGGATGAAGATACCGTCCAGGATGTGGGCGATGGTTTGGAATACCTGAACAGCTGGCCCGTAACGGACAACTACGAAGCAGACTATTCGCTTCGTCTGGAGTACGGAAAAGACTTTGTATGGTTAAGCTGATATAATATACTGTAAGAGTATATATTGCAGCAAGGAGAAGATTTTTATGGGAAATTACAGTTATATCTGCAAATGTGGCACCCCTATTTGTACAGGAGAAAAAGTCCATCTGATACATGTACGGCATGGTAAAGTGCTGGGGCATGCAGAGGGTAAATTTGATGGCTATGGTTCGGTCTTTGAAAACGAAGGTTTCAATAACGCCTCCTTTGACAAATGGGATGGCGTTGATAAAGCTGACCCGAATTGCCACGAGGAAGTCATAAGCTCTTGTTTTGATTTTGATGACTCGGAGCGTAGAGTTTATGAACGGCGTAAGATTTATCATGGCAAACCGGTTGATATTTACGAATACTGTGAGTTAAGGAACATTGCCACGAAATGGCCGGAAGCAAACATCGTAGATTTCAACGAAGCTTGCCAGGACTATAAGCAGCTGGAAGATGCGCCTAAAGTCGCTCCTAAAAGTGGTGTAGTAGCTTACCATAAGGTGTGTTACGACGAAGCCGTGAAGAATAACGGTGTGGATTTAACGCCTTCTGAAAGCGACCCGAACCAGGGCTCCGGAAGGCCGCAGGAAAAGTTCATGTAGGAAACCCGCAGGCTTGCCTGCGGGGCTGTCTGGCGACATAAAAGATTGGAGCAAAAAAGAATGAGTAAAATGATTGAGATGAGGGCAAATGAGGACAATTTTATCACGGTTGCAGAATTGATGTCTGCGCTCCAAAAAATCAAGGACAAAAATGCCAAAATCGTTCTCTTCGATAACGAGTATAGCGGGCGAGCTTTGCAGGAAGATGACCTTTACTATGACGAGGCATCTAACAGCGTATATCTCGGCTGCGACATTTAACGGGAGTTGGTGAATATGAGTAAAAATAAATTTGTTTGGCTTGGCTACAATACCTACGTGCCCTATACGGATGTTTTACTGTTGACGGATTACAGCGAGCCGCAGACAAAAAAGATAGTCAAGAAAGCCAAAGAGGAGAATATGCTGTTTGACTACTCTCGCGGGAACGGCAAAGCAACTGTCTGTATGCTTAAGGACAACACGGTTATCGTAACCGGAACCAATCTGCAAGAAGTGCTGCGTTCGTTTGAGGAGCCGGAACAGGCTTAAAAGGAGGTGTTCCGTAATGACACCACAAGAACAGTTACTCGACAGAACGCAAATAGATGTTCAAGCTCTGAACAACGACGATATCTTCTATCTGCTGGATGCCACGGTGGCCGAAATCCTCAAGCGATATGGCAAAGAGGAAACTGCCAGAGCACTAAAAATGCGAACCGTTGGGATGAATCATCTTACGTCTACAAAGGAGATGAATCTTTCAGCAAGAGCATTCAATGTGCTATGGCACAGTGGAATATATACGCTTGAACAGCTACTTGTAACAAGAGCTGTGGATGTATATACAACCAGAAATTGCGGCAAGAAAACTTTTCGGGAAATTGTTGATGCCGTAAGGCGCTACGGAAACGAAGAGTGGGGTAAGTATTTAGTGAAGTGAGGTGGTGAAGATATAATGCTTAAGTATAATGTTCGCGCTTATCCGATGACCTTTACCAATGACTTTCCCATTGTAAAAAGGGAAATCGTCGCAAAGAAGATATCGCCGGATAAAATCATCAAGGATTTCTACGGACGAAAGGTAACTCATGCCAGTAAAACATCTGATGGTTATATCGTTACAAGTGGTTACGTTGATTTCAGAATTGAAGTGGCCAAGGTGAAATGAGGCGTATTAAAGTCAAAAACAGAACAACGCAAAAGACCGCCCGAAGGCGGCCAACTGCGTGTTAGGTAACAAAAAAAGAAAATGTTTCAATCCGCTCTCGGCCTGAAGACCGGGAGACAAGCCGCCTATTCGGCGGTACACTGAAGCCATCGCGGCTTATATATTTATATTATCAGAAAATTTTCGATTTGCCTAGCAGGAATTTCAGTAACTCAAATCGAATATAAGTAGATTGAGTAAAAGGAATAACAGGAGGCTAAAATGAAAAAAGAACGGATATTGGGAATCATCGGAGATAAACATGGAGAAGAATACCGTCGGTTATTTGTGTATAAAAATGTACACGGATATGACGGAGATGTTGAGATTGTCAGCGAAAAAAGTCGCTATTACGGCGACCTTGTAGGTTGTTTTGTCGTAAAATACGAAGAACCTAGTATCTTTCCTATGTCCATAGAAGAGGTCCATGGCGAAGAATTTAGTCAGGCTTGGAATATTCTTGAAGAGAATGGGCATATTGAACGAAATGACCATGGTGTTCCATTCTGGAAAGACTGAAAGAAGAATAACTCCTTATGCCCCACATTGGTGGGGATGAGCCGCAATTGAGGCGACAGATAAAAAGGAGTGATTGCTATGAAAAAAGCATGCAATGTAGTCTGGAATGGAAGCCGTTGGATGGATTCCGAAGGTATTCTGGATAGCTATGAACAGGACGGAAAATACATCTGGACAGATGGCCATGGTGTTTTTGAAACATCTGAGCTAATCAATCTGGATGAAGTATTCTGGAGTGAGGAAGGAGGCTTTGTATATAAAGGGAGCCCCTTAGATACTTACATCATAAGCGAAGTGTAAAAAAGTGTTTCCTCTCTTTGTTTACCACCGAATAGGTGGCTTGCGTCATTTGGCGCATAATTTTCATTTTCTATTTTTAAAGGGAGGAATAGACTATGGCTATCATGGTTAAAAGGGTTGTTGACTGGGAGGAGCACTGGGATGACTTCAATGAGGAATCTTACCTTCTGTCCGGAACGGTCGAACTGACAAACGGGAAAAGACTGAACGCGAATCTGTTTTGTGAATCTGACGACGGCATTGATATGCACAGGGGTTACGGCAGTGACAACGAGCAGGTCTGGGATGGCGACAGAGAGATAGGTGACCTGGGCGAATTCTTTGATATTGATGACGAAGCCGGTTGCAAGCTTTGGAAAGATATCTTTGATGCGCTCTGGCACGAATACGAAAAAAGTCTGGAGCATAAAGACTACTCCGCGTATAGCGATAAGATTTTTCAGTTTGACGATTTGCTGGAAAGGACCAATGGCTACATTGCTTCCCGTTGCTATTACCTCACCACAAAAAACGACAAATGTTTTTGTGTGAAGAAGTACTGGGAAAGTGATAGGTTCGAGTTTGCAGAAATCACCAAAGAACAGTATGACGCTATCGATAACTCTTGGAATCCCAGCAACGATGCTGTATTCCACCTCATAGAAGATATGGGGTTAGAATTCAAAAAGTGCCGTGTCAACTAAAACGCGGCGAACAGAAAAACGAGGAGGATAAACTTTGAATATCAGAATCGCCGGCATTCAGGATGATTCTGTAGTTGATGGAGAGGGCATCCGCATGACCGTATTCGGTCAGGGGTGCCCTCATCACTGTCACGGATGCCACAATCCTGCTACTTGGAATAGTGAAGGTGGCTATACGACAACTACCGAGGAAATTCTGGAGCAATATAAAAATAATCCGCTTCTGGACGGCATGACGTTCAGCGGCGGCGAACCATTCATGCAGCCGATGATGTTTTTTGAACTGGCTAAAGAAGTACACAGAATGGGCGGAGACATCTGGTGCTATACCGGCTACACATTAGAAGAGCTTCTTGGGTACACTTATGGCCCGCACAGGATGTTGTTAGAGCATGTAGATGTGCTGGTAGATGGTGAGTATAAAGAAGAATTAAGGAATCTTACTCTCCAGTTCCGTGGCAGCAGTAATCAGCGTATCTGGGAACGTCATGGTGATATGTGGCTGCCCTGGAATCGGGATAAAGAAGGCGTAGCGTAAAAAAGGAGGGACTTCTCATGTTAACCACAGAAGAAATGAAGAAAATTGCCTTAAAGAATCTCTGTACACTCAATGCATACCCGGAAGTGATTAAGAGATTCAAGGAAGACGAGAATGACGTATGGTGTTCAGAAAGGTGTGCTCTCGGTGCAGCAAAGGTAGGCATCCTCTACGACACCACGCAGAGCAACTATACCTATAAAAAAGAAGTCGATGCGGCACTGGCTTATGTTCGCAAGCAGGGAGATTTGCCATATCACGTCATTCAGACAAACATGGAGTTTGGCAATACGTTTGCTGTGCTTTATGTGTCTCACGACGAAGAAGAGGACAGTGTGATTGGTAAAGACGCATTTATCGGCAGCCGTTCTGGCTATAGAGTGTATGCTTACGTCTACAACGCAGATGAGGAAGATTTCTCCGAATATGGCGGCATTGCTATTAAAGAATCGGGCGGCGGGCTTATTCGCACGGCGTAATGGAGACACTTCCTATGAATAAAGGCGGATTCTCCTGGAAGACCCTTTTGGGTATCACGAATATGAAACGCCAGTTTGCCAGAAAGACCGGTATTCCGACATCAAAAACAGGTTTGGAAGCGAAAGTCGGAAGGCTTGTCTTACAGACAATTTTTGGCGGCAAGAAAAAATCTTGACAAATTGCGAGTAAGTGCTATACTGAAAATTGTAAGTAAGAGGGGCGAATCACCCCTTAATACCATAAAATGAATATATTGGAGGAAAAAATCGATGAAAACCATTTTTGAGGTTAATGACGTAGTTCTGCATCTTCCCGATTCCTTTGTAGGTATGATTAATGCCTGCGACTATGCCGAGAACAAATACAACATTATCGGCAAAGACGGAGAAATCGTGGAAGGCGTCAAAGCAGAAGACATTGTTCTTTGTGCTTCAGGGGCAATGCTGGATAAGATTGTAAACGACGCCTGCAAGTTTGACCAGCTGCTGTATTGGGGCAACGGCTTGTGCGGTGCAACGCTGAGTGAACTTGAGGAAAAAGGCTACAAAGCTACAGCAGATGAATTCACGGTCCTTTCCAAGAAGGCCTGGAACACCTGTATGAGCGCCGGAATCAAGATTGGCAAAGGTTTCTTTGTCAGGTTCCCGGAAGAAAAAGGTGAGGACCCGATTAATGGTCCGTATGTCCTTGATGAAAAAGGTGACTACACTAACCCAATTTCAGGAAAAGGTGGGGACATTACCGATTTGGTTCGCGCGATTAACCGAGGAGTGGTTATCTTGGATGCCGCAGAAGAACTTAAGAAAATCGGCTTTGTTCCGGAAAACAGCCAGGCGCAGGTACAGGCAAATGTTGTAAATACGGACAAAAAGCGTAAGGTAAGCCATCATTCCAGCCAGCCGTCTGCTGCACGCGGAAAAGCTACGGAAATCTTTGCGGATTACAGCTCCAAGCAGTATTCTGTCAAACAGCTTGCTGATAAATACAACGCTTCCATGTCCACCATTTTTCGCATTTTGCGACAGGAGCGCAACAACCTCCGCAAACGCATGCAGAGTGCCATCGATGCCGCGTAATCCTTTTCTCTTCATTCCCTTTTCGCCCGCTCCGCGGGCAGTTGTCTTGTTTTCTTTGTCTTCTTTTTACGGAGGATATTTTGCGATACTACAATGAAACTCTCATCGCCCGTAGTCGCGACGTTGCAATTAACCGCGTGTGTCGGTTAACGACTCAGCACTTGCAGGCGGGGGACTGCTATAACTTTTATGGTTTTGGAGCGACTGGCCGCGTGACATTAAAAGTCAATATGCACCCAGGATACGATAAAGCCACAGGAGAAAATGGTTATGTGAATATGTCGGCAACGCACGAAGACCTTTTTACGGAAAAGACGTATAAGGTTTATGAAAAAGAGCATGTCGGCATAGCGGACGGAAGTTACTTAAAAGAGCTGAGATACATCTGGGAAGAGTATTCCAAACCCACCCTTAAAGAAAAAACGTAATTAAGAAAAATTTTTACTTTTTCTTACGATTTTTTCTTGACATTAAGAACAAGATGGTATATAATTAAATCATCGTCAGGGATGACGATAAAACAAATCTCCTATCATAATTCAAACCAATCACAAAGTAGTACAGAAGCAAGCGCCTCTTGCCTTCTAGTTCTCCCAACAGTTTTAGTAACATCCAATCTCCTATCTTTTTCATTTCAAACCATAGAAAAATCTCCTAACCAGTCCTATCCTCTATAGGCTGGTTGATGTAAAGAATATGTTTTGTCACTTTTTCATTGGTGATTTCTCCTTTCTTTCAAAAAAATTAATTTACCGTATTCTTTGCATCAATGAACCTATAGAGAGGCATCTTGTCCTAAGCAAGACGTAAAACTACTGACCGGTTTTGAGTCGGCTAACACACAGAAGAACTAAATTCTTTGCTTATCACCGCCTTTCGTTTTTTAGTTTTTCTGTGGGTTAACGGGCCCAAAACGGGCCGAATCGAGAGTTCTTCTCTTGGTTCCTCCTTTCAATAGAGTGAATAAACGACCCTATTCCTTGGCGCGGGAAACAAAATAAAGCGCTACCCCTTAAGCGTATATCGGTGAAAACCGATGATTATAAAGCGAAAAGACAGAAAGGAATGGTTATCACAATGGAAATGACAATCCACAGAGCACTGCTTGAGCTCAAGACGCTCAAGAAGCGCATTGAAAACGAAATCGACCATGCCAGCTTTGTTACTTACGTAAAAGGCCGGGCAGACAAGGTCAACGGTGTTCCCATCAAAGAAGTCGAAGCAGGCTTTCAGGGCGAATATGACAGCATCGTAAGTCTTATCAGCAACTATGAAAAGATTAAAACGGCTGTTATCCGCTCCAACGCTGGTTTGCAGGGCGAACCGCGTACCGTAAAGGTAAACGATAAGGATTACACGGTAGCAGAACTCATTGAAGAACTCAACACGGTTTACGGCCGCAGCTTCAATGGCGGTTTCAAAGGTTCTCTTCTGCAGCGTATGCAGAGCAACCTGGCTTCCGCAAAGAGACGCATCGAGGTTATGGAAGCTGATGCGGACGCGCGCATCAACACCTACCTTGCCAATGTGGCCGGTAAGGATGCAAAGCTTACGGCGGAAGAAACTGCTCGTCACACGGCTGACTGGCATAAGTACAATGACCTTAAGCTGGTTGACCCGCTTAACCTTGAAGCAAAAATCAAGGCCCTCAACGAGGAAATCACAAAGTTCCGCGTTGAGGCTGACGCTAAGCTGTCCGAGGAAAACGCAATCCAGAAGATTGACGTAGACCTTACCAGTCTGTAAGAAATTTTGCGACCGACATTCATGTCAGTCGCAAAATATAAAGTTTCAAAACTACACACAATTTTATATGGATGAAGCGCTGAAAATCTTGCAAGTAACAACTTCTGACCAAAGTATAAAATGGTTCTAACAGCACATGCAAGTATGTGGAAAATCAGCCGATATGAACAATTGGCACCGCTTTTTTAAAGCGTATATGAATAAAGAAGATTGCTCCGCACAATGGAGCCCTACCTTGCAAAGCTCAAAAATCTAAAGCAAAAAGCTGAAAGATTTAACTGTTAAAGATTTTTTCGTTTAACGATAAAAGCGCAAACCTTTAAAGAAGCACCGTCACCATTTAATTTTCTTTTTTTGAAAAAAGTATATTTAAGGTATGGGGTTGACGGTCGGATAAAAATCCAGGTATTTTACTTTTATTGGTGGTTACAACCAAAGATTTTTAGTCCTGGCTGGCGTTTTGTCCATATTCATCATGCCGATGTAGCTCAATAGGGAGAGAGCACCGAAACTGTAACCTCGGCGACCCAGGTTCGAGTCCTGGCATTGGCTTAGCTAATATTAGTCCGGTTGGTCCGATCAACCGACTGGGCGCAACACTACGTGTAGTGCCGCGAAAGCGGTATCCTTCGCGGTCGAGGGATGTAAAAATTGCCGGCCGCCTGATAATGCCCAACACCAGGTTAACGTCTGGTTAGAGGCTAACAATTTCCTGGACGCCCACTGCAGCGTGGTATCATTACCCCCCCTGAGCCAAGTACCAAATGCAGTATTCTATGAATAATCCCCTGCAAAGGGATTAGATATATGTTGTTGAGTCCCAGACGGTCTTAATGACAAAAAATGGCTACTATTCGGCCACGAGACTGCCTTAATCCGTCGGTAGAATTGGAAAACAGAGTAGTTCCTGAGCATGAAATAACTGCTCAACCGGAGTCGTGGCCGAGAGGCTTAAGGCGGCACCCTGCTAAGGTGTTATACCCATTATAGGGTATCGTTGGTTCAAATCCAACCGGCTCCGCCATCATGTTTCGAACCGGGTTAACGTCCGGCAAGAAACAACACTAAGGAATGGTTACTATTCGGCCACTCATGTCGGCTTACAACGGCCCTGATATGAGGGAAACAGAATAGGTCCTGGGTATGACCTAACTGCCTACGCCCTTCCCCGATAGTTCAGCCGGTAGAACGGTGGACTGTTAATCCATATGTCGCTGGTTCGAGTCCAGCTCGGGGAGCCATTTGCGGAAATAGCTCAGTTGGTAGAGCACCGTCCTTCCAAGTCGGGTGTCGCGAGTTCGAGTCTCGTTTTCCGCTCCATATTACGCCCCTGTCGCATAGAGGCCGATTGCACCGGTTTTGTAAACCGGTTCCGAAAGGACACGTCAGTTCGAATCTGACCGGGGGCTCCATTTTAAATAACGGAGAAAGATAAAAATGTTCAACTTGTTTTTCTCGGAAGAAACACTAGATAAAATATGTGAGTATGCAACTTACTTGGTTGCAACTTGTGCAGTGGTTATTGCAACACTTCTTGTTGTATTAATAGCTTCAAAACTTTATGAAGGAGCAATTGTGCTTGCAGTGGTTGTGTTTATCGCAGGGCCGGCGCTTGGCTTCCTCATAAAAAACATAATGAATTTTTTGATAGAAAGGTTTGGTTAATCTATGGTAAAAACTTATTCTAACAACACAAAAGGAAGCAGAGTTGGTAAGAGCCTGTTTTATCCCAAGGCAAAATGCTGCGCTACGGTAAATACGCCGGTTATGAACGGCTGGCTGATGGGCCGCTATGTAGCTACTACTGGTAAGAAACACTGAGGTAGCATATAATGAGCAATTGTCTTGAAAAACAAGTTATTTGCAGCTATGGGGCTGGAGATTGGTTTGATAAGATTCCATTGGCGAATCTTATCGACGGCGGCATAACAGCAATCAACGTAGACCGTCGTTTTGGCAAAACCACTTTTATCGCCAATGCGGTAAAGAAAATCTTATCCCAAGATATGGCTGACCACATTGTCATTAAGTGCGGTTATATAGTTCATTCCAAATTTATGGAAAGGACTCTAAAAGAAGTCCTTGGCGATGATTACAAGAAACAGTATCCGCAAATCGACATCGTTCCCAATGAGCACAATATGATTACATTGTGTTCGGATAAACGACGCACAGTAACGTTCATTGACGAATTCGCAAGCGCAGGAACAACACAGGATGTACGTGATATTCTGGAAAGCGAAATCACTGCCGATGCGCAGACATGGGTTATCCTGGGAACATCTTACGAGGGTTCACTTGATATAAGAGAGAAGAATCCATTCGTAGGTTTATTGGAAATGCCTTTCGTGCGAACTTTTGAGGTAGTCGGCCGTATTCCCGAAAACTGTCTTGTTTATTTCGATGAAAAGCGAAAGCAGATAATAAAGATGCGCCAGGAAGTGTTTCCGACTATTAGTTTTGGCAGCTTTGAATAAATCCCCTCCATGTGACTGGCCCGGATGAGGCCATAGAATATCGTCCACCTTATGAGAATCCTGTTTTAGGAGAGAAGAATATGACAGTATATATGGTTATTCACCAAACTTTATGCGATGATTATGACCAGGACGTTATGGGTGTTTTTTCAAACGCCGAAGCCGCCCAGGCATGCTATGACGACTGGGTTAATGAATACGGCCTTGAAGATTGTGACAATGGCGCGTATTACAACGATGGTGAACATCGCTTAGAAATTCACTCATATAAAATTGAGGAAACTTACGAGCGAGATTCAGATTTTTAAATTTTGCGACCGACACTAATGTCGGCCATAAAACATGCGTGACCTGACTGCTGGTTGCCAAGAGAACCATGCAGCGAATAAAGAATGCAGAGAGGCTGTACCGCTTCCTGCAAGCCTCCGGAGCGCCCAGAAAGAAACTTGGCCAGTGGTAGAAAGTCTCCAATGAGGACACCGTATGAACGCCTAAAGAAATACGGTACATCCGGCCCTAGAGGACAAGCCGGATAGGTGCAAGGCTTTCACGGTTCGACCGTGGGCAACGGCAAGGAAAAGCCGTTAAAACCCGGCACGAGAGGCTACACCGACGCTGAGTAGCCAAGCTGTTTGAGACGAGCAGCAATCAAAAAATACCTGCCTCCTTGGCAGGTATGATGCAATAGATATAAAAATAGCCGGGAATATCGTTTTATGCAAGTATTAGGACTTAAACGCTAAAACTACGAGTGCGACGGCATACAGCGCATCGCGCAAAGAGTCGAAAAACTCCGGAGTCAAGGATAATTCCATGGCTAAATCTTCCTTTCTAAGTTTTTTGGAAAAACTTCAGCGGGGCGGGCAGGTCGCGAGGTCTTTTGCAAGATTGCGAGCTGTTATCCCATACCTGGCCTACATGTATTGCTACCGTGCTTGCCCAGTAGCAAGGAATGCTCGGTGAGGAGCATTTGTTATGCATGTTTTGTGAAAGGTAGATAAAGTATTTTTACGATATTCTCAGCCGATGTCTATTGTATCATACGTGTCAAGGAAAAGACGATAAAACCCGATAAGGAAAAAAATCGTATAAATTCCCCCTGGCGGTAGAGGCAACGGTTGACCGCATATCCGAAGGCGGCAGGATGTAAAACAAGTCGCCCCCATAATGAGGCAGTAGCTCAAATGGCTAGAGCGGACGAGAAAGCAAATGGGGCTTTCTTATGATGGTGGTTCGATTCCTCCCTGCCCCTATATCATACATCCCCAAAGCTCCTCCGGCAGAGCTCGTAAGGCTACGGCTTGCGGCGAAGGTTCGAATCCTTCTTGGGGGTATCATGCTCAAAGTCTGGGGGACACCGGCCGGTAGACAGGTTCGATTCCTGTATTGAGCAACATTGTTCTGAGGGAAATGATCAATCTTTTCGGAACAAACATTGTGCCACAATGATTTCCAGACGTGGCATCCCCCGCCTGAGGGATGGTAAAAGCATATCAGGCGCCTATAATGTTCCAACTCTGGGAGCTATGCTTATACTGGATAACCAATCCAGTACATAAGGCAGGTTCGATTCCTGCAAGGAGCGCTTATCCAATCTCCACCGTGCGCAATTGGGCGCCGGAAATGTAAAAGGGTCGCTACCTTTACAGGCGATGTTAAATCCATGATGCTGCCTTGGGAGCCGGGCATCAAGATGTTTCCCGATATTAAAATCGGGCACCAATTGGCTATCGGGTGTGTATAAGCTTAGGATAGCCCGTGAGGTCAAGCTTCCGCGACGATGAAGGTGTAAAGCACGTTAAACAGCTCCATGAATATTTCGCGGGTTTTCCGAAGTTCTAAGAATCGGGCGTTCAATGGCTGCGAGCGCGTAAATAGACAGCCAGCTTGAGTCACCGTGGACCCCGGATGTCCCGAAAGGAGCATGCCGGACAGGCGATAAGGCCGCGTTCCACGACACGAAAGCTTTCCTTGCCCGGCACGGTAGGTTAAACCGGGATAAGGGCTCCATTACCCTTGGCTGTAACCAGAATAGGCCAACCGCGTTTTTGGGTTCGCACTGCTGTGTGCAGGCGTCTCGATTACCCGGTGCCAACAGCCGAAGAGATGACCTTTATCGGAGCGTTCGCTATCGGACAATTGCTGAGGAAGTAAGAACTAAAGGCCACGGTTTTTAGCACTCAGAATAACGACGCGAAGGCATTCCTTTCGGTGGAGGTATACCGAAGAATATAAAACCTGGTCCACCCCGATAACGCCGTAAAGTACAAACGGTAGCTCGGTTCAGTGGTAGCAAGGTTGCGCCAAGCGTACCTGGATTACTTTTATCTGGATGAGCTAAAGTACACAGCTTATCAACTTAAGGATAATAACAGGCACGAAGGTGATTTAGCCTCCAAGGCGAAAAACGGCGTAGGGTAAGGGCACTACGTAATAAGCCGCCCGAGTCGGAAGAACCGACATAAAACCTGCATAAGATAACTGCTTGGCACAGGGTTAAGCAGGGAAACCGGTGGCTACGGCAGTAATCCGGTAAACGCCAAAGACATGTGGGCCTCCCCTGCGGGGTGAGTAAGTTACTTGGCGGCCGTAAAAGGAATTCATAAAAAAAAGCGAGAACTCGGTCATGGAGACTAACCCATCTCCAAATTCTCCAGATACTGCTTATCCTTTCGGGTATCATAGCTCATTCGCGACAAATGCGGAAGGAGTACCTTGTTCCGTATAGCGCAATGCGGAGCATGCTATTATTAGACCTCGTAAGCAAAGACAGGGACAGCAATCTCGTTCAAATCGGTAAAGCTTACCCCCCAGGTATCGGGCAGTTATTTGCCAAAGCTTGGATGGGTCAATCCGACACAGTGCTGCTGTATCTCGGGCACTAAAAACCTGCACTGGTACTTCATCATCTTTCATACCAGTAAAAGCGTTTAATAGCCTGACCCGAAAGGGTCATATGGGGACGAAATTGGTTTCGACAGGGTGTTGAAGCCGTAAGATTCGCAGACCGATGGTTATGACGTCTAACTCATTAACCGCTAAATTTAACTGACGAAGTTGAATATCGTCTCGCTGCCTAATCTGCCGTAAGGTAGATTGGTTAGCCCCTATCGTATCACTAGCTGTGAGCAGGGCGGTAGGTTTCAAATAAACACAGCAAACGTCAGGAGGCCCGCTCGACGTAAACAACACGGGGAGTTTTCCTGCTTTCGAAAAAGCAGGTGGTGGAGGTGTAGACCATTACGCTTTGTTCGGCTGGTTACACCCTAGAGAATGGCGCTCTTAAAAATGCCTATTGCGATAATGTCTTACAGGTGGATGCATTTTGGACACGGGTTCGACTCCCGTCGTCTCCACGGCCGCGACAAGGTTAACGTCTTGAAGCGGCAGCCACCGTTCCGATGAGGTTAACGTCTCAAAGGAACGAAAATTACGGAGCTTAAGAAATCAGCCATATCGGCTGATTAAGGCAAATCTATTGAAATGTTTTCCGGAAGCTTGCACCGGATTATAGATTTGTCTTAATGAACTGATATGAGAAAGGGGAAAATATTTTGTTAGCTTTTGCGATGGATTACGAAGACGCGCTCCGTAAAACGGACCGTGCAAACTGGATGAACCCAAACACAAAGTGGTATTACGGTGGATGGGAAACAGAGATTGTTGTTGACAAGAATACCTGGAATAACATCCAGATGGTATCAGTCGATAAAGAAGACAATGTACATGGATATTTTAGCGTAGCTGTCGACGAAACGCTTAACAGGCTGGCCAGTATGAGTGTAATCAACTATGGCCCCAAGTGTGACCTTGTTTTTTCAAAAGACTTTTACCAGTTCTTAAAATATCTATTCGTCGATAGAGGGTTTCACAAGTTGGAATGGACAGTGGTAATTGGGAACCCGATTGAGAAGATGTATGACCGTTTTTGTAAAAAAGCGGGCGGAAATATTATCGGCATTTCTCACGATTCGGCAATGTTACGTGACAGAAGACCGTATGACCAGAAACACTATGAGGTTTTTGATAGAGGCGTAATCGCCTATCTGGAAAGCAAAGGCATAAAAGATAAATGGAAAAGAAAGTAAAGTTATACCTTCTCGGCGGTACTGCTGTCGTAGACTTTGTTTATTCAGCAACATCGCCAATTATCCACATATATTTTATAAGCCTGATAAGTTCCAGTGTTTTGGCCATGGCCAATATTCTGACCACCGCTTTGGCGGCAGGCGTAAACGCATCTATCCAGTCAGATAAACTCAAAGACTTTTATCGGCATCACTTCTTATGGATAATCGCAATAGATGTTGTCTGTTTCGCGCTTATCAGTTTTGAAGGCATATCAATCCCGGAAGTCAGATTCTTAGGCTTAGCTGTTTTAAATGCCGTATCATCAACTCTTTGGTTTACTGTGGTAAATGACGCAATCAATCATAAGATTGAGGGCGATAGATTGACAAAATGGAACAGCTTGTCTAAAACGGTTAATCTGACGGCGGCACTATTAGGCAGCGTAATCGCGATAATCTTTACGCAGATTAGTGTAGAGTATTGTATCGCGGCACAATGCATAGCAAACTTATTCATGGGTGCCACAGACTGGTTAGCTTATAAGAGGATACGATATTAAGAGGTGTAAGTATGACGGCAGCAGATAGTGTCTTTGCAGGCTTTATGTTAATTTTCGCCCTTGTAATGATTGGGGCAATAGCGATTGGAGCTGTATCTATGTTGAACGATGAAGATAGAACATGAGCAAGGTCATTGATTTACAAGAGTACAAAGAAAAGAACAGTCCGCATGAAGTGGCCGAAGTAATCTGCCTGCATTGCATGCACCGTTGGTTGTCCGTGCACAAGCAGGGGGAATGGCTTGCTAAATGGGATTGTCCTAAATGCGGCAAAGTGGGTGGCATAATATATACCGGCCAGCCGTTGCCAGAGGATGGTGAGAGATATGCAGACTAAACTTCCGGAGCAAGTAATCGAAAGTATTAATGCAGGTATAGCTAAAGCGCATGAAGCGATTTCGGCTCACGACCGCATCCTTTCAATGAACAAATCTCATAAAAGATATTGGCAGATAAATAAAGCTTATCGACTTTTGCAGTCAAAAGCGGAAATTGTGCTGCCACACGAAATTCACCAAATCGTGACAACCATAAAATTGTCAAGGAAAAGACATTAAAACCCATCACAGCAGGAGCGTCTGTGAATATGTCGAGCTCGCACCCAGGAGTCAATAGCCGTGTTAGAGTCCGGCGACGTAGAGGTCAAATACTTAGTCATAACAGTAGTGGCACCCCGGTAAGGGGGAGGTGTACGGTGCAAGTCCGTACGGACATTGACAAGAGAGCTTCAGAACCTGCAGTAAAGCAGTAAAAATCCTCCGCCCACGTTTGCAACGGGTTTAGGGCGTAAAAGATGTAAGCCAGTCCGGCCGAACGCAATAACCTGCCGATGTGCACTTCAAGCAGGAAGGGTGCTGCCGCCTTAAGATAAGAAAAGCACCTCACGCGGGAACTTCCGTCGTTCCGCCCGCGTAATTTATTAAAAAGGGGATAAAAATGAGTTTTCAAGATTGGCTTGATGACGAAGAATTATAAAGTCGGTTATCGCATCTAATATCATGTACTCTGGTCTGGTGGCCTTTTGGAAGAAGCAGGTTCGATTCCTGCAGAGTAGATACCTCTCTTGGTTGCGACAAGAGCGTAATTGGACAGGCCTGAATTCACCTGTCGGAGCTGAACGAGAAACAGCAAAAACACCTGCGCCAACAGGTGATTGGCGTTGCCGCGCCGCGTATTTACTGCTATGCGTAAGAAAGCAGCGTAAACCTGATTGCAGGACTGATCATCCTGAAAAATGACTGTACGAAAATCAGTTACCGAAATGACAGGGTTAGATTTCGGCGGATACCATGACAGACCAAGCATCATGGGATGCCGTGACAAGGCAAAGCCGGTTGTCAAGGACAAGACATAAACCCCAAGACATCACTTAGCTGATGATGCTCTGTCGGGAAGAGTCATATACTAACCAAAAAGCGGGCGGCTATATGCCCCAGGATACTGCATTAACAGTCGGGTATCAACGCAATTATATAATAAAGGGGCCATCAGTAGTCCACTGCAAAGGACGAGTCTGTAGAATGACGGGTTGGCATCCTCCGTTTCGAGCTTCGTAAAAGTATCACGGGAGTTGCGGTAGGATTTGCAGCTACCGCAGCAACATTCCCGTTTATATCATGTCCCCAACGAGGTTAGCGTCTCAGCGGGGAGGAATCCGTTTTAGTTTACCCTGAGGAATAGGCAATGATGAGTGCGCAATTATCTAACTGAAACAAAGGGTAAATGAGAGCCTGCAAGGCAACCAGGTGCGGAAATGGTATGCAGAAAACCATAACCTGCCGGAGACTTGACTGGCCGTTATAGATGTCAAGCGCAGAATACCGCGATAGGTGTATCGAGGGAGTAGGCGAACTCCCGACGTTAGCAAAAAAACTCACTAGAGACGGCAAAATGCCATGTCGTCTCGATTAAGGACCCCTAGCTCAGTTGGTTAGAAGCCCTGAGGGGTCCACCTTACCCAGGCGTAGCTAAGTTGGTGGTAGCGGCGGCCTTATAAGCCGTGTCTTACGTGGGTTCAAGTCCCACCGCCTGGACCATTAATTAATTTGTGAGCACTTTTTGAACTAACATCATGTTTTAAGTTCACACAATAGGTAATGTTGCCTACGGTGATATGAATTGAAATATGTATGTAAAGTTTGTGGCAATGAATATGAATATGGCCGCAGTAAAGGACACTCAAAAGACATTTGTAACACTTGCAGACAAAACTATAGAAAAAAGCTTTTGAAACAAAGAGCTGTTAAGTACAAAGGCAGGAAATGTCAGGTATGCGGATACGATAAATGCGAAAATGCATTGGTATTCCATCATCTCGACCCCCAGCAAAAGAATTTTGGCATTGGACAAAAATACAATCTCGGCTGGCATCGCTTAAAAAAGGAATTAGACAAATGTGTTCTTCTTTGCGCTAACTGCCATGCCGAAGAACATGCTAAAGGACAGCACAAACTTAATGAATACGAAAAATGGATTGTTCCACTAAAAGAAAGAGTTCGTATAGCAGAAGAAAAAGTTGCAAAAAAAGCGATGGAAAAAGAAAAATTCTGTAACCATTATGATGTCGATGAAGCGGTCTTAGGAAATATACGTCCCTGGGCAAGAAAGACGGTGCGTCCAACGAAAGAAGAATTCTTCAAAGAGTATGAAGAAGTTGGTCGCAACAAATCTGAGATGGGACGGCGCTATGGCGTTTCTGGTAAGGCCATAGCAAAATGGATAAAGTCGTACGAAAAGTATGGCGCATAAACAAAATCAGTGGACGCGGGTCCTCGGTTCAAGTCCGAGGGGGTCCACCATATGGAATAAGCAAGGCGAAAGCCTTGTAAGTTCCTCTCCTTTTTCTAAGAAACAAACAAAATAGCGAGCGCTCTGAACTTCGGTTCAGGCGCCCGTAGAGCTCTTAATAAAGATTGAGAGTTGTACGGGCGAAAGCCTTTTTAGCTATTGTTCAAGAAACAACTGCGCTCAGACAGTATAACATTCTGGGTAGTGCTTCGGTGTGCTGTGCACGAAAGGAATACAGCCTTCCACTTATGAGGGGTCGTTGAGAGGCGGGCGCAATGCGTCGCAGGTTCGAACCCTGCCGTCCCTCATCTTAGGGGTATAGCCAAGTTGGTTAAGGCGGGAGCCTTTGAAGCTCCGATTTACTTACACTGGTTCGAGTCCAGTTACCCCTGCCATCATCTTCAAAATCAGGCTAACGTCTGACGATGAAGGAAAAGAACGCTGGTATATTGGCGTCGGCTTTTCCCGTATGATAAAGATACGGACAAGTCATATGGCCATATATCGGCACCGGCAAAAGCTCAAAACAAAAGTGAGTAGCCGGGGCAAGACCGGGACACCTTCCGGACTTTATTATGTACATCGAGTTGAATATTTTTATGCGTATTATCCAAAGAGTTAGGTGTAGCTCCCGACTCGATGCGGCGAAGAGAGGATAAGATGCATAGTGAAGATATCTACAAAGGGCAACCGCTTAGTCGAGCTCCCTGCGAACCGGATATCTATCATCCGCGTGTAGCTCAGTGGTGGCAGCGCCTGCTTTGGGAGCAGGAGGCCGCAGGTTCGAATTCTGTCATCCCGACCAATATTATCATGGCAGTGTCGGCTATATTAAGTTTTCTGGTTGCAAACAGGACTCTTAACGAAATGGTTGCGCCGATATAAAACAGAACATGCCTATAACACTGGTTGCAAACAGTTTATAGGTGATGCTGGTTGCGGGTTCGATTCCCGCCACTGCCCCTTATTATGGCTTGGTAGTCTAGTCAATAACCCCCGTCTAGCGCTTTGCGCTTGAAGGCGGGAGCTTGCGAAAGCAAGCTCTTACCGACTAGCCTAAGTCCGGTATTAGACAAGTGCTTGAAAAAGCCTCGGACTACGTTGTTTTCGTTATCACACCCGTGGGTGTTTATCCTAGCTCCCCGCTCTGTGTAGGCTCTGTAAAAGTTCTGAGAGGAGGAACGGTCAACCTAAGGACGGCCCGCCATTGCGGGCAAGCGATTACAACATTGGCGAAGGGTAGATTTACTCTAATTTGAAGCTTCAGCTTCGGAAAGGAGGTACACGTTATGTTCGTGTACGTTATCAATAAAAACGGACAACCGTTAATGCCTTGTAAACCTCAGAAAGCTAGAAAGCTGCTGAGGGAAAACAAAGCTATGGTTGTAAAATATGAGCCGTTTACAATTAAGTTGAAATATGGCTCAGCTGGCTATAAACAGCCAATAACTCTTGGTATTGATGCTGGCTCTGTACATATCGGAGCCTCAGCATCAACAGAGAAACAAGAATTATATGCTTCAGAAACGATTATGCGCTCTGGTGATGGCAAAGCATCTATTGTAAGGCTTTTGGCTAAACGGTTAGAACTTCGTCACAGTCGCCGGAACCGCAAGACACGGTATCGCAAAGTAAGATTTTTGAATCGGGTTCGCCGTAAACACAAAGGTTGGCTTGCGCCAAGCGTGGAGAACAAAATCAATGTTCATCTAAAGCTTGTGGCGGATATCCATAAGATTCTTCCGGTAACGAAAGTTATTGTAGAAGTAGCTCAATTCGATATTCAGAAAATCAAGAATCCTGATATTTCTGGGGTCGAATATCAGCAGGGAGAACAGTTTGGATGGGCGAATGTTCGTGAATACGTATTATTCCGTGATGGTCATCAATGTCAGTGCTGTAAAGGGAGTTCTGGCGACCCAATACTCAATGTACATCATATTGAAAGTCGTATGACTGGAGGCAATGCGCCGAATAACCTGATAACGCTTTGTGAAACCTGCCATCAGGGATATCATCAAGGCAATATCTCTTTACCGAAGACAATACATCGTGGCATGAGATTCCGAGACGCGACTTTCATGGGAATTATGCGTTGGGCTTTTTACAACAAGCTTAAAGAGCAATATCCTGATGTGCATTTAACATACGGCTACATCACGAAAAACACTCGCATCAAAAATGGTATTACAAAAACACATTCGGCAGACGCCTACTGTATTGCGGGCAATATCAATGCAGAACGGCTCAACTACGAATATCTTCGTAAACAAATTCGTCGGCATAACCGTAAGTTGCATCGCGAAGTGCCAGCAAAAGGCGGCGTTCGTAAGCGAGCACAAGCCGGACATATTGTTCGGGGGTTCTGCTTAAATGACACAGTGTTTTATCAAAAGCAATGCTGGTTTGTGAGAGGTATGAGAGTCAAAGGTTCTTTTGTCTTAAAGCACCTAGACGGAACTAAGGCTGAAGTAGCACCATCAAAAATAACATTTTTGATGCATAATAATTCGTATTTAGTCGAAAGGAGAGAAGCGGCGCTCACCTCCACTCTGTAGAGGGTGGAGTCCCCCGCGCCGCGTTTTAAGTGGTTAGGCAACGGTCTGCAAAACCGTTTCACGCCGGTTCGATCCCGGCCCAAGCCTCCATATCATGTGGTTGTAGCTCAGTTGGATAGAGCAGCCGCCTCCTAAGCGGCAGGTCGTGCGTTCAAATCGCACCAATCACACCATATTATGCGCCTATGATGGAATTGGCAGACATGGGAGATTCAAAATCTCCTGGTAGTGATACCGTGCAAGTTCAAGTCTTGCTAGGCGCACCATATTATGCCCTTCTAGCCCAATTGGCAGAGGCAACCGGTTTAAGCCCGGTACAGTCAGAGTTCGAATCTCTGGAGGGGCACCATATTATGGGAAACGTCAGGTGGCGGAAAAGAGCATTCGGGTTCGATTCCCGACGCCCTGCGGGGTCCGTGGTGGTCAGCCTGGTTCGAGTCCAGGGTTTCCCTTTATAAGGAGTTCCTACATTGGACAGTAAGAGCGGGTTTCGATTCCCGACACGCCGACGGGCGTCCTGGTGGTAATAAGTGTTGGTGCGTACAGGCTTCAATTCCGGATGCGAAGTCTGTGCAATTCCAACAGCTCCAAGTGCGCAAACACTATAAATATGCCTGCTACATGCGGCTGCAGGTATCTTCTTCGGGCGGAGACAATAAATAAACGCCCGAAAGGTCCCGTCAGTGTAGGGGAACCGTCTGAATACTCATTGCCGCATTTATCATGGACAGGTACTCAAGTGGTTGAAGAGGGTGAGCTTGAACCTCACTAGGTCGCAGTGATGCGGCGCGCGCGTTCGAATCGTGCCCTGTCCGCCAGTAATTATATAAGGGGGAGTTTTCACAATGATGAGAGCAATGATTCTTTGTCTTACAGTTGCTTTTATTGGCTTGTTTGTATTCTTCGGAATTCATTATGCCAATGAAGTAGGACGTGAGATTAAGGATACCCTAAAAAAGTTGTTCGGCTAAAAAGCCGGGAAAGAGGAGGAATTATATTTTGGAAAACAAAGGTCTTGGTTTGGTAGGAATCTTAGGCGCCATGGCACTGTTTGCGGTGATTGCGTTTCTTTGCGTAACACGCATCGGTCCGGGCTATGCAGGAGTCATCTATAACATGGATGGCGGCATTGAAAGCGAAACGCTCGGTCAGGGTTTCCATATGGTAGCACCGTGGAAACACGTGAGCGAATATCCGATATCCACGGAAACCGTGTACTACACGAAAAATTCTGTAGATGGCGACGATAAGGACAAGAAAACCGATAAGTCCGTCAATGTAAACACACGGGATGGCAAACAGGTCAACGTTTCGGTAACGTATGCTTACCATATGGATCCGGAGAAGCTTCCGACCGTTTTTGCTAAGTTCCGCGGCCAGGACATTAAATCGATTGAATCAGGGTACATGAAGAATGCCATGTACGAAGCGCTCAATAATATCACCTCCCAGTATTCTTTGATGGAACTGGTAGGCGATAAGCGTCCTGAAATCAACCAGAAGATTTACGAAACGTTCAAGGCTGACCTTGAAGATTGCGGTATTGTAATTGAGACTTTCAATCTGTCTGACGTGGTGCCAGATGAGGCTACGGCAACGGCAATCCAGAACGTTGTAAATGCCCAGAATGCACTCCAGCAGGCCAAGATTGAAAAACAGCAGGCCGAAGTTGAAGCTGAAAAGGCCCGTGTGGCAGCAAAGGGTAAAGCTGATGCTGCATTGATTGAAGCGGAAGGCCAGGCACAGGCTAACGCCAAGTTGCAACAGTCTTTGACGCCCGGCGTACTCCAGCAGAATGCAATCTCTAAGTGGGACGGAAAGCTCCCTCAGATTAGCGGTCAGAACGGCGGTTTCATCCTTGGAGCCGACTTCTTGAAGTAATATTGAAGTTATATTGAAGTAGCTTCAAAACCAACTCTTGCGGGTTGGTTGATGTTCAGATAATCTTATCTGGGCATCAACGGGCCCACAAGGTTCGACTAAAACTACACATAGCTATCCGCAGCTAGGAGCCAGTCGCAGGTGGCTGGCTGCCAAAAGTGGAGTCCTCAGCACGACATAACTGCTGATTTGCTTCCAGGGCCGAAAGCTGATACTTGACCGTTCAGCCTTAGTAAGCGGGCGCATTGATGTCCGCGCCCATGACCTGTAAGTCAACCTGGAAGTATAATGCCTTGGCCGCTTAATAGAGAGATAGTGGTTATCACGAGCCGGTGCAATTCCGGGGTAAGGCTTTCTTAATAAAAACAAAATAAAGATATAAGGACATCATATAAGAACACAAGCAGAGGAAAAGGCTGGTTTATTTCGCATGCCCTTATTCTCTGCTTTTTGTTTTGTGTACACACTAATCAAGAGAGGAATGAAAAAGAAAATGGAAGAGTATAACGAATTTGGCGTATACAATGATGTTTATGACGAGATAGAACAAGCGATAAAATCATTGGACAAAGTGATATCTATAAGTGGGGAATTATCCAGCCGGCTTTCTCAGTTGGACAGACAAGTTAACGACATCCTCCATGAAATCGAAATGGATAATCTGGATGCAGTTGGGCTTGTGCACTGGGCCTCCTTACTTCGCAAAGCTTTGCGCGAAAGAAGAAAAATAAAGAGAACCCACCAGATGGTTCAGAGCTTGCAGAGCTTAAAAATTCAATCTCACCTTGATAGATGTGTGAAAAATGCCAAAAAGCGCCCAGAGAAAATGGAATATCATTATCGTGAGATTGAAGTCCCCATCGCAGTGGGTAAGAAAGTCGCTTAATAACCAAAATGGGTTGACGAAAACGCATTTTACGTGTATACTCTAATAAGAAAACATGTAAGTAAGTTTCCAAACTTTGAAAGTAAGGAAGGTACACAAAAGTAACTATGTTTTATAATAAAGAAACCTCAAATCAGGTTAATCGCATATTGCGGGATTTGCTTTTCTGGTTTACTGTTTGGGCGGGTATCCTTTCGCCGATTTTTTCTTATGCAGCAGCAGTGTTCTGGCCGGCATTGTTTTGTGCGTTTTATGTAGCAATCGAAAAGGAAGAGGAATAAATGAACCAGAAATTTAAAGTTGGAGAAAAGATATACCATGACGTATATGGTAACGGCGTCATTAAGGAAATCGTTCCGGACTACACTGGTGACACACGTTACGAAGTAGAGTTTTCCCGCTACCCCCATCAGACGTTAAGTGTTATGGGGGATAGTTCCCTGCGGCGGGATAATAAATTGACAGACAAGAAAAAAGGAGAGAATGCATCTATGTATTTTGGTAACCAGAATAAGGCAGTACAGGAATTCGTTGAAAACCTTGCAAAAGCCGGCGCGAATGAAAAGGATTTTGCAAAAATCTTGGCTGACAAGCTGGGTAACGGCGTCTGTGTCATCGGCGGTGTTATCGGCGATGACGACGATAAGGAAGAAGAAAAGCAGCCGACGAAAAAGGCAAGCGACAATGAAAAGCATGAGCGTAAACTTACGGTAGACGGCGACAATAATGTGGTTGGCGGGGCAATTTTCGGTAACCCTGCAGCGCATACCGATAAAGTTGAGCCTATGTTTTGCGCAGCACCTGTAAGCCGCAAGGCCGAGCCGGACAATGTTGCCCGTCACCGCAAAATCGTAATGGGGCTTAATGAGCTCTATGCAAAGAAGAATGCTGATTATGGCGACAGCTTCCATGATACATACCTGGAAGAAGGCATGGCCATGGCCAGAATTCGCCTGTCGGATAAGCTCAGCCGTTTCAAATCCCTGACTAAGTCCGGCCAGCAGAATGTAAAGGACGAAAGCATTCGCGACACCCTTTTGGATTTGGCCAACTACGCCATCATGACCGTGCTTGAGCTGGACCGCGAAGGAGCTAAAGTAGGATGAACCTCATAAACAAGCAGCGGCTCCTGGGGCTCTTGCAGGAATACGCAAAAGAAAAATGCAAGAACCAGTCCGGAGAAGGAGACGGTTGCCCCTTCAACGATGGTGATACCGAAGGCATGCATTGGTGTGCCTTCGACACCATTTTCGAACAGCTCGGAGAAGAAACGGGGCAGGGCAATAAAGTCTCGGAAGACTTTGATAACTTTAAAACACAGTTGGAAAGCAGGGGGTAAAAATGGAACCAATTATCAACCCGTGGATTATCTACTGTATCGATGTGATACATAGCCTGTGCGTTGTGTCTGTTCTCGCCATCGCCGTATCCGTCATAGGTATACTCGTAGTTCTTGGAAACAGTTCACCGACTGTAAGTGAAGATGAGAAAAAAATTGTAAAAGCATTTTTCAAGGTTCTCCTTGCGTCTGTACTGCTTTTGATTATACTGCCCTCCAAGAACACCATGCTTACTATGTTAGCGCTTCAGTACGTAACGCCTGATAATATTCAGATTGTACAGGGCAATGTAGTGGATTTTGTAGAACAGGTAGCACAAGCTGTTAAAAGTGTAAAATAAATTATAAATGGAGGCACGGATAAGTGTTTGATGTCGGAGACATTGTTGATGGCCACGCCATTTGCCTGAAAGCGTTGGTAGGTAGCCATAATTATAACTTGAACACACCAAAGTCCGATAAAGACTACAAGTATTTCGTGTGGCCAACGTTTGAGGACCTTTATCGCAATCAGGAATATCATAAAGAAGTTGTCACCAATACGGAAGATTATACCATCCATGATATTCGCAAGCTTCCGAGTTTACTTTGGAAAGCGAATCTAAACTTTATTGAAATCCTGTATTCCAGAGAATTGAGCGGCAATTCTACCCTGATTGATTATTTAACAGAGAATAGGGAAAAGCTGGCAACAATGAATCTGCCTCGCTTATATGCAGCATCGATGGGAACGTCTATTCAAAAGGAAAAGCTGATGTTGATGGACTCGCCCGCTAGGCATGAGGCAATTCAAACGTATGGATACGACCCTAAGAGCGCCCATCACGCTATACGTGTAGTGGACTTTCTTACGAGGTATTATAAAACTCGATATTTTGCAAGCGCTTTTTGGTACGAACAAGATAGTATGTGCCGAGATGCATTACTTTGGTTCAAAGAAGGGGAATTTTCACTGAAAACGGTAAAGTTTCATTTGGATAATTACCGCAATCACGCAAAGGAAGTGGAATCCTTTTTTGTGGACCAAAAACCAAACCCCCAGCCGCTTGAAGATTTAAATAAATTCATAAAAGCGGCAATACACGAAAGAATAATAAACACAAAAAGAGGCGATGCGTAGTGAAGTTTGTAGCAAAGAACCCCAAAACAGGTTTGACATTCTCAGCTAGTGCTGAAGATAAACAGGATTTCATTTTGACTCTGGTAAAAAGAGCGCCGCATATCGCCGGCTGGTATCCTGATGAAATCAGGGCGTGCGTGGAAGAAGATATGATTGAAGAAGCGCCCGAACACATATAAGAAAAAGGGCGTAAACTTAGGAAGCCCTGCAACTTGCAGGGCTTTTTGTTGGAGGACGTAACACATGGAAAAACATAATGGCGTAGCCTTGCTTTATTACAAAGAAACGAATTTTTGCCGTATTCAGCCCGTAAATGCTGAGCATACACTGGAGGGGCTTTATAAGCTTCTCGATTGTGAAGCGGTGGAAGCAGTTCACATGAATATCGCAGGAAAGAACTATACCGTGTATCTTGACGAGGAAGGTAAGTTCAAGGAGCCATGGGCACCGACGGGTGTTCTTTACGACAACGCCGGAAACATTGCAGATATTCTGGCTGGTTCGCTTCTTGTCGTTTGTCAGGAATACGATAAAGAAACCTTTGAGGAGCTTTCTGAACAGGAATGCGATGCGATTGTTAAGCATTTGCGGAACGGTTTCTCTGTTGCGCAAAAAGAAGTGCAGCGTCTGGCGGAGGAAAAGTTATGATTGTAGCCGTAGATTTCGACGAAACCTTAAGCTTTGGCACGTATCCCGAGGTAAAGCTGTTTTTTCCGGCCATCAATGTTTTGCGCCGGGCCAAGAAGAATGGCCACAAGATTATCCTGTGGACGTGCCGACATGACGAAGCATTGGAAAAAGCTGTTAAAGCGTGCCGAGAGGCCGGTCTTGAGTTTGATGCGGTAAATAAAAATGACCCGCAGCATGCAGCTGAATGGATTGCCCGCACAGGGGATAACCGTTTCAGCCCCAAAGTTTACGCCGATTGCTATATCGATGAGAAAGCATATCCGCGTGGCCAGGTTAACTGGCGCGAGTGGGATGCCAAGCTTAACGGCGTATATCCGAGTACCTGGGAAAAATTCAAGACCGTATTTATCCTGGGCGGCATCGGCTTTGTAAGTGGGTGGCTTACCGCTATACTTACAAAATGATGCGAACAGCAAAGGAGTGACAAGAATGATAACCATAGATAAAAAAAATGGGGAAGACACACGTAAAATTACGATTTGTTTTACGAAAGAAGAAGTAAAAGAAGCAATAACATATTATACCGGCACAGAATACGTGGTGCTGGAAGATGATGTAATGAATCTTGGTTGGCTTGACGATAGCTACATTGCAGGTAGAGCACCGAACCACAAGGGGAACATCATTATTACGCCTAACAAGTCATGGGCAAAGGAGTGAAAAAGGTTGGATAACTTAATATGGGCCGAAACAAATTTGGAAGTGTGCCCTTGCTGTGGAAGTAAACACGTAGAAATCAAAAATGTATCCGTTTATGGGCCCAAAAAACTCTACTACATCTGTTGTTCCGTTTGTGGTTTGAGGTCGCGTCATGCAGAAAGAGAAACGATTCGCAGACTGGTCAATGACTGGAATGACCGCAAAGGCGAATATGTCAGCAGCGATTTTATGTTATGGCGCAAAGCCAAATATATCGCTTTGTGGCCGGTATTCATGATTCCCATATATGCAATGGCGATGGTAGCTACCATAGGCAAAGTCTGTGATATAGCTTCAGACAATCTGCTTAAAGCATATAGAGATTTTGTTAAATAAGGGGGCAAAATTATGAAGGTATACGCATTAGTCGAATGGAACCACGAAGGCGCATATTTGTGCGGTGTATTCGACACATATACGGAAGCAAGGAAGGCTTTCTTTGAACGCTTAAAGGTTAACGAGTATGACATTAGTAAAGGCGACCTTCAGGACGGCGATACACTATGCTTCTGTGATGATCCGGGCAACGCTGAATACGAACTTGAGCTTGTTGAGAGAGAAGTTAAACGAGCGGAGTTTTGAAAAAGGAGCGTGAAAAAAATATGGCAGAAGAAAATAAAGTCATTATGGTCGATGAAGTCGCAATTTCATATCGTAGCGACGGCACAATCGTGTATGATACGGATGAGCCAACGGACGATTACGTGGAAGTTGCCCGTAAAATGGCGCGGATAATCCGTGGCGCTATAAATATGAAAGAAGCGCATAGTGGGCCGATACCAGAACCGGGAGCCCTTGAAGGCGAAATAACAAATGCTTTTATGGGTGTTATTCTGACGGAAAGGTAGGAAGAGGCATGCTTATGGATGTTCAGAGAGTAACTGTATGGGAACGGGCCAAAACAAAATATGGCCACTACGAGCACAACCATATTGAAAATGGTTGGTCGCGACTGGCAGCGCCTGTTCGTGGTTATACGGACAAGCAAGTAGCTGACTGGATGAACTATAGCTGGCGAAAAACTTTCGCATTCCTTATCGATGGACATGTATGTGTCAGTGAGGCCCAGGATTATATCCTGCGGGCAGCAGAGAATGGAGAGAAGATATGAGATACGTTGTAACCTATGAATGCAAGGGCGCAAAAGGCGTAGAAGTTGTTGAAGCAGACAGTATCGAAGATGCGGCAGATGTTTTCCAGCATGAGAATCCGCAGCTCGAAAATGTTTTTGTAACCTCTGTAACAAGAGGGTATAAGACTGTCCCGGAGGAGTAAACGCGCATGAATAAATATGGCTGTATCGCGTGTGCAGTATTGCTCTTTCTTGGTGCGTATATTCTTTACCCCAAACATGCTACGATAGAAGTAACCGATATTGGTTGGGAATGTGATGTAAACATTCTGGAGCGGAAAACGGTAGAAGAATCCGACTGGAATGCTCCGCCAGGAGCACGTGTGCATGACGAATGTAGCGAGATTTTTTCGTACACGTATGTAAATGGCATTTCCATACCAATGTATCAGACAAAACACTACTACAGCATTGAACGTTGGGTAGAAAGCCGGGTTGTAAAAACTACCGGCAATGACAAGTCGCCATACTATGGCGAAGTAGAACTTGCACCACCTTCGGGAGAATACGGGGTCGGTGAAGAAGCGGAAAAGAATAGAAAAACCATACGCACCATTACAGGAAATGTAAACGGTGAATCCAGAGTTCTAATTGTCGACGACGAGTCCTGGTGGCAGGAAATTAATATCGGTGACAGAATTAGTGGAGACATTACGTTTCTCGACCACTTAAAGAGAGAGGGATAAGAAATGGTCAACGAATTTTTTCGTTTTTTCAATGAAATGATTGAACGCGGTTATTATATGCACCTGGAAATTGGCTACAACAAGGTTGCAGATTATTGCGTTAGAGTTTACCGCAAAGGTCTCGGAGAAGATGGCAAGGATTTGGAGTTATGCTGGGCACAGGACAGCGACATGGAGCTGGCTTTCGCAAAGGCTTATGTTGAAATGAAGCAATGGCTTCGCGATAACGAAGGTGGTTATTGATGATAAGGGAAAAAGAGTTTTGGGAAAAGCTTGGAAATATCCTAGAACGTGACCTTGTATGCAATCTTTGTCCAGCAAACACCATCTGCCTGCAATCTTGTCCGTGCAGCGTAACTCTGGAAGAAATGTATGAACGAATCATCAGGGCAGAGGGGGGGTGCCGATGTTAACAAAAGATGATGTTACAATGCTGGTTTTCGCTTACCGCTATGCGATAGGACGCAAAACATATGCGCCGGGATTGGTCTGCGATTATATCACAAGTAAAATCCCTGAAATGAGCGAGCAGCAGATAAAAGAGGTGATTAACGAAGTCACGAAGACACTGGAGCATGGCGATTATGCTGACAGCATCGCTCTTGATGAGGTCAACAAACTCTTTTGTCGGTTACGCCGTGGCAATATCATGGTCAGGGATTGGTTTACAGACGTAGATGGCGAGCATGCATGGGCATTGGTAGTCCACAATAACCGTTACTGCTACTGGGGATGCAAAATAAAAGACGTATTCCCTGATAGTCAGGATTTTTACGATGGCTGTGACCAGGGAAGCAAATTGTTGTTGAACAAAATCCTTCGTGACGGTTTTGACCCGGCTAAGCTCCCGCATATTGAAGATGCTGACCCGGTTATGCAGCAGTTGTGGAGAAACATCACTGAAAGCGATAACAATATGTGGTTCATTGACGAACCGGCATATAGCAGTGACACAGAAGAAGATATGGTGTGGGCATATGATTTTGGAATAACCAGAGATGAATATGAACGCCGAATGGATGCTGCTATCAAAAAGTACCATTTGGAAGATGTTATCACAAAGTGCGAAGATGAATCCACAATGTATACGTGTTATGGCGACTTGCAAAGTATGTTTTCGGGGCCATTGCACGAATAAAAAATTAAGTGCAACTAAGAGTGCTCAAGTGTAATGTTTGAGCACTGCTATGTTTCACTTAAGGTAATTAGATTAGACGAATAGAAGGAGTGACGAATAATATGCGATGGGTTACATATTTTGATGATTTGATGATTGAAGGTGGAGTAGCTGATGTTGTCCTTCATAAAGACAAAGAATCGGCAACAGAATATTTTAAGGCGCATTATAAGGATTATTTCCGGTTAAACAATAAGTTGGAAGTTAAACTTCCGATGCGTTACGGGTTTCCGTTTCGCGCATTTTACGGCGTGTCTTTATTGAAATTCAAACGCAGAATGATGCAGAGATTCAATATGGACGAGAAAGAATTCAATAAAGAATTAAAAGAGTTGGAGCGGAAGAGCGATGAAGACTGAGGAATGGTTAAATTATTTAGATAATTATTTCAAAAATGCACGAGAGATAGAAGCGTGGGAAGAACGGAAAAAGAAAAAAGAAAAAGAGCGTGAGGATAATGACGATTGATTACTGGATTGAGCTTTTAGCAGACAGGTCTAAAGCTGGGGATATTGGTGAGTATTTTCATCGAGAACAATGCGCAGAACTTTTGGAATTGCTGAATGAATTGAAGCGCAGGAGGTTGGAAGATGGCATTCAAGAAGGGCGATAGAGTTAAATTTAAGATTGGCGGCGACCAATGGGCTTATATGCAGGAGATGAAAGTTCAGAAGGTCAACAACGACGGCACTTATGATGTTGTCGGAAAAAATCCGCATTTGAAGCGACAGTATAAAACAGAATATTGCTGTGCCGTACGTGTAAAAGAATATAATTTGGAGCGTGTATTAGATGGCGGAAAACAGAATTAAATTTAACAATCAAGAAACAAGTATGCTTCTATGTGCAATTCAAGAATATATCGACATTATGTTGGAAGGTGAGGAAACTCACGATTACACGCTATATATGCTGGATAACGGTCTTGGCTCAGCCATGAGAAAACTTACGAAAGGGCGTAACGGTAATCGCTTATTTAAAAAGTATCCTTTTCATCGAGAATCGTATCGCTATCCATCGTTTGAGGATTGGAAATTGGCAGGTGGTTCAGATGACAGAGAAAATGACTGAACGCGAGCAGCTTTGTTACGACAAAGGCCGTGCTGACGGCAGGAAAGAATTGGTGCAAAGCATTTGCGATAGTTTAGAAGAAGAATTGTATGACTATGATTCTAAAAACGATTATTGTGCAGGTTTTGATGCCGGCCTAGAAAGAGCGTGGAGGCTCATAAGAGCGGAGGTGCGCGAGTAAGATGGCGGAGAACACATGTGGTGACTGCTTTTGGTTTACCAGGGTAGTCAACATCTATAAATTCAACGAGCATTACTGTAAGCTGCATTACATGCAGGAGGCTCGCCATAAAAAAGAAAAAGCTTGTGTGGATTTTCAGGAGCGTGTTTTGAATGGCGGAAAGTAAATCGGAGGGTTAACAATGGGAAAGTGTGTGAACTGTGAGCATGCGCTGATTGCAAGGAGCAGGGTCGTAGAATCGATAAGCGGAACAGAAAGAGTGGTTTCGGATTGGACTATTGATGGCATAGATTGCACGTGTAATCGAAAGACCAGCATCCATGGCGAAGTAAATTGCTCAGACTACAAGATGACCGAGAAGAATAAAATGGGCGACAAGAAAGCGCCGCATTGGATTAGAAGAGGTTACATTGGAAACGAGCGCACTATCGAGATGTTGGTGTGTTCGGCATGCAGAGCCGAGTTTAGCTTTGACTACGAAACAGGCGTTGGTGCGGAAGATTGGAATTTCTGCCCGAACTGCGGTGCTAAAATGAAACGGGAGGGCTAAAGTTGACAGAGAATAAAATGATTTATTTTTTGGCAGGATACATCTATGCACAAGCCGAACAGCTTGTAAAAGAATTATACCCGACACTATCTGACAAAAAACAATTTCGTGCAGAAGTTGATTGTATGCAAAGGCGACTAATCCGCAGTTTGATTAATGAGAAAAAAGAGGTGATTGCAGAAAATGATTTATATGAGTTATTTTGCTAAGATGCGCAAGATGACGCCGGAACAGCAGGCACGGTGTATGAGCATCGCGCGCTTTACACCTAAAGGTGTCAACATTCCTATCAACACTATGCTGGCACCTGGATGGGAAATCCTTAAGGCTTATAAGGAGGACGGCGACGAAGAAAAGTACACGAAGGCTTACCGGGAATACCTTAAGACCCTCAATGTACATAAAGTCGGCGCCAATATGCAGGGCAAAATTCTCCTGTGCTACGAAAAGCCAGAGACTTTTTGCCATCGTCATATTCTGGCCGAATGGTTAAATGACCACGGATACGAATGTGAAGAGTTAAAATTGTGAAATACACCGGCGAAAGATTTGGAAGGGAAGATTCAAGATGACCGAAGAGAAAGATTTCACAAAAGAAGCGCTGAAAAACATGGGCGCAACGGCTACAGTAGCTTTAATTGTTTTTGCGATATCGGCCTTAATCATCGGGACGCCTGTAGCGGTGGCTGCCGTACTAGGTTTAGACTGTCAGGAAGCTTTTTGCGTAGGTTACCTCCTGTTCATTTTTATCGTGGTCATGTTGCTCTGGTTTATGGCTGAATACGGTGCCGTCGAAAGAAAACATTGCGACCAAGGCGCTTATTGGGAGGAGATTTGATGCAGCTATCTGATACACAAATGATGGCCACTATGGATGTAATCAAAGCATATTATCGGAACATCACGGAAAATCCGAGCGAAAATGCTACGATTTCCACGATGGTTGCTACTACGCTGGCTGTGATTGAATGGAAACGACATATGCCCAAAGAAACTGTGTACTGTTCAGAGTCTCGGAGTATCACATTGGATGATGCCCTTGATAAACTATTGGCAGACATTAAAGAAGCCACCACCAGCCAAGATAAAGTCATAGCGGACGTAGCCCGCAAATGTTTTCGGGGGTTAATGGTTTTATGAGTGCCTTTGGTAGTTACGAAGCTTGTTTGACGGTATGCCAATGTCATGATTGCAGGTTGCGTAATATACTTTGTAATCCGTGCATCTGTTGCGAGGGAATACACGAAAGCGAATTGACCGACGATGACATTGAATGGGGCAGCTGCGGTTATATGATGCGCGGCGAATATTGCGAAATAAGAGAAAAAATGGGAAAGAAAATATAAAAATGTGGAGGTTTTTTGAATGAAGACAGCAGAGCAAATCTTGATGGGGTATTACGAACAGCTCAAAAAGACTAATCCCAATTTTGAGGTAAAAGGGTATTCCCCTTACTACTTTGTTTTTAACCAGGATGTGTTGCATTTTTATTCCACAAAACTTAATAGCGACAAAAAACATGGCTGGACGTTTGGTATCTGGGCTCGCTACGACAAGAGCGGAAACATCACCGGCTGCACGTATTTTGGTGAAGCAAACGAGTTTATGGATAAGTTTAAGCCGAGCCGTACAAATATCTCCACAGACAGCGCGGAGGTATTTCTGAGAAAGGTCGCGGAGCTGGAAAAAGACCCCAAGCAAGGGTTTATTGATGAGTATTTTGCCGATGATGATACAGACGGCGTAGAAGAATACAATGAGTATTTCGCCGAAAAAGAGCAAAAGGAAAAAATAAAGGAAGAAAGCCTTGAGCTCTTAAAAACAGAACTTCCCCGCCTTGCAAAAGAAGCCGGATTGGGACTTCGCGGTATTGCTATCGAGGATAGAAATTGGAGCACCGGATGGTTGGTAAGTCCCCGTTACCGAATCCATGGCTGGGAAAGCAATAAAACGGCCAGGACAGCTACCAGTAGATACTGGCAAGATTTTGAAGATAGAATTCTTACGCCGTACAACAAAAAGCTGGAAAGTTTGGCGGGAGATTTCGTATGGCTTGTTCGTACTGATTTTGAGATTGATACGTACGAGGTCAAGCTTTGGACAAAACAGGAGGATATCTGCCGTCGCGGACGATACATTACGTTCTTCGAACCTCCGATTAAAAAACAAAAACATCCGAGAAAAATCATGATTGCAAAAGCAAAGAAGGGAATGCGGCAATAAAAGTGAGCAATTTAGATACTTCTAGAAGAGAGTTTTGGGACTTTATAGGTGATGCTGTTAAAAAGAATAATAACATTTATTGTAAGAATTGCCCTGCTTATAGTGCATGTAATGCTAGGTGTCATCTTTCGTGTGCAGAAGCTCTTAGGTACTATTACGAACATTTGGGTACTGAGGAAATGTGAGGAGCTGATTTTATGAAATGCATAATTAAAAGCATGCAGTATCAAAAGATAGGAAACCTTATCGATGAATACGCAAAGCCCATTCTTGAAGCTGGCTTCACGTTGGAACGACTTGACGAAGGCGAAAATGCCAAGCTCTTGATTGAACTTGACTCTATGGAAGATTTAAAGAGATTAGCTGATGCTGTAGAACGCAATATCGTCTTTGAGTCACAGCGTTCTTGCAACGGCATCTACCCAATCCTTACTATTTATCTGTAAAGGAGGTGCAACCTATGGCTATTGTGGTCAAAAACAGTGTCGCCTATGCTAATTGGAGACGGATTCTTGCCCGTTATCCGCGACTGATTGCTTGCATGATTGAAGAGTCGCTGGGGTATTTCACACCGCACGCTGCAGCCGAAGCTATCCGGGCGCATAAAACCAACGGCTATTGGGGCTGTGAATGGTACACTCATATAGATTCTTGCAGAAATCCGGGTAAGACATGGGATGATGGCTACAACGACCGAATCAAGCAGATTAACCATGATGTTATTAGCGATGCATTTTCGCGCCGTAAATATTATCGCTCAGAACAGGCACGCCACGTCGTACAACTGAATCTGAACGGAAAAGAATCTGTTGGTGCTGCTTGGTTTTAATGAAGGAGAAAAAATGAAAAAGTTTTTTGCCGCAGTATTGTTAACAACTGCTATTCTTTGCGCCGGATGCGGTGGAGATAAAAAACTGGTTGACGATGGGGATACAACTTTTGTTGACTTGCCTGTAGGAGAAAAATTTGTGAATTTTGCCCACAGTAATGTCAATGGCTATGTTGCTCATCGAAAAAGACGGGCAGGCGAAGAACCTGAGGAGTATGTAATTGATTTGGTTCATCAGGACGGTTTTGGACATAGTGAGCAAATAAGTAAAGTCTTTGTTATTCGCGAGCATTAAGGAAGGAGAATCGAATGTGAAAGTATATGCATTAGTAAGCTGGACACACGATGGCGCATCTCTGCGTGATGTTTTTGATTCAAGAGAAAAGGCTCACAAGGCTTTTTATGAAACCCTCGATAATATGTTCTATTCCGATGAAATAGCAGACGGCGACTTAGTGAATAATATTGCCGAACTTCATTTTTGGGACAATAAAGAACACTGCGAAGCTGAATACGAATTGAAACTTGTCGAAAAAGAACTTAAGTGAGGTTGTTGACATGTCTTTGGATAAAGCCATTGCCCATGGCAAGGAACACCGCAAGCCATATCGCGGCGCCAAAGCCGTAGACCATACTTGCCGCAATCACGGCTCTTGCGAATACTGTAAGAGCAATAGGCTGCACAAATTTAAAAAAGACGAACCGATAGAGGAAGAAAGGTTGATTTCCTTTGAAGACGATTGAGCATATTCAGAACATGGCTCAGCGTATTGCTGCATTAATGGGGGATAAAGAAACATTTACCCTCAAAGAGCTTAACGAGGCAATACAAGACAAGCCTGCAACAACACTACGTGCCAGGGTATATGATAACCTTGGCACTATGTTTCAACGAGTAGGACGTGGTGTGTATACGGTTATCCGTGATAATGGAGCGAATATTATGGCCATTAATGGTGATGGTCGGGATTTGTCTATGATTAAGGATGCGAAAATTGATGCCATTATTACTGACCATCCGTATGAGGATAAGAAAAGTCTTAAGGGAGGCAATCGTAATTTTGCTAATTACGATGTCTTCAAATACACACAGGACGATTTCAACGAAAAGGCTCGCGTGCTAAAAGATGGCGCTTTTCTTGTCGAATTCTTTGCGGAGGAAAACGCCAATAACTATGACTACATTTACCAATGCAAGAAGATGGCGGAGAAAGCCGGCTTCAAATATTATGCTACTGTGCCATGGACGAAAGGAACATTCGTGGCCAACACAGGACGGAAAGCAAAGAATATGGAGCAGGTGGTTATCTTCACGAAAGGCGAACCACGCAGGCTTCGACCTGATAAACAGCGCGGAGGAATTATGCGCGGTGCTGCAGGGATGCTACCAATAGCTTTTGATTATCAGCCCAAGTCTGTCAGAGAAAAGATTCATAAAGCAGAAAAGCCGGTTGAACTCTTAAAGCAAATTATAAGTTATGTCACAAAGCCGGGCGAATATATTTTAGACCAGTTCGCCGGCTCGGGCAATCTTGGTATTGCCGCAAAACAGACTGGACGATCTGCAATGCTCATAGAAAAGAGCAAGGAAATCTATGCGAAGATGCTTGCCAACTTATCATGTGAAATTACAGATAAGGGCGTACAGGCTGTTGCTTAAAAGCTAGTACAGTTGGGGGCAGCCAAATGCTCTGCTCTCAATCATAGTGGTTTTTAGAGAAGAGAAAGGATGAAAAAGATGTATACATACTATCAAAAGGTTGAATCCAACGAGCATTATTTGTATGCTAGTGAAGTAGCAGAATATCTTCAAACAAAGTATGGAATAGTAACGTTATCAGGCCGTCCGGCCATTAAAATGGTTGAAGCAGTTTTGGCCGACAAGGAAGCCGACCAGGAACGGCTGTTCTATATGACGCGAAAAGGCCTCAGGCTTGTTCATCCTGCCGGCAGGCAGTTAATGGAGCTTCCTATAGAAGCATGGACCAGCGGAAAAAAAGAAGACGATTATTATATCGCCTCGGCTAATGGCCGGAACTGGAAATATCGAGTATTGAAGTAAGGTTGCAACAGCAAATGAGTAAGAAAAAACCGATTGACAGTTTCTGGATGAAGCATTATAGTAAGAAAGAGGGCGTAGTATTTAGCAGTAAGCGCCTAAAGTCGTTATTAAGAAGCGGATATTGTGTTGAAACTGTGTCAGAACTCTGGTTCGATAGCGAAGAAGGCCTGGGCTACAACAATTGGGTAGATGAGTACGCCGAAGGCGTTTGGGACATGTCCCAGAAAGAGGTTAATGACATGGCATATTATGTCGTGAGGAAATTCTCCCACCTGTCCAGACGATGCGCCCAGAAAGCTATTCCGCGAGCTTATAAGAAGGAAGAATCCGCCGACACAATTAGCTTTTATCTCTATATGCGAGATAGAGGATATTGTGATTACATGATTTTCCTTACCAAGAAAAGAGGGAATTAACATGCTTTATAAAGTAAGAATCAGCGAGGAACTGGCCCGCACTATCGAAGTTGAGGCTGAAGACGAAAACGAAGCTTACGACAAGGCTTATGATATGTACCGTGATTGTGAAGTCGTCCTGACTTCGGACGATTATGTTGGGGAACCGGATATCCGTGTCGGCAACCCGATGACGTTGGGAGATGCAATATGCGCACTTAACAAGCTTAATTATTCAGTCACTTTCGTGCGCGAAGATGATATTGAGGACAATAATGAGTCCATTCTTGTTGAGTCGCCAGAAGGTTGTGTTAAATTTTTGCCAACGTATGAGTCGCTTATTGCATTTGCAGAAGAGGTGTGAGTAAAAATGCAGATTTACGGAGTAGTGGCAGCAAGGCATGAAGGCCAGGCGAAAGCTATCCTTATGGATTTGGTAAGCGAAGGCATCCTTGACTACTACGAACTGGATGGTAGAGAAGATCTGGACTATGACGAAATTAACAGCAGGTGTGACGCTGTAGTTGACAATGAAGGCTATCTCACTACTGGCGAAGAATACACAGGAGACTTGGCTGACCTGCTGTATAACATGCACGGGCTGCACACTTACAGTTTTGAGGCAGAATGTCTGGGGGTGTAAGTATGTTCGATTGGTTTAAGAAGCGAAATAAAGAAAACCACGAGAAAACGGTTAGTAACCTTATCAAACGAGTAGAAGCGATGGAAACGAAGCATAAGGTGCAGAACGCGCCAGGGATGTTCTTTATCAAGACTCCAGCCGGTACTTTCGCCAATACGCAATTTAAGAGTATTAATAGGAATGGTCAGTATATTGAGCTGAGATTCTATAATATTATGGATTATACATTCAAATCCCAGAAGCCTAAAGAAGTATACAACGCCATCATTAAGGCTTTGGCAGATGCAGCGGCAAAACTTGTACCGTGTACGATTAACGAGGCGCCGACACCCTACGGAATGTTTTCTTATCACGAGAACCCATATCCGGGGCCAACGGGCGAAGACCTTATCGTAGATATCGATGCTATTGTAAAAGAAGTGAGGAGGGAAAAGTGTGTTGGATAGGGCAGAAGCAATTAAAAGGATTCATGAATTTGCCGACTATAATCATTGGGAGATGGTTGATTACCGGCTTTTAGATATCCGGAATGGCGAAGTAAGCTTTGCCACCATCTACACGGATGAGAATGGCTCTCTATGGGGCGCAATCATCATTGACGATAAAGTCGTGGTAAACGGAGGCACCGGTTGTACATCCGCATCGGAATACATCGTCGAATATTTCCGTGAAGAGGTTATGTAAGATGCAAAACGCGGATTATGTCAGAAGTTTGTCCAACGAAGAATTGGCACAATTCGTCAGGAACATAAACCTACTCGGTTGCGGTGCCACATGCGCCTACGCAGAATACTGCAAGCACGATGGCGTAGAAGAAGATTTTTGCCAATTAGGCACTCGGCTATGGGTTGAGCAAAAGTTTGAAGAAGACGTAAAGTGAGGTGAGCCATAATGAAAAGAGCCCGCGACGAGCTGATTGATTACCTGCGTTCATTGTCGAATAAAGAATTGGCAGAAAATGTAAGCATCAAATGTTCGCATTGCCCAGCATGGAAGTATTGTTGCACTCATCCCACGCTGAAAACCTGCGAAACAACGTTGGCAAAATGGATGGATAAATCAGACGAAGACCTTAAAAAGGCTTTAGTATACGACCCGCAGCAAGAATGTGTATCTGGGTAGGAAAGCCTTTAAAAATATTCAAGGAGGTACTACTATGGGTTGGGGCATTTCCGAAAAGGCAAGCGAGAAAGAAAAGCTCAAAGCTGAAATCAACGACTTTTTTAGCGGGCTAAATTCGACTTGCGAAATCGATTACGAAGCATACAGCCAGATTTATGACGCTGTTATGCCAATTATTGATGATATGTATGAACGTAAGCGTCAGGAGGATGAAAATGAGTCAGTTGAATGAAAATACCCTGGCTGAGTTCAAAGGCCAGCTTATCGATACTTTGGAAGATTATCTTACAGAAGAGGGGGTAGCACCTAGCATGCTGCCCAACGAAGACCGTGATGACGAAGATGAGTGCAGCGCCATTATTTACGGTGAACATTACGGTATGTTAGAAGACAGTATCCAGCATGAACTGGATATTTACAATCTGGTCGGCCGCGAAAACCCCATCAGCAACCCCCAGATTATCGCAATGACTGTTAGTCATATTTTTGAAGGCTATCAGGAGCTGATGGATATGATTGACACTTTTAAGTTTAATGACGACGATGAACGCCGGCTGAAACAGGAAATTCGCCAGACATTCGTGAACTGGGAGGTGTTCGCTTGAAGAAAGCGTGGATTATTTTGTTTTACAATTTCCCGGAAACTGGAGAACCTATCCAGATTAGGGGTGTATACGATTCCAAAGAAAAGGCTCGCAAAGGTTTTGAAAAATGCCTTCGCGAAAACTGGAAGCAGCTCACAGAAGACGAAGACGAATGTGATTGGGATTGCCATGGGAACTTTGACGAGTGCGTTAAAAACATGGACTTCGAAAATCACAGTTATCGTTTGAGTGTTGAAGCTTGGAATGTCAACGAAGATTGGAAAGGCTCCATCTTTTGGTGATTATTGAGTTGGGAGGTATTCGTTTGAAGAACATGAAAGTATTTGTCGCATTAATCTTGGTAGCCTTTGCGCTCATGCTCTGCGGTTGTCAACAGGATGCCCGCCGTACGGGCGGCACGTCTACCATCGATGTAGACCCGGGCAAACGCATTATCCCGTACACCGTACAGTGGGATAAAAATGCCAACATCTGGTATCTCACCGAAGATGCTCCGGCCGACTATCAGCCCAAAACCTATGTATTCAAAGAATCATCTAACCTGGGCATGATGGAGGGCGAAGTTATTATTGTTGAGCATAAGGCTGGTGACACGGTAAAGGTCGGTAAACGCGACGTAAATGAAACCGCCGCACAGGCTAAAAAAATTCTGGAGCAGGGGCAGCAGGGTAAGTAATCGGAGGTGCTTGTATGAAAAGGGTAAGAGTTAATTTTAATGTCGTAAAAGAAGGCAGCGTAACCATCGAAGTTGATGACGATTACGATGTATCTGAACTCCGGCGGCAAGCAGAAGATGAGTACAGCGACGGAGATTTGTTCTGCGGCGGCGACATTTTTGAGATTACGGATTACGAAGAAGTAGGTGAATGTTAAAAATGCCAAACGAATCTGTATACAAAAATTACGACGCAGGAAGAACAGAAATTAAACAGATTACACTTGCGTTGCTTCGAGGAGTCACCGGCAGCGATTATGCGGGCGATATTACAGATAGAATTTCCGAAGATGTTATCGAAAATGTATTTACAACTTCAGCAGTAGACGAAAGCCATGATTGTCAGGACTTCAATACAGACGATGTGAGACTTGCAATCGGCCGCGTCCTGCTCGAACGTTTGGAGGTTTTGTCATGAATGTAAAAGAACTGATTGATATTCTAAAGGAATATCCGGACGATATGGAAGTTGTTGCGCGCGTCGCCGTCAAGACCAGCCCTTATCAATATGTAGAAGAACAAGAAGAGACCGGATTTGATGTATGGGAACGAGATGGCAAAATTGCTATTGATGTGGATGGGGTGTATTTTCGTTGATGTTCATTACAACCAGAGACGGTAAGAAAATCCGTCTGAATGAAGAAGATGTAAAGGCGGCCGAAGACAAAAACGGCGGCATCAATTTTATCGGAAAGCCTGTGGCAGTATGCAATGAAGGTGACCGGATGAGAAAAATCTGGATTGTCACCGTGGAACAGGATAAAAAGGCACATAATTACCGCAGCTTCAAAGGCGAAATGGACTTAGAGTTTTTGGCCGAGATAAAATTCGACCATGAGCCGACTCAGGAAGAGCTCTTGTATGTATGCTCGGCTCACGGCGCAGGGCTTTATGAAACCATCGTGCGTGTAGATACCGCTTATGAATGGACAACGGAGTATGACGACTAATGAATAAGTACATTAAGTTAAAGAAAAGATACCCGGCAGAAAAATACACCACCATTGCTGATATTAAATTCTTTATCCGCAAAGCCCCTGAAGAAGCTCATAAGACTCTGTACTGGAAAGATGGAAAGGTAAACCTTATAAACGCTCTTCGTGCCCATAGGCTTGTTGACCGGGGAGATTATTTCCATCGGTCCATTAACAATAAAAGGCTTGAAAAAGGGAAAGACAGACGTCGGAAAGCTTTAAAAGATATCATGCTTGACAAGTGGTGTCTTAGGCCGAATATCCTAAAGGGAGCTCGCTTTAAGAATGGAAAGATTGCCTGTAATAAATGCGGTTCAACGGAATTGAAATATACCATGTATGGTGATGGTTGCGGTTTCGTTGAATATGAATACGAATGTCAGGGATGCGGCAGTACAATTTATCACCTGAAGCGAAGCGGAACGGAGTATAGATTCCTTTAAGTTTAGGATGGAGGGTAGTATGGCAGAAAAAGTTTTAAAATCAATCACGCTTAACTTTGAAAACGTATCCAGTATTAAAATTCCGGCTCGTTACATTGAGGCGTTTAGAGTTGGCGGAATTACGTCAACTATGTTTAAATACCGGAAATGTGACAATGCGCTGCAAGAGCACGAAGTATGTAGCTACTTCTTCGTCGAGATTAATCCAGGGGCTAACAAAAAAGAGTTTTGGCAGCAGGATTATTTCCAAGAAGAAGGTGAACTTCCTTTTGAACGCATCCAAAAACATAAAGATATCTGCAGTGTCACACTCGAACACGAAGGCGGGTTTTACGAAGAAATCTATATGGAATGGGACGGCACGCCGGAAGAGAATAACCGTCAGACAAGTGGCTTTGAAAAAGACGGCCCGTTCTTCATCAAAATTGGCGAGTTTGAATGAGAGTAGGTATGAACGATGACTTTGATTTCGCCCTGGACAGGGTATTTAGTACATGCGACATATTTCATACGTGAAATTATGTTTATGCTTGGTTTTGCCAGCGTTGTTATCCTAGCAAGTACCATTCCATTTTATTGTGCTTGCGAAGAAGAAAATTGGCTTAAACGCAACTTCAAATCGTATGCCATGTGTATGGTTTTTGTTGTGGCGGCGGCGATAGGGACACACTTAGTCATTCCGCCCGCAGAAGTAATGGCCCGCATAGCTATTGTGCACCAATTGCCGGAAGATGCAGATGCAGAGGTGGTGGATGAATTGGTAAGACTGGTTTGCAAGGAATCAGTCAGGTTGTAGGAGAAGTTGTTATGGCGAAAAGTCAACGAGAATTATGGTTGCTTAATTTAGGTGGCGTTTATATTTTTACAAAAGGCACAGAAGAAGAAGTCAGGCAATACCTGGAAAAAATGGTCGAGGATGCAATGGCGGACTATGAAGACTGCTATTGCGATGGTGTCAAAAAATGGGAAGATAAATATCTGTACGCAACGGTGACTTATGAAACCGGCGCCGAAGAGGAACCAACAGCTGAATTTAAGGCTATTCCACTTAGGAAGGTTGCTGCAAAACCTATAGGGGAATTGCTGAAGGCGTGTGAAGAAGAGAAAAAGGAGTGAGTTTATGACACAAGAATCTTTAGCACAGATGTGTGATGTCTATAAGGCATTCTCTAAAGAGTTTTTTAACACTGAGGATATCAGCTTTGTTAAAGGCAATCCCATTATCCACATGGAGGCTGATGTTGACTCCGTCTTGGTAGGAGCTGAGGATACTGAAGCAACGGGCGCCCGAATATACTCAACTGCTGTTAAGACTGGCGCAAACGCAGAAGTCCTTTCAGAAGTCGAAAAGATGATTGATAAAGGGAAGAAATCGGCGGCAATTCGCCACGATTGGCCGGCAGCCTTTCGCAAAGTGAGAAATGGGCGTGACCTTAGTCACGCAATCGGTTGGGGTTTTTATAAAGACGATTTGCGTACATTTATTGAACTCCATAAAGCAAACAAGTTCCGTAAAAAGATTGAAGACGTGCTCGAAGATTGCAACTATCATACTTTCTGCGGATATTTGTCTGAAAAGGATTATGATGGAGCACAAAAGGCGGAAGAGCTATGATGAGATTTGAGGTCGAGTGGCACAAAACATCAAAAGAATTGCCATCACCATGGGTAGATTGTTATCTTGCCGTCCTTGATGACCACAGCGACGACGAATTAATGGTTGTCTTCGGTCACTATGTTCCTCAAAATGATAATTTTGTCAGTGATATGTTTAACATTACATGGAAAAGAGAGCAGGTTAAGTACTGGACGGCGCAGCTCCTTCCATGGGCGGATGAATTGAGGGAAAGCGATGAAATATGAAGTGCATTGGGTAAAGGCGTTTGGAATGTGCATAGGTGAGCCTCATAAGGACGAATATCATGGCACATTCAACAGCCTTGAAGAAGCTCAACAGTCTGTAAGAGACTGGTGGCAGAAAAACGAATATCAGCCGCGATATGTTCGTCAGATGGCCGACGACAAGGGCCGTATCTGGTGGGACTACGGACTTCACTCATCATTCTATGTGTTTAAGGAAGTGGCCAATGAAAAAATCGGATAAGGTGCGGCGCCACCAAGAACGTCATTGGTGGTATCGCCGCTTGAAACAGAGACAAGTACGGTATCAGCAATGATGTATTTGAAGAACGCAACGGCAGATATCTTTATAGTGTAACCTGGTGGCTGTGTGAGTATTTTACGGGGCTGTGAACGATGGCTAAAATTTGCATGACGGAGAGAACTCCGGAAAAGAATTGCAATAAGTGCGAACACTATAAATACGACGTCACTTACGGCGAGAAGTGCTGCTATGCCGAGCCTAACGAATATGGCGAAGTATATTGGGCGCCGGTAAAAGAAAAGCCGAAAAAGAGCTACATCTCTTTTAGTTCGGCTTGTGGCTGACAAAGAAAGGTGAGAATAGAATGATTCTGTACACGGCTGATATGCTCAACAAGGTAGCTGAAGCGATGCCAGAAAATGTAGCTATTCTTGGAGACGAAAAACTGATAAAATTTCTTGAACCATTCGGCGATGTCTATTATGTCACGGACGGTGAGTGGAAACTGCATAAAAAAGGCATCGAACCCACCAAAGAGAATGTGGCAGAAAGGATAAAGCAGAGGTAAAGACATGGCAAACAAAGAGAAATTGATTGAATGCCTGGCAACGCTAACGGAGGAAGAACTCGCTCTGACTATGGCCACAGGCTTAGACTGTAAGCATTGCCCCGTAGCGCAGGAAAATGGGAAAAAGTGCTATGACAAGGTTGTCTGCTTCAAAAACATGATGACCTGGTTTGAGGAGGAAAAAATGGAAGAAACAAAGTACCCGGAACAGATTGAAATTATCTGGACCGTAGATGATGTTCTCGATATGCTGGTAGCCTTTGATAAAAGCAACACAGAAGTACTTTATCGGGATTTAGGCATGACCAGACAGGAAGCCGCCCATGTGTTGCATGAAGTAAAAGCACATCACGATGCCAACCTGGGTGTAGCCTGGGATACACTGCGTTACTGGATAAAAGAGCTGTATGGCGATAAATACAGATATAACGGAGAGGCTTAAATCATGGAGCTAAAGAAGCTAAGCAAATTCTTATCTCTGATTTTGCGCCATAAGCCAGAGACAATAGGCATCACGCTTGACGAGCATGGCTGGGCTAATGTGGAAGAACTGCTGCAAAAAATAAATAAGACAGGCCACAGTATAGACCTTCCCCTGCTGGAGAGAATTGTCGCAGAGAACGACAAACAAAGGTTTTCGTTCAGCGCAGACAGAAAAAAGATAAGAGCCAACCAGGGACATTCGATACATGTGGATGTGGAGCTGAAGCCGGTGAAACCGCCCGCCGTACTATATCACGGTACTGTAGAAAAGAACAGCGCTTCCATTGAGGCAAAAGGACTGATAAAAGGAAATAGGCTGCATGTACATTTATCGGAGAACGTAGAAACCGCGACAAAGGTAGCGGCCAGACGCAAAGGCAAGAATATTATTTACAGGGTGTTTGCTGGTGAGATGTACAGGGATGGTTTCCTGTTCTACCAGTCCGTCAATGGCGTATGGTTAACGGACAGAGTGCCGGCAAAATATTTGTCAAGGTTATGAAAAAGGAGCGTGAATAACTGTGGCGGTTAATGATAAAATCAGAGAAATGGCCCACGAAGAGGCTTTTAAGCATTATTTCTGCAACGTCGGTGAAAGTGATTGGCCGGATGACCCGGACGCATTCATGGATAAAGTTGATCGGGATGAAGAATATGAATGTGGGGCCGATGAACTATCGTACGAAGATGAAAACGGAAAGTGCATGGATATCTGGGCGCCATTTGAGACATACAGTATTAGCGATATGCGAGAGTTAATGGCGGATTTTGAAATAGCCCTGATTAATTTTTACAATGAAGCAAAGAAACATGATAAGGAGTGATTGGTTATGGCACTGAAATGGATTCCTAACGAATTGGTATTAAAGCATAAGGGGGTGTTTATCTATCACATTTACAGACATGACGACCATGAAGGCGGGGTTCGTGAATACTGTTTTGGCCTGGACGAATTCGGCAGCGACGACGGCACGGATGAGGATAGCGGCACATTGTGTTCGATGTGCGGGATTTGCCGTCCTATGATTCCAATTTGGATGTCGAAGATAATCTGCGCAAGGCCATTGATAACGGCGAAATCACGCAGGATTATGTGAAGACGGAGGAATGAGCCATGAAATACGACATCGTTCTCTGCGAATGCATTGGCAATAAAGGTCTTAACAAAGCAATCGTAGCTGAAATGGCTGATATGCTTAATGACGGCGAGTTCTATCCCGTAGAATTTTACGCT